GGAAGACGGGCTGCTCTTCGTCGTGATCGAAGGCTGGCAGGAGCTGTCTGATCTACGAAGCCGATCGGGAGGCTCTGGAAGGCAGTAACCGGGTGTCGATGAGTGAAGTGAAGTCCTGGCTCAAGGTCACCGGCCTCGTGGCTACGCTGCGCGAGCATGGTCCGATCTACGAAGCCAATCGGGAGGCCCAGTGGCGATAGATCCAGTCTGAATTACGAAGCCATTCAGGAGGCTATGGGGAGTCGGACACCGAGCTACCGGCCATTTCTGCGTCAGGTCTGATCTACGAAGCCGATCGGGAGGCTCTACTTTGCGCTGGTCGGGGCAGTCCGATCTACGAAGCCAATCGGGAGGCTCGAAGAGTGACGTGATCCGCAGGTGGTTGCCGTTCGCGATCCACCGCCATCCGATCTACGAAGCCAATCGGGAGGCTTGGTGTGCAGGTTGTCCGATCTACGAGGCCGATCAGGGGGCTTTGGAGGGGGGCATCGTTCCGAGACGTGCTCTGGCCTCGCCTGGTCCGATCTACGAGGCCGATCGGGGGGCTTTGGGTCTTTTCAGTCCCAGCACCGAACCGATCAGAAGGCTCTGGAAGTCGCCTCCCGGAAGTCGAGGATGGTGAAGTAGAGCTTGCCGTCTGACCTACGAAGCCGATCAGGAGGCTCTGGAAGTCAACCACGGAGGCATGGAGTCGAGAAGCTCTCGCGTGTATTCTGATCTACGAAGCCGAACAGGAGGCTCTGGAAGCGTCATCCCGCAGAACCCTCTGCCCAAGGGCTACCTGCCGTCTGATCTACGAAGCCGATCGGGAGGCTCTGGAAGCGGTCCAACGCTTCAGGAACGAGTCTAGGCTCTCGTCTGATCTACGAAGCCGATCGGGAGGCTTTGGAAGGAGGGCGCGGTGGTCTCTCTCCGCGACCGCTACGAGGTCTGATCTACGAAGCCGATCAGGGGGCTCTGGAAGATCACGCGGGGAGCGCGACCGCTCACCGTGGACTGACTGTCCGACCTATGAAGCCGATCGGGAGGCTCTGGAAGTCACCCCACCTACTCCGTGAAGGGCGCTGCGATGCTGAAGTCTGATCTACGAAGCCGATCGGGAGGCTCTGGAAGATGGAGATCGCAGCGCCTGCCGAGTCCGCTTCTCTGAAGTCTGATCTACGAAGCCGATCGGGAGGCTCTGGAAGTACCGGGGCGTGCTCGGGCACTGCCACGTACACGACGAGTCTGATCTACGAAGCCGATCGGGAGGCTCTGGAAGCAGCGCTGGTGTTCACGCCGGTCATCCGTGTTCCGCCAGTTGTCTGATCTACGAAGCCGATCGGGAGGCTCTGGAAGCGACGCTCGTCGTGTTCGAGAGGTCGTCCGGCACGAGGTTGTCTGATCTACGAAGCCGATCGGAAGGCTCTGGAAGCACGGCGATCACGGTCGAACTCCAGCAGTGCCGACTCCTGTCTGATCTACGAAGCCGATCGGGAGGCTCTGGAAGCTCTTGAGCTGATGCTCGCAGGGGGGAAGTGGATCCCTACGTCTGATCTACGAAGCCGATCGGGAGGCTCTGGAGACCGAGCACGTTGTTCCCGACGCTCTCGGGGGGCGCCTGTCTGATCTACGAAGCCGATCGGGAGGCTCTGGAGACATCGTCTGTGGTTACAGGGTCGAGAATCGTAACCGGCATGTCTGATCTACGAAGCCGATCGGGAGGCTCTGGAGAGGGTCCCTTGGGACCCTAGCAAATTCGACTAGTTACAGTCTGGTTTGCGAGAGGCCCCAAGAGACCCACTTTTCATAGTGGGTTCTAAGGCACTTATTCAGTTGTCAAAGCCAGGCAAATACCTGGATTTACTGGAGTTCGAGCGGGTCCAGGGTTTTGAGGGCCACCGACCCTCTCGCACCTACCTCACTCCCACGCGCGTCCCATCTTCAGCGCCGCGGTCTTGAGGATCGTCTCCAGGACGAACGGGGCGACCACGCTCCGGTCTCCCGAGACCTTACGACCTGCCTTGGGCGGACGAAGGTACGTGACGTTGTACTTCTGGCACAGCTCCGCCGCGAACGTGCGGTAGAACTCGCGTCGAGACGTGTGGTACCGGAAGCCGGACCGGTGCGCCCAGTCGGCGAGGTGGTTGAACCGCTCCATGAAGACGAACACCACTGCCATCGCGGCGGCCTTGTCTTCGGAGATCGGGAAGATCTCTGCCATCCGCATGGCGACGATCTCCCGTGCCTGGTCCGGGTCTCCCCCGTAGGGGTTCTTCTCACCATCCGGTCCGGGCTGACGGTAGAGCTTGAGGCACAGGCGCATGATCTCATCGCGCTTCTCGCGGGCAGCCTCTCCCCCCAGCGCCTCGACCATCTCGTCTCGGAACAGTCGCCGATACACGTGGCGGATCGATCCGGGACTCCGGGGGAACTCCTCCCGATCCCAGATGATCGAGGGGTCGAGGTTCAGCGTCTTGAAGGCCTTCCGAGCATCCTTCTCATGCTTGGAGAGGGACTCGTGGAGCTTCCTGCTCGTCTCCTCGTGCTGACGGCAGCGAAGCAGCGCGGGGACGTTCGCCTCGGAGAACTCGTCCACTCGACCATCGGGGTACGTGACGAGAAGCTTCCCGACCCCCTTGTTCGTGAACGAGCCCCAGCTCACCTCGACCGTCTCTCGTGCGACCTTGGCAGCCACCGCGATCTTGACGTGGAGGTTGACGTGGGTCTCCAGTCGAAGGCCCTGCTTCTTCCTCACGATCCGAGCTTCCGTGACGTGATCGACCGATCGCAGTCGATCCAAGAGGCTCGGGGTCTGCTTCGACCCAGCGGGGAAGTTGGCGACGACCCCGTACCAGTCCGCATCGGGGACCTTGGTCCCGTTCCGGACGATGAGGATGACGTACCACCGGTCGGGCTTTCCCTCGCTGCGATGCCGAGCGATCTGGTCCCAGAACGCGGCAGGGAGGTTGAAGGCAGCCAGGTCTGACTCCTCGAAGGGGCGGATTGTCATCAGCTTCCCCTTCCCACCGAAGATCGCCTCGGGCGTGCGATGTGCGTGGTGGTTCTTCTGCGTGAAGTCGGAGCGAAGCGTCCCGTCCTTCTGCCAGAACTTGTACGCCCGGAAGTCCTCGGGGGCGGTCCCATCACGGTCCTCACCACGAAAGTGGGGGATGCTCTTGAGATTGAACGCCTTGCGGGTCGCGAGACCGAAGTCCTTCTCCGCAAGCGTGTAGTTGCCCCAACCGATCGTCGGGTCGCTGCTCTGGCGGGTCTTCCCGTAGACGGAGACGCGGTTGCGTTCCGCCTTGATCAGGGGCGTGATCGTCGAAGGTCCGATGAGGTCCTGGATCTTCTCCGCGTTCTTCTTCCGGAGGGCCGTCCGCTCCTTGTCCACGAGCGCCCAGGACTCTCGGCGTTCCTGCTTCAGCTTCAGGATCTCCTCGTTGATCCGAGCCTCCTCCGACTTCGCGCAGTCGTGACGCTCCTGATACAGGGCAGAGATCTGCTTCTCCCGAAGCTCCTGCTTGCGCGCCTCCGGACCGACGACGAGTCCCCGTGCCTTCTTGTACTTCGGGGACACCGCCCGAACGAGGCGGTTGTAGTATTCGTGGGTGCCTCGGAGATCGTCCTCGACGATCTTCTCCGAGTCCGGGTGCGGGGTCTGCTGGTCCGCCCCGAAGATGACGATCCGGGCCTCGCGACGAACGGCCGAACCTGCCGAACCGCGCTCCGCGAGACGGGCACGAAGAACGAGGTCGATGTGGGTCTTGGTGGCCGTCTTGGTGGCCGTCTTGGTCTTGGTCTTCATGGTCTCTCCGTACAGGAGTAACGAATCAGGGGGGTGGTTTTACCCCTGATCAGTCGAAATTTTCTTTCTCATGCGCCGAGGCCTGTTCCGTCGAGTGGATGGAGGAGTGGCCGAGAAGCTTCCCCTTCTTGAGGAGGGTCTTCACCCTTCGGGCCTTCTTCTTGTTCGAGTTGTGCTTCAGGTCGGTCGCGTCAGCCTTGTCCCGTTTGTCGCTCCCGCGAGGGGCAGCGATCTTCCGCAGGACCTTCTGAAGCTCCTCGAACTGCTCCGTGTCCATGTTCGTCTCGAACGAGAACTCATCTCCACGGACGGTCTTGTCGAACCCAGCCTCTCGGATCTGTTCCGGGTTCATTCCGAGGACACGCAGGGGAGGGGTGATCTCGATCCCTGCCCCCGCATGTTCGCTGCGGAGGTGGTGGTTCGCGAATGCCTTCAGCGCGGAAAGCGCCTGCCCCTTCAGGGATTCATCTTGGAGGAATTCCTTGTAGGACGTCGATTGGAGTGCCCAGATCACCCTGTCCTCCTGATCCCCCCGGGCCGGGTTGATGGCCGGGTTCAGGGAAGCGACGAGCCTGTTCAGGACCGCTTCTTTTCGGTCCCCGAACACACGTTCAAGGCGATCCGTCAGGGTCTCTCTCGGTTCGCTCGAACCTCCCGACGGAGAAGGGACAGCATCCGGGGGATCGAAGAGAGTTTCGGACAGGGTCAGTGTCGCGAGAGATACGTTCGCATGGTCCGCAGTGAGGGCGCGGATCTCCTCCTCACCCGCTCTCTTGTCGAGATTCTTGAAGTACGGACGGTAGGCGACGGTCACCTTCCTCCCATGCCGGTCCTTGCGGAGAAGCCTCCCGATCGTCTGGACCGTCCTGGTCAAGCTTGCCGAGGGGGCCATGTCATGGATGCGCGTCGCCGGACCCCAGTCCGTGCCTTCGCGCATCAGGTTGCAGGCCACGATGACATCGAAGCGGCTTTCCTCTCCCTTCTTGAACAGATCGTTGTCCTCGAACATCGAGATCTTGTTTCGGTCTCTGACCCCACCCGGCGTGACGAGATCGAGCACTCGATCTTCGCCGAACTCAGCGCGAAGCGCAGTGAAGAGGCGGGTGACCCATGCAGGGTCGGAGCGAAACCTCCGACCGTCCCCAGGAACGCACACGATGTGCTTCTCGCCACGCTCGAATCGGATCGTCTGGATCAGGGTCTCGATGGAGTAGGTCCCGTCGTACCCGATGAAGTCGTAGTTGAACGACTTGAACCCGAGCCACTTCCAATGATCCAGGAACGGAAGCTCGAACTTCTGGAGTGCGTAGGCCGCATCGTCCAGGAACATCGGGACCTTGTCCCCGCGGAAATGGGTGGCGGAGACGATGCAGACCCCTGCCTTCGTGCGGTTCAGGACGTACTCGTAGAAGGCCCCCAGCTTTGTCCCAGTCTCCTGCTCCAGAGCGATCTCCTCCTCAGTGCAATCCTCATCGCTTGCCGAGATGGAGACGTTGGAGATGTGGTGAGCCTCGTCCTGGAAGATCAGAAGGTCATCGATGTTGAGACCCGCTTCCTTCACCCGCTCAGCGACTCGGACGAGGGTGTGCATCGACGTGATTGCCGAGCCTTTCCCATTCGAAGCCTTCGCGGACTGAAGCCACGTGAACAGCCCGTTGGCGAACCCATCTCGCCCATACGACTCGTTCTTGCTGTCGAGGTAGACGTTGTTGGGCTCGATGCGAGGGCAAGAGAGCCCCATGTCGTCGATGATGAGATCCGCCCTCTGAATGAAGGCCAGGCCGATGTGCCTCTGAGGGACCACGAACAGGACCCGCTTGCCCTCGTTGTTGGCAAGCTGCCCCGCCGCTTTCATGAGCGTCGTCTTGCCGGATCCAGTGGGCGCGATCACTCGCGATCTCCACGAAGATACGATCCCCTTCGCGAAACCGCTCTGCCACGGATACAGGACGGTCTTGTCGTCCGAACGAGGCTGGTCCGCAGGGGGAGGCGGGGAGTTGGACGTGTACACCATGCTCGATGCACACTTGACGCGTACTTCCTTCCAGAAGTACAAACACCTCATCTGAGTGGTGTAGCTCTTTTGCGGTTCGTAGCGGTCGATGTACGACACCATCTGAGGGTTGTCGGTCTGTCTCCGCAGACGCTCGGCGAACGTCTTCTCGGAGATCTCGGCGGACGGGTGCCGAAGGTTCTCGGCACACATGTTCATACAGACAAGCGTCCCAACCCCCGCACGGTTGAGGGCCTTCGTCACCATGGCAGAAGCGATCGGGTGTCCGTTCTCGCGATCGAACTCGCTTGTGGAGTCGATGTAGATCAGACCCCCGTTCGGGCAGATTTCCTGTTGGTCGAGAACATCACACCAATCCCCGAGATACAGGTTGGCCCCGGGGTACTCGGCGAGGCACTTCTCGTACACCTCAGGGTCCCGATTCACACCATGGAACTGACTCGGAGAAACCCCGAGATCTCGGCTCATGATGGTGGCCTCGTCGCTCTTGTTGAGGACAAGGGTCCAATACTGCTGGTCGGGGCGAAGCTTCTTCTGTCCGGACTCCCGCTGGAAGATCTCGATGTTCTTCCGGTACGCGTCGTGTTTCCCCAGATTGCCCTGGAAACCTCGAACGCTGAGAGTATTTTCGCTCTTCTTCACCACGGTCTCCAGCCCCCATCTAGTAACGGATGGGGGCTGGTCTCTTACCCCCTCACGTCCGTTTTGAACCCGACGCCGGTCACCGTTGCCGGGTCCGTCTCGGGCCGCCTGCGGATCTGCGAAGCGCACTCCTTCGAGTCCCAATTGCGACAGCGCACCTGGGCGCAGAGCGCTGCACACGCCTCCCGTTCCGCCGCACCGGCGGCGAGGGCAACGTCTTGGAGCGCTGCGAGAAGGACTTCCCCGTCGGTCGTCGAGGTGGGTCCGATGGCCTCTCGGAGCGCCTTCACCCGGGCTTCGAAGTCGATCACTCCGAGCCTCCTCCGTACAGATCGGTCCGGCCGATGGTGAAGCTCTTCACGTCCGGCTGAACGCTCAGCCAGGTGGCGACGGCCTTCCACTCCGCCTCGGTCGTGCTGACCGGGTAGTAGCCCCCTCGACCACCTCGACGGTTCGGGTCGTACCGGTAGCCGGAGACGATGAATCCGAACGTCTCGCTGTTGGAGCCCCCACCGCACGACATCCCGAACGTCTCGACGAACTCGATGAGGCGATCGATGAAGACGTTCTCGAACGTGTCATCCACCGAGACGAACACGCCCTCGAAGACGATGCCCTGGATGGCGAATTCGCCGACCCGCTTCTTCTTCCGAAGGCGCTTCTTCACGAGATGACCGTCCCGATGACCACCGACGGGATGGGGATGTCCGCCTCGACCCAGACGATGGTCTCGGTCGGATCGGGCTTGAGCGCCTCCACGACGTCCTCGTCCGAGTGCCCACACTCCCCGCGCGCGCCCCAGACGGCCCCGCCGATGGCGTCCTTGTCGGCCTTCACGGCCACCGCGATGCGGACTCGAACCGTCTTCTGACTCATCGCAACCCCAATCTCTTCGTACGCCGTTCGGCGCACCGTAGCGAACAACACAGTCCGAGGGGCGTCGTGTCCAACACCCCCACGTAGGTGAAGTGGTACTTGCCGGTCGTCCCGCAGTGGACGCACCCACCACCGAGCACGAACTGGCGGGTGATGAACGACCCGTCCGAGAAGCTGACTGCGATCTCGGGAATCATCGTTCCTTCTTCCCGATCCGCTCCGTGTACCGCACCAGAGCGCCGTACAGGTCCTTGACCAGCTCCTCATCGCCGAGGCCGATGAACTCCGCGGAGACCGGGACCCATGGCAGGTCCGTGAGGTCCCCGTTGATGGCGAGGGCGACCATGGGGCGCTCCTCCGCCTTCGACTTCGCTCGGAGTGCCCGGCCGTACCGGATCTCGGGGCGAGGCGGCTTCCCAGCCATCAGCCCCACCGTCCGATGCGTTCCTCGGTGCGGCGCGCGTTCCGGTTCCAGATCTCGTGGACCGGACCCATCACACGCTGGTACTCGCGATGCGCGTGCTTGAGAAGCTCCTCGGTGAGGCGCTGCTGCTTCCGCTGGATCTGGTGAAGCTGCTCGGTCAGCTCCTGCTGACGGTTGTGCCGGTGGAGCCGTTCGGTCAGATCCTGCTGTCGGGTGCGCATCGGGTGATCCTCTTGGGGGGTTACACCTTTGTAACGCTTCAGCCCCGTGGAATTACCCCCCCAGGCCTACGTTTCTATCTCCGGCAGCACGAGCCCGTTCTGGGTGAGCCACTCCACCAGCCTCGCCTTCAGGTCGTCGGGGAGAGGCTGGAACGGAGGGTGGTCCACAGGACCCCGGCTACACCCGCCGAAGAGCGTGATCATGTTCTCCGGGTTTTCGAAGCAGAGGGAGTTCATCTGCCTCACCCAGAGCTTGAGGATCTGCCGGTCCACGGTTGCCGCCCCGTAGAGGTCGTCGAACGACGCCCCGGCGCGGAGCATGTCCTCGCACGCGTTGGTGAAGTCGAAGCGGGTGAGCTTGTCCTTCAACCACTTCTTCTTGAGGAGATCGAGCGCGGACATACCTACTCCCTACAAGAGGTGGGCGAAAGCGACAGAGACGGGAACTACCTGCCCCTCGAACGCTGCCCAGAAGGACTTGGGGTCGTCATCCGCGATCGGCTGGGGGTACGCGAGGCGCGCATTCTCGTCGAGCAAAGCTTGAACGAGTCGGCGACCGAACCCACAACATCGGGCTCCCAGACAGACGTACACGTCCATCATGTGCCTGGACTTTTCCCCCCATGTGTAGGCCGAGGCCCATCCAACGAGACGGCTCCCGTCCTCGATGACCACGGCGACGAACTGGGTGACCTTCCCGCTGATGAGACGGTCAAGCATCACGTTCATGTCCGACCCGGGTCCCTCCGTGCATGCACGGAACTCAGACTCTCGGGAGAGAACCTCAGCCTGGTTGACGAAGCGGATCATCAGGGGTCGTTCTTGAATCCAGGGAGGAACCGGACCCCAACCGTGTTGCGGACGGCGGGGCGCCACACGTTCCCACACCCCTGGCACGCGTGAGTGTGATGAGGCTTCGTGGCGAAGTCGCCTTCGTCAAGGTGAAGCTCATGGCACTCAGGACAGTGGAGACGCATCGGGATGGGCTGATCGCGCTCTTCCCGCTGCATTGTCTCCCCGTACCGCTCGAAGAGCTGGAACCAGAACTCGCGTACGGTTTCCGGTTCCTCGTCCCCACTCTTTACGTCCGGGGCTTGAGCAGCCATCAGCACGATGTGGGTGGCGATCTCCCCAAGCAGATCTTCCGAGGTCTTCTCGTTCATCCCCCGTCTTACGCCGTCACCGGGGGATCTGAGTCACTTCGTCGTCAGGACCCCATCGCGGTAGATCGCCAGGGGCTGAAGTCCCTGACCCGCACCGGCGAAGAAGTCCTCGACCCAGCGAGGATCCTGGCTCCGGTACGCGCCCTGGGTGACGGTGACGCCAGGACCCGAGGAGACGACGCGCTGGCCGTTGCCAGGCGTGGGGTGGCCCCAGCCCTCGACGACCATCCAGAAGGGCGTGTAGTACGACATGAGCATGCGCTCGCGCCGACCGCGCGCCGGGATGATCGTGACGCCGTGGGTGCTGGTCTCGGTGACGTAGCCCTCGGTCTTGCCGATCGAGCCGTCCGGGCCCTTGTGATAGATCGTCGCCTTGATTTTGCTGGGAAGCTCGGTGTCCATCGTGTTCTCCACGTTCCAGTAACGGGAGTCACCTGGGTTTTTACCCCCTCACCCGCAGATCACGCCGCCTGACCGAAAATGAAGGCAGCGATCCCAAGGAGACCCCCCGAAATCACCCCCACGAAGAACGCGTACAGGACCAGGTTGAAGGCCATGTGGAGCGGAACCCAATGCCGCTCAGACCCTCCCTCAAAGAGGGTCATGACCTCGACCATGGGCATGTTCAGGAGCTTCTTGAGAGGGTTCATGGTGGGCTTCTCACTCATCGTTCCCCTGCTTCCTCTGAGGCTCGTACTGAAGCTCGACCCGAACCCCCGCAAACCTCACCCACCAGACTGTGTCCGGGAAGTGAGAGACCGGGGGGTACTTCCCGGCATCCACTGTCCAGTAGCCCTGGGGGGGAACCCGGTTCTCGCGGTGCTCCCAAGGAGCGAGGAATTGGACCCGGACGGAGATCATCCTGCCTGCCCCGCGAACCCGTTGATCTGTTCCCAGCCCGTGCCGCCCCCACAGGGGTTGCCGTGCCAGCGGTTGTGGTTGTTCGAGGTGAAGCCGCGGACCTTCTTCTCGATCGGGCGCTCCGAGAGCGTGAGCCCGTACTCTTCGAGTTCCGCCCGGATCTTGGACCGGGAGCGCTGAAGCTGAAAGGCCAGCTCCCCGAGGTCTGTGTGGGCGAAGGACGTCCGATCCTCGTCGAGGAGGAACTCCACGAACGCCTCGACCGATTCGTACTCGGGCATCATCCGAGCGAATCCAGGAGGTCCAGCTTCCCCGCGTTCTCCGCCATCCGGGCAACCTGGAAGCCCATGTTGGCGACCTCACCCGTGGGCGGCCTCCCGTTCTTGATGGCGCCTTCGATCTCGTCGAGGGTGCGTCGGAGGGTGGCGACGTGATCGAGGATCCGCCGCTTGGCGTTGTCGGACTCCATCTTCGCGAGCCCCGAGTCGATCTGTGTGCTCATCTCACTTCTCCTTCAGGGCGTTGACCGCGGAATCGAGACGCGCGAGGACACTCTCTTGGCTGGCCAGGTGCCGCATGTTGTCCTGGTTCCGGATCATCCCCGCTGCCTTCTCGCAGATCGAGATGAAGCGGTCCTTGGACGACTTGCTCGTGCGCGACATGCTGCCCTCGTGCTGGGCCGTCGCGGCGTGACAGTCGGCCAAGTACAGCGCGATGGCCTTCCAGTCCGGCTCGTTGTCGGGGGTGCTCACGGCTTGCTCTTGGCCGGGGTCGTCCATCCCGAGAGATCATCCAGGAGGTCCATCCTCCCGGCGCACTCCGAGATGCGGGCGACGTGCTGGCCCATGTTCGCTGCCTCCCCCGTCGGAGCCCGGCCCTTGGCGAGCCCACGCTCGACGTCGTCGAGGTAGCTGCGGAGCAGCTTCACGCTGTCCATGATGCGGCGCTTGGCCATCTCCTGCTCCAGCTGGGCGTAGCTGTAGAGCGCATGCGCGTTCGGGATCTTGTCGGTCATCTTGGTCTTCCTCATCCTGGTAACGAACCAGCCCCCGGTCTTTACCCCCCGCGCGCCCCTAGGGACGCGTCGTCGGGCAGATACGTGCTCGCTCAGCGATGCGCTCCGCGGCCTCTTCGGTGTTGCTCAGGTCCACGCGCAGTGCGCAGATCTCGGCGATCAGCTCGTCTGCCGCCTCATACAGCCACACCTTGCCCGAACCTGAGCGCACACCTTCTTGGATCTCGGCGAACCGCTCCGGGGTCATGCGCTTCGGAGAGGTCACGCGCGGTCCTCTCGCCAGAAGTCGTCGGTGTCACCGCCCTCCGAGGACCACTCGACGTTCTCGACCTCGTCGATGGTCAGGATGTGGTTGCGGATCGAGGCCTCGATCGAGTCGGCCTCCGACTCCTTGCAGGTGACGCGGACCACGATCGTAACCTTGCTCTCGCTCATGGCATCCTCACGGTTCGGAGCTTCCCGGAGGGCGCGGACGCGCTCCCCGCCGTTCTTGTGTGAGCGACCGCGCCACGCGCTGCGCTCGGGATTGTGGTGTCTGCTGGTCATGCGAGGTACCGGACCCCTTCCTTCGAAGCGATGTGCCAGGCGAGTAGGTGAGCCGACCACCGAGCCAGCCCACGGTCGATCTTGCTGTGCCTGAACAGCTTTCGGTGCTGCTTTTCCTGGGAGCCGTCCGGGTTCACCCCGAGCACCACGACCCACCAACCCTCCCCGGCCTCCTCCTCGATGTCCACGAAGTGCCAGGTCGTCTCCTGGGGCTGCATCACTTCACCGGTTCGATCGGGGACTGGAGCATGTCGATGTGGCGGGACCAGCCGATGTGGCCGCACCCCGTGCACTTGTACTCGTGCTGCTCGCGCAGCGTGCGAGGCGGACCATTCGTCCTCTGAGGACCCCGGAGAGGCCGCGTACGACCCGTGCGGGTGACCCTCGTCAGAAGGCGTTCCCCCCGCGATGCGTGGGGGGACATGCTGAGCCGACACTTCGCGCAGCCGAAGTAGATCGGAACCCCCGTGCCTCGTCCGGCCATCTCACTCCTCCACGTCGATCTCGGGGAGGACACGGTCCTTCTCCCGGTAGGGGACGGCGTTCGCAGGGTGCGTCATGGACCCGCCGACCTGCCCCTCCCAGTGGATGATGGGGAAGCATACGACCCCACACACCTTGTCCACGAAGAACTCGTGGCCGACGATCATCCCGAGCTGGGGCTCGGTCCCGGGCTTGACGCAACGCTCGCGGTTCCAGTGCTCGCTGCGGGTGACGAGCATTCCCGTCGAAGTCCCCTTGAAATCCAGCGCCTTCATCTGCGACCTCCGTGGTCACAAACGTAACGGCGCGGACCCGAGTCTTTACCCCCCGAGCGACGGAGAATCTTCAGCGGCTGCCCTGGCGAAGTCGCTCTTCAAGGCCGAGACGTAGATCCTCGTCGAATCCCGGTCTCGGTGCCCTCGCGAAGTAGCTCTTCGAGGCCGCAACGCAGATCCTCGTTCCGTTCAGGTCTCTCACGACCATGAACCTCGCCAGGGGCAGCGACCAGCACCCCTCATCCGTGAAGATGCGCAGCGGGTAGGAGTGGTACCTCGACTCCCGATCGATGATCGCCCGAAGGGGCTCGTGTGTCGGCCCGACGTGGACGATCATTCCGGAGACCTCCCCGTCCACGTCCATCTCAAGGGACGTGGACTCGAACGACAGGGGCTCCCAGAAGCCGATGTACAGGAACTCGACCTTTTCGACCCTCAGGTAGGACATCCCACCCTTACGCCTGAGCAGACGCGTCGAAGGACTCGATCCAGAAAGATACGTAGGGCTCGTGTTCGAGCCTCAAGTTGCACGTGGCTAGAAATGCTTCCGCTTCTTCCAGACTGAGACTCTTTGCGAGAGTCCGATCGTAGCTCCAGCACGCGAACCCGGTCCCTGCCTTCATCTCCTTCAACATGCCACAGAGCATCGGGTCCACGAGGTGCTTCACGCCCTCGAAGTAGAGGATGAGGCCCCTGTCCTCCCTGTACATACCCTGTCGGAATTTCCGTTGCCTCATCGTCTGAATCTCATCCTCCGTTAGAGGACGTTTCCGTATGGATTCCGCCGCCTGCCATAGCTCTTCCAACTCCGTATAGAGGTATTCCTCGGGGGGGTTGTCGTCGTTCTTCTTGACGACGATGAACCCTTTGGACCCCCCAGAGACGGGTTTCACATCCTCATCGGCAAATATGGGTTTGCGCATTCCCCCCGTTACGCTTTTCGTGGGTTCAGGGCCCCCGAAAGGCCGTGGGTATGGTCACCCCATGGCAAGAAAAACCGCGGTCCGAAAGACCGCACACACTGGAATCCAACTGGACGAACAGTTCCAGGTGAAGACCCCGCGCGGAGATCGACGTCTCCAAGCGCTGTTCATCCCCACCGCAGAAGCTGCCGCGATTGCCCAGGGCACCGAAGGTGTCCCGGACCTCGCAGAGGTTCTCAACTTCGAGAGAACGGAACGCCCCGCCCAGCCTCCCCCGATCCTCCAAGTCGTGCAGACCGGACCCCTCCAGGTCCCCAAGGTCATCGAGCAACTTCGCGGACCTGGCGTCCCGATCACAGAGCTTCAGAAGCTCCAGGGGAAGCCGGTCCCGATGGGAACCCTCCACGAGGCCAACCAGAGGCTCATCACCTGGTTCACCTCCATCCTCAAGCCCTCGGCTCCCCCCTCTCGGTGGGAAGAAGAGACGGTCACCCTCGCCGAAGTCCAGGCGAATCTCCACCTCCTCATCGAGGAAGCGCGGCGGTAACTGGATGGGATCCGGTCACACACTCGAAGCTGTGTGTGACCGGATCTCCCACATCTTGGTCGCTGCCACGTCGAATCTTTCCCCAATGTCTTGGTCTGGGGGGTAAAAACCAACGGCCCGGCCGTTCCCTATTAGAACGCGAACGGCGCGTGGGGACTCACCTGGGACTTGGAAATGAAGCTTCGCCCGTACCAGCAGAAGGCCGTTCCGAAGATCGTCGCCCTCTTGCAGAAATCGCGTCGCGTTGTGGCAGTGTCCCCGACCGGAAGCGGCAAGACGGTCATCGGCGTCTCGGTTGTCCTCCAGATCGCCCGTCAGCTCGGGCCCTGTACGAAGGTGCTCTGGCTGGCACATCGTCAGGAGCTGCTCAACCAGGCGGTCGAGCACATCGAACGGACCAACGTCCCGAAGAAGGACATCGGCGTCTGGAGCGGGCACAAGAACTACAACCGCGACGCCCGCATCCTCGTCGCAAGCATCCAGACCGTCCAGGGGCACCTGGATGAGATCCCGAACGTCAACCTCATCATCGTCGATGAGGCGCACCGCATCCAGGCGAACGGATACCAGGCTGTCCTCGCTGCGCGGCCTCGCGCCATGGTCCTCGGGCTGACCGCTACCCCCGAGCGACTCGACGGGAAGGGCCTCGGAGAGACCTTCGTGGAGATGTTCGAGGTGTCGAATCCGGTCGAGCTGCACGAGGGCGGGTTCATCGCCAAGGTCGAGAGCTACGGGCTCCCCCCGGAGAAGATCCGCGCGATGGTGAATGGGGTGAAGTCGCAAGGAGGCGACTACGCCCGCTCCCAGCTCGGCTCGCAGATGAGCGCCAACATCCTCGTTGGTGATGTCGTTCGCGCATACGAGAAGCACGGACGGGGAGAGGCTGCGATCGTGTTCGCTGCCTCGCGGGCTCACGCGCAGAAGATCGTCCATCGGTTCAAGCGGGGCACGAAGCGGCGCGTCGGCTACGTGGACGGAGAGACCCCCTCGGTGGAGCGAGAAGAGATCCTCGCGAAGCTCAAGGCCGGGAAACTGGACGTCATTGTCAACGTGGACGTGCTCACGGAAGGCTTCGACTGCGATGCCAAGTGCGTGATCGACGCGTGTCCCACCAAGAGCCTGACGAAGTACCTCCAGCGCGTCGGCCGCGGCGTCCGCCCGGTGAAGGGCAAGGTCTGCATCCACATCGACCACGCCGGCAACTTCGACCGCCACGGCCACCCCCAGAACCCGCGTCACTGGAACTTGGATGGCCGAGTGAAAGACGCATCGGATCCCGTTCGGAAGCACTGTCCCGAGTGCGAGCGCGTCTCCGAAGTCGCACCTGGAACACTCGCCTGCCCGTTCTGCGGGGAAGGTTACTCGGAAGAGCGGGAAAGGCGGACCCGTGAGCTGAAGGAACTGAAAAACGCCGAGCTGGAGAAACGGAAGCGCGCGGATGATGAGAGGGCTGAGATCCGCAAAGTCCTGGAGAGGCTGGCTCGTCAACGCGGTGAATCGTCGAAGTGGGTCGAACGGAAACTCGCGGAGGCAGTAGGATGAGCAAGGCGACTAAGCTCTCAACCGGAGATAAATTCGGTAAGTGGACCGTTCTGAATACCCCTCCGGTTCGCGATAATCGCGGTGCACTATGGTACGAATGTGAGTGTGAGTGTGGGACGAAGAAGCCACTCAAGGCAAGCTATCTCACCAGTCAAAACGCCTCGTCGTGCCGGACATGCGCGCAGCGCAGTGGTGCGCGACGGATAAGGGCCGCCCACGACCCCGAGATGGTTTCCGGATCCCTGTTCGGACCATGGACTGTGGTTTGCCCTGGACCGAACGATAACGTCAAAAAGCTCACCTGGCTCTGCCGGTGCAAGTGTGGGAACGAGCAATACCGGTCTAAGAAAGACTTGAATAGTTGCAGGCGAAGGGGGGATTCCTCTTGCACCGAGTGCCGCTCTTACGGAGCACCCAAAAAGCCTTCTGACAGAGCCGGACAAAGGTTTGGTCTTTGGGAGGCTCTGGAGGAAGACCTTAGCTCTACAAAGCGTGCTTGGTTGTGTGTCTGCCACGGTAGTACGTGTGGCGGTCATCGAGCTGTTGTCCAAACACACAACTTGCTCAGTGGGAAAAGTACGCGATGTAGGAAGTGTGCCAGCGCGGAGAGTAGTGAAAACCTGAGGTCGAAGGTTGGAGTTGGTGACATATTTGGCCCGTTTAGAGTAACCGATGCAAACCGAGATGAGAAAGGTTGTGTGTCATGTGAGTGTATGAAATGCGGCCTCAAGACCCAGAGACCAGCATACATACTGAAAAATCATGGTTCATGCGGTCAGTGCACTAGATTTGAGGGTATGTATCAGATCGACTCTATCCCTGTTTCTGTAGAGTCGTTGGCCACAGAGTCCGTGACCGCAAACATGCTTTATCTCCGGATCCGTGCTGAGGGTGTTCGCAAAGGAGGGGAGATCCCGTTGCGGGTACTTTCCCCTGGGTGGAAGCCACCCAAGCGCAATCACGCAAAATGACATTCGACGGGATGCGTCCCGACCAGTGTGATGGAGGAGGTAGATCCTACCGATCTTCATCGTACGAAAATACCCAGACGCCCGGCGTCAGGTACTCAGCGGCCGAGGGGTCGATGTCGCGTTCCCCAGTCTCCAGGCCGACGGTGTACGTCGCCCAGTAGCTGTGGTTGAGCGGCGCATCTCCTGTCACGAGGGAGAGCAGGATGCGGTTCGAGGTGATCTCACGACGGCGGGTCGTGATGTCGGAGGCCGTGACGTACCCCTGAGAGATGAGAGTCGCGTCGTCCGAGTAGCCCGGGATGAGCAGGCCGTTGTCCCCGATGATGAACGATCGGCCCGACGCCTCGCCCAGACGCTCGGGGAGAGTCTCCTGGAGCGTGGTGAGGTAGTCGTTCTGGAAGACTCCTCGGAACGCGCCGAAGGGGCCGCCGCCGGTCGTCGTGGCTGCCACGAGCTTGTTGGTCAGGAGCCAGACCCCGATGCGCTCGTTGCTCCACGCCTCGATGCGGGTCGAGTCCGAGATCTGCGACGAGTTGATGTCGTCGCGGGCGACCTGCGAACCGAACGCTCGAACCATCTTCGTCAGGGGGAGCACGACGTAGGAGACGCCCGGCGTCTTGTCGATGACCTGGATGACGTCGGAGCGACGGAGCGGGGTGCCCATCCGAAGGCCTGAGGTGAGGAGACCCAGCCGCGTGCGGATCGCATCATCCACGGCGCTCTGCACGAACCCTCGCTTGAGCACGACGGTCGAGGTGAGATCCCACGGAACCGGGATGGCAGACTTCCCCAGGACGTCGGCCGTCGAGTGCTTCTCCGCATCGATCCTGTCCTGAAGCGCCTGCGTGACCAGGTTGACCTGGTACGTGACGGTCAGGTTCTCGACGTAGCTGTAGGAGATCAGAACGGTCTGACCATCCGTGATGGAGCTTCCGCTGGTGCGCTTGATCCCGAGGGGGCTTGTCTGTCCGCCCTCGACGATCGTGTAGTCCGGGCTCGTCGAAGAGAACGGCCCTGCGTACGTGACGGACCCATCCGCCGAGGTCACCACCACGCTCAGAGAGTCAGCACCGAGGCGCAGGACGTACTCGACGTAGTCCCCCACCATGATGTGCTGCTCGTTCGTGATGTTGAGGATCGCCCCGGTCGGAGAAGCCAGGGACGTGTCCTCCGACCCCGTGATGAGCAGGTAGTCGCCGGCCTGTGTCGAACGCCCGAGCCCCAGCGGGGAGTTCGGGTGCACGAGGGCGTAGACCGACTCGTCCAGCGTGCCGGTGACTTCCCCGACCACCGAATCCACCGTCTCGACCGGCTGCCTCGTGAGGGTGAACTGCTCGCCGGTGCGGTAGCGGTAGTCCCCGAGGATGACGTCCGTGAGAGTCGGGGGAACCCAGGGCTGAGAGACGTCCAGCGAGAGCTGGATCGTGTTGTAGTTCAGGATCGTGACGCCGGTGAGGTTGTACGTCAGACCAGTCGTGGCGTTCCTCAGCCCGAGCCCGATGCTCGGGTAGTTGAGCATCTCGGCGATCGGGTTCGTGGGAGTCAGGTCGGGATCGACCGCCTGAAGCCGATACGCATCCGCCGGCCCCACCACGACGAACTGAATGTCCCGCTTGCGGACATACGTGAACGCGAAGGTGTCGGTCACGGTCGCGAGTCGGAGCCCCTGCTCCCAGACATCGACCTTGCCCCCGATGTGGCGCCCCAGGTCTGCATCGAAGTCCCGCTGCATGAGCGAGTTCCCCGCTTCTGCGACCTGTGCCTGGATCACCCCGGGCACGCCCGCTGCGACCTGGGCGTAGCCCTGCGTCGTGCCGGTATCGACCGCGGAGAGTGCCCCACGTGCTTCCGCCGCGAGCTGGGCGTTCGTCTGGGAGTTGAGCCCGCCGAACGTGTAGTTGTCGTTGGTGACCGAGAGGCCGTACGGGGCGCCCGACGAGATCTGACGGGGACCGATGTTCCCAGAGATCCCAGGGTTCACCGCCTGGACGGGAACCACGATGCTGTACTGCCGGGTGCTCGGGTTGTAGTAGGAGGCCAGGCGCTCGACCGCGATCTCGGCACTGCGCGTGGTTCGGTACGCGACCTCCCCGGCGTACACGATCGTCCCGAGCTGGATGGGCCGCGTCGAAGTCGGGGCGGCCGAGGTGAAGAACCGCGCCTCACCGATCGCGCGCCGGCCCGGGTCTCGCTGAACTCCGAAGTTCCCCGCGAGCTTGTCGAAGGCGCCGTCGATGATGCCCTGGACGAGAGAGACGTTCGACAGATAGAGCGCGTTCGCGAGCGCGATCTTGTAGGCCGAAGCCTTCGGGTCGATCGAGACGCCCGTTGCGTTCGGGTCGTCGATCGCCAGAAGAGTGTCGAAGCTCGACGCCCGGTACAGGAAGTCGAGGAGGAATCGGATCCGCTCAGCCTCGGAGGCGAGAGGATCGATGAACGTGTCCCGCATCACCGCGCCAGGCTGGATCTGGATGTCCTTGTCCTTGCGGTGAATGACTGCGATCGAGTTCTGGGTGATCTGCTGACGGCTGACGCTCGGGAGCGTCTTCATCTGGATCCGAACCTCGATCGGGTTCGCGACGACCTCGGGGGAGAAGTAGCTCTCGTACTCGGTCTGGGAGACCGAGTCGAAGTAGACCGCCGAGACCACGTAGTAGAGCGGCTCGGTCGCCGGGAGGGTGGCGAAGGCGCCGATCGGGATCGTCGAGGGGAGCGACGCGAGGTTGAACCGGCGGTTGTGGAGGAACTCGTAGTACGAGACCCGCTCGATGGAGGAGACGGTGATCTCGGTCTGGATCTCCGTCACGCCCTCGGGGATCTCAACGGGGGAGTCCACGTCGGTCTCCAGCGTCGTCTGCGTGGAATCCTCCTGCGTGATGACGGCCCGGAGGAAGAGCGGGTCCACCGACTGCGCGGTGTTCTTGCTCGTCAGGTTGAAGAGAGTCTGGGAGTTCTCCTTCGTCACCGCCGTCGTCACCGGCTGAGCGTTCACCCGACTGTATCCGGTGACTCCTCCGCCAGCGTTCGCGCTCGCGTAGAAGTTGTACCCCATGACGCGCTCATCCGTGAGTCCACGCGCCGAGATCTTCACCGAGGCGTCGAGACGCTCGACCGTGATCGCCGTGGGCGCCGGAAGCTCCTGAACGACCGCCGAAGCGAGGAGGATGACCGTTGCTGAGATCGGGGCAGAGGGGGCCCCGGAGAGCGGGATCGACCGGACCTCGATGACGTTCTCTCCCGCGAACAGCTCCAAGCCGTTCGGGTACGCCGTCGGGTTCGGGACGATCCAACCCTCCGAAGAGAACGACACGAGAGACGGGTCGGAAGTGAACGCGGCCCCGCGGATCGACACCTCCAAGTCCGCGGTGTCGTTGTTGATCGTGCCGGAGAAGAAACGCGAGGTCGAAGTGGTCGAGAAGACCACCTCATCGCAGTAGGTTCCGTCCGGACCGAGGACTTTGAGAGTCATCAGAAGTTCCCCAAGGAGAGACCGTTCGTACCAGCCAAGGCGAACGCCCCAGGCGCCGTGTACACGATCGAGATGTGAATCGGCTCGAACGCGAAGTTTCGGATCGACACGTCCGCGAGGAACATGGTGGGATCATTGGGGGATTGCCGAACCGCGATGTTGTCCACCGAGTAGAGCCGTTCGCGGGGGGTGATCTTCTGGTACTTCGACTGGGTCGCCTGAAGGGACTGAAGGTCCGTGAGCGCCCGGCGGATCGACTGCTGGATGCTCAGATCCGACCCTGACCCTACCTTCGATCCGATCTGGCTCATCAGGTCCGTGCCGTACCAGGGCGCGTAGATGTTGCTCTTCAGCTCTGTGAGGAGAATCTTCAGGCACGACTGGTAGAGGAGATTCTCATCTCGAACGAGACGAGCAGCCCCATCAGCGTCGAACCGGAAGTCGTTCTCGACCTCAGTCCCGCGGCATCGCAGGCACTGGTTTCCGAAGACCGCGTACGTGATGGAGAAGTAGGGGTTGGTCCGAACGGGGCGATCGAACTGGATGAAGTACCCGTTCTCGACCACACCCTCTTCAGCCTCGATCGCCCGGCTGTAGATGTTCCAGGCAGGCAGGATGGTCTGACCCATCGCCCCGACCTGGTCGGTGAAGTTCAAGCCCAGCACCGCCGAGCCGGAGACGCGGATCCAGGACTCCGGCCCCGTCGCAAGGTTCTCCTGGAGCGTCAGGACCCCGTTCACCGTCGAGGCCACGAGGTACGGGCGCTCGTTGACCGAGAAGACCGCCGCGTTGATGAGAGATACGATCCGCTCGGAGTTGGCGTACCCCGTCGGAAGCGTGAGGGTCAGCGTTCGGGCCTGCGTGCGAATCGTGAGAGACGTGGAACCGGCCACCACGAGGTACGGCTCCGCCTTTCCCGAGGTGAGAATCGCCGACGACTGGAGCCCCATCGAAGGGCTGACCGTGTACTTGTCGTTGACAACTACTTCGAGCAGACCCGCGCCGGAGATCGGCTTCGTGGTCCGAAGGGTCCTCCGGTCGGACGCGAGCTGGGTCCGCTCCTCCCCGATGATATGAGGGCACGGGAAGGCAATTTGGAAGTCTTTCGCCACGTTCTCCTTACCCGCCTCGATAGGGGCTGAACCGCCGTCGGAGGGCCCGGGGACAGGTTGAGGCTGGTGGATCTGGGTCGCGAGGCGTAAAAGAGACCGTGGCACACATCGAAACGCACCTGACCGTGGCGGTCGCCGAAGCCGAGTCCGCCCTGCGTCATGTTGAGAGAGGGGTTCAGGCCGGGGACCAGGAGGCCATCCTGAAGAACTGGGGCCTCTACCAATACTGGCTCGGAGTCACCTCAGGGGTCATCCTCGCTGCCCAAGGCCCGGTCCGGAAGTCCTCTGCCTTCGCTTCAGCCATGGCGATGGTCGAGGTGATGCGAACGAGAGCGCTTGAAGTCACCGGGATAGCCGAAAAGGCGTAACGCCTCGATGAGCCGAGTCGCAGACGTCGAGTTCTTCCTGATGAGCCGCCTGGAGGAGTTCTTCGGGGACGTCGAAGACCCGTGGCAGGCTGGGTTCGACCGAGAGATGGTCGAATCTTCACCCATGATCTCCGAGAGCTACTCGGCGTTCTACGAGGCCGAGGGACATGCCCTGAGGTGGACTGGGGAGGAACATGCGGGCCGGGTCCGCTTCCTCATGACCAACCCCTACGAGCTGGAAGTCCCGATCGAGATCGACTGTGAGTGCGATCGTGGGCACATCTACGCCATCCCGGTTCTGCTGGACGGGTGGCACCGGTACATGGCCCACCGGCTACTCAAGGCCGAAACCATCCCGGTGTCCTTCGGGGGAAGAGTCGATCTTGCCGAGTACCTTCGGGGCGACATCCACCAGGTCGAGGAGGACTGAGATGGCTCAGGTAGTGAGGTTCGAGAAGCCCTGGACGATCGGCTTCGGCCGAAACGAGAACGGGTTTCCCAGGTGGTACATCCTGATCTGCTGCCACTGTGGCACGGACTGCGCGGATGAACTCTACATGGTTCAGCACGAGCTGTGGGAGATGGCGACGAAGTCCCCGTTGGAAAGGGAGGGGTACCTCCACTTCCGATGTTTGGAGGCCAGGATCGGACGGCACCTCACGAGCGAAGACTTCATCGACGCCCCCTGCAACAGCCTGCCCGCCGTGGGTCACCATCTCAGCCGGGAGCAACGCTTCGCCCCGTGCGTGAGTTGCTCCAAGCATGGGAACCGTGGCTACGGATGCGAAGCGTGCGATGAGACCGGCCTGACCCCGGTCAACGAACTTCAGTGCCATGCGTGGGAGGTTCAGATCACGGATGGGGGCGTAATGGGCTCTCCCCCTGCTGATTCAGAGGAGACACCCACATGATTCTGTGCGCCATGACCTGGTCGAAAGACGACCGAAAGCTCACCACCTTCCACATCTTCGATACGGAAGAGGCCAGAGCGGCCTGGGAGGCCAAGTCCCAGGCCCACCGCGAGGTGGTACAGCGCCAGGGGTGGGTGATCGAGGTGGCCGAGCCGAAGGAAGCCACCTCGTTCCACGTCACGTCATCCGAGGACTACCTCCTCGATCGGACGCTGGGTGGAGCCCACTTCATCGGGCTCTACTCGAAGCTCCCGGAAGGTTTCACCAACAGCGCGGCCTCAGAGTAGAGGACCGTCGCCAAGGAGACGGGCCAGCTCCTCCTTGCGAGCTGCCTGTTCCTCCCGGTGAGCCTGGCGAGCCTCGTGGACCCGATGGTTCACCTCCTGCCACCAGTGAGTGACGGTGTCGAGGACCGCCATCCGAGGGTCATCTGACCCCCCGCTCTCCCCTCCGGTTCGACCGTGCGAGTATCCGAACTCGAACTTGCCGGTGAAGCGGTCGCGTCTGATCGTGATGTGGATCTCGTCGTCTTCGTGTTCGACCATCAGGTCCTCCAGACGACCGTACCGAAGCGTAAGGGACAAACAATGCCGATGAAGATCTCACACACGCGCCGACAGGAGGCGGAGCGCCTGCGCGTCCTCGCAGTCCTGGGCACCCAGAAGCTGCACGATGGCCTTCAGGGGGTTATCGATAACTTCCCCTCCGATTCCCCCCACGCAGGGTACTACGCATTCCTCAAGGAACTCGCGAAGATGCCCGAAGACGTGGGTCCGGATGCCGTCAACGACCTCCACCTCAAGCACAACCCCCTGTGGCCGAACGGAACCCCGCGCCGCGACCCCACGCTTGGGGAATGCGGTTCGTGCAACGAGCCGAGCCCGATCATCGTCGAGATCGGGAACGAGCCGGACTACGACTCCAGCACGGCATATGTGTGCGAGAAGTGCCTCCGCACGGCTCTGGCGCTCATCGAAGCGGAGAAGAAGGCGGGGGTTTGACAGATGAACGAGAAACAGAGCTACGCAGAGATGGAGGCTGCCCGCTTCCAAGCGATCCGAAAGAGACTGCTCGCTGCTACGCGAGGCCCATGGACCGCACACGAGGGACTGAAGATGGGATGCGACGACCGCATCGAGTCTCCCAGTGGGAGGGTGCTGGTCTCTCCTTATATCCGCCCTGCGGACGGGGAATTCATCGCCCACGCCCGGGAGGACGTCGATTGGCTGCTCTCGATCATCGACGAACTCTCACTCGCTGCGACGTGCGATTGTTGCGGGAGACCGCGGAATCCAGGCACGTGTTCCGGTCCCTGCGAGCTTTCAATCTCCGACACGTGCGACTGAAGGAAACCCAGATGCAACCCAAGAACACCATGGAAGACGTCGTGGGCGTGATCGAGCGATGCCAAGCGATCATCCGCACCCATGATCCGCGCGCCCACGTGAGGGCCGAAGCGACGATCCTGAACAACGAACTGAACTGGTTCGTCTACAGCCACAGCGAAGTCCTCACGGTTCAGAATCACAAACGTGAGACGATCGGAGGGATGGCCCGAGACGTCTTCTTCGCCGAGAAGCTGTTCCTCAACGGACTCCGTAACCCGAGTGGTCAAGGGTGTCCTCACCGAGGGGCGTCGGCAGTCCTATGAGTAGGACGTGCATGCACTGCGGTCAGCCCGGAGGTCTCGGTCCCCGAGAGCTTCGACCGTACGGCCCTGGCGGGAAGGACGTCTGCGCCGAGTGCATGTTCAACGGCCCACCTGAACGACTGGAGCACGCCAAGGGGGTGTTCGCAGCCCAGCTCGCGATGGCCGGTGAGGCGCCGATCCTCGACGCCCGAGAGCAGGTTGGCCCCCGGCCGTCGAAGCCGACCGGATCAGCCTAGACCGGTCCAGTCTTCCTCGCCCGTGTCTGCGTCCTCCAGAAGGACGGGATACGGGGGGTTGGGCTGGCTCGACCTCGGCTGCGCGAAGTTGTAGTTCCCGTCGTCTCCGACCTGGTAGAACACGCCGTCGATCGCGTTCACGATGGACGAGACGTGGAACGAGATCGCGAAGTCCTCGTTGAACGTGACCGTGGGGATCACGTTGCCGATCGCCTGAGGCAAGATCTCGTCGCGCTCCTGAATGAGCTGCTCCCTCAGGTCGCACAGCTTGAGGATGCGGGCCTCGATGTCGTTGCGCTTCGTCCGGATCTCCTTGGAGACCCAGTCACGAGCTGCACGAATCGTCGTGGTCATCTCCGCGCTCTCGGAGACGTACGTCACGTTCGACCCGAACTTCCGAGGCGGGTAGCGCCACAACGGAAGCCACCCGCCCGTGTAGAGACCCTGCGTGACGGGGTCAGCCGTGCGAGGGGAGAGGATGCCACCGTAGGGCTCGGTCTCGCGGAACGAGATGGACGCAGAGTCGTCTTCCTCGTTGACTTCCTCGACCACCTCGAACGAGTCCGGCGTGAGGAAGAGGGAGATGTCGAACGGGTTCCCGCCCATCGCGATGTACGCCTGAAAGAGGCGCTCAAGGCTGGAGTTCGGGGAGATGTCGATCCCCACCCGAGCCTCGCTCATCGGACTGTTCGGGTCGCTCGGGTCTGTTCTCGCGTAGAGAACCCGCACGTACCCGATCCTGGAGAGTTCCGCGTTGATTGCGCGGATACGAGGCAAGGCGTCTCGACGCTCGTTCAAGATGAACGTGCGAAGCGCCTGCCATGCTCCTTGGCGGAAAAATCCTGTGAAACCGAATGACATGACGTCTACATCAGCGACAGGCCTCGTCCGCGTGCTTCGGGCACCAGCACTTCATCTCGGCCTGCTTGGGGCCCCCCTCGAACTTCCACCCGTGGGACTGAGCGAAGGCGACCATGTCACCCCATGTCTCTTCCAGCGAGTCGAAGTTCAGAGGCATCATGGGACAATGGTTCCCCGGGGTCCCATGCTCACAGATGAAGTTTGTGTAGATGGCCATGAGCCATCATACCTAGTTGAGCAGCCGGGTGACGAGTTGGGCGATGGATTTCCGGACCCTGTCCCGGATGATCTCCACCTCCTCTTCCGTATCGACGGGCCCGTATTCCCATGCCTGTACATCCGGATGATCGAAGGGGAGATCTCTATGTCCTGAGGGGACGACCCTCACGATGACGTACCAGCCATCTTCCCGATGCTCAGAGTGCATCAGGATGTCATCCCTCTCATGGTCGCCCATGACCTACGGTACCGATCAGGGCAGTTCAGCCGCGAGTGCGGCCTGGACCGTTCCCTCCAACGAGCCGGCTCCGCCCCACATCCCAGGCGTCGCGTGACCATGGTCTGCGCCGCCAGCCGCGCAGCTCAAGATCCAGTGCACTGCCTCGTGCACCACGACATTCGCATGTGTCCGCTCGTCCACGTACGCCGAAACGTACATCTCGACCCGCCAACGGCCGAGGTTCAACGGCCACACGTCATCCTGCGCCCAGGTAGTTGCCCCGCTGACACACTTCCCGAGAAGGCACCCCTGCTCGGCCCTGGCGTAGAAGCGCTCCTCCGCCGTGGGTAGAGAAGCGGTCGAGAGACAGATGTCCCCCTGACTCGCGCAGTACCCAACTCCCCGCTGCATCGTGGCGTCGTCGGCCACGACGATCACGAAGCGATCTTCCCGCTCCTCCATGCAACGCCCCTGGACGTTGAGTCCGCGGGCGGAAGCCTCAGCGATGACGAGGTCGAGGGCGCGGAGGTCCGGTGCGCTCGGGGGTCGCATCGCTCCGGGGGGAAGCGGGGGCGGACATCCCAGCAGAGGGACCGCAACCACGATGGGGAGAAGGGCGAGGAGGATTCCGAGACAGCGCTTCATGCAGAAGCGGGTCGGATAGACCTCTCATTGCTCCGAGCGGTCTGCCTCCGCTTCCTGCTTCATCGAGGCGATCATCCCATGCGTCGTTTCGTTGACGTCGAGCACCTCTTTCGCCTCGTTGAGATACACGATGGCACGGCGATAGGTGACCACCGCCCCAGCCAGGAATCCCGCAGTGAAGATGGCGAGGATCCAACCCAGGATCCCGAAGAGAATCTTGCCCGTGAGTACGACAACCATAGGACCTACTTCTTCAGGCGCCACGCCGCCTCGGGAACACGCTGGACCGAAAGGAGGATCCAGTCCTCCCCATCCCGACTCGCACAGCCATCCCTCGCTTCCGATGCGCTCCGGTACATCCTCGCTTGCCGCCAGTCGTTGGTCCAGACAGGGGAGGCGTCGGTGAAGTACCCTACGACAACATCCGCCTCCAGCACACACCAGTAGAACGCGAGGTCCCCCGGATCGGGATCGGCCTTCTCCTTCATAGCGAGACGCCGGATCGGCTCCCGCATCCTTTCATGCGGGGTGGTGATCCCATACGCCCAACGATCGACCGTTGGGATCGACACCCGCAGCGCCGAGCTGACCGCGGTCGCACCGATCGAATGGATGACCCGACGCACGACCTCGGCGAAGACCTCGTCGTTGCTCAGGTCGGCCTGGCGGATGAACTCGGAGTCTTCTGCGTTCACGTGCTCGTCCATCTGACCAGCTCCCTCAGGTTCGTGCGGTCGCAGTACGCGAACCCACGCGGAACCGGGATCCCGATGTCTGCCAGTGGGATCGGGTTCTCGATCTTGTTGAACGTCTCCGCCGGCCAGGTGACGTACTCGCCCCACACCTCTTTGCCGTCCGGCAAGATGAGCTTGCCGCTGTTCAACATCGTGCTGTGGGCCCATGCGACCACGTGATCGCCGAGCGCGAAGAAGAGGAGGTCGCTCCGAAACCGCTTCGGCTTCCGGTCGAGCTTCCACCAATCGAAGGACCCACGCTCCAACGAGACTTCCTTCCAGAAGTCCTCGGCATCAGCGAGAGGGACCCGAACGAGGAGGTCGCTCATGCGACTTCGTCTTCCGCGTACGCCGACTCGATGCGCTCGTAGCAGTGCGCGCAGTTCCGATCGGGGTCGCTCCAGTTGGCATCCACCCCGATGATCCGCCACTGCTTCTCGGCGTCGTCATCCGTGCTCCCTTCTTCGTGCGCGCACTTGGCGCACAGGTCACCACCGTCCGCCGTGATGTAGACGAGGGGGTAGCTGCCGTACGAAGAGAACGCCAGCAGGCGCCCATCGGTGAGACGGTAGGGGGTCAGGTCGAACGATGCCATCAGATCCTCCTGCTGACAGGTAACGGGACAGGTCGGAGGATTTACCCCCCGAGGACCTTCTCCGTCTCCCACCTGGTGAGGACCTCGGCGACCTCGATCTTGCCCCGGGAGTTCCACTTCTCCATCGCGACCGTCCGAGACATCGTGCTCGCCGGGCCTGACGCCCCGCACCCCGGGGCGTCATCCCTGCGGGTCGAGCGGACGACCTCTCCCGGAAGCATCTCTGGGGCCCCGGTGCAGAGCACGAAGTGCTCGATGCCGTTGAAGCAGACCTGGAGCGTCTCCCCCCGACAGAACGGGCACTCCTTCAGGACCCCGGGCTCGGCTTTGAGTCGGTACGACTTCACGGGCCCGCGTTCCACTTCTCGATCGCCTCGTCCCGCGTCATCCCACCCGGACCGTCACATCCGCAGGCGACCTCGTTGCATCGGACGTGGTAGGTCTTCCACGGAGCCGTAGGGCCACAGACCTCGACCATGCTCGAACCGCAGAACGGGCACAGTAAGGGCTCAAGCGGGTCGCTCGCCGTCTTCGGCTGCACGACCAGGGAGGCCGCGGTCTCTCGCGCCTCCTCGCCGACCGTCTTCTGCCTCACGAGAGGGACCCCCAGGGCTCGACGCACTTCGCCCACTGGAGTCCGAGGTGAACCGCCTCGGCGACCGTAACTTCCCGCTGGGCGAAGCCGGGGTTGGCGAGCTGGGACGGAGAGATCGGGGGTCCGGGGAAGAACGTCCAGACGATCTCCACGTTCGGGTCGTTGGGGCTCGCCCCGAGAAGGATCGTCACGTACGCGACGTCCTGGCCGCGCGGACGGGCGATCTGTGCCTCCGCAAACCCGGTCTCCTTCGGGTCGATGAGGAGCACCTTCTCGACCGAAGCGACCTCCTTCGGGATCGACCTCAGGTCCACGATCCCGAACTGCCCCTGAAGGTCGAACGTGCGGAACCCGAAGACCCCCTTCGTGATCTCCTTGTGCTCGAACTCCGCCCACTCGGCGGATCGGAGGGCATCCTCGATGGACCCCTGGTAGCTGGAGCGCAACGCGAGAACACTTCCAGCCGCCGTCGATCGGCGGGGGTCTCGCTGCGCGCAGATCTGATCCCAGTAGCTCCGGCTGTACACCTTCGTGGCGTCGATCGCAGCGTGGATTCTGGGGGTGAGGGCGGGGTCCCCGGCGATGTTCGAGAGCATGGTAGAGGTGCTTACGCCTTTCACCGCCACATCCACGCCGAAAGCTTCCTCAGGGGAGAGACCTCTTGCTCGACGGGAGTAGTACGTGTTGGGGGCGAGCCCGAGACGAGCACACCTTGCCGTGATGGTGTCCACCCCTCGGTACCTGGGGTTGTCCGCCATCTTCGGCGTGGCCTCGGCTCTCTTGTCCCCCCACTTCTTGCGCCTGGCGTGCAGAGCTTGGCGGGTGATCCCCAGACGAGCGGCGATCTGGGCCTGAGTTTCCTTCTTCTGGGTGCTCACTCGATCCCTCGATTGTCGTTCATGTCGTCGATCCCACAATCGAGTTCGACCCCAGCACTCGTCGCGAAGTCATCGGCCGCAGGGTACAACACGGTCCGAAACTTCCCGACTTCGTCCCGGCAGCGGCACGGTTCGCCTTCGGGACCCTCGATGAAACTCATCGAAAAGTCCACAGAAACGAGATTTCCGCCGAACCCAGAACACGCGCTGAGGCACGCCGCGACCAGGATCTCCTTCATTGTCCTCCACCGTACCGCATCTGTTGGACGGGAGCGGTCACCCCGGAGTCTGCGAGGGAGGCGAGGTACTCATACATCTCGGTGTCCACGTCCCCGCGGTTCCCCCGAAGCCAATCCTCCGCCGCTTCCTTCGAGATCTGCTCGGTCATCGCGTACCGACCCCACGCCTCTTCGGCCGCATCCATGGGCAGGTAGTAGTAGACCGTCTCCATCCCCTTCGAGTCAGCGGCAAGGGTCTCGACATAGACAAGGCGACCGTCACTGAGCCGCGTCTCACAGAGCCGTGCCGTTCGCCCGCCCGTGAGCCCTTGGGCAACACGAAGGTAGGAGAGTCGAGCGGGGAGACCACGGATCGTCCCGCATGTGGTCTTCACCAGGCCATGCACCAGGGACACACGCCTCGCCTCGTAGTTCTCCCCCTTCTTCCCCTCCTTACGGTCGGACACTCGCTCCGAGCATGCCGACGTGTCACTGCACTGAACACGAGATTTGCCGTTGATCACGACGATCCGCCCCGTTCGGATGGGGCAGTAGGTGTTGCATCGGATGCAGTTGTCCCCCTGGGAGTTCTGACGTTTCGTCAACTCCTCCGTGGGGGTCGTGTCCTGCGACGCAACGATCGCCAGGGCCTCCCCCTCACGATCGAAAGGGACCATCCACGCCCCCTCCTTCGAGTCCCAGAGCCCCCCGAGCGCCTTGAGCTTGCCCTTCACCGGGAACGTGTTCCCATGGACAGGGACCATCGCCTTCTGCGCGGGCTTCACCGCCGCCGGCCCGGTGATGTTCAGGGGTTGGGGGCTGGGGTCGCTCACCGCCTCATCCACAAGGATGATCTGCCACTCCGAGACGGAGAGGTAGATCAAGGTGCCGTACACCTTCATCCCGCTCCCACCCCTCGCTTGGACGAGCTTCGTCCCTCGCTCATTGAGCGTGGTGGGTTGGGCATCCGACACGAAGATGCCCCCCGCCGGGTCCTGGTAGACCCGACGGACGAACTCCCCTGAGGGGGCGCGCACGAGGGCATCCACCTCTCGGAGGGTGGTTGGGGCCTCGATCTGAGTCGTCTCGCCCTGGGCGGGGATGAGGGTAGCCATTGCTCCCTTCCCTTACGCCCCCTGGCGCCGGCTTTTACTTCCCGAAAAGGATCAGCCTGCGGTCATCGTCTTCACGGGCTTCCGGTCGAGCGTCCAGCCGGCTCGCTCGTGGTACGCGAGGACGTGCTTCTCCTTGGGGGAGGCAGGGTCCGAGAGGTAGATGAACAGCCCGTTGGAGGTCGTGGAGATCACGTCGAACGCGATCCCGTTGACTCGGAGGCGGTCCGGCACCGATGCGCGTGCCTGAATGAAGCGGGAAGCCACGCGGGACGCAGTCTTGTCCCTGAAGCCCTTGAGAGTGTTCACCAATTCGTAGAAATCCTCGTACTCACGGAGATCAACGATCTCGCCCTTCTCATACAGCCCCATGACCTTCTTGCGTTCTTCCGCAGTCAGGCCGATGAGGAACTTGGTCTCGTCTTCGATGAGCTTCCCGTCGTCGTCGCGACGCATCTTCATGAAGCTCTCGATCTTGCCGGTCGGGTCGTCTCCGACGAAGGCGTCGAGACCCTCGTCGTCCTCCCCCGTGTGCTCGACAAAGTACCCGTAGTCCACCGGGTACTTGTACTTCTTCACCGACCCATCGTCCTGAGGCCACTCCTTGACGAAGCCTTTCGGACGGTCGATCTCGAAGCGGAAGGGTCCCCACTGCTTCGTATCGAGTGCCATCTTGAGGGATGCAACCCTCGCCACCCGTTCCGCCGAGGTCTTACGAAGAGTCATTCGGATCCTACCCGTCCCAGAAAGTAGTTATCGATGGCGCGCGCCGCGACACTGGAGGCCATGCGGCCGGCGAGCTGGTTCTGAACCTCGTACGCGATGTCCTCTGCGTACGAACCTCCATGACCATGACGCTCCAAGACGGCCTGCACGGACTTCACGATCGGATCCTGCTGGGAGGCGAGACGCTTTCGGTCCTCGCCCGCGAGGAACTCCTTGAAGCGCTCGATCTGGTCGCGGGTCATGTCTCGGCCGAGGACGAATGAGGAGAAGACCTCAGCGAAGTCCTCCTCGCTCGCCGTCGCACCATACGTGGACGTTGCGCCCACCTCGCCGAAGTACGAATTGAAGCGGGCTCGGTCGCCCTGGCTCATGTTCTTGTAGAAGTAGCGGTGACCCAGTTCGTGGACCATCAGCTCGGTGATGTACCGGCTGGGGTCGCTGAAGATCACAACTCTGTCGAGGTCGGGGCGCCAGTGGCCCCCGACACCGAAGTGGATACCATGAGGGTTGTCGCCCCCGCAGCCCTTGCATGAGATGAGGGTGACCCCGTACCAGACGGACCCGAGCCCCTTCCGTTCGAGGAGAGCATGGGCCTTCGCGAGGTGCGGGACGTAGTCCTTGAGGGTGTAGGGGTCCCTGCGCTGGCTCTTCGGGAACGTGTTCGCGTCCCAGACGAACTTCATCTTCCCGATGGCGTACTCGGTGAGGATCCCATCGGGCTCGAACGCCACCCCATCGCTGTACTTCGCGAGCCACGTGGAGAGGAAGCGGAGAAGCTTCCCAGAGAGAATCGCCTCGGCCTTGCTGATCGCTTCGTCAGCGAACTCCGACACCGCCTTCAGGTAGGCGTCTTCCTTCCCCTCGTAGAACTTGCGCATGTCATCGCGGTACTCGTACTCGTTCGTCCCGGGGGTCAGGGCGTCGATGTAGAACCGGATCTTCCCGCCCCCCTCGTCGATCTGCTCACGAGCAGCGGCAAGCTCCTCAGAGACCTTGTCGCGCATCTTGTCGAGGATCGACTTGAGCTTCGGGTCGTTCCCGGGGCGAGGGAGCATCCCGTTCTTGAGCAGGAGGTACTCCTCCAGCCGAGGGAACTCGATCCTGAGAAGGCGTTGGACGTGGGCCTGTGCCTCCTCGGGGGTGCGGTACGTCTTCGGGGCGAAGGTCTTCTTGACCCATGCCCTGATGCCCTTCACCCATGCCGGGTCGATCTTCGGTTCAGCCATCTCTCCCACGCGCAGCTATAGACGCAGCCTCGGAGCCGTTGGGGGGTAAGAACCCTCGCCCCACTCGTTTATATACCGGAGGTGCCAGTGTTCAGAGTTCAGTCCGGGTTCGTGGTAGGGGTCAAGGGCCATCCGATCACCATCGAGGTAGGTGAAGGCGGGGACCAGAGACGAGGTCCGATCGACGTCGTGGGTCCGAAGCTGACCGAGGTCTCGAACAACGAGACCCGGATCCGCGTGTCCTCGGCTCTTTTCCGATTCGGCTACTACGACTCCCGCGCCGACAAGGCGTGGACCGCGACCGTGAACGGCCCTCATCTGCCGAAGCGTGGGTCGGCGAGTCTCGACCTCCCGATCGCCGTGGCCTGCATCGCCGCAACCGGCAGGATCATGGAGGACGACGCGATCTACGTGGGTGAACTCTCGTTGTCGGGGGACGTCCGCCCGGTCCGAGGTCTCCTCCCGATCCTCCTCGAAGCCTACGACCGTGGTGTCCGTCAGGCATTCGTTCCACGCGACTCGGCTCGGTACGCCAAGTTCGTTCCGGGCATGGACCTCTTCGAGGTCAAGACGCTCCAGGACGTGGTCTCCATCAAGACGCTCCTGGACGCGGTCCCCGGGTCGGTGCTGGCAACGAAACCCCCGGCAGAGGTCCCGGACCGGGAAGGCCCCAACCTGGACGACATCCGCGGCCTCGACGAGGCGAAGGAGGCGCTGAAGCTCGCGGCTAAGAACAAGCTCAACGTCCTTCTCGTCGGACCTCCCGGTTCGGGTCGCCTCGTGCTGGGTCGGTGCCTCGTGAGCCTGCTCGCGACCCCGAGCCCGGACGAAGAGAAGGAGATCGCCTCGATCGCCAGCGCTTCGGGGATGCTCGCCTCGACGTTCTCCCGTCCGTTCCGGGCCCCTCACCACACCGCCAGCACGGCGGCCCTGACCGGCGGAGGGGACCCGATCCGACCGGGGGAGGTGACGCTCGCGCACAACGGCGTCCTGTTTCTCGATGAGCTTCCGGAGTTCCAGCTCTCCGCGCTGCACGCCCTCGCCCACGCGCTGAAGCAGGGGGAGGTGGTCGTCGTCCGAGAGGAGACCCACACCACCATGCCGGCACGACCGATCGTCATCGGGTCCATGGCTCCGTGCCCGTGCGGCTACCACGGGGAGCTGATCAACACCTGTTCGTGCACGCCGGCTCGGATCGAGGCGTTCAAGTCCAGGATCGCTCCTCTCCAGGACCTGTTCGACATCGTCATCACGATCCGAGACGTGCGTCACAACAACCGCGACCACACCCCCCAAGTCTCGGTCACGCGCTCGGCCGCGCAGACGGAGGCCCTCCGATGAGCCTCGATGTCGCGTACATCCACCACCGCGAGAAGGGGTGGCTGATCCCCGGCCGGTACTCCGATCAGGGTCTCGGGTGCACCTTCGTCAGCAGCCCCCTCCACGCCACGGCGTACACCTCCGACAAGACCATCGAGATGGAGATGGACCGCCTCAAGAGGGGTGGGCACGACATGAAGGAGTTCACGGTCCGGAGATTCATCATGGTCGAGGTAGGGTCCCTCACCGTAACGGAGGCCCTGTGAATCTTCGGACCCGTGAGTTCCTCGCTGATGGAAGCTTCGTGAAGGTGACGTGGGAGACGGCTGGTCAGGGGGACGACCACGTCATCGCCACCCACTTCCAGGTCCACCGCGCCAACCAGGGGATCGTCCTCCAGATGACGGGGTGCTACGACACCCACGAAGGTTCTTCCCGAACCCTCACCCAGGAAGAGCTGAAGAAGGTCACGACCTGGGCCGTGTCCTTCGTGGACTCGGAGAACGAGTTCGGGAGCTGGTGATGGAGGAGCCCCCGACCCGAAGGCGCATCAAGCTCGGGCCTGCCTTCGACTCGAAGGAGACTTCAGCTCCGGGGTCGGGGGTGAACACGAGCGTGTACATCGGGCCGCACACCACACCCCCTGATGATGAGGACGCGGAGGCAGAGAACCTGCCTCCGCACGGCTCGGGCGCGTAGCCCTTACGGGAGGAGGCCCTCCCAGTTCCCTCGGATGTAGTCCTTGTACCGGATCCGGGTCTCGGAGCGATGGTCAGTGACCTGACCGTCCTGCTCTCGGATCGTTCGGATCTTGTCCCCGCGCATCCCGGACCCGATCTGCTGACGTCGAGACGCATCCCGCGCCTTTGACGTCGCAGCCTGTCGGGCCTCATACACACGCGCGCGAAGGATCCGGTACGCCGTGTCCCGGTTCTGATGCTGAGACCTCTCGCTCTCGACTCGGACTCGGATCCCAGTCGGAAGGTGCGTCATCTGCACCGCGGAGTCGGTCGTGTTGCGGTGCTGTCCGCCGGCCCCTGAGCCGCGACACGTCATCCACTCGATGTCCCGCTCTTCGATGCGAAGGTCAGCCTCCTTCGGCTCCTCCAGCACAGCGACGGTGACGGTCGAGGTCTGAACGCGACCTCTCTTCTCGTTCGGGGGTACACGCTGCCAGCGGTGACCTCCCGACTCGCGCTCGAACGTCTTCTTGGCTCCCTTGCCGCTCGCCTGGAAGGAAAGGAACCCGGAGCGAGACTCAATCAGAGCGACGTCAAAGACCTTTCCGCTCGATCAGCCGGCCGTACACACCGAACTGTTCGAGGACCAGGGCCTTGGCGTCGTCTCCGCCTTCACCAGCTCGAATCTCCACGATCACGCTTTCCATCACACCCTCCTACCGGTTCGTTGCTTCTCCGCAGACTTCACATAGCAGGTTTCCGCACACCACGTTGCCGTGGGCCTTCACCTGCGCCCTCATGTCTGTCACGATCTCGCCCAAGTACCCACACACCTCAGGACCCTCGTCCTCATAGGTCGTGAACGAGGTGCCCCAGATTAGAAGCTGGGACTTCCCGTAGGTATCCAGGTCGTCCCAGATCTTGCGGGCCTTCTCCAACGGGCTCATGCCGCGTACTCCCGCACACCGAGATCGATCCCGAGCATCTTGAAGAGAACGCTCACGATCATCGCCGACCCGAGGACTGCCGGGTACTCCCCGAGCACCTTGGCGGGGAGCCACGCCATCGCCGCGACCAGGACCCCAGCCACCAACCGAGAGATCTTCTGCATCCCTCCTATACGCCCGAGAGGCGCCGGAAGTCGATGACACATCCGTTCGCTCGGCCCGGAGGTTCGATCCCGAGTTCCACGAATCGGATCGCGAACATCTTCTGGATCTCGGTCACGTCGTTCGGTTCGCTGCCCTCAGCCCGCAGCTTGAGCATGAACTTCACCGATCCCGCTCCCCTTGCCGCCTCGTAGAGGTCCCGGCCGGAGAGGGTGTCGATGTAGCTCGACCATTCCTGAAGGGTCTTCGGGGTCATGACACCATCACCGTCCTGGACACAACCACGGCCGAACGCTCGGCAGCGTCTGCTTCACCCATCGCCGCGGCAAGGGGCGCGAGCGTCATCTCCACGAGCTTCCGGTTCACCGCTACGAGGCTCGCGTCCACGTTCGCCATCTCGGACCACTCCTTACCGATCGCGGCAGCCTGGGACTTGCCGACGATCTCGTTGAAGAGGGTCTCCTGGACTTCCTGGATGTACCGGCGGACCTCGTCGAGGGTCGAGTCAGTCGTGGACTCGGTGTCGTTGTAGGCCATGTCCAGGGTGATCTCGTCCACCGCTGAATCCTGACCGGTACGCCACGCACGCGCCGTCCGCTGCTTCATCGTCTCCGAGGAGAACCCATCTCGATCGAGATGGACGACCGTCGAGAACATCTGGAGGTTCTGACCGAAGGAGTAGCCGCTCGTCAACACGAGGCTCGACACCTGCTGGTCGGCCCCGATGATCTCGCGCAGGACGAAGCTCGCCCACTCCTGCTTCGGGATCTCGACCCCGTCCTTGTTCCGGTAGATGCGCTGGCCGTACTTCGCGATCTTGCGACCGTTCTGGTAGACGGCGATCTCACCGGAGAGCGCGACAGCATGGAGCAGCGACGGGACCCGAACCGACAGTTCGAGGACCGTGTACTCGGCGAACTTCGGGCTGTCGGTGAACAGGATCGTTCGACCACCACGAGAGATCCGGTCCACCACGATCTCGGCCGAGGCCTCCACCTTGGGGGACCGCGAACCCGGGATGAGGAGCGCAGGCATGTTCGACAGGTCGTTGAGCGTTGCCAACGACTTCCGAAGCTTCATGCCGAAGAGGTCTCGAACCTGATCGCTCCGAACCTTGCCCTTGTCTCGGAAGACCGTCACGGCGGCCTTGAGGACCTCGGCGACCTTCTGGGCTTCCTCGCGGTAGATCGTCTCGACCGCAGGGTCCATCGTGATGGTCTTCGACTCACGACGCAGCTCGGGCAGCGGCTTCTCGACCACGTCGCGCTTGTTCGCGGCGTAGAAGTTGGACTTCGCCCACGCGTAGAAGTCCTCCGTCTTGGTCGGATCTTCTGCGTCCGCGGCCTTCAAGCCGAGGGTGCGTCCGCCGACCGTCTGACAGAACCGGGACCGGAACCGCATCATGTCTCGAACCGCCGGGGAGACCCCGCCATCCGGACCGCGCTCGTTCAGGTCGATGTTGTTGGTGATCGCCACCCCGATGTACAGCTCGTCCGGGTCATCCTCCATCGGGGATGCCGTGAGCAGGATCTTCCGAGGGTGCTTCAGACTCAGGGCCGCCCGTGAGCCGACCGACGACGGGTTCTTCACGAGGACGTGAGCCTCGTCGAAGAAGACCGCCACGTACGGGGGGACCCCCGCTGCCGGGTCGCCGTCCACGGTCCCGAACTTGGGGTTCTCCTTCCGCTTCCTGGCGAACTGCTGGTAGGAGATGACGTCCACCTTGCTCAGGAAGGCCCCCGCCTCCTGAAGGCTCGCGCGCGCCTCCCTGGCGAAGTTCCCCCGAAGCTTCGTCGGGCAGATGTACAGGAACCGGGTGCCATCCTGGGCGAACCCGTCCCGCTCCATCTTCTTCATGGTGGCGATCGAAGTCAGCGTCTTGCCGATGCCGGTGTCGAGCGCGAGAAGCCCACGGTAGCCCTTCGACTCCGCCCAGGAGATCGCCTCCTTCTGCTTCCCGAAGAGGTCCGGCTTGAACCGCGGGGGATCGTACGGAAGCCCAGAGGCCGGGTCGATCAGCGCCTCGATCTTGAAGCCACCGATCGCCGAGAGGGTGTAGCTCTTCGTCGCTTCCTCGGTGAGGGCTCGTTCCTGGCGTTCGAGCTGATCGAAGTACGCCTTGAGCTTGTCGGCCGCGGCCTTCGAGAGGACCATGCCGCCCACAGCGCGTCGGACGGCCGCGTAGTCCTTCTCGGGGAAGATGAAGGTCGTGTTCATCGTCCCCGCGACCTTCTCGATCGTCGGGATGCGCGTGGGGCGCGCAAGCCGGTCCATCTCCTGGCGGGCGCTGGTGAACGGGTCGTTCTTCCCCTTGAACGGGACCTTGACCATGAGCCGCCCATCCGCCGTGACCGTCACGTACGGCTCCTTGCGGGCGGCGAGGTTGGGGGAACCATCGGGGTTCTTGGTCTCGAACCGGACCATCTTGCCGCGTGCGTCGAAGTCGAACGCGGCGCCCTCGATGAGGCGGCCTGCACGGTTCACGAGGTCGTCGAGATAGATGCCCTTGAATCGACCATCGATGACGACCGGGCGACCCTTTGCATCGATCTTCGTCGGGTAGACACGGGTGCCACCCTCTGCCGCGAGATCGTCGGTGAGGGCTCGGTAGATGATCTCCTGCTGCGGGATGACGTCGGGGTCGGAGACCTGCACATCCGTGAGGATGCGGAGACCCTCCAGAGAGGGGTCCGTCTTCCCTCCCTTCGGGAGACCATTCGGGAAGATCTTCGAGGACCGCTCTCGAACTGCGTGACCCTCGACCATCTCCTGAGAGAACTGCTCGACCGAGACCACACGACCATCATTCGTGTAGACCATCCGCTCGTTCGTAACGGGGTCCACGCCCAGGTTCACGAGCCGGCCACGGATCTTCGTCTTGGTCGGAAGCAACCCAGCCCGCTGGATCGACTCGACGACCTGGATGTCGATCTTGCGGAGCTTCTCACGCCCTTCAACGATCTGAGCGTAGAGGGACGGGTTGTCCGCCTTCAGGCGATCGAGCTGCTGCTCCTTCTCGCTCGAACGACGAACCAGGGGCCACTTCGCCGCATCCACGCCGGGACGAATCGTGACCGGAAGCCCTACTGCCCGACAGACGTCCGCGATGACCTGGGAGATCTGGTCACCGGCGGTGCGGAACGCGTAGAGCCCGTACCCCTGCTCGATCTTCCGAAGTACCGGGCGAACCGCGGTCATGCGATCGAAGATCGAGTTGATGAGCTGCGGGGGACCCTGGTCCCCCAGCTTCGCCGCGAGGACCCGGGTGAGTCCCTTCGTGGCGTTCTTCCAGGCCTGGACGAGGCCCTCTTCCGGAGGAGGGGCCCCCTCCATCATGAGACGGGTCTGCCCGTAGAGCTGGAAGAACGGGATCGCCATCGGCCCGAGCTTCGAGCGCAAGCGCGGGTAGATCCGCTCCGAGATCGGGTCGGACATCCCTGATGCGGGCTGGTCCTTCAACCACTCCTGGAACGTAAGCTCTTGAGCTTCGTCTTCCGCGAGCTTGAGGAGAGCGACCCTCTTGACGATTTCCGCAGTCATATCTCACCCAGACCGGGGATAGTCGTCATAGGGAAGGGGGTCAGGTGTACGAGCACTGGCCCGACATGACCGTCGAGAGCATGACGTGGCTGCTCGTGATCGGAACGTCATCGACGCAGGTAACCGTGACCCCCTGGGTGTTGTCCCCGAGCGTGATCCGATCCGTCGTCCATCCCCACCTCACGTTGGGACCGACGCGGTACGGGAACTCGGGAGACCAGGGCAGCGACGGGACCGTGGGGTCCCACGGCATGACCGGGGGGTAGTAGGGAACCGGGACGTACGGGACGAACGGGAGATCCGGCTGAGTCTCGGGCTTGATCTGTTTGAGGAACTCCAGAAGCTCCTCGGAAGAGGACTTCGAGGGCGGTCCGCTCACCAAGCGTTCGCATTCCTCGACGGTGCCTTCCGCCTCGATGACCGTCCCGTCCGGGCGCGTTACCTTGATCTTCATCTCAACCCTCCATCGAACACCTTACCGACCTGGAATTCCTCGTGCGTGACGGGTCGGGTTTCAGTCAAGGCATCGAAGCAGGTCTTGAACCCAAAAAGGAGGATGATCCCCAAGAAGAGAAACAAGCCGATCTCTAGCCAGGGTGCTCCCGGAGGGTACTTCGGGGCCTCTTGGGTGGGTTCCTGGTCCATCACTTCTTCGGATCCTGCTGGGGGATCTTGGTCATGCTCGAAGGGTGGCGCTCTCGTCTTGTCGGCTCCTCCGCAAGGTCCGTGACCTCCATGCGGGGATCCGGAGACAACCTCCGAGACTCCATCTCTTCTGAGATGGCGTGTCCGAGATGTCCGGAAAGGAGCAGACGTCTAATCCTTTTCCACGCAGGATCGCCCGAAATCTTCCGGTCAATCGCTTCGATGTCATCCGAAAGCTGACTCATACGGGCCTCATTACTGCGATCGAAGCTGGTGAGTCACGGTGAGCGAAAGTGTCCCCGCCGGGAATTTCTCAGTTCCAGTGCATGCCCAGTTGAACACATCCCCGTAAGTGAGACCCGCCCCGTCAAAGTCCCCTGACATGTCGATCGTCCCAACAAATCCGAAGGGAATGAGAGCCGCTGCGAAGAAGGACCCGTTGATGCAGAGGCGAAATTCAGCGTCGTCGTCCAACGTGTTCACATAGATGTTGACGTTGACAGAGTACACCTTCGAGTTGCGAGTGACTGCATAGGCCACATCACTGTTGGAGTAGAAGTGCCCACCGGTGTCGATCCAATACTCTTCACCTGCGTTGTCGAAGAGCATGTCCTTCCCGTGGAAGTGCATCGTGGTGTAGGGCCAACCGATGACCTCACCGCCAGAATTGATCGACAGCTCGTTGACCACCACGGTGGACGCGTGGACCTGATTCCACCGCAGCACAGAAGTCCCGAGGCTCCAGGTCGCAGTGATGTCCGGGTTGAGGTTGCCCGTAGCGCCGATGTTCGTGCTGCTCTGAGAGTAGAACCCGTCAGCCGTCTGGCCGAGGAACGACAGCGACGGGGTGGCAGAGGCGCCTGCGCCTGCGAGAAGCCTCCCTTGAGTTGCTGACGTCGATCCGTTCGTGATGGCTGCGACAGTGGTCCCGCCGACCTTGACGTCGAGGAAATACTGAGCGCCGGACCCCAGGGCCGTGTTCGTCGCGTTGAGCTGGAGGAAGGAGAACCCCGCCGTGCTCGTCTGGTTGACCGCGGCACCCAACACAGCGAACCGCTGGTTGACCCCAGTACCACCCGTGAACGAGTTGAAGTTCTCGAACCCGAAGCTCGGAGAGGTCGTCGCGCCGATGTTGCCAGAGAACGTCAGGCCCGAGTCTGCGGCGAGCTGCTGGATGTACGCCCCAGAGACGTAGGAGTTGAAGTCCCCCCCGTTGAACCTCCAGGCCTCCGTGCCGCCGGTGACGACAGAGACCGTGTTCGCCGAGACGTTGGTGAGACCAGTATCGGGGTCGCCGTAAAACGAGATGCTGGGGGTTGCCGCCGCACCGGGGCCCGCGAGCATCCGACCGCGACTCGCGGTGGTGGTGCCGTTCGTGATCGTGAAGATGGTCGTGCCGGCGACCTTGAGGTCGAGGAAGTTCTGAGCACCGCTGCCGAGCGCCGTGTTCGTCACGTCGAGTTCGAGCATGTTGAACGCAGCGGTGCTCGTCTGGTTCACCACGGCCGACGCACGAAGCATCCTCTGGGTCGTCGATGCAGCACCGACGAACGCGAGGTTTGCGTACTGAGTGAACTGAACCGACGCGTCGTTGGTGTACGCAGCGTTGACGCTGGTGTCGCGACGACCACCGATGATCAGCCCCATCTGGGTGCCGAGGCAGTGGAGCGAGTAAGTCCCAGCCCCCTGGAACGTTGCTGTCGCAGCTCCGAACGTAACGTACCCGGTGCCATTGTAGTAGATGGTGGTGCCGAGGTAGTTGAACGCAGCAGTGAGGATGTTGTTTGTGGTGACGTTGAGCTGGTTCGCGGTCGGTGCGCTCAGGCCGATCTGATTACTAGACCCGAACGAAAGACTCGGCAGTGCCGTAGTGCCGAGGGGGAGCTTGAGCTGGGGGTTGGCCCCGCTCGGGGCCTGATACCTAGCGACCTCCAACCCATTCGCCGACACCCCAAGGATGCCCGCACCGATTCGGTAAACGCCCAAGGCGTTATCGGTGATGAACGAGAGGGAGGGGGACCCCACTGCCCCTGAACCAAGCTGGACCTGACCCTGTTCGTCCGTGGAACTACTGTTCTTGATGGCAAAAACAGTGGACCCACCGATCTTGAGATCCAAGAATCGATGCGCGCCGATCCCGAGAGTCGTGTTCGTAACATCGATCTCAAGGGCCGTGCTGCCCGCAGAACCGGTCTGCAAGATCGTTGCGGGGATCCGAACAATCCTCTGCAACCCGGTCGAGGCCGTGTACGACACAGAATTGTTGTCGAACACGAAGGCGGGGTCTGTCGTGCCGTTCGTAACACTCGACACGAGACGCAGCGCTTGGTTCGCCACACCAGAGAGAATCTTCGCATCCGAGCTGATGGCCGTGAAGGACCCGCTATTCAGCCTCCATCTCTCCGCCGCCCCAGACACAAACCCCACCGTTCCCGCTGCCGGCTGGTAGAACCCCGCCGTAGAGAACGTGTCATCGAACGAGATCGGAGGATTCGCCGCCGTCCCCATCGGGACGATGACCTGAGGGTTGACCCCGCCCGGAGCCTGAAAGCGGATGACCTGGAGGCCGTCCCCAGCGATGCCAACCGCACCAGTCCCGATGCGCCACACGCCCGTGTCCGGGTCGCTGGTGAAGGTGTAGATGGGCCCCGAGACCAGCCCATCCCCCAGAGTCATCTGCTCGGTGGAGTAGCGCTGAAGGCGTCCAGCATTGCCGTATACAGGCGCAGGCATCCGAGGATCACTCCGAATAGACCGGATAGGGCCGATGCCCCCTGCGGTCGTGTGGGGTTAGGTCCTACGGACCCACCAATCAACGTGATCTCACCAACCCGGACTGCGATGAGGCCCCGAACTCTGGTCGAGGGGCCACACGAACGGGATCGAGCGGTACACGACCTCGATCCCACTCTCCGTGGAATGCTTGAGGCCCCATTCCATCCCGCTACTCATGCCGAGGTCCGTGTAGAACGCGGACCTCTTGGCGAGCTTGCGGAACTCGAACCCGGCCTTGATCCCCCAGTCCCTCTCAGCCGGGATCTCGTCCCGCAGTACCCCCGGCTGCGTGTAGAGGAGGTGGGAGGCGTAAGGGGCCTCCCCACGCCCCAGCGCGTCACGCATCGCTGCCCGAGCATAGGCGATGTTCCTGGCGATGATCTCCGGGGTCGCGCCTGCGTACGGGCTCTCGATGATGACGAGATCCATCAGACAGGCTTCCTGACGATCGTCCCTCGCGACGGGTCGAGCTGGAGAAGCTGGTACCGCCCCCCCTCCTCGTACTTCGCCTTGAGCGCGAGGATCAGCCCCTCCATCTCCTTCTGCCGAGCCTGAAGAGTGAGTTGTGCGCTCGTGATGCGTTCCTGGGCGAGCGCCACCTTGTGGGCCTCCAGCTCGGTGAGGGGCTCACCTGCGTCCGCCTCTGCCTCGACCACAGGTGCTTCGACCTTCGCCGGCTCCTGGACCGCCCCAAGCTTCGCCTTCGCGGTCTTCTTCTCGATCGCCGTCATCTCGTAGAACCCCTCAAGTAGGGGGGTCGGAAGTTTCCCGACCCGCGTCTTCGAGAGACGATACCGAGCCGGTCAGTTCAGGTAGCCATCGCCAATCTGAATGAGGACCAAGGAGGACCCAGTCACGCTGTGACGCGTCACGATCCCGAGCTTCTGCGTCCAGGTGCCCGCTGCGGACGGAGCCGTGAGCGTGAGCTTCCCGACGTTCGCACTCAGGTACACACGCTTCCCGTTGTCTGCCGCAACGGGAGGGACATCGAAGATCGCATCCGGAATCGTCATCTCGCCCGTGATGTTGAGGGTTCCGGTGGCTGCCGAGGAAATCGCGGCAGATGCCAGACCCACCACGTCGAAACGGGTCGAGAGGTCTGCATCACCGTTGAAGGCCCGCGAGTTCCCCGCGCTGTTAGCGATGACAGCAGGCGCCCCAGCAGCGAGCGCTTCCCCTGCCGTAACCAACAGACCCGATGCCCCATGGACATGGAGAGCATCCGCGTTCGACCCGTTCGTGAGCGTGTCGAGGTTCGCGGCCGTTACGGTCGCCCCTACCGCCGCCCCCTCGACCTGGAACCGAGCCGCCCCGTTGTTCGGGAGGTTGATGTTGCCGGTGTTGGTCGTTCCGAGGACGGTTCCTGTCTGAACCGTGAGGGTGGAGGTAGCGACCGCGAGCTTCGTGCTTCCGTTGAACTGGAGGTTGATCCCCGAGACCCCGTTGAGAGTCAGGGCACCTGCTGCCGTCCCCCAGGTGGCTGCCGCTGCACTGGTCAGTGTGAGGGCACCTGCGGAGGTCGTGAAGTTCGATGCCGCACCAGCATCCAGAGAGATGGCCCCGGTCGTGTCGAGGGTCGCGCTTGCCCCGTCGAGATCGAGATCCGCGCTCCCGCGAATGATGATCTGACCCGTCAAGGGGTTCGCGACCGCCACACCAGCAGAGAGAAGGACGCCCCCCGAACCAGACCCAGTCGTGGCCGAGTACAGAAGCAGATCCCCGCTCGTGCCTGAGCCCGACGACGTTGCGCGGATCGAGATCCCACCACCCGCCCCCGTCGAGACATCGTTGACGATGTTGAGGGCACCAGCGGCGGATTGGACGGTGATCTCCCCGGCCCCTGCCGTGGTAGCGGAGAGGTTGGACCCGCTCGTCGGGGTGAACGCCACCGCCCCCGTCCCGGCGATCGTGAAGACGTCGTTGCTTCCGTCCTGAATCTGAAGAGCGTTCCCCGTCCCGAGGTTGTTGACGAAGAGCATCGACCCAGTGGCACCAGTGCCAGAGATGATCTCGACGCCTCGACCCGTTACCGCCTGGTTGCTCGGACCCATCCCAACCGACAGGCCCTCCCCCGCTCCCGCGAAGGTTCGCGTCAGGGTCAGGATGTCGGTGGCATCCGCAGAGTTCGAGAACGCGAGAGAACCCTCCGCGGTAGTGACCGAAACCGTGTTGCCAGCCTCGTAGGCCGACTGAAGAGAATCAACGGTCCCAGACCCCGCCTGGACCTTGGACCATCCCGTGTTTCCCGATCCCGTGAGCTTGACCCACAGACCATCGCTTGCGTTTGCGCTCGGGAATCGGACGTGACAGGTCGAGCCAGGAAGTGCTGCGATGACACCTTCCGGACTGACTTCCGCGAGATGGACCGTGACCGGCTGGAGCAAGAACTCCGAGTCGGCCAACTCGAATTCGGTCGCGTAGTTCGAGCTGGCCGCCGTCTCACCGTAAACCGTGACGAGAGGTGCCCCAGCGCCCCCCGCGGTCGAGACAACGAACCGGTTGGCAAACTCCTCTCGAACCGTCAGGAGGGAGTCGTCAGCACTCCCATCCACAACCATCCGACCGAAGTGCGTCCACTCCGTCCGCCCACCATTCGAACCGGACTGGATCTCGTAAGGGGTGTTCGTTACCCCAAGGAGGATCGAACCGTTCGACCCTGCCCCAAGGCCCGGATCGAGCGAGACGACACCCCCGATCCCGTTCCCCCCCGAGCTGTCCCCGCCCAGGAAGGTGACACCCCCACCCGCAGCCGAACCGAAGGCCCCAACTGATGAGGCAGACCCTGCCACGAAGGAGATCGAGCCACCCGACCCAGGTCCCACCGAGGCGCCGGAATCACCCCCCGCACCTGCCACGAAGGAAAGCGAACCACCCAGACCACCGCTTGAGGCAGCCTCTGTTGAGAGGGCTCCGTCGCCGGCTGCGAACACAAGGTTGCCGCCATCACCACCCTGGATAGAGGCGCTCGCCGAGCCGGGGGCCGCGGAGATCTCGATGTTCGTCCCAGCCACACCATCCGAAGAGGAGACCTCCGCCGAGATGTTGAAGGTCGCGATGGTCCCAGAAGCACTGTCACCGTTGATGGTGATGCCGGCCTCGTCGAGGGTCGTGACGGTTGCCCCCGCATCCCGAGCAAGCCGAAGGTGCTTCTGGGTGGAGGCAGCCCCAAGGTTCACCACGACGCCGTGACCGGCACCGGACCCCTGATGCGTGACCTCGACAACGCCCCGGTTGGACGTGAGGGAGACACCGCTGAAGATGGCTGCTCTCGACCCGGCTGCCGTTCCCGAGTGAGAGACCTCAAGACCTGCATCCGACGCGTTCGCGCCCATGGCGACATGGACGCCACGACCCGCCGCCGCGCCTGCGGGAGAGCGGTCGATTTCCAGCACGTCATCAGAGCCGGTCTGCCCATGAACGAGACGCAGGACATGCGTGTCAGCGCTCGTGGCCCCCCGCGTAATCGCGATGCCGCCGGTTGCATCCTGGGTGACATCCGGTCCGTTGTCGTACGTGGTCTGGAACGAACCCCCCGTTGCCGTCGTGGAGAGCGTCTCCAGAACCGCCTGAAGCGTGCTGTTCGCCGGAGAGACCGCGAGGGCCGTGATGTCCACGCCAACAAGGGTCGCGCCCGAGGCCCCAACACTGGTGGACGACAGAGCACGAGCCGTTGCGAGTGCATTCCCAGCGCCATCGCGCGCCAGGAAGACGTTGTTCCATCCGTTCGCCCCAGACCCGAGATCCCACCCGTTCGTCGTCGCAGTGGAAGTGCCCGTGGTGAGGATCGAGGTGATCATCCGGGCAGTCAGCGTCAGCGTGTCGCTGGTCGCATCGCCGATGATCGTGTCTCCGTCGAACATCGAGTCCGAGTTGACGGTGAGCGATCCCGTGACCTCCAGGTCTCCGGGGATTGCTACGAGAGTCCCAGCGCCACCGAGCGTGATCCCCGTTGCCGCAGCCCCAGCCACGGTGACGAGGGTCGTGTCCGAATCACCCAGACTGAGCGTCGTGCCAGACCGGGGAACGACGCCATCAGCAAGGACCTGGTCGGTCGATCCAAAACGGATGACTCGACCAGCATCAACAGAAAGGGGGATCTGATTCGCCATGGCTCCGCCTGGTTAGCCCGTGAAAAACGGATCGAGATCCACGTCCACGTGATGGGTCCAGTCCGTCACGTCCTCGAACGTCGGACCAGAGGGGGGAGGCTCCCCGTTGCGACGAACCCCCTGCGGGATGCGGTACAAACGAAGGCACTTCTGAGCCATGGCGTTGGTCGTCTGAATGACGTCGGTGTCCGCGATGTCGATCGTCGGGCAACGCTGGGCAGGGCAGAAGATGTGGCCGTTGTCCTTGTCGAACCCGATGCGGAACCGAAACCGCCCATCCTGGGTGTACCAGGAGTCGATCACGTCCTGCGTGAGCTTGTATCGACGTGCTTCAGCCATCGGGGGGATCCCGATGAAGTCGGGGGTATAGACGAATCTGGACTACAGCCGGATCGGCTCCCCAGGAGCGATCACGAACGTGTTGGAATTCTTCGCGAATCCGACCCGAAGGGAGACGTTCCCGGGGGTGGTCGTCGCGGTCAGCGTCATCCCCCCAGGTGTCGAGCTGAGATAGTAGGTCGCCCCTGGCGTCAGGGCCGCACCAGTCCAGAGGATCTCCCCAAGGTATGCCACAGTGGCCGTCGATACCGACGGGAGGTCGATGACCACCCCAACCACCGGGGTCGCATTCGCGAAGCTGGTGTGAGCGGCTCGGACGACCGTGTTGGGTGTAGAGGAAGCTCGAACGACGTCCCCAACCGCAAGGGTCTCCCCTGCCAGCCAAGCCCCTGCACCAGAGGTGACCGCGTTCGAGCTGAGACTCGCGCTGGGGACCCACTCCGACCCGTCCCATTGAAGAACGTCCCCCGCATCGGGGACATCATTCGAGATCGGGTTCCCACCGATCTGAATGACCGTCGGGTTCGGGTACAGACCTCCCAGGTCTCCGCCAGCAGCACCTGTCGGAGGACCGGACCCCCCAGGCATCGTGATCCACTCCGCCCCGTCGTAGGTCAGGACGTCGAACGCAGCGAGGGCGGAGAGGTCGATCGGGATTCCCCCAAGACCGTAGACCTGAGGGTTCGGGTACGTGCCAGAGAGATCACCCCCCGCAATCGACCCCATGCCAGCACCAAGAGGACCGACTTCTACCCCGTCCTCCGTGATGACGTAGACGCCATCCGCCTTGGTGAAGATGATGGTCTTCCCCGTGTTCGACAGCGGAGAGACCACATCGTTCTGAAAGACAATCTTCGGCACTGTTCACTTGGGGGCGTTCGCGAACACTCGAAGGGCTCTCCACCGACAGTAATCCACCACCAGGGAAGAGGTATCTGAGACGCCTTCGTCAGTCGTCGCTTCGACGTAGGGCATGTAATTGGTGGATTCGATCTCCTCCACCAGCTCTGCCACCTCTGTCAGAGTCCCCCCATCCGGACACATGAAGAGGGTGGCCCCCTCTTCGGTCACGATCAGGCGCATCCGATAGGCGGTGGCGTTTCCCAGCGCCGGAAGCGTCACATTCTCCGCGGAGGTGATGTCCCCGCTCTGTTGAAACACGAGCTGGCATACCTGAGTGCCATTCATGTCCACAGACTTCAACATCACCGCCGTCCCGTCCGGATTTGACAGCCCAATCCCCCAGGGGAAGTTGTTGCTGGGGGAGGGGTAGAACCGAAACTCGATGTCCGGATTCTGTGCGGGATAGAACCACGTGTTCTCTCTCCACGTTCTGGCGTAGAAAGGCAACTCCGCATTTGCCATGAAGGGGAGCGTGGCGCAGAGCTGCGGGCTCATCGAGATGGCGTTCGGGTCCGGCCCGATCTCGACCGTCCCCCCATTCGCCTCTTCGAACCAAGCAGCAAACAGGTGCTCGGTGAAGTTGTCGATACCCACCACGTAGTCCACGTACTCATCCCGTACGAACCTCATCGTAGAGGTGGTCTGACCATCCACCTTCCTCAAGACGAGGGTGTCCCCGTCGAAGGAAAGCTGCCCAGCTTCCACATCCACATCAGGAAGCTCGTCCGTCTGCGCCAGACTGACGGACCCGACGTCCTTGAAGTTGTACTTCCCAGCCATGGCTCAGAAGGTTCCGATCTCGATCCATCCGCCGCCAGGCAGGGGAGGGTTGACGCTCGTCCCAAGCGTCATGAATCGACGGCCCGTGTTCTCCGCGAGATCACGGTCCCCTGTGACGTTGTTGATTCGACGGTTGAGGGGGGGCGTCGGCATGACCGGTACCCCCGACCCGTTCGCCCCGATGAAGAGATCCGAACCCTCTGCGTTCCACACCACGATCTCGAATCCAGGCGGATAGAGGGCGGAGTCAGGAAGGTAGATCCAAGATTCGGCCGCCCCGTTCACATGAAACGTGGACGGTCCCGCATCGAGGGAAACGACCGTCGGGAACGACACCGGAGTCAGGTAGACGGTCTGCGTGCGAGGGATGTACCCTGCCGGCTGAGACATCGAAAAGTCCGTCGCCTGAAGGAAAAGGGGCGTCCCAGTCCCCCCATCCCCCGAGAGAGAAAGCCTGTCCGGTGAGGCGAAACGGATCTCGGACGGGTACCCGATGGTCCACAGGGCCCCGGTCCCATCCGCCTGGATGGAAGCATAGGAGAACGCCCCGCCCCCAGGTCCCACGAGCTTCGTGAGGCTCACGCTCCCATCGGCGAGCTTCCCCTCTGTCACGTTCCCGTTCGCGATCTTCGCCGTGGTCACAGCGGAGTTCTGGATGTTGCCGGTCGCGACTGCGTCCGTTGCGAGCTTGGCGTTGTTGACCGCCCCAGCCCCGATCTTGTTGACCGTGACGGATCCGTCCGCGAGCTTCGCCTCGACGACGGCACCATCGGCCAGCCCAGGGTTCGGGTAGGTCCCAGAAAGGGACCCACCCGCCGAACCCGACGGGCTCCCACCACCACCAGCACCAAGAGGGCCTGTGACCGCCCCCGCGCTGTTCTTCAGGTAGAGGCCATCACTCTTCGTGAAGACCGCCGACTGTCCAGAGACGGGAGAGTCAGGATTCGTAGCGGAATCGGTCAGTACGATCTTGCTCATACAGTCCTCACAGAATCACAAGGTCAGCGTCGCCTTCGAGGACGATCGAAGCGCCTGCCCCAAGACTGAAGCTCCCATACGTGAGGTACTGGGAGCCGTTGGGGACTCGAACGGTTTCCGACGCGGGGAGCGTCTTGCGGATGAGTCCAGGGGCATCGATCCGACGCGCCGGAAGACTGTCCGGCTTCGCGAAGAGGCCATGGTCCACCGAGTCCGAGAAGACCTGGTTGTGGTCCGCCACATCGGCCGACTCATCCATCTCCCCCACGTAGAGGGAGCCTTGAGCCGCCGTGTCTCCGACAACCTGGAATCGGATCCCAGCGAGGATCGGACCCGCAAGGGGGAGACCCACTGCGGCATTCCCACGGTGGGTGATGTCCCCGATGGGCGTGGGGTCCGTGGCAGGAAGAACGGCTTCCCAGGAGGCGTCCGACAGCGTCCCCCCGTTGAGGGGCTTGACGACTCCTGCCGAGTCCTTCGACCACAGATCTCTGGCGGAATCCAGGAAGATCAGAACCCGACCCGTTTCAGGGGTGTTCTGATCCGCCCCGACCGGAGAGCTGGTGCTCATCCGGTCGCTGAGAATGACGACTCTCTCGCCGCTCCCGATTTCACTCATCGCTCACGCCTCGACCGAGGCGGGAGATAGCTTCCCTACCGCTTCCCGTACTTGCGAAGCTGGGCTTCCTTGTCCGCTCGAACCCGCGCCTCACCTTCACGAACCCGCTTCAGGAGCTTCGCCTTCGCGGAGTCGAGCTTCATGTTGCCGGTGAGAGTGAGGGCCCCCGTATCCTTGTCGAGCAGCCGGCTCGTCAACCCGCTCGTCCCAGGCATGAGCCTCTTGACGAGCTGGGGGTCGATGCACTTGATGCCGATGTCCCACACCATGTGGATCTCCGTCCCGGCACCAACCCCGATGGGTTGACCTCCGTACACGGTCGGCTGCTTCTCACGATAGAGAGTCAGCCCAGAGCGGGTCTGGAGTTCGAGGTCGAAGAAATAGACAGGGATCGGGTTCTCGGGGCGGTCGAACTGAAGCGTGAGGGGGATGTGGAGGGCCGCGTCCCCAATCGCAATCTTCGGAGCCTCGAAGTGGCCCCACCCATGGAGGATCACTACCAGCTCGTTCGCCTCGACCAATCGATGAAGCAGCTCCTGCTCCGTCTCCGACATCGGCACGTACACGCCAAACGGGTTCATCCCCCCGAAGACGTTGCGGTTGCTGCTCATCGAGCCCCTCGATCCATGATTCGAACGTGGCAAGCCCTCGGCCTTTTGGCGTCCGAGGTTTCCTGGCTGGCGTAGAACTCTACCATCATGCCTAGGGCAGGCAGTGCGCCGTTCGCCAAGTCACTTCGGTGCAAGAAGAACTGACGTTCCTCAGAAGTCACGAACCCGTATCCGACGTTGTAGTCGAAGCGGGTCACTTCCCCGACAAGACGGATCGGTGGATGCAGACGCACGACAGATCTCGCACGAGGGCTCTTGTCCCCGTTCGGATCCAGTCTTTCGGCTTCGACTTCCTCACCGATGATAGGGGGCGGCCCACCTCTCGGATCGAACTCCGAGAGGTGGAAGAAAGCCCGCTCCCCCTGCCCTTCCAAAAACCCGTACATTCCTTCCGGAACGTACTTGGAGACAGTGAGAATCACAGGGATCACGAAGCCTTCGTAGAAGCCTTCTTCGCCGACTTCTTCGCCGACTTCTTCGCCGACTTCTTCGCCGACTTCTTCGCGGCCTTCGGCAGGTCAGAATCGACGTCACCGAGATCCACCTCGATGTCGATCTCCGATACGGTGACGACTTCGGTGACCGTCTCGGTCACGACGGTCTTCTCGGCCTTGGGGGCCTTCTCGGCCTTGGGTTCCTTGGGGGCCTTCTCGGCCTTCTGTCCCTTGGACTTCCCCTCGGTCTTCTCGACCTTCAGCTCCTTCAGAGCTGATCGGGGGGCGGACTTCTTCACGGGCTTCGCGGGCTTCTCGACCTCGGCAGGCTTGCCTGCCCCGGGGAAGATGTGAGCGGGACCATGAGAAGCGCGGTTGGGGGAGCGACGGGTCACAGGTGAATCTCCTTCACTCTCTCACAGAGAAAGTTCCTTGAAGAGTACCGACACAAGCAGGGCGAGACCCTTGCCGATCTCCTCAATGATGAGATTCGTCCAGAGGAGGACCTGGTTCTTCGTGTCCGCTTCCTTCCTCTGCATCACTGCGAGGAGGTCGCTGGCCTCACGCATCGTGAGCCCGGTGAGATCCACCGGCTTTCCCGCCATCATCCGGCTGACGTAGTCCTCCAAGAGATGGAGGCCATCGGGGCCGTGCTTCGAGACGAGCTGGGTCCCGAGCTTGAGGAGCATCTTCTGCCACCCCTCGGTGGCCTCCCCAGCGAGCTTGTCCAGTGAGTCGGTGACCGCCGGGATCCCCTCCTTCTTCAGGAGGTCGAAGAGCACCGTGCTCCCATCCTTCAGGATGTCGGTCACGCCTCACCCCCTGCCGTCGGATCCGTAGGGACGCTCGGTGCCTCCGGTGCCGGGGCGCGATCATCCATGTCCGGAAGCTCGCATCCCTGCGGGATCTCAGGGGCCGCACCGGGGTCGCCTTCGATCAGCCCCCCGTTGTACCGCATCATCTCCATGTGCCAGGCCCAGCGAGCGGCGTACACCGCGTACCAGTCCGCGGCCGAGGCGCACGACGCATCCGTGACGCCCGCGGCGGAAGCCGTCCATGCGGACTCCGAACACGTGCAGGATGCCGAGATGAAGTCCCGAACGAACGGCGCCTGACGCTGAACCGTGAGATCCGAGAACTGGATCTCCGTCGCATAGACGTTCTTGTCTCGGATGGTGGCGCAACCCGAGAGGGTGACGACCGAAAGGGCGATCAGAAAGAAGGATCTCATCAGCATCTTCTCCGTTCAGGTTGCAGACATGCTCAGACCTCACCGACGTCGTGTACGTCGGTTCGCGTCGAAGAACGTGATGGGCTTGTTGAGCGCCCCCATGAACTGATCGGATAGAACCTGAGGGTCAGGGTCTGGATCGTCCCTCAGACACCTCGGGTTCTGTTCCACGATCGCGTTCAGGCGCTCCTGTTCAGCCGGGAGCATCGCTGGGAGAATGAGCTGGAAATCCCGTCTCGCGAACGGGTTTCCAAGGAGGAACTCGATGATCGAGTCCACCGGAAGAACCGGTCGGTTGGTCGGGTCGTCGTCAACACCCTTGAGCGTGTTGCGTCCCTGGGCGTCGAACCACCAATTCGCCATGGTTTCCCCATGGCGTTATAGGCTCGCTACGCGCGCGCCTCGATCGAGACGAATTCCTTCGCCCCCGTCCGCCATTCCTTCAGAGTACCGGACTCAGCAGGGCTGGACTGGGACCACCCAGCGACGAACAGGGTGTAGGGGTGCCCCTCGGGAAGGATCTTCTCCTGGCCCGTGTGGACCACGGAGAGCTTGTTCCCCATGTCCGGCCAGACGATCGTCCGACCACTGACCGGAAGGTCACACAGCGCGGAGATGGTCAGAAGCGTCTCCTTGTACCGACTGCTCGGAACCAGAAGCACGGACCATCCATCCTGGAAGCGGGCGGTGTTGAGAACGGAAAGAAGCTCAAGACTGTAACTGGGGGTCATTTCTTCGGGTTTCCCCCCATCCGCACCCTAGCGCCGACAGGGACTTTCACCGCATCTCCACCAGGCTTGACGGCCCACGGATCGATCTCTTCCTTCACCTGAGGTGAAGGAAGAGGACTTCCGTCGAGCATCACCCCTTCCTCAGGGAACGGGGTGTTGACCACCCTCTGCGTCGGGGCGGGGGCCTGAATTTGCGGTACAGCCGGCAGCGTATCGAGTACGTAGTGCTTGGGGGCGGAGGTGCGTTCAGCGACGGGCGCTTGGACGGGGGTGGGTTGAGGTGAGGGTTCGGGAGCGGCTTCAGCCGCAGCTTCAGGTTCAGGGTTCCCCGGAGATTCAGGGGCCTTCTTGACGCGCGTCTCAGCGAGCGACTTGATGGCCTCCTCCACATCCTGGGAGTGGCTTGTCTTACGCTCCGGGTCCACGAGATGGACCGACGGTCCCGCCCAAGGGTCACTCGGGTTCCAGACGATCGGAGCTTCGACCTGACGGAACTCCAGATCCCGCAGCCTTTCGAACCTCGGATCATCCGGGTTCGCGAAGGAAGGGAAGGTTAGCAGTCGATCGACCTGCGTGGCCATACGACCGGACCAGGTTGAGCCCGCCCACCCTGCGTTGACGCACTCCGGGTTGCGACACCGCTGACAGAACGTGCCCATGAAATCCGCGGGGGGGATTCCCTGGTCGTTACAGTCTCGGAGAAGGTTGAGACTCCTAACCGGCTTGCTGCTCATACGCCCTCTTCCGGAATTCCTCGCGTAGCTCTTCGATCCGAGCCCCCAGCTCCGTGATGCGAGCTGCGAGCGACCCATCCAGGTCCGCCTCACCCACCGCGGCCATCTGAGCGTATCGGAGGTCCACGATTGTTGAGGCCAGCCCCCACGGCAGCTCAGGCAGGAACCCCGCCTCTGCCATCTCTTGGAGGACGAGACATACCCGCAGAGTGTCGTCTGCCGTAGCAGAAACCACCCCAGCGATGGTCTTGAGGTCTCGCTCCAGAACCATCAGCCGATCCATGGGGCTCAGATCCGTCGGTTTCTCTTCCTGGTCACTCACGCTGCCACCTCAGCTTCCGAAACCACCGGAGCTTCGACTTCCGGAAGCGGGCCACCCCACACCATCATCATCGAAGAAGTGAGGTCCTCCCCAGACGGACCCACGATCTTCAACGTGGCGGGGTTCTTCACTCCTCCCTTGGCCGACACGAGGATCTTGGCGATTTCGTGGACCTCGTTGAGCCCGAAGGACTTGATCCGGTACACGAAGACGACCTTCTCTCGCTTCGGGGCGACCGGCTCAGACTTCGCCTCGGGGTTCTCCGAAGTCCCTGCGGGAGCCCCGTTTGCCGCTTCCACGAAGAGGGTCCGCAACTCCTCCGGCCACTTCTTGTAGTGGCGGATCTTGTTGAGGTTCCACGGCACCGTCCAGTCGTGCCCAATCTCGACGTCGGACGTGAGGGGCACCGGCCACTTCAGCTTCAGGATCGCGGCGTTCCGGTTCATGAGAACCGCAAAGATCTCGATGGCCTCCGCGAGGATGTCGTCGTCGATCTCGAACACCAGCTCATCGTGCATCGTGATGAGAAGGTGCACCTTCTCCAACCACCCGCGCTTCTTGCATTCCTTGTAGATCAGGCCCATCGCGAGCTTGGTGATGTCCGCGGAAGTCCCCTGGATGGGCCCGTTCGTCGCGTTCCGCTCCGCCTTGGAGCGGAACCCACCCAGCTCGCTGTCGATGTCCGGGAGTGGGTAGCGCCGTCCGAATGCCGTCAGGACGTACTTGTACTTCTTCGCGAAGGCGTGCTGATGCCCCCACCATGCCTTCAGACCTCGGTAGGCCTTGTCGAACTGGTCCTTGATGCGCCAGCCTTCGTTCTTTCCGCAGCCCGTCGCTGTATCGACCGCGTTCCCGCCGCCGCCGTAGCACAGAGCGAAGTTGGTGGCCTTTGCGTTGCCACGAAGGACCTTCCAGTCCTCCCGCTTGGGGGCCTCATCCCCGTAGATCGCCATGCCCGTGAGCGTGTGCAGGTCTCCGATCTTGTCCGATCCGCAGAGGGGGCAGAAGGGAGGAGGGGGCGCCGGGGTCACTTCCCCGTTGCCGCCCTCGAACATGTGATCGCAGCCCGAGCAGTGAAAGAACTCTCGGAGCCACTTCGGCTCGTAGGAGAGGTTCGTGACGATCCGAAGCTCAACACCCGAGAAGTCGATGGCAACCATCTTCTTCCCGGGCCGCGAGATGAGGCACTCTCGGATCCGCGCGAGGCACTCCGGTCGGTTCGGGTCGTACGTCGAAGGGGTGCCATGGAACGGGAAGCGCGTTCCCCCGTCTACCTCAGGGCGCTTCGAGGACTCGCAGTTGAACCGCCCCGTGTCGAGCTTGTGGGCGTTGAAGCTCGCCCGCAGCGTGTGGTCGGGGGCACAGTCTTCGATGAGCGGGACGAGGTACTGGGAGAGAGCCTTGCCCACCTCTCGGAAGCGCTTGATCTTCGCAGCGAACGGGAATCTGGCCCCCTGCTCTTCGAGCACGCGGTCCAGCTCATCCTTGCCCGTTGCGACCTGACCCGACTTCTCGGTCACCCCGAGTCCGGGAACCTTGCATTCGCGCAAGAGGGACCCGAGCTGCTGGGCACTGAGGATGTCGTAGACGACCGGGAACGAGACCTCCTCGGTCTGCCCCTTGTTCACGAGAGAGGGGACGCGCTTCGAGATCGTCTCGATCGCGATCTTCTTCCCGTTCGAGGCCGTCGGGTCGAGCTTCAGCTTCTCCGCCTCGCGCCTCGCGTTGTCCACACGCTCCATGTACGACGGGGAGACCTCCTCAATGTCGAACTTGTGCGAGGCATGACCCTCGACCAGACCAGTCATCAGGCGGTAGAACCCAGGTCGTACGTCGCGACCCACGATCTCCGAAGCGGACCGGTAGACCTCCTCGATGGCCTCCATCCACTCCTTCTGACCGAGCCGGATCAGGCCCCTGGCCTTCTCCTGGTTGGTCAGGATGCGTGCGCGCTCCATCCACCGCGTCGCCGCGACGCAGAGCTTCTCCAACTGGTAGACCGTCTTCTGACCGGCGTTCCCATCGTCCGGCTCCAGCACCGGCTTCGAGAGGACGGGATACAGCTTCCAGGTGCAGATGGCGTCCGACGCGGCGTACCAGATCACCGGATCCCACGAGGGATCCAGCTCCGAGAAGTCGAGGTTCCCCTTGCGCTTCTCCTCGGGGAACAGATCCTCCAGCTCGATCATCTCCATCCCGAGTTCCTGCTTGGCCATGAACTTCAGGCCGAGCCGCTTCTGTCGGGTGTCTCGGAGGTATCCGAGGATGAGAGTGTCCTCCCACTTCCCAGGCTCATCCCATTCACCGAGGGCGTCACCCCCGCAGAACTGGAGGAACTCTTGGTCGAACTTGCCCTTGTGGAAGATCGCCCGCGCAGGGGACGCGATGAGACGCGTCATCTCCCGCTTGAACACGCTCCACGGGATGTTGTGCTCGATCCCGACCTTGTGGCGGACCGGGATGTAGTACCCGGTGACCCCGTCGGGGGAAAGACAGGCCCCGACGATCTTGCAGACGGTTTCCCCGTCGAAGACTCGGTTGTCGAGGCCTGTCGTTTCCAGGTCCAGGGAGTAGAGACCGGACTCGATGCACGCGTCCACGATCTCTGGGAGCGTCTCGGTCGTGCCTCGCTTCAGATGGTGAGAACCATCCGTCATCCAGCGTTTCGGCTCGACCTTGTGGGCCTTTACCTGTTCGAGGAACTCGAAGATGCCGTCATCACTCATGGGGAACCTAGGTTACCCCTGAGACCTCCCGAGCAGGTCCCGCAGAAGCGACATGGTCTCCTCCGATTCCTTCAGCGCATTGCGGGTTTCTGAGAGTTTGAGGTAGGCCGTGCGGACGCGTTCGTCCTCACTTCCATCCGTGGCTTGCGCCAGCGAGCGCTCCAGATCACGGATCCTATCCATCAGCCGGAGGTTCTGGGAAAGGGACTCATCGAGACGCCCATCCTGAGCGTGTAGCTGCCCCTCCAGCCTGACGACCCGAGCGTCCTGCGCCCGCAAGGCCTCGACCGCCTGCTCGTAGGCGTAGTGGTCGGGGATCACGGCCGTCGTGTACCCACGCATCCTCCCCTGACGGTCCTGCATGAAGCTGAAGAACCGAACAACCCCCCCGCCCTCAAAGCGGATCTCGTTCTTGCAGTGGAGAGCGATCTTCGCTCGGATGTCTGCGAAGGACTCGTCACCCATGATGAATTGGCGAAGTACGGTCGCAGCATCCGTCGTGTGGGTGACGTAAGAAACCTTCCGCCCCTCCGCCGCCAAGTTGAGTGCATGGCGAAGACTTTGCGTGGTCCGCCCAACGCGACGGCCTTCCTCGTACCTGATCTGCTCTGCAACGATGCTCATGAATCCTCCAAGACGATCACAATCGTGCCTTCCCGCCAAAGACGGGCGATCTGAGAGGCCACGGCAACGGCTGCGCTGTCGAGACCTTCACCTTCCCAGCAGTCCGGCATCTTCGGACCCGGCCTGCACAGGGGCCCCGCGTTGATGCAGGAACGCCTCTCTCGGCACTGGGTGTACTGAACCGGAAGTCTCCTCATGAGCGCGCTGGGGGGCGGCCCTAGGATTTTCATCAGGGGCGTCGCGTGCCCCCGGAATGCCTGATCGAGGATCGAGGCAGGAACGATAGGAATGAGGTCCTCCCAGGGTGTCTCACGCAGCGGGGCGAGGACGCCCCACGGATCGCGGTCATCCCCCACGGCCCGAGCGATCTTGGGGTTGCCCCATGCCGCGTCTGGGATGGTCGTGACCACAACCCCGTTCATGCTGCGGCCTGATGCCCAACCGCCTGGACCAACCGGTCCCTCAGCTTCAGGAAGGCCTCCGACGCGCCCTCGACACCCTTCGACATCGCGAACGAGACGCGGTCGTACTGCTCCCAGAACACCAGGGTCTCGTGGAGGGAAAGAGACCTCTCCTCCGTCAACGCCTTGAGGAGCGAGGAGACGCGCCTCTGCGCGTCCAAGACCGTCGGAACCGGAGCCTCCAAGGAGGCCGAGAGTTCGTTCGTGGGGGAGTCGTTGTCATCGCTCCAAGGGAGCGTAGGAAGGTTGAACCGACGTTCGAGGAGCGCGCACGCAGCAGCGAAGTCGAGCCCCTCCTTCTCACGAACCGTCTGGATCGCATCCCGACTCGTCGCACAGGCGAAGCAGTACCAGTGACCCGACTCAGGATAGACTCGCGCGGACGGCTTAGAATCCGTTCCGTCGCCATGGAGGTCACACGAAAACTGCTGTTCTCGGTCACCCCCGCTGGCACGGACCTCGTACCCGTACGTAGCCAGCAGATCCACGATCGGGATCTCAGTACGGATTCGATCAGCACGTTCGCGCGAGCGGCTCACTACGTCGTTGCCCTTCTGGGGGTATCCCGCAACGTTCTCGGACGGGTGGGGGCCGGCTCAGGGGTCAGCTCCTGACTCTTGCTGAAGCGAGCGCGTGCGTTCCGGTTCGAACACGTGCGACTGCAATACTTCGAGTTGCTCGCGCTCGCGTTCTTGCACGGTCCCCAGGCGCACTTTCCCGTCACCGCCGCCGCGGTCTTGATCCGAGGCTGAGGGGGAGCCACACGCGGCGGGATGACCGGGTTTCGACCATCGAGCGGGGGTCTCTCCGCTCGGCAGTACCAGCACTGCTCCAGGTTCACAGGGAACCGCGTCATCGGGATGTGTCGAGCACACGTCCACTCACTGTCGGAAATCCACTTCGTACTCATCTTCACATCGCCTCGATGATCTCGTCCAGGGTCTCTTTCATCTTTTCCTTGGCAGCATCGCCATCAGGTCTCCCTTGAACCATCGGGACTTCATGGGAGGTGAGCATTCGTCTCGACGTCCACTCGACCCGAGTGAAGAAGTTCGAGAAGGGGGCTTGGTCGCGCGTCTTCAGGCACTGGAAGAGGACACGATTCTGCGAGCGGAGATCGTCGTTGACGTAGGAAGCGGTCACGATGTCCGAGGATCGCTCGCACTCGTTGGCGTACGAGAGGTGGGTCAGGTTGTAGGGCCCGGTGCTGAAGGATGCACCAGTTTTCTCGACGGCCTTCTCCGCTGCCTTGAAGCCTTCTCGGGAGATCTGGAACAGCGAGAGCACAGCCATGCCTGCGCCTCTGTTGAAGTTCATCGCGAGCCGCTTCAGATCTCGGATCACCTCGTTGAGGTTCTCGGTCGTGCTTCCCATGCGATGACGTGGGGCCATGAGGCCTGCGTGATCGCAGATCAGGAGGGCGAACGGGGACTTCGCGTAGATCAGCTCCGCGCGGCTCTTCATGTCGAGAACGGTGAACTCGCTCTTGTCTGGGTCCGCGACCTCGATATGAATCTTGCCGTACTCGCTGCTCTTGAGGTCGGGGATGACCGTATGGAGAAGGAACTGTTCTTCCGCCGGGGACATGTCCCCGTCCCTCAGCTTCTCGTAGGGGATCCCGACGTTCCTACCGTCCTTCTGGATGCCGAGCTTGATGCGGGTCTCGCGGAACTTGCCGTGCATCGAGTGGATCGAGAAGAGAATCCGGCGGACCTGGTTGTACGGCATCTCCAGCGAGAACATCAAGCCGTCGTGCTTCATGTAGACGGCCTGGTTGTACAACCAGTTGATCGCGAACGTGGACTTCATGCCACCAGTGAAAGCTGCGTGAGTCCACAGCTCGTACCGCTTCGCCCCCTTGAGCGTTTCGTCGAGCTGCTGGATGCCGGTGAACTGGCCCATGCCTGCGAGAGGGTCGTTCTTGATCCTCTCGTACTCCGCCTGGAAGTCATCACCGTCTCCCAGGGCTTCTCCTGAGAGGCGTGCGCTGCTCGTGGGGGTGACGATGTCGTGGGACTTCTCGATGACGTACCGGACCGCGTCGATGGGTCCCCGGAGCATCTTCTTGTTGCGCCGATCCTTCCCCTCCTGGATCTCGATCCCCACCTGAAGGATCTGCCCAGCCTCCCTCAGGACCTCCAGGGTGCGCTTCGTCCGCCGGTCTTCCGCCCGCTCTTCCAGGCGCTTGATGAAGTCGCCACGATAGAGCGGCTTGAGGGTGGAGATGATCTCCAGCCGGTCCACCGGCTCAGGCTTCCGCAACGACTCGAAGTGAGACCGGATCGTGCGGATGTCGGGGGAGTGGTTGTGTGTGCGGGAGAAGTCTCGGACGAACTCCCAGAGGATGAGGTCCTCAGGGACATCGAATCCGAGCCCCGAGTCATCGAGAAGGAGGAAATTCCGGAACGTGAGTTCCTTGTCGTCCGAGGGGACCGACAGGAACGTGGAACGGATCAGGAACTTCATGAATCCCCGCGGCTACCCTTGTAAGGGGTCTTCTTCTGCTTGGGTTCGCGCGTCTCTCGCTCGAAACGGCGCGCTCCGGTGTTGGCCGAGTTGTGGGCCCCTGAAAGGGTCGGGATGAAATTCGTGATCGACGTAGCCGGCGTGTCCTCCCCTGAAGCTGCCGTCTCGGATCCCTCTTCCTTCCCCGTGTACATCTCTACCTGAAGTCTGGGACCTCCCGCATCGAGCTTCACGTGAGGCCAGGGGGCCATGTACTCCTCGACGCGGATCGAGTAACAACGGTGGTCAGCCCTGATCTTCAGGTTCTCAGAACCGAACGAGTCAGCGTACCAGTCCGGGTCGTACACCCAGGTGGCCTTGTTGCGGTGAGACCGATGCCGGAGCGCCTCCTCGAAGACCTCGCACATCGCGACGTTCCGGGCCGACTTGACGCCGAGACGGATGACGAGAAGGTCCGGGGGCTCGATGAGATCGACCAGCGTCAACTTCTTGGACGATACGGCTGCGGCATCCGGGTCGAGAATCTCTCCCCCACCCAGGCTTACGCTTCCGAGCCAGGCCGTGACGAGTTCCGAATCAGACACCACCTTGACGCCTCTCGTGCGACCCATGCGGATCGCCACGAACTTGAGGTGGGACAGGAAGGCCGCCATCGACCCGGTGATGTAGAGGTCGTCGTCCTCCCGCCCGAACAGCTCCGAGGAGCTGACCTTCTTGGCCTCCGACAGGCCCGGGTGCGCTTGGTCTAGGAGGTACGAGATCTCCTGGGCGAGCGCGTACTTGCACGGTCGAGTGACCGGTGTTCCGACCACAGTCTCCCCGACCTTCGTCGTGGACCCGTCCTCATAGAAGCCGAGCCCGAAGCACACCGGGCACTCGTCCCCCTTGGGGCATGCGGACTTCTTCTTCCCGGGGGTCGTCAAGTCGTCTGTCTCCGCTTCGCATCCTCGACCAGCGTGCTGAACAGGTCGGAGATGTCGTTCTCCACCCCGACGATGGTGTTCGCATCGTCCTCCCCCTTGATACGCTTTCCGAGGACGCGTTCGACGAGATCCATCTTCTTCGTCAGAACTTTCGCGACTCGCTCGTCGATCGTATCCACCGCGTTGAGGTGAATCGCGTAGCAGCGGTCGTGCGTGCTCCCGATGCGGATCATGCGACCGAGGAGCTGAAGATACTCCCCGGCACTCCACGGCGTGTCATAGAACACGATCGCCTTCGCTGCCTGAAGGTTGATCGCTTCCGATGCTGCGGTGGTGATGCAGATGACTCGGATCTCCGACTTCGGGTCCTGGAAGGCGTCCTGGTTGGCTTTGCGCGCCTTCTCGTCCTCATCCCCCGTGATTCGCGTGGCCTTGATCCCTGCCTTCTTCAAGGCGAGGAGCATGATGTCCACCATCTTCTTGAAGCGGGAAAAGACGATGACCTTCTGGTCAGCGAGATCACCTTCCGTCAGAAGATCGAGCAGTGTGTCGAGCTTGTCCGAGTCCCCATCGCACCCGATCAGCTCAGGGTGGTTGACGATCTGCTGGCAGTAGGTCACGGCGGTGAGCTTCGTGACCTCCTTCTCTTCTGCCTGGTCCCCCTTCCCGACCGCGAGGAGCCCGGAGAGCGCTTCCGCGTACTTCTCCTGCTGGAACTTCGTGAGGGTGACCTTGACGTGCTTCGTGGAGAGAGGGGGAAGCTCCGAGGCGACCTCGAACTTCGCTCTCCCGAGGAAGTAGGGGTCGATCTTCTCTCTGAACGCGTCGATGTCGCGCTGCCGGTACCCGACGATCATGGGGATCTGGCGGTTCGACTTCGGCAACTTCACCATCCTGGTGATGCAGTATTCGTTCAGGAAGCTGTTGTGGTTCCCAAAGAGCCCAGGGACGAGGGCGTTGTAGATCCCCCACCCCTCGACCAGCTCGTTCTTGATCATGGTCGCCGTGAGGGCCCAGTGACGCTCCGCCCGCATCGAAAGGTGCCGAATGACCTGGTGGCACTGCGTCTTCTGGTTCTTGTAGGCCGTCGCCTCATCCGTGATGAGGATGAACCCACCCCACTCCTGGATCTCCGTGAGATCCTGGACAGCGGACCGATACCCCATGACCATGACGGCCGGGCCCTCGGTCGCCATGAACTTCTCCCTGATCTTCGTCCGCTGAGCTGGGTTTCCCCGGCAAACCAGGGGTCGAGGGATGGTGGTGAACCGCTCGAACTCCGAGGCCCACTGCTCGACCGCCGACTTCGTCGTGAGAATCACAACCTTGAGGTCGGGCTTCCGCTCCCAAAGAAAGCAGAGGGCGGCGATCGACTGAAGCGTCTTTCCAAGGCCTGTGTCGTCCCCCAGCAGGAACCGCTTCATGGCCAGGAGGTGCATGACCCCCTGAACCTGGTAGTAGCGGAGCTTGACCTCGCGCTCGCTCCCGTCGAGCGCGATGAACTTCAGCTTCAGAAGCGGGGTGGGTCGCGTCTGGAGGTCCGTGCGCGTCCGGATGTCTTTGAGTTTGGCGTGTAGGGCCGCGAGATCATTCTGAGACATGACGGTAAGCGTTACCGTCACTAGGGGGGTCAGGGACCCAGGGAATCAGCCGTACAGGTACAGAAACAGGTTCTGAGCCGTCCGGGGGGACTCGAAGAACAAGAAGTCGTACTGCGCAACCGAGCGGAAGTACACCCCCTCCATGATGTCTTCGGGCGGAATGGGGTACCCGTACAGGAGATCCGGGTCCAACTTCGCTGAGTTCGACCGAAACGCGGCCGAAAGGACACGGCGGATCTGAGGGTCCTGCTGGGACCACCGGATCGCGGACTCCTTGACCGAAGCCGACACCTCAGCGTGCGTGGCCTTCGCCTGGTCGAACAGCTCGGGGTTCACCGAGAGCCATCCCCCCAGCTCCGCGATCGAGGCGAGGACCCCAAGGAGGAACCTCGATTTCCCACGGACCTTCAGGTACGTACCGCGCCCGCTCGCCGCCTGGTTCAGGTCGTGGAGGATGACGTGGTACGTCGTCGGGTAGCGCCGCTGCGTTTCCTTGTACCAATCCTGGACGAAACGCGTAAGACCGTTGACGATCTGCGTGTCCGCCGATCGGATTGCAGAGCCCTCCCCCGAGACGGTATTCTTCTGTTGCCAGAAGGCAGTGTCTAGCCCCGCAACATCAGGCTCGGGGAGCGGTGCGTGTCGATAAGGCATCGTCGCTCTATTCCTGCGATAAGGGGGTTAGGGTAGCGCGCCGTAGGCGAGTGGAGATCCCCACGTGGCAAACGACCAGATCCAGGCCCCCGACTTCCTCGACATGACCTCCTTCTACCTGGCTGTTGCCGCGGTAGACCGGGTCCTATCCGATCTGGACTCAGATCCCGCGCTCCACTCGGGGGTCGATGCAGCTCGACTTCGAGCACACAGGGGGGACGCGACGATCATTCTGCGTCGGATTTCCCCGTCTGTGGATGCAGGGATCGACTCGATCTGCCGCGAGGCCGCCGAGAAGGCGAAGCTCCGCATCAAGACACGGCTCGACCAGGCGCTCCGAGGCAGCGGCGTCATGGCGTACGCGAACCGGACGCAGTTCCTGGAGTTCTTCCTCCCGCGACTGAAGTCGCACCAGAACGTTCTTCGTGACGTCTTCGGTGATGACTCCTCGCAGGCGATCCGTGTCGTCCAGGCTTCCGAGGTCGAGAGCCCCATCCCCCGCCTGTTCAAGCTGGCTGGGATCCGGATGGCCTCGGGTGGGAAGCTCACGGTCCTCAAGAAGTGGATCCAGGAGTCCACCGAGATCTGCGGCAACCCGGTCTCCGAGGTCGAAGAGGTCGCGGTGGACGTTGCTGCCACCGACGCGATCCTCGACCGCGTCATGAAGAACAACCGGAAGCTCGACGTTCTCGACCCGACCGACCCCGTGGCGGCTGCGGTCTCCGAAGAGAACGCGGACCTGATGAACAAGGTGACCCGCGTCGCCGAGAAGTCGAAGGACCCGGCCTCGGTGAAGGCCCACGCCGCATCGAAGCTCGCGAAGGGTGGCGATGGGGTCAAGGGTGGGTACGCGACCACCATCGGCGCGACGCTGAAGATGACCCCCGAGCAGGAAGACGCCATGATGGCGCGCGGCAAGGTCGTCATGGCCGCTGGGGCCGGGTCCGGAAAGACCCGCGTCCTCGCCGGCAAGGTCGTCCACCACATCTCCGACCTCGGCCTGAACATCTCGAACGTGATGGCGGTGTCGTTCACCCGGAAGTCCTCCGCCGAACTTCGGGAGCGCATCCTGAAGTACGCCGCGGACGTGGGTGTGAATCTCCCGGATCCGGGAAGCGCCTACGAGTCGTTCCGAGGGATCGGGACGACCCACTCGATCGGGCGGGACATCCTCAAGCGCAGCGGCCGTGGCTACCGCGTCTCGGCGAACAAGAACGACAAGGACGCCCAGCCGATCACCGGCAGCGAGCAGTCGAACCTGATCAAGGTCGCAATCCTCCAGGTCAAGATGCGCGCCCAGGGCGGGGTCGCACCTGAGATCCCCAACGATGCGATGACGTTCTTCCCGAACCCGCCCCCGCGCGCCAACAAGATCGACGAGCCCGACCGCGCTCCGTTCGAGCCGGGCGCCGAGAACCCGGCGATGGCGGACAAGTCCCCGATCGCCAACCCCGTCGAGGAGAAGTCGCCTCTCGCCTACTACTTCCAGGACGAGGCCCGCTTCAAGAGCATCATCCAGGCCGCGATGGACACCCTTCGGGACATCGTCACCTCGATGCCCGAAGTGAAGACGATCACAACCGGATCTGGCTGGCACGTCGCCGAACTATTCGGCCCTGGGATCCAGCGCTTCGGCAACGAGATCGCCCGCATCCGCATCCCCGGATCCAGCTCGGCCTTCTCGTTCAAGCCGGCGGAACCCCGCTACCGCAGCCCCGATCGGTACACGGCGTTCGCGAAGAACCGTGCGTTCGACAAGGCGGCTGTCACCTCGTTCGTCCGTGAAGCCCTCGGAATCGACAGAGCCGAGAACGGCCTGAAGGCCCTGGAGGTCTTCGCTGCCAGCAGCGATCCGAACTCGCTCTCGGAGAACGAGAAGCAGATCTTCCAGAGCATCATCACGCAGCCGGCCGTCGCCTTCGGCCTCACTGCCCGTGGAGTGCTCGTGAAGCCGGGCGTCTCAGAGGAAGAGGCAGAGCCCATGCCCCGCTTCGCGGCTGACGACGACACGTCAGGGGCGGTCTCCGAGAAGGGGATCGAGTCGGCTTCGCAGAGGAAGCTCCGCTACCTCGACCACGACAAGTCGCCCTTCTACTACTGGATGCACAATCCTGCGAGCCAGTGGTTCAACATCGGGGCGACCGAGGCGGACTTCAAGACGACCGACGCAAAGGGCGAAGAGAAGGACATCCCTGTCGGGGAGTTCCTTCGGTTCGTCGGACTGCGCAAGAACAGCCTCGTCGCTCCCGGTGCGGCCTTCAAGGAAGGCAGCGTCACCGACAGTGGGGTCGGCGAGGACGAGGAGGGCACGCTCGACCAGGAGACGCTCGACGCGGCTCGCTCGAAGCGCGTGTTCTCCGCCGTCTATGGGGCGTACGAGTGGCTGAAGGGGAACGTCCCCCAGCTCAAGGGACGCCTCGACTACGACGACCAGCTCGTCATCCCCTCGCGGGAGCTGATCGAGAACCCGCAACTTCTCACGAAGTACCAGAAGCAGTTCAAGTGCGTCCTCGTGGATGAGGCTCAGGACCTGAACAAGGCTCAGCACCTTCTCTTCGGAATGCTCGCTGGGTACATCGACCCGGCCACCCAGAAGCCGAGGGCAGACGGGAAGATGAGCGCGGACACGTTCGCCCTCATCGGTGACGACAAGCAGGCGATCTACGAGTTCCGCGCCGCTGACCCGGGCGAGTTCATCGACAAGAGCGACCTCGTCCCGAACGGCGCAGGGTTCGCGACCAAGCTCCTCGACACGAACTTCCGATCGGGTTCCGCGATCGTCGAGGCTGCCAACAAGCTCATCGCCTACAACTCGAAGCAGATCCCGATGGTCTGCAAGACGGACCCTGCGAAGGGCGAGGGGACCATCCGACGCGCTTCCGTGAAGACCCCCGAGGATGGCGCCGCGTTCATGGCAGACTCGATCCTCGCCGACTTCGAGGAAGCGAAGCAGAACGGCACCGAGAAGGGCTTCTACTCGCGGTACGGGCTCGCTGTCCGAACCAACCGAGAGGTCTACGGGTACGCGATGGCCATGATCGAGCGTGGCATCCCGTTCAAGTCAAAGAAGAACTTCCTGGCGGGCCCCGCGATCGGACCGATCATCGGTCTGTTCTCGATCATGCGGACCGACGACGTGCAGGCCCGGAACGAGGGTGTCCTCGCTGGCCTGAAGGCACCTGACTACGGCATCAACGCTCGGACCATCCGCGGGAAGATGGAGGAGCTGCGGGTTCGCGACTTCTACAAGTTCCTTGTCGAGGAAGGTGGGGCGAGCCAGGTCTACTCGTACCGCAAGATGGCGGACAAGCTTCAGGACTACGCGGACTACCTGGAGGAGATCGTCAAGGTTGGGACTTCCGGTTCCGCCACGGATGTCATCGACCTCATCCTGAACTCGAAGGGCCCGGACGGGGACACCTTCGTGGACTCGCTCTCTGCCTCCCTCCTCGACGATGCCGAGGCGATGGAAGAGATCCAGATGAAGGCCACCGAAGAGAACGACGACGGCAAGGTCACCCCGGAGATGCTGGCGAACTACGCCCTCGCCCCCATCGAGCCCCTGCGCCGCGCAGCGGAACGCTTCCCGACCGCCATCGCCTTCGTGGACTTCATCAGCAGCCTCGTCGAGTCGAACAAGAAGAACTCGAACGACGGGGACACCAAGGCCGACGCGGTCCAGATCGACACGGTCCACGGATGGAAGGGTCTGGAGACCGCCAACCTCTTCGTCCCGATGTGGCAGGGTGGCTTCCCCCACCGCCGGTCGTCCGGTGATCCGAAGCTCATGGAGTCGGAGCGTCGCCTCGCGTATGTCGCCCTGACCCGTGGACAACAGAGCGTCACGATCCTGGAGCCCCGTATGGATGGCATCGGAAAGGACATTTCCGCAAGCCAGTTCATGTACGAGGCGTGTGTCCCCCTCTCTGGGACCACGGAAACCGACGCTGAGAAGAGCGCGAGCGCGAGTGCACTCGGGTTCGAGGACTACCTCAAGTCTGCTCACCCTCTCGACTTCGTGATGCCGTACTCGGACGATGAGTACCTGCCGGAGGAGATGCCTCCCGCAGAGATGGTCCCGGTCCTTCCCACCCTCGCCCCGGAAGAGCCGGACGATCTGGAGAGCGCCTGGGGTACCTACGCGGACAGCGGGGAGATCTGAGATGGAAACGAACATGACTCGTCGAACTGCCGCCGCCACCTTCGTCCAGATCTCCCGCGAGGAGCTGGAGGAATGGATCAACGACATCGGGTACCGAGGCCACTGGGAACGTGACCCGAAGTACGCTGGCGTCTACCTGCTCAAGCTCTCCCCGTCGGTGGCGGTGAAGCTCTCCTCGACCATCGGATCGAGAGATGACGCGATGGGGGTCGGAAAGGCCTCGATGCAGCTCGCCCTCGTCTCTACCGTAACCGGGCGCGTGCTGAACAAGAAGGCCCAGGGCCAGTCGCACTTCAAGCGCACCGTTGGGTGGAAGAAGACCTGGGCTGCTGGCGTCGAGACCATCAAGAAGGCGTACCTTGGCGCCTCCGACTTCTACGATGTCATCGCGGTCATTGCGGACCGGGACGCCTACAAGACGGACATGATCAAGCGCATCGAGACAGTCCCCGGATGGGATCACGATGCTGAGATGGTCGGTCTGTACCGCAAGATCGAGCGCGGGGGCGTGCTGATGCCCCGAGAGGTCGAGGCCATCGCGGAGGCGAAGAACCGTCGGCCTGCCAGAGGCCCCGATCCCCAGCGCATCGAGCAGCGTCAGGAGCCGGCTCGTACGGGCCCCGGACGCCAGACCCCCGAAGAAGACCCCAACGACACGCGCCAGAATCCTGACGAGGTCCGCGAGCTTCGCCTCGACGCTCTTCGGAAGCTCTGGGTTTCAGCCCGTCGTGCAAACGACGCGTGGACGATGCAGTTCGCAGAGGATGTAGCGAAGAAGTTCGTGTCCGTGAACCGGCGGCTCTCAGGGCCTCAGCTTCGCGTCATCGGGGAGAAGATGAAGAGCTACGCCATCCCGGACCTCAACGGGAAGCCTGCTCACGAGCTGTTCTAGTCGTCTCCGGGCTGCTCCTGCCCGGATGCCTCTCCCTCCTCCACGAACATCTTCGCATCCTGCAAAGTCCGGAAGGAAGCCTCCCAGTGCTTCTTCCCGGGCTCAACGCGGAGCAATGCCCAGACTTCTTCCGGGTCGGTCGAGTGACCCTGCTCGCATCTCCACCGACCACACCCTGAAACGTAGTCGGTCCAAACCCTTCCATGGTCTTCCTGGAAGTCCTGACGCCATGTCGGCATGCGTTCTACGTTACACCGCTGCCCTTCAAACAGCCCCCAGACAAAAAAAATGTGAGGTGGGCCTTTTGTTTCACCCTTCTGCGTCTAGCTAATGGGAACCGGTTCTCTCCAGGGGGGAGGGAGCTTGGAGAAGGATAGCAAAGATGGAAGACACGAAGGTTCAGGCAGGTCGTCCGGGTCCCAAGAAGAAGAACGTCCAGGGTGCCGTCGCTGCTGAAGTGACCCAGGCCCCCGAGAGACAGAAGTCGGGCCGAAAGCCGAACCCGAACAAGGTCGAGCTGATCGCCATCACGGTCAGCCTTCCCAAGTCGATCGTCGAACAACTCAAGACGCATTCCGTCGAGCAGTACCGAACCCCGAGCAACCAGGTCGCGTTCTACGTCACCGAGGGGATGCGGAAGGACGGACTCTTCAAGGAAGAGTCGTCCTCCGACGACAACTGAAACGACTTCGCCCCCCCACCCAGAGAGTGAGGAGGCGAAGACGGGACGAGACTGAGCTGACGGTCAGAGAGCCGGGTCGGACGGGGGGACGGACGACTCGGTCTTGACTGCACCCGGGAGCACCCTCTTCAGGAGCAGCTCCCACATGCCCGTTGCCGTGGCTCCTGCAAGGAACCCGGAGCCAAGCGCCTCATGCCACTCCATGCCGGTCGAGAGCTGGGCTCCGATGGCCGAGAGTAGGCCGAGGCCCACCGCCACCCAGGGGACCCACTTCTCCCCGACCTTCTCCTTGAGACCGTATCGGTTCGCGGCGTAGACCACGAAGGTGATCAGCACCGCAGCGACGATCGGCCAGTGCTGCTGCTCGATCGCAGTGAGAAGGGTTTCAAGCATCATGGGATCCATGGGGGGTCACTCCTTGTCCTGACTACCGGGTCAGGAAACCGTCACTCTTTGAAGGGGGCGGGCTGAAGATCCGGGGACGGGGTCGTGCGAGTACGACCTCTATCCATCGGGCGGCCTTCAAGGAGATACCGATCGGCTGCCGCGTACCCTTCTCCGTACCCAGTCGGGGAGATCTGGCCGGAGAGGGTCACACCACCCTGCTGGGTGTCACCATCGCCGTAGACCGCGTACGTGAGGATCACGAGCTGAAGCTCATCACCCTCCGACCGAGTCCGGTGGGGAGCTGCGCCGGAGAAGGCCTCTTCGTGGAAGTTCCTCACGAGGAGGGCCTTGCACGCGAGTGCTGCTCCCTTGAGCACCGGGCGCAGGCTGGACGGGAGGGCATCGCTCACCCAGTCCACCGGACCACCAGGAGCCGTTCCCGAGAGGACGAACGAAGCTCCACCGCCACGGAACAGGCGGAACTTCTTCGACCCGCCGGGGGTGGTGGTCGTGTAGGGGGCATAGAGAAGGACGCCCCCGTCCGACATCGAGATGAGGGAGCCCGGGTCGTTGACGAACCGGGTGTACTCGACACCCCCACTCGTCAGCGGGAGATCCGAGTAGATCGGACGGACACCGCCGAAGAACGTCCTCATCGCCGACGCGTTGTCCCCGAGCGGGTTCTCGCTCAGGAAGTCCGAGTCGCTGACGAGAATGCCGAGCGGAAGGCGTTCCGTCATGCCACCCAGGGAGATCGCCGAGTCGCCGGAACCCCCGTTGACCGGGATGTCCGATCCCCCAGCCAGCATCGCCGACGTCACGGTCCCGCCGACCGGATGGTTGTTCGACGAGGGGTACAGGCCGAGACCGTATCCGTCGAGGAGCTGAACCGCCTGGTTGACCGGAACGAACGCGGTCGGGGCGGTCGTGTAGCGAACGGTGACGCGCGTCCCGTTCCCTGCCACTCCCACGTCCTTCGCGACGATCACGACTCTGTCCGCGAGCGCAAGCGCGGTCACGAACCGGCCCATCGTGGCGTTGCTGTTGATCACCTCCGCCAGGTTGGCCGCGAGGTCGAGGGTGTTCGCCCCGACGAAGTCCACGCCACCCACGAGGGCTGCGGGGGCCGTGATACCCGGAGGCGCAACGGCCACCGAGACCGTTGCGGTCGTCCCGTTGATCAGGTTGGCGTTCGAGAGCTGGATCGAGAGAGAAGCCCTGGAGCTGTTCCGGCTCTGACCCTCGGTGAACGCACGAGGGAGCACTCTCCACGGGAGATCCGACGAACTGGACGGGATCCTTCCGAGAGATCCTGCCGTCGCATCATCGATGTACCCGGCGTCGATCGACGTGCCGGCATACATCCGGCCCCCGATCTTCCCCGTCCCCACCGTCGTGTAGAAGTCCATCGTCGCGACGACCTGGAGCGCCCGAGCGTTCGGACGTTCGACGGTCATCGTCCCGGTCGTGGCATCGAACTGCTCGATCGACGTCGCGAGCTGGAACGCATCCCCCTGAGCAACCTGCCCGTAGCGGGACTCGTAGTCCGTGATCTGGATCGTCGATCCATCCCGCGTCATGTAGGGGTCGCCCTGGTAGACGGTGCGGGCGTAGGCCTGGTAGAGGGCATCCCCTCGGGGGGCGGCGCAGGGAAGGACCGTCGAGACGTCGGTCAGCTCCGGGTTGGAACCGTCCGAGATGTCCGCTCCCGTTCCCGTGTTGCGACGTGCGAGCACGAAGTTGTTCTTGTTGATGAACCCTTCGCTAAACCCGAACACGACGCACTCGACGACGTAGTCGAAGTCGGTGAACGTGTCTCCGTCGAGGTACCCCGGGATCCCCGAGATGTCGATCGCCGACTCCGGCACGAGGTACGTGTGGGCGTCGTCGGTCTCCGTGACGTCGTTGCCGCCGTTCTGGCGAACGAACAACGTCTGCTGGGTCGCGCCCGTCCGGAGAAGGTTCTTCGGCGGATCTCCGATCGGCGTCAGCCGGTCACCCTGGAAGGCCCCGATGTACGTCGGGCTGAGGTGAGCCAGGAAGTCCTGGAGTTCGTACACCCCATAGAGTCGGGCCACGCCGTGGTAGGGCGGAAGCTCGATGCCATTCAGGCCAACACCCAGGTCGGACGAGACGACATCGGTGTAGAACTGCTTCCGCGCTCCGTACGCCGGGTGAGGCGCCCCACCGACCGTCCCACGGTGGCAGTACGTGATCCCAGCACCCGTTGCGAACAGCATCGGGTTGACGAGGTTGGCTGCGGGAGAGCCTCCGTTGTCCTCCCCGCCGATGATGTAGAAGACCTCCTGGGTCGGATCGGTCTGATCCGCGAACAGGTGGTTGATCCCCGGCATGAACGGGTCGGTCGTCCCCGTGCGCACGTGGTAGGGGATGTCCTGGCGCCCGAATCTGGGCATGTACTCCGGAGGAACCGGATAGCCCATCTTGAGACCTGACGTGAAGATGGCCGCGCCATCCTTCGTCGCGGCATCCGCATACGTCAGCGGCCCGAGGAGCGAGGGCGAGGCCTCGGTCGTCAGAGCCTTGAACGTCATGTTCTTCAGGATGAAGGGCCTGAAGATGACGGACTTCGAGCCCGGATCGAAGAACAGCTCGTGCTCTCGATCCTGCTCGGACCGACCGACTACCGTCCCGCCGTAGGCCGGAGCGAACGGGGCGAACTGGCCCAGAGACCCGAGCCGGTTCCAGAGCTGGATGTGGGTCCCATCGAACTCACGCTCCCCCGACGGGTAGGGGGCGAGCGTCGAGAACTCAGCATCGAGCGACGAGGGGACGTTGCGCAGGAATGTGGACCCGGAAGCACGCGCGGAGAAGCGCATGACCTGCTCGGGGACACGGGTGCTTGCGCCGCGGTTCGGGTGCCACAGCAAGGTGGACGTGATGACCGCCTTGGAGTTGACCGGAACGAGCTTCCCGGCGTCTTCCCGAACGGCGAGGTCTCCCGTGTTCGCGGAGTTCCAGGGGTTCGCCGTGCCGCCCTCGATGTTCGCGAGGTCGGTGAAGACGAGTGCCACACCGGCCGGTCCGGTCACACGGCCCTGATCGTCCTCCGCGTTGATGAACTGCGAGCGGAACTCGACGAACACCGACTGGCCGACGTTGCTGGTGAAGGCCGCGAAGTCGGCCGAGAGGGGCTCGACCACGATGCCGTCGGTCGTGTCTGCGACACGATCCGTGTAGGCCCCACCCACCGCTGCCGACGTACCGGCGCCCACCACTCGGAAGGCCCCGTTGTTGTCCTTCGACAGCGCGTTGCCGTAGGCGACGATGTACACGAGCGAGGATGCACCGGACAGGTCTCGGCCGCCGTCGGTGAGCATGTCCCGCAGCGTCCGCTCACCGCGAAGAAGCGGGAGTGCGAACGTGTTCCAGTTCGCCCCCGGAATCCGAACCTGATGCCGGGTGTCCGGTCCCGTCGGGTTGATGAAGTTGGCGCTGGTGCTCGGGACACCCGAGAAGACCAGCGACGGGTTCAGGACCCCACCCAGCACGACGAACGGGCGCTCGAAGTTCGCGTCGCGCAGCGGGAACATCGGTCCCGGGTGCTCTTCCTCGTCTTCCCCGATCGCAGCAGGGGAGGTGATCCGGGCCGCGAGGAATGCGTTGTCGAGCGGGGAGACCGGAGTCGGAAGCGGGAAGGTCGGCGCGTAGGTCGGGCCACCCTCGAAGCGCACCTTCCAGGGGCGCTGCTCGCCGAGAGACTCACCGGAGTCCGAGAGCCACATCTCCGAGGGCGATACGAAGCGGACCGCCCTCGGGTTCGGGGACTGCGGGAACCCTGCGTGCGCACCGTCAGCACCCGTGGTGCCCCCGATGTGCATCAGGATGACCGAGCCGTTCGTCCAGCCGTTGCCGCTCGGGTTGTTCAGGAACCCTGAGGGCTGGAAGTCTGCCCCCACGCTCCAGTTCGCTGCGACGGATGAAGAGAACGTGGTGTCCGCGAACCCGTTGGTCGTCGGGGCGTTCGGGTCCACCATCACCGTGACGTCCGGCTGAAGCGCGGCGCTGTCGGACCAGACCGTCCGAATGCCATCCGGACCATCGATCTGATCGGTGTGGTTCGGGGCCGGGCTGCTGCTCACACCCCAGAGGTACGAGACCTCCGTGGTGACCACGCCGAACGAGTCACCGCCAGTGCCAGCCTTCTTGAAGGTGGTCTTGAGCGACCCCTGGGCGAGCGAGGCGACCGCGTGCTGAAGCATGCGGGAGTAGTCCCACTCACCGAAGCTCACTGCGCGTCGGAGGTCCGCGATGTCATCACGCACGATCTCGTCCGCGAAGATCTCGTCGGGACGGGAGTTGTAGAGCGAGACCGAGGTCCCTGCCGGATGGTACTTCGCCATCGTCCCGGCGCGCCCGCGACCCGTAGAGGGGACGGTGATCGTTCCCGATCCGGTTCCCGTGTAGGCGATGATCTCGCGATCGATGCCGGACCCGAGGACCAGGAACCGGGTCGTCACGCCACCGGGGAAGAGAGCCGGATCGGCGAGCCCGGAATCATCGAGGTCGGTGATGCTGATCGAACCGAACTGGGTCCCGGTGATCGCCGTCGTGAGAACGGCCTCCGTGAGTTCTCGGGCACCATCCCGCGGATCCGGGAGCGCATGGGAGGAAGGAGTCCGATCCGACGCGCCGTTCTGGTTCGGGTTGCCGGAGTTCGTCACCGCGACGAAGGGACTCGTGTTCCGACGGAAGATCGCGCAGATCGGCACCGCGTAGACGTATCCGTCGATCGTCCCGAGACCGTTCTCCGAATCCCCATCACCTGCACGCCAGAGACTCGGGTCGCCGAGAGTCTCCCGCATGTTGTCGAACGTGAAGGAGGTCGGAGTCGAAGCGGCGCCCTGCCCACGGACCTGCGGGTCGTCGAGACCGTCCGGGTAGTTCGAGAGATCGACCGAGACACCCAGCGAGTCCCCCGATCCGACGACGCGGATCCGGTACTGGAGCTGGACACGCTTGGTGGTCCGGAACCCCATGGACGGATCTTCGATGTCGTCCGTGATGTTGACCCCACCGAACTCGACGTTGCCGTACTTCCAGATCGTGGAAGCAGTCGGCTTGTTGGTCGTCGAGGGGTTCGGAGAGATCAGCGTCCGCCAGACCTCCAGGAAGATGAGATCCGTGCGGGAGTCAGTCGAGGGGGGCGGATACAGAGCGATCCGGTTCCGCACCGAGTCAGCGATGCGTGTCCCAGCAACGGGAAAGACCCACCCGTTCACGGATGCGATGAGGACCGGCTCCTGCTCGGGGGAACCGTCCACCACAGCCGGCACGCCGATCGCGAACTGGTTCGACCAGAGAGGGTTGACCTCGTAGTCCTCCCGCGCCCGGGTCGGATCCAGGAAGAACCCGGAATGGACCTGAGAGCGGACCACACTCGACAGGTTCTCCCAGTCGATCTGGCTCATCAAGTTCAGTTCGCTGTCGAGCGGGGGGGCATCGGGATGCCACACCACACCCATGAACTGACGGGAGAGCGCAGAGAGCGTTCGAGTGACTCCGGGACCCCAGTTCTCAGCCATTGTTGTCGTTCTTCTTCTGGATCTGTCGGTCGTACCGACGGATGTAGGGGGAACCGTGTTCCCCACCGTTCAAGTATAGAAGCGTTCTTCTCTATACCGTCGCCATTCCATGCAGACCTGGTACGTTCTGATCACATCGCCGGTTGTCCTCATCGCGGCACTCGTCATCGGCAGCCTCGGTGAGATTGGAAAGCGCGTCGTCAACGCTCGGAGGCTAGAGGCCGAGGTCGTGGCTTGGCGGGATCGCCCGGTCGGCTACCGCGACTCGGCGAAGCCCCCTGAGCCTGAGCCGTACAAGCCGGACCTGTGGAAGCGTCTGTACTACGTCACGCTTCCGGCCCACCCCATCCTCGTGGGGATGCTGCTCGGACTCGTCCCGTGGCTACCCGCCGCCGATGAACTCGTGAAGCCCGGGTACGAGTTCGCGGCCCACCTCGCCACCTACACCTTCGCCGGCATCCTCGCGAAGATCGGGTACGACACGATCATCTCGACCACCAAGCGCATGTTGCGGAAGAAGCTCGGGGACGACTCCCGGGACAGCACCCCCCCGGACGAAGCTACCTGATCGTGTCCGTGACGGCTTGGAGCCTGAAGAAGTCACACATCGCTTGGTAGAGGCCGTTCGGATCGTTGTTGACCTTCTGCCCATCGACGTAGAAGGCGTTGTCCTCGATCCGAACCCGTTCTCCTCCGGCCCCATTCAGGAGCACGATGGCCTTCGGGCTGAATCTCGCCACCTCAATGGACTCCGCGCAGATCGAGACCGCCAACGTTGAGGTGGTAGGATCCCCCTCAAGATCATTCTTCATGGGCAAACACTACCAATGGTCTGTCGTGATTCGCCCTATCGCCCGAAGGACGTAGAGTAGCCGCCGATGCGAATCTACGCCGACATCAACCGTTTGCCGAACACTGGTCCCGAGAGCAGCTCGGTCATCATCCAGGTGGCCCCCACACCGGAGGTCGGGGCCTCTGTGGCGTCGAACGGGAAGTTCTATGTGGACGTCCCTGATGGGGTCACGCCTCCGTCGATCTCATCCACGTCCCGACTCCTCGGGCCGAACAACGTCCTGGACTCCATCTTCGAGGGGCTCCTCGCTCGGTTCCCCCGCTACAACTACATCCACTACAACGGGCTGCTCACTTCCGCCGATGTGGATCTCCTCGACCTGACGGCAGCCTTCCCGGCCAGCTCGACCCCCTTGATCGCCTGGGCCACACGCGCGCAGGTCGGACGTGGGGGTGGGGTGGATGAAGGGCTCGCAGCGAACTCTGTCGCAGTGCTCCCTCAGAACAGCCTCGTCAGCCCCGTACGGCCCGGCGTGCTCATCACGGACACGATCGACATCTCCGCCGACGTCCCGGCCGGGGTGGACAACTTCCTCGTCTACTGGAAGATCCACGAGTACAGCGTCACACATGACGTGATGGCGTACGATGGCCCCAACGCCAACCAGAACGCCCCCGCGATCAAGAACCTTGTCGAGGTCGATCAGGAGCCCTCGGACTTCGAGGTGTACCTCTCCGCTTCTGATGGGGCGGGGTACTCCCAGGTCCGCCGTCTCGTCCCGTGTGGAACCTGTGACCCCGGGACGAACATCCGCCTCGCATTCGTGAACAAGTCCGCGGGAACCAAGCGGTACTTGGCGAACTACGCGATCCTGTACTGACCCCCCGCCTAGGGACCGTACGATTCTCCCCCGGAAACAGGTAAAACGGGGTGGGTCGCTCGTTACCTAGGTGAAGAGAGGTCATCATGATCCGCAACACGCTAGTTTCCTGTCTGTTCGTTCTCGGTGGGTGCGCGTTCGATCTCGGGACGCTCCAGGCAAATCCCGTCGCCGACGGTGGGATGGAGATGCCCCTCGACGATGGTGGTCTCCCTGCCACCGACGATGCCCAGGTCCCCATGGAAGATGGCGGCATGGTCGAGGACTCGGACGCGGGCACCGATGCTGGCACCGATGCGGGCATGATGGTCGAGGACCCGGATGGCGGCACGATGCCGTGCACGGGTCGTTGCCTCGATCCCGTCTCGCTGGCGACCGGACGAGTCCACACCTGCGCGCTCTACGCTTCGGGTGAGGTCGCGTGCTGGGGTGGGAACGGCTCCGGGCAGTTCGGTGATGGGACTCGGGTGGGTGGTGAGACCCCCCGCCTCATCTCCGGCATCACCGACGCGGTGGAGATCGAAGCCCTCCATGATGGCACCTGCGCCCGGCATACGGACGGCACGGTCTCCTGCTGGGGCCAGCTTCAGGATGGCGCTGGTTGGGCCCTGACCCCGACCCTGGTGGCTGGCATCGTCGGCGCAGATGAGATCGCGGCAGGTGCCTACCACGTGTGCGCCATCATCTCTGGAAGTGTGTCCTGTTGGTACTACCAGATGGGCCTAGAGCGGACGGTCCCGGTGACGATCGCAGGCATCACCAACGCGGTGGAAATCGGAGCGGGCTCGGGATTCACCTGTGTGCGCCGAGCAACCGGACAGGTCTCCTGCTGGGGTGAGAACAACTCCTTCGGGCAGCTCGGTGATGGGACCATGCTGGCACGCCCGACCACCCCCGGCCCCGTGTCCTCCATCTCCAGTGCGACCCATCTCTCGGTCGGAGACGACCATTCGTGTGTGCTTCAGGCCGGCGAAGTGTACTGCTGGGGTCGCAACCGCCAGGGGCAGATTGGATCTGGGTCCGCTGCTATCTCCGCCCTCACCCCGCAGCGGGTCCCCGACGCAGACGCGGTCCTCATCGCGGCAGGGCGTGAGAGCACCTGCGTGATCCAGACCTCGGGCCAGGTTCTCTGCTGGGGTGACAACACCTACGGTCAGATGGGTGATGGGAACACGACCGAAGGTCGGCGCCTCAACCCCTCGACCCCGGTCACCGGAATCGTGGATGCGGACGCCATCCAGTCCAGCCAGCATGTCTGCACCATCCGCTCGACCGGACAGATCGTGTGCTGGGGTCTGAACAACGCTGGTCAGCTCGGGAACGGGACGACTGTGGACAGCGCAGTCCCGGTCATCGTCTCCCCCCCGACCTGATCAGAAGTTGCCAAGCCTGACGGCATCGTACGTCCAGAAGAGGTCCACCCAGTGGACCGCGTTCCCAATCGCGGACTGGAAGTAGATGTGGTAGTTGTTGTTGGTGTTCACGGTGACGGGAAGTCCAGCAGAGAACATCTGCGTCCCAAAACCCGCCGTTGCTGCGGACCCCAAGATCAACGTCGAAGGGGTCCCAGACGTGCCGTTGACCGTCAACATCCCAACCGTCATCCCAGCCCCCGGGTTGTTGAGCTGAGCGAAAACCGTGGTGATAGTCGCACCTCTCGGGATACTGATGGACGCGTAGAGGGAGGTTCCTGCCGCAGTATCCTTCTCCCACCCAGGACCACCAACACCACCTACCGGGTTGTACTTGTACGTCCAGTCGGCGGAGTCTTCGGCCTTCATCTGGGAGGAATCGATACGCGTGATGAATGTGGTCGGGGTGTTGAACGAGTAGTCCTCCCCTGTCACCCGCCCAGCCTCAGTGACACCGAACACCTCGACGCCCCCCGGATCGTCCACCCGGATCGCGTTCCCAGTGCCGCTCTGACGGATGTAGAGACCGAGCCCGTTCCCATCGGTCAGGACATATAGGCCGGGCCCATTTCCGTCGTTCGTGACACGAACGCCCGCAGAGGCAGAGGCAACGTCAGTGATCTCTACGCGGACGCCAGCCGCGGTGGAAGTGGTGCCGCTCACCCCCGCGTAGAACCCGACGCCCTCCTCCACCAAGGCAACAACACCGCTCCCGGTCGAGGCGCAGTTCAACGAGACAGCATTACCACCCCCGGTCTGGTCCACCGAGATTCCGGTGCCAGTGCCCGTGTGATTGACGAGCACTCCGATTGCGTCGGAGGCGTTGTCGGAGACCTCGATTTCGACCCCTCTGGCAGAAGATGAAACCCCAGACACATCCGTGTAGAAACCGACACCATCCTCCACCGAGGTAAGGATGGCCGCCCCAGTCGAGTTCGCGCCCACGGCAAGGACAGCGGTCGTATCAGCCGTGTTGGTGAACGAGATCGATCCCTCGCCCGCCGTTACCGCGATCGTGTTCCCTGCCACGTACGCGCTTTGAAGCGTGGCAGCCACAGCCGCGGCGGGGGCCTCGATGATGACCGACCCATCCGCTGAGAACTCAATCCCGAAGTTCTTGAACGCCAGCGTGTTGACTCGCTTCGAAGACCCACGAACCGCGTCGGAGGACGCATTCTGAGGATCGAACGAACGCAACGATCGCTGGAAGAAGATCCTGCCACCCGCCGCGGGGTTGACCACCACAGCTCCGGTCGGTCCGGTGATCCCGTTGAGGCGGACGTTGGGGCCAGAGAGGTCCGTGTACTGATAGAAGTACGGGCCGTTCTTCGTGGTGAGGGCACCAGCTACCACGTTCCCGACGAAGAAGAATCCGCTCGGGGGGATCGCCAAGAGATCGGTGAAAGAGGTGATGATAGCCGTCGTAACCCCCGGCTCGATCGTCGTGTTGACGGTCGGAGACGTGATGATTCGACGCCCATACACATCCGCGAAGTCGTTGTCCCCGAGGCCATTCGTGACCGAATCAGGGTTCGAGGCCATGACGCGGACGCCTGCCCCGGTCTGCCCCTCCTCCATCGAGAAGGGGACACACGCTGCGAAGAGAACGACCTCCCCACGCGGGTTGTTCGAGGCGAAGAACGGACCCAGGCCCGGAGCGACCTCACACGCAGGATCCCCTGCCTCCGGGGTGTGGGAGAGGTACGCGACCCCGCTCGCGTAGTCCGTCTCGATCCACTGACGTTCGTTGACCGCCGGGTCGAGCTTGACCTCGTTCGAATCGATCGGGTGATCGAAGTCCGGGACGGCGACCCCAGCTTCCACCTTCGCCGGGAAGTAGACAGCCCGGAAGCCCAGGTCGAGCAGGTTGCCGGGATCCGCACCCGGACGCGTGTCGAAGATTGCCCGGTCCGGCTTCGAGGAGGGGACAGGCTTGTTCGTGTCCCGGAAACCGACCGATGCCCCAACGGTCTTAGGGTCGATCAGATTCGTCAACCGGGCAGCAGCCAGCTTCCCGATGTCGAGAGACCCACTGAAGAGCGAGGAGATCGCGTCGTAGACCTCCACCCGGATGCTGATGGCCCCCGCGACCGCCGAGGGTCCGTTGCCGAAGAAGACGGCCCCTGTGTCGGGGTTCGCTTCCGGCACACGCTGAAGAAGCACGACGTCCGGAGGACCAGCCGTGACGCTCAAGATCTGGAAGTAGCCGAGGGCGTTTGCTGCCGAACCATCGGTGAAGTTGGTCGTGGCCGAGTCGGTGATCTGTGAGATGCGCACAATGCGCCCCTCGACGACCTCAGCAGACGGGGTCGGGAACTCGATCTCCCAGGTGTCGGCATCGAAACCGGTGGCACCAGAGGCGATCTCTGCCGTCAGTTGGACGATCGGCTTGGGGATCGGGAGGGCAACCGAAGTTCCGTAGGTCGCTCCCGGGGGGATCGTTCCCGAGACGTCGAAACCACCGTTCTTCCAGGTGCCCAGACCGAGCGTACCCTGGTCGAACGGGGGCATGTACTCGGAGGTTGCCGACGTCTCGGGGGGCACGAAGACGAAGACTCGGTTTCGCTGCGTCTGCCCAGACACAGGCACCTGGAACGGAACCAGGCGCGTGACCTTCGGTCGAATGACCGTGATCGCCCGACACCCATTGCCCGACCCGTAGTAGTCCCCGATCAACTTCTCAGACCGGAGGAAGAACTTCTGGCCCGCGAAGTCCGTGACGCGGAAGATCTCGTACGGTGCCCTCGCCTTGTAGGTCGCCGTGATGGGCGTCCGCCCACCCGCGAGTGAGCCCGTGAAGTCCTCACCCGTGAACGAGAACAACACGTAAAGGCCGCCGAACGGGTCGTAGTTGGTCGGTACGTCACCCGCCAGCCCGTAGGCCTCCTCAACCGTCGGGACGGCCCCAAGACGCGGGAACGGACCCGCCTCCAAGACGATCTCGTTGTCCGCCGGAATCACGTTCCACTGCCAGTCGCAGTACGGGGACTTCAGCGTCGGTCCGACGACCTCCCACGAGATCGGATGACCCAGAAGGGAGGGCCCCTTCGCCCCGAAGCGGTTCGTGTTCGCCGCATACGGGATGAAGTCCACATCCGGAACTCCAGGCAGCCCCAACCCCATCTCGAACCGGTTGCGGTTCGGGGTCGCGGCACCGGTCTGAACCCCGAGGCTCGTCGTAACAGTGAGCGGAAACCCACCCGAGGCCACCCAAGACCCAAGGCCACCGGGGACAATGGGTCCCGCCAGCGCCTGGCTCGACTGGACCATGTCCCGTCGGGTAAGAGGCTCGTTCCAGGGCTGAACCGAGGCCGACGTGCTGATCGTCTGCTCGAACGCCTTCTTCAGCTTGTCGAGGGTGTCGGTCATGCTTTTCTTCGACGAATCTCGGGTGGGGAAGTACGACCCTGGTGATTGATAGTTCTGATACCGGGTCGGGAATTGACAGTGACGGGTACCCTACACCTCGTCCGAAGCGTAAAGGCGACAGGTAGATGCTCAACCAGGTCACCGAGATCCTCCAGAACTCCCCGGATCTGATCGAGGAATACGTCTTGGGATGGATTCCGGCACGGGACATCCCCTTCATTTCCGTGGCCACGACGCTCAACCGAGAAGGCATCTCGAACAACATTCAGATCGGCCTGACCGTCTCCGTCCTGTCCGAGCACATCCCCGCAGGACGTCCCTGGAAGAAGGGGAGCACCCAGTTTGGGCAGCGAAGAACGATCCCGGGGACTAGGTTCGGGCCGCAGATGAATCTCAGCCAGACCGATGAGGACCACCAGGAGACCATCTTGAGTGCTTTCACGGCGCTGGCTCGGTCCCTCGCTCCACACCTCTTCGAGCTGGACCCGAGAATCGGCCTCCCGATCGACTCCCCGTGGTTCCCGGTGACCCCGTTGTTCGACCCGGCGGTGTTCCACCACCCCCCATTTGGTAATGGGTGGAGCGTCTGGTACCTCTCACATCAGGAAGCCTCCCTCTCCAACACCCCCCAGAGGATCCCGGATGGGATCAATCACTGCGTCTTCTGCGGACTTTCCGTCCTCAAAGATGCCGACCCTGGGAGGGTCGTTTGGGGTGGCGGGAACATCGGGTGGGTCCACCACTCGTGCACCCCCTGGATCCAGCGCACCGCAAAAAGAGGGTAACCCCTCGTAACAACAAGATTTTCCCGGATAGGGCGATAACAGCCCTGTACGGGCCGGACCGCGTCCCCTGAGGGACCAAAACCACGAGGAGAACGAACAGAACGAACGGACTGAGGGGCCCGAGACGATGAGAGGTCCCCCGACCGATACACACCCTGAAGGAGAGTTTCGATGCGTAAGTGTGGAATTGTACTCATGTTTTTCGTCCTCACCATGATGGTGACGGCCGGAGAATCGACTGCCCAAGATGTCGGGAACGGGGAACTCCCCGACCGCACCCGAGTTCAGGAAGCCCTCTCGGAAGGGATCCTGGACCTGGCAATGGGCACAGAGCGGAGACTGCGATGGGAAGTGTGCGGCGATCGGCTGCACGCTGGCACGACGGCCAACGCCCATGCAGCCGAGCTGGCTGGCATCTTCGTCAGCGCAGCCTACGACACGCCTCAAGGACAGCCTGACGTGTCTCTGGATCCATGGATCCTCGCCTCCATCGCGTTCCAGGAGAGCAGCTTCAACCGATGTGCTGTGGGTCGGCAGGAAGTTCGTCGTGTCGTCCGTGCACGTGAAGCGGCTGGGGGAGACCCGATCTCCGTTCGAGACATGATGCGCCAGGTCCGAAGTTCGGAGTGGCGTCGGCAGCACGACATCCGCGCGATGGACTTCGGCCTCGTCCAGGTTCGTTTTCCGGGGGTCTACTCTCGTGGGGTCCGTTCCCCGCAAGAGCTGTTCGAGGCGGAGAGGGCCGTGGGGATCCTCGCGACCAACCTGCGACGGTCCCTCGCCGCATGTAGGGCACATCCATGGACCGTGTCGGAGGATGCGACCGGTGTCCGTGTCCGACCTGGGCTGAGCTGTGAGCAGACGTACTGGTCGTCCCACGGCGAGAGGAGGCGGTTCCGGCTGTCGAACTGGCGCTCGGTCATGCGCCACTACGAGCGCCTCGCCCCGAGACGTGCAGAAGTCGAGGAAACCCTGTTCGGAGGTTGATTCGCTCGGTTCGTTACTGAGTCAGGGTCGGTAACTTACCGACCGGAATGGCCCGCCGACCTGAATCCTCTAACGGAAAGTCGGCGGGTCATCCTCAGCGGTTCCAGAAGATCCACGGCCACCGCACGCTGACCGCAGACGGTCGGCTCGAATCCCCGACCTACACCTCATGGCGGGCGATGATGCAGCGGTGCTACTCGAAGAAGCACCCCTCGTACGAGCACTACGGCGGAGCAGGGGTCATCGTCACAGACCGATGGCACACGTTCGCGAATTTCCTTGAGGACATGGGGGCCCGTCCTCAGGGCACGACGCTCGGCAGGATCACCCCCTTCAGCCACTACGAGCCGGGGGAATGCGCTTGGCAGACGTCCCACCAGCAGAGCCTCTCGATCCGCCGCATCACCTTCAAGCACCACAAGGTGACTGTCGATGGGCGGACGAAAACAAAGACTGGCTGGGCGAAATGGATCGGGATCTCGTACAAGCAGCTCCTCAAGCGGATCTCCCAGGGCTGGGGGGACGACGCCTATCGGATCCGCCGAGGGGGGAAGAGAGGGTCCGCCCCTCCCCCCAAGAAGGGTAAGAAGAAGAGATGACCGACCCGTTCGCCTGCATGGCCCTGGCGTCCTCCATCGCACGTGCCCTTGAAGAACTCGATCTTCAGGGCCCGCGAGAGAAGCCGGCGACCGCCACGGCAACCGCCCTAACGAAGGGCGACCCTGGGGTCCTCGGTATGAAGGTCATCGAACACCTAGATCGAATGGGATACGCAATCGTCCCCAATCGGCGGAACCAATGAAGTTCCATCTACACAAGAAGAACACCCTCGTTGTCGTTCTGACCAGAGAGGTCATGGTGAAGACGAAGGGGTACCGCCTCGACAGCATCAAGGCCGATGTGGAGGACGAACTCGAAATGCGCGGAGTCAAGGTAGACTCCGAAGACGAGTTCTGGTCCGAGGAAGGCTTGTACGCCGTCCTGGTCTTGCGCCGGATCTTCGGCTAGACCCGACCAGCCAGCTCGTTGAGTCGGCGAAGACCACGCTCGGTCTCGCCCTCGAACTGGTTTTCGAGCTGCTCGACCGGGGCTGTGAGGGATGAGGCCATCCCCGCGATGCCCTGCACCGTGTCGAACAGCGAGCGACGCCCATCCGAAGACAGCGCCGACCCCCGCAGAGCTTCCTGCGAGAGGGACCAGGAGTCCGCTGCGAGGGCCATCTGTTGTGCCGCCCACTGAGATGCCTTGTCGGGTGCATCGACCGACACGAACGTCGTGGCGCTCGCCCCAGCCATGTAGGCCCCCAGCAGGAGGTCGGCCTCGGCCCCACGGCACTCGCAGGTCTCATCCTGCTCGTACGGGTGGATCTCCGAGAGCCGGAACGCCGAGTTCGAGACGGGGAGCTTCGTGACCGCGTCCCGGTCGCTCATGACGTAGTTGGCGAGCCCGGCTGCGATCATCGCTGTGGAAGAGGCGGCCTCGTCAGTCGAGCCCTCGGTGTACTCGCGGATCGCGATGTCTGCACCGGGGCTTTGCCGGAACGTTGCGTCCGAAGCGATCTCCGCAAGCACAGCACGGGTGCGGTCCCCGAGACGCCCTTCCCGTCGAAGTGCATCCGCGAAGCGGTATGCCAGCTCCGGATCCACATACTCGAACGGATCCACCGCCATCAACCGCTCGTAGTTCCCCCCTGCCTCGATGCTGAGCCCACGCCCGTACTGGTACGTGCCGTAGTGCTCGTACCCGATTGCGTCCGACACCGGGAACACCGGGGAGAACATGTTGAGGGGTTCCTCGACCACACCCGTCCGACGCTCGAACGAGAAGGGAAGCCCGGAGACTCGCGCCTCGCCGAAGAGCTTCGTCAGGTCCTGACGCCAGCGCATGAGCGCAGAGTTGAGATCCCTGGCGGCCTGGCCAGAGAGCACGAAGTTGGTCCCCCCACCACGCGTTGCCGTCTGGCTTCGAGCTGCCCCGGTGCCGGAGGCCAGAGCGGCGCTGAAGCGGCTTGCCCAGCGGGTCTGAGAGCTTCCGTTGTAGCCTTCCGCGAGCGCAGCGACGTCGAGCGGATTCCCGTTCGCGATCTCTCGAAGACGAGGGCGTGCCTCTCGGAAGTACGTGACGAGAAGGTCATCGCTGACCCCCTGAGGGTTCTCATCGAATCGCCGAAGGGCAGCAGCAGGATCAGACTCAAGGCGGAGGAGAGTGGCGCCCAACACCTGGTAGGACCCGAAGCTGGTGGACTCGACCGCTGCCTGAGGGTTGATCGCGAACGCCTGCTCGAAGGTCGTCCTGTTCGTCCCCTCGATCGTCTGCCCCGTCCGTTCCCGGAAGAGTCTCGTCTCGAACCGAACCACGTTCGGGTTGCTCGTGGACTCGATCGCCCGGATGGCCCGCATGACGTTCGCCGGGATCCCTGCGCGACGCGCCAAGGAAGCATCACTCTCGCTCGCCTGCGTCGCGGCCCCACCCGTCGCGGACGGGCTCGAACCTTCACGAGTGAGGGGGTTCTCCGAGAGGATCTCCAGGGCCCTCATGATCCCGGCTCGGTTCGCGATCGAAACCTGCTGGACCAGAGCCTGCGCCTTGAGGGTCAGGATCGTCTCCGCCCTGGATACCGTGTTCGCCCCACCCACAGGAGCATCCGTGACGACCGCGCCATCCGCTCTTGCGACGTTGTTCGGCGTCCCGCCTGAGATGTCATCGCTGTCGATGTTGCTGCCATCGGAGCCCACGAGCCCCGTGACGTTGGAGAGAGCCGCAGCGACTAGCGCGCCTCCCGTCTGCCCGGCATTCGAGAGACCAGACTCCCCCACGCGGCTTGCGAGAACCCGCCCGAGCTGACGTCCCACATCATTTCCGGGGGCCTGGCAGGCCTCGAAGGCACGACGGATCTCCGAGACATCCCCCGTGCGGGCGACGAAGTACATCGTCCGACCGAAGCGACGGGATGAACGCTGCTCGAAGGAAAGCGCGTAGATCTGATCCGTCGGAGTGGGCGTCGGCTCCTGGGACGCGAACGTCCGCACATTCAGCCCGTTGACCGGGATGACGTTCTGGAGCTGTACGAAGTCTCGAAGCTCATCCTCCCCGAGAGACTCTGCGTCTTCCCCCGTCAGAGCCACGATGCCCACCGTTCGGAGGTCGGACCCAGCACTCGGGTCGTCTTCCGAACCTTCCGGGATCTCGCCCTCTTCCGACGTTGCGTCCGCGGAGGTCAGAGGAGCATAGCCCTGCTGTACAGGATCGGGATGAGCCGAGGAGTAGTACCTGTAGTAGCCCGGAACGTTGATCCCAAGGGATGCCTTCCGGTCTCCGAGGATGTCGAGGATGGTCGCCGAGTCGTTGAGCGCCCCCGTCGCATCCACCGACATGTCCCGACTGGCAGTTCCAGGGTTCGGCTGACGGACACGGCTCAGGAGGAAGTTCACGAGCGTGACCGACTCCACGTCTGCCACCCCCTGGACCAGTCCGGCATTCGCGGTCTGAACAGCTCCGATCGAAGCTTCCCCAGCAAGGAACTCGTTGAGGGTGCTCGCCTCGCGTCGGAGATCTGCGATCTCGACCGTGAGACCTTCCTGTGCGGAGGGCGCCGTCCCACTCCTGGAGAGCTGAGCCTCACGGCTCCGGATATCTCGCTGGACTCGGGCGATCCGACCTCGGACCCGTCCTCGAACCTGGACAAGACTGATCAGTCCTTCTCGAAGCTGATCTGCCGTGACCTGCCGCCCTCGGAAGTCATCCGCCTGGATGAACCAGGGGCCGAGCACGGGATCCTGACCGGACGCGGATGATCCCGTGACGGGAGCAGCCGTCTGAGCCTGTTCTCGCCCTGCGATCTCGGTGGCGGACGTGATCCGACCCTCCGCATCGACCGTGATGTCCCCATCGAACGTGTCCAGGTCTGATTCAGGGCTCCCCAGACCCAGGACACCCTCCTGAATCAGGAGCTGCGAGAAGTTCGTGGCGAGCTGTTCCTGTCGAGCCTCTGCCGTCTCGATCCCACCTCGACCACGCCCCGTGACGCCGGCCTCTTCGGCGTCCAGCCCGAAGACGAAGAACAGGGGGTTGATCCGCGTCGGGTCCAACGCCATCACGACGTTCGGGAACCCGAGGATGCGAGGAACCCCGCTGTTGTCCAGGTACTGGAGCGCGCGAGGGGCGAGGTTGAGGCGATCGAGCTTGATCGAGTTGATGCTCTCGCCATCCCGTTCACCCGGAGGGATGAACTTCCGACGGCGCGCCACGAGATTCAACGTGGTCGTGCACGACCCGCCGAACGTGAACGAATGGCTGATCGACTGAACGTAGTAGAAACAGTCGATGTGCGGGATGTAGACCGGGAACCCCTGACGAAGCTCCGGACGGAGGGGGATCGTCACCGAAGCCGAGTTCATCCCCTGATTCAGCTTGTCGAGCTGAGCCACCGCCGCGTAGTAGGCGGACCTGGCGTTCGAGTAGTAGTTCGACTGAAGAGACCCCTCGCGCCACCCGAACTGGGCGACGAGACGGTAGTCCACGTACGTCGAGCGGACACCCCACTCGGCCTGATCCACTGCGCCACGCAGGTTCTGGAACGGACCTCCGCTGACCGTCGCGTAGGTCGCCTCCGGCTCGCTCTCCGTGAAGGAGATCGACATGATGTCCTCGGGCTCGATCCGGTAGACCCGAGAGGATGACGTGTCGAGGTTGTAGAGAGGCGGCTTGAAGACGAGATCCCCGTCCATGTCCTGGTAGAACTCGTAGCCGCAGATGTTCGCGACCTGCGTCGCGATGTCGAGCTTCGATTCGTACGTGGACTCGAACAGGTTGACCTGCCCGAACTGGGAGATGTCGTTGACGAAGGCCTGCATCTGAGGGACGACCACGCCGTAGTCGCCCCGACCCCCACCCGAGCTGGCAAGGAATCGAGCGTCGAGCCCGCGCAGGATGCGACCATCACCGTCACGATCGATGAGGCCAAGCTCCGCGGCGCTGTTGGCGAGGGGGTCGGACGCCGTCGAAGCTCTCTGAGAAACGAGAGAAAGAACTCGGGCATCCCCACCACCAAGACGGGCGAGATACGCCTGCTGGCTCGCACTGAAGAGCTGCCCCGAGGCGCCGTGCATCCGGAGCCCATACATCCGCTGCATGAAGCGGCGCTCCCAGTACCGGAGCATCGACGCGTACAGGGAATCCCCGGTCGCCGACGAGACCGTGCGGTAGTTGGTGCGGCTCTGGAGGGCGAACCCAACGCCTGCCGCGGCGCCAGCCGTGTCCCGGTAGAGGCTGTAGATGATTGAGAACGGGCTCATGCCCGTGAAGACGTGGCCACGGAGGTTGGTGCGAACCCCGGAGTTCGTGGGTCGCGCGCCGAAGGCTGCGCCGTTCGACGCGATCTGCATGTACTGCCAGAAGTGCAGCATGCCCGCGCAGGTCAGGGACGCGGAGTAGTAACCCCCCGAATACTCATGGGAAACCTGGGTCACCACCCCATGGAATCCGGGGTAGTACGGGTACTGAGGGACGTCTCCGAGCTTGATCCCGGCGACCTCTTCGGACGGGTCCGCCATCCCCGCCATCGGGAAGTACCCGCGGAAGTAGATGTGGACCTCCAGCCCGTTCCGAAGGAGCGTGTTCCCATCTCGGAACAACGAGTCCCCGTAGCTCTTCGGGATCGAGAGCGTCACGCTCGCCGACGCCGCACCGGGATCGATCCCCGCATCAACAGAGAGCGACGTGACGAACTGCTGGATGTCGATGTTGTGTCGGCACAGCCGGCATCCTGAGAGGGACGTGTCCCCGTTCAGGTAGACGAGGGCGTCGGGCGTGTACTGGACGATCTTCCGCTTGTTCGGAGACCATGTGCCGGCATAGGGGCGGTCGAGGAGTCCCATGAATCACCTGCGTCGGGTCGTGACCACGACGCCCGTCTGTTCTGTGTCTTCCACCACCACGGCCTCCCCCGCCCAAGGCTGCGGGGGATCGGAACTGCCCTGAGTCCCAACCGTCGGGGCCGTGAGGAGCTGCGTCCCGCCGGAGCCCAGGAAGGTCCGAGACAACCGCGACCCCTGCGAAGCGGTCACCGCAGCAGACGGATTGTATGCGTTGTTCGGGGAGTTCAGTGGGGTCAACGAGACTTTCGATTCGGCGACATCGAACATCTTCACGGCCGTGAACTCGATCTCGAACTTCATCCCGCCACCCTGGAGCGTCTCTTCCTCCGAGTAGGAGAATGAGTCCATGTGTCCGACGTAGACGTTGTTGTCGTACTCGATGGCTGTGTTCCCGACCATGAGGTTGGCTCTCGAAGCACGACCTGTTGCGTTCCCATTCAGGTCCTGGATCTGCCCGCTGCTCTGATAGACCGCGAGCACTGCCATGAGCTGCTGGAACGAAGCCGAGTCTCTCTTCGACGCGTACTGAACACCTGAAGCGACCCGCTGAGTCGGGGACGTCTTCCCCGCGATAAACGCGCCGATGGTGCAAGAGAACGATACCTTCGCCAGCTCCTCTCCCCAGACCTGGTAGATGTACCCGTACCGGCTCCGCTCCTGGAACTGAGCGATCTTCTGGTGGCGAACCGAGAAGCTCGTGGGGTTGATCAGGAGCACGAGTGGGGGGACCTCGATGAGCCTCTTGAGCTGGAGGATGATCGAGAGAGCCGTTGCGTCATTTGTGACGGCCGGAACGACTCTGGCCCCGGCAGTCTGAGCGATGGACTGGTTCCGAGCCGAGTTCGAGATCGCCTGGTCGATGTCCCTGACACTCGCTGCGGTCAACCCAGGGATCGTCTCCCCCCGATTGACGAGCTGTCGGTAGGTATCTGCGGAGGGGCTCGACTGGTCGAGAGATCGGATGGCCCCCGCGAAGTCCCGGCGACCCCGGGTCTCCTGAGAGGACGGGGGGCTTGCCTGAAGGATGTTCAGGCTGTCGCCGAGAATCGTCGGCGGAAGCGTACGCATGACGAACGGCGAGTAGCCCCGGAGATTCCCCTTCGACCCATCGATCGGGATCGTCTCCTGGATCTCGTACTCACGCTCGAACGCGGGTCCTGTCGGAAGCCCCTGGAAGTAGCGGGCGGGCTGGGTCGGATTCGGCACGGATCACCCCCCCGTCGGAGAGATGGGAGTGTTGATCGTGCGGAGGAGATGCTTCTCCCTCTCGACCTGAAACGTGGCGGTGATGGAGAACTGGTACGGCTGCTCTGCCGTCTCCTCCACCCCGAAATCAGTGAAGTACCCCCACCACATCCCGCCGTCGAACATCATCAGGATCTGACCCTGGAGGGCCACGTTCCCGTTCGTGTCGTAGATCGACCCGTTGTTCTTGTACATCGCGAGGAAGTCGAGGTACTTGTCGTACGCGATCGTGTCTCGCCGGGTCCCACCCACCGTCTGCGCCTGCATCGTCGTCGGGAGGACGTCGGGGTTCGAGGGAGTCGGACCGGTGATGTTCGACAACCCGGAGAACAACCGAACGAAGCCTCCCGTCGCGCCCGTGAGGCTGATCTCCGAAGGGGCCTGGCCCCAGTGCTGCTCTACGAAACCCCCCATCGTCTGGAGGCGTTCCACGACCTTGGTGTAGGAGATCTGCATCGTACTCGGGTTGACGTGAAGCACGAGCTTCAGATCACCGAGGAGCGAGGTTCGCTTGTCCGGGGCGATGATGTCGAATACGACAGGACGCTTCCCGAGACCCAGGAGCCCATCCTGAGCGGAGTTGAACGCCGAACGGACCACGGAGCGACGATCAGGCACGTGAGGACACTCTTCCCGGTCCGATTCCGGACGTCTGAAGGACGCGCTTCACCACCGAGAAGATTCGGCCTTCATCCCCATGGATGCTGATGTTGACGACGTTACCGCCACCGCCTGTCGCTCGATCGATCGGACCCCCGCGCTTGGCCCCGAAGAACTCGTCGCCCGAGTCGATGGGAGTGATCGATCCTCGGATCCCATCCCCACGGTAGATGAAGTCCTCGACGCCCTCTTCCTCGACGATAGACCGGTGCCGGTCCAACCCATGCCGGCCAGCACCCCGCGCGCCCGGCATGATCCCGAGCGAGGACATCATCCCCGAGAGCGGAGATCCATCCTCGAACCCGCCCTGACTTTGAAGTCCAGCGTGTAGCTTCGAGCTGAGCTTGCCTTCCGAGAAGTACGTGTCGATCGCCTCGGTCACCTCGGTCTGGTCCAACCCAGCCGCGTACCCCAGCGACATGAGCTGCTGCTTCATCTGAGCCGCGACGATCGCGTCCGGCAGATCGCTTCTCGCGAGTGCGTTCCCGAGCTTGGTCTCTCTCGTAAGAACCTTCGTGAGGTGGTCTCGGGTGTCCTTCCCCTCGACCTCAAGCGTCTTCCGCGTCTCTACCGACTCCTCGCGCGTGGTCTCAGCGACCGTGTCGCCGGAGGCAACCATCGCATCCGTGACCTCTGCCGTGGTCTCTGCGGCGGCCTTCGAGGTGGCCGTGGGCGTTGCCCCAGAGCCCCCCGTGATTGCATGGGAAGAAGCAACGGATGCCCCGGCCCTCGACCGCACCTGCTTGAGAAGTTCTTCGGGGGAGAGCGTGTAGGACTCCGACCGCATCGTCGGACCAGCCCCAGCGGAGTCCAGACCGGATCGCGCGGCGGCCATCCCCCCGATTCTCCGGCCCTCGACCCGAACCTGCTTCGTCCCAGTCAGGCTGCTGAAGTCACCAGACGACTGCTTCCGAAGTTCCAGCGTGCCCGCCGAGACGACTGCCTGAGCCTCTGCCTGGACGCGCCGTGCTTCTTCCAGAGCGGTCTTCTGCTCATCCGTGAGCGAACCCCGCCTCTCCGCGACCTCCAAGGAGGACACGGTCTTGCTCGCCGAGGATGCTCTCCCCTGCTGGGTCTCGATCTCGTTTCGGAGAGCAGCCCGCGCGCTGATCGACGCCTGACGAGCATCGCTGGAACCACCGAGCCCGAGGGTCTTCTGGATCCACATCAACATCGGCTGCCCGATGTCTTCGTAGAGACCCCGGAGGTAGAACAGGATCTTGTTCTCCAGGATGTCGGCGATCGTGACGGTCGCGTCGAAGGACTCGTAGGCGAGTCCGAGATTCTCATCCATCACGTCGGCGACCTTGACCTGGTCCCGCTCAGCGAGAGAGGTCAGCAGGTCCATCGACGAGGTGACTTCCTGCCCGTTCTCCGCGATGATCTTCCCGTCCTCGATCTTCGCCCCGAAGCGCTCAAGAAGCTCCGACTCTCGATCCGACGCATCGACTCCGCTGTCGCGGATCGAGGTGAGGATCCCGAAGCTCCCCTCCGCCTGAGCGGCCATCGCCTGGTACTGCTCGAACTGGGCCCCGCTCATGCCCGTGATCTGCTCGGCGGCCATGCGCTGCACGCCGGTGAGTTCGTGGATGGGCCTCCCGAGCACAGCCATCGCGCTCTGGAGCTTCATCGCGATCGTAGCCCCAGGGTCGAGCGCAGAGAGCGCATCGCTCATGTCGGCCATCGACCCAGAGGTCCCGCGTGTGACGGTCACGAGCTGGCTGAGGGCTCGCCCCTGAGACTGGATCGTCTTGTCGCTCGAAGAGGTGATCGCTGCGATGAGCTTGGCCTGATCGGTCCGAGTCATCGAGGCCAGCTCGGACACAAGGGTCTTCGAGTCCGAGAGCGCCCCCCCAGAGAGGTTGACCCCCGAGTCCTTCATCGCACTCAGAAGAGCGCCCTTGTCGAGGTCGTCTCGCGTCAGGAAGTTCGCCGCCTGGGTCTGCGCGCTCCTCGCGATCGTCTCCTTCGTTCGACCGGTTCCGGTGGTCATCATCATCCGATAGCGATCGGACGTGCCCATGTCCTTGAAGGACCCTGCCGCCCCACCGAGGGCCTCCGCCGCCCCCTTCTCGCCGAGCACCTTGCTCATGCGGACGAGCAGCTCGGCCGTCTGGTCGAGGCGCGTGTTGAGAGAGGCCTGACCCGAGGTCGCCTGAACGATCAGCGAGTAGAACCGGCGCGTCGAGAAACCAGCCTCCTGCGCCTGCTTGGAGACCATCGCGAACTGCCCCGTGACGTCCTCCAAGGAGAACGCGAGGGTATCCATGTACTCCGTCAGAGTCCCGGTGAATTCGTTGACGCCCACCCCGAGGGCCTTCGCCGTCGATGCGGTTGCCCGCAGGGTGCTCTGGAGACGCTGCTGTGCCTTGGTCGCGTCCTCGACCCCTCCCGTCAGGCGCCTGAACGTCACGCCACCCGCGTCGAACGCGTCGAAGACACCGAGGGCTTCCTGCTCTGTGAGCCCGAGGCTCGCCGTCAGATCCTGCGTCGAGTGCCTGAGCACTCGGAGGTTCTCATCGAGCGTCTTCATCCCGAGGTTCATCACCCCGCGCGTTCCGAAGGTGTTGACGGCCCCCTTGTTGAACTCCTTGATCCCCTTGTCCATCTCGAACATGAGGGAGGCGAACATCCCGAGAGCAACAGTCAACGGCCCCAGGACCATCAAGAGCCCGGACGCCCCCTTGGCCAAGGAAGCGAAGGCACCGCCACCTGCCCCAACACCACCAAGGATCTCGCTCAGACCCCCGGCACCCTTCCCGAGTGCCCCAGCTCCACCAGAGACCATGGACCCGAGGTCGAGGCTGCCGGTGAGCTTCCCCTGAAGTCCAGAGAGGCTGCCCTGGAGGCTCTCTGCGAAGTCGTCCGCCCCCTTCGTCGCGTCTCGGCGGAACCGCTTCATGAAGTCCGCGGCGCGCTGAGAGCCGCGGGTCATCTTCTCAGTCGCGCGGTCCATGCTCCGCGCAGCTCGCGCCTGGTCGGCGACGAGGGAGTCCATCTCAGCGTGAGCCTTCTTCAACGACTCGACGAGGGCATCCTCCCCGATCGACTCGTCGTGGAGCTTCTCCAGAAGTCGGAGCTTCTCGCGGTAGACGTCCCGCTCTGCTTCCTTCCGCTCCTTCGTCTCCCGGTCGATGTTGCGCTTCGAGAGTTCCGCGTTGAGCTTCGCGAGTTCCTTCGCGTTCTCCGAGAGCTGCTGGGTGACCTTGCCCGTGCGCTTCGCATCCAGCGTCTCCGAGTAGACGTGGAACCGCTTCTCGATTTCGCGACGCTTCTTGTCCGCCGTGCGGACTTCCTTCATGAAGCCGTTGACGAAACGATGCTTGACACCCTGCTCGATCGACTTCGCGATCAAGTCACCAGACTTCTCACCGGCACGCTTCGCGTCCCGGACGAAGTCCTTGAAGTCCGTTTGTAGCCGGACTACGTGGTCACTGACGTTCGGCTTAGCCATTAGGTAGGACCGGCTTGCGGCTTGCGATCATCTCGTTCAGAGAGGGTCGAGGGGCCCCCTCTTCCTGGCCTGTAAGAGGGCGGCTATTGACTACCCGACCCCCCTCGACCGCAAGCGCCCCTGCGTCCGGCTCGTCCCTGAGGTAGCGGTTGAACGTCCGGGCGACCGGGTCGGCCTCGACGATGAACTTCGCCCCAGCCTTCGCGTTCTTCGGACGAAGCTCTGAAAGCTGCTCCGCCGTGTAGGCGACGAGGGCCGGTCTCCCGGCCTGTTCGTTCACCGTGGCGCGCTCGCGTGCTCGTGCAGCGCGCTCTTCCTTGTCCCGCTCGCTCCGCTCCATCTCCAGGCGTACGCGGTCCTTGTACTCCTCGACGACCTTGTCGTGGAAATCCTTCTCGCCGGAGACCCAGCGGCGCATCTCCTCTGCCAGCTCAGCGGCCGACCGAGGCTGATGGACCGTGGGGACATCGCTGTCCTTCATCTCCCCGTCAGGGCTGACGAGTCCGCGCCACATGTAGTACGCACGATCTTGAACCGCAGAACGCCGGCTCTTCTCACCCGCGATCCGTGTCTTGTCCTTCTCGTCGAGCTTCTTCCCCGACTTCCCAGACTGGACCGACACGAGAACCTTCGTCAGGCTCCACGAGTAATCGTCGCTGATCTTCGTGTCCTCCTTCCGATTCCACTGGATCCAGGAGGACTGAAACGAGTTCATCCCAAGGCGTTCGACCCCGGGGATACCCGCCTGCTGCTGGATCGGGTGCACTCCATCGTTCGTGGAGTCCCACATGCGCCTCGAATCTTCCTCGTAGAGGAACGACTCGAACACGAGGTTCGCCTTCCGCATCCGCTGGAAGAACGCAAGTGCCTGAGCGAAGATGGCTCGAACCACCGAGAGATGCGACCTCTTGAGGAGGTCGAAGGCGGTCTTGAACGTGTACGGGTACCCCTCCAACAGAGGGACACCATCGATCATCCAGATGCTTGCCGCCGCCAGGTAGAACGGCCAGTCAGGACCGTTCTCCTTCGCGAACTGCCTCAGGAGGCCTGTGTCGTTGGTCGAAAGTGAGCGCAGCCCGAGCGTCAGATCCCCGATCCGAAGCGTCGTGGTGAGGAACCCAGGGACGACCAGAGGGACCAGGTCGTCATACATCGGCTCCCGTTGTTCCTTGGTCGTGGAGGGGAGCACGTCAGGCCCTCAGATGTCCGAGTTCAACGTGCGGGCTTGAATCGCGGGTTGACGTTGCTCTTCGGGGCGGGGGAAGGCGTGTTGTCGGGAGGGCGCCGATCCGTGAGGGTCTGCGTCGGCATCTTGTAGACGTCCGTGCCTGCCATCTTCCCCACCAGCGTGGGCGTGGTAGGACCGACGACCTCCTGAGCGACATCCCTTGCAGCGAGGTGGGGAGCCGGCTTTCGAGCCCCTGCTGCGCGAGCCCGCATGGCCGCGATGCGAGCCGTCTCGGCCGCCACAGCCTGTTCCATCTGGTCCGGGTCGCTCGTGTCCACCATAGACGACATCACGTCGGGGAGATGGTCCTCCGCGGGAAGCTCCGGCTGGTCCTCAGCCTCCACGGCTGCCTGGGGCTCGGGTTCTGCCTGGCTGGACATACGCGGGGCCGGAGGCGGCATCTTCATGTCAGGACGGGCGAAGACCGGGGTTCTCGGGCCCACCGCTACCGGCGGGGCTTCCGGCTCCTCGGGCTCCTCTTCCTCGAAGACGACCTCCCGTTCGACGTCTGCCGGGGTCGCTACCGTGAACGACTCCTGGTTCGTGCTGGTCTGCTCTTCGACCGAATCCTGCTTCGCGGCCTTCGCCTTCTTGGCGCGGCCAGCGGCCTGTTCCCGATCTCTCGTACGCGGATCGTTGTCGAGGGCGTCGTACCGCGCCTTCTCCTCACGAAGCTCGCGCAGCCGGTCCTCTACACGGGCGATCTCAGCATCGAAGTCCACCGGGTCGAACTCGATGACCCCCTCGACCTCTCGCTCGATCCGCTCGTTCAGCTCCCCGAACTTCCGGAACACAGCCGTCTGCATCGGCCGAGCCCATGTAGACACGAGCTGTCGGAAGGCCTCGTGACGATGCACCTTGACCGGAGTGCCATTCGGCAGCTTGGCCCCAGTCTCCACCGTGGCGACCTCTCGGAAGTCGTTCTCCCCGATCTGGATGAGGCTGAACCCGAGGGAAGCCCATCGGAACCGGTCGAGGTACTCCAGCATGCTGGTTTGGTCGGAGACATCCCCGCCATCCGCGAGCACCTCCCTGGCGTACTTCTGAACCTGGATCTCCTCATCCGGAGTGAGGGCTCTGAGCACGAGGCGGAGACCGTTGACCTCGAAGTCGAGTTCCCCCTTGCCAACGTTGGCGATGGGAGCCATCGCGGCCTTGATGTCCTGAAGGGTGAAGCCCACGGGGTCTCCTGGTCCTGAAAGTGAGACGGGGAGCCTCCGACCTGGAGACTCCCCGCACTCTACCGAACCCGAAAGGTCTCAGCGCCTTACGGCGTGAGCGTCGCCGCTCCCGAGGGTCCGCCGTACCGGATCGAGCCGAGCTGATCGACCGTGGGATCGTTCCCCGTGGGAAGGAACTCCCCGTAGAGCGAGCTGAAGTCGTGAACGTCCGAAACGGTCACGTCCCCCTGCTCCATGATCTGGCCCGCGTCCTGCGAGTAGGTCGCCGACCAGCTCGTGAACCAGCACGCCTCGTACATCGTGACGATGGCCGAGTGACCCTGGGGGCCGCCAGCGTAGAGCGGGGGATCGGGGAGGGTCGTCGTCGGATACGTGATCCGCTGGACGCCCGACCCGAACGAGCGCTCAGCGCCCGACCGACCCGTGTTCGCCACACCGAGGTCCTGGTCTGCGAGCGAGCTGAACACGAGCTGGTGCTCGATGTCGAACGGCCACCGGTGGTGCGCCAGAGAGCGCACCGGGCCGTCCACGCCGCCTGCGTACCCGGTTGCCTGCCAGAGGTTGGACAGGTACAGCAGCGCGCGTTCGAGCGAACCCGTGACCGGCTCGGTCACCGACGGGACCAGCTCGGCGATCGTGTCGCCGAAGCCGATACCACGAACGGTATCGACGTTCCGGCTCTGACTCGGGGAGAAGCTCGAAACGACGCCCATCTGGAAGAGGGCCTTCGTTCCGGACCCGTACGCCGGAGCAAGAAGGCGGACCTTCTGGCTCACCGCGACGCGGGTGTTCGGGCTCGTACCGAAGTCGTAGAGATACGAGCTTCCCTGAGTCCCGTTAGAGGGGTTCACGTCCTGGTTCGCCATGGCTACCGCCTTTCATAGGGAATCGAGTGAGGGCCCGATTTTCTCAGGGAATTCCAAGTACATCCTTGATGTCGCGGTGAATCGCTCGGATGGATTCGTTGACCGCCTTCAAGAGCGACATCGCAAACAGGAGTTCATCCCCTGAAGCGTCCGGCGCTGACCGAATGATCGTCGTCACTTCTTGCAGTGTGCTGACGGCCTTCTTCAGGTCTCGGACTCGTCTCGTGAGGCGGTGGCGTTCCACCATTGCGATCTCCGCCCAGTTGACGTCAGAGCCTCCACCCCAAGGCATCTTCGCGCTCTTGAGGAGCGGGAGAAGATGTGGACGGAGTTCCGGCTTCGCGTGTGCGAGTCGGATTGTTTGGGCTCTGAGTGACGCCATCTCACGAATCACATCCATATAGAAGAAAAGAGCCGCCCACGTTTCCGTGAGCGGCTCCGAACTCCTCCCGCGCTCGCGGGTGAGCTATCAGCTCAGATCAGAAGCTCGACTGGGCCGAGACTCGGAACGAGAGCTGGATGTAGAGCAGCGGGAAGACCGGGACGTAGTACGCCTCGACCAGAACCGCGGTCGGATCCTCGGGATCGACAGCGACGCTGATGCCCGTGAAGGAGGTGATGATCTGCTCCTGCACAGCGCGCTTGAACATCTCGCTGAGCTGACCCTCGATCTGACCGAGGATCTGCGGGAGGAACTTGACACCGATGAAGGGGTCGAGAACCGCACGCGCCCGACGCTGCATGTCGTCGGCGATCTGGATGACCGTCGGCGTCTTGGTCAGGACGTTGGTCATGTCCGAGGTGAGGCCGTGCCGGATCCGAAGGAAGGGCAGGCGATCCTCGACCACGGTCACGCCGCGAGCCGCGACCTGGTTGGCTGCCACCGCATCGAGCCGACGTCCGAGGGACGTGAAGCCCGACAGGAGGCGACCCGTCCAGGGGGTTGCCGAGTCGATGCTCGGAGCCGTCGTGTTCGCAGCGACCGCCGCCGCGATGTACCGACCGTCCACGAGGGACTCACGGGAGTTCCCGAGGACGTCGGTGAGGGTGAGGGTCGCGATGTCCGGGTAGACGAACCGGACGCGCGTCGAACCTGCCGCCTGCGAGATGAGACCCGCCTGCGCCGGCTGCGTGCCCGATGCGTATCCGAAGACCGCCGTCCGCTCTGCGCGGTACCGGATGGACGACTGGATGTCGCAGTGGATCGCGGTCTGCTTCGCGAGGTCCGCAGTCGCCGGGGTCAGCAGGGCGAGCACCGTCGGGTTGATGTTGCCGGGGAGCGAGGCGCCCTCCAGCTCGACCAGCGCGTCGAGGTACGCCTGCGCGCTCGCCTGGGACGAGTTGGTCGCCTTCCGCACCTGGTAGGTACCGATGACGCTCGACCCGTTCAGGAAGGCGATGTAGGCCGCGAGCGAGAGCGGGTTGTCCGTGCTCACCGGCCCGTACTCGGCGACGACGTCCGACAGCTTCGAGAAGAGCTTCGGGGAGAAGTTCTGCTTCTCGTAGTCGTACGAGACGTAGTAGACCTGCCCGATGCTCGGCTCCGCGCCGGACTTCTTGAAGGTCTCGACGAAGGCGGTGTCACCCGTCGCGACGCCCGAGGTGTTCGTCACCGTCAGCTCGATGCCCGGGACCGCGAGGGTCGGGATGTTGCCATCGGTCAGGAAGGTCTTCGAGACGCGGAACGACAGGGTCGCGTTCGCACCCGTCGGGTACGGGATCCCGCCATCACGGGGCAGGATGGTGAACGTCAGGCCCGAGACGTCGTCCATGTAGGTCTGGCCGACGACGCCGTCCTGACCCACACCGGCGTTGAACACCGAGGTGTTCGCCGAGCCGGAGCCCGCGCTCGGGTTCGAGCTGACGACGAAGAAGCCGTCCGTGGTGGCCTCTCCCGATGCCCCGTCATCCGCCGTGATCAGGAGCTGGGTCCCGGTCACGAAGGCGTTGTTCGAGGTCGCATCCTGGAAGTCGATGCTGGACGAGGTCCCGAGCGTCTGGCTCTGGAGGTAGAGGAACTCGTTGCCAGTCGAATCAGTCGCGACCCATGCGAGCGCTCGCCCCGCGAAGTAGCTCGCGTCGGGCGTGTCGTAGTCGAGCATCGCCGTCGAGAACGAACCAGGCGCCTGAGCGTGACCCATGAGGGCGCTCGCCATCTGCTTCGCCGAGACCGGCACCGGTGCCGCCGTGTCATCCTCGGACAGACCGAGGGTGTCGTTCGCCGAACCCGCCCCGATGGTCAGGTTGCCGGTCGGGCCGACGCCACCACCGACGATGCGGAAGCCCGCACCCTCCTGGCGCACACTCACGACCGCCGAGAGACCCGCCGCGACGATCGCCGCGTTGATCTGCCCGAGGACCGAGTCAGCCTCGGTGACCGGGCCGAGCGCGGTGTCCGTCCCGCTGCTCGAAGCCGTGAAGACCGTTGTGACGAGGGACCCGCCTGCCGTGAAGGTCAGGAGATCGTTCGCCGGGTTCGACGGGTCGGACCCGTCGTAGAACGTGACCAGCGGCTGGCTGTCGCGTGCATCCCCGAAGGTCAGCGCCGCCACCTGTCCGCTCGACCATCCGGTCTGCGCGAAGATCGAGGGAGCCTTCACGTTCGCCCCGAACACAGCCTCTCCGGTCACACCACCGAGGAGACCTGCCTTCGCGGCGCCGGTACCACCCTGGAGGGTGATCCCAGCCTGCGAGAGCACGTTCTCGTGTGCGACCGAGCTTCCACCCGGGAAGAGGCGGTTGCGGAGGAGGATGCGGTCGTAGGCGAGGCGCCCACCGGTCGTTGCCACCGTGAAGCGGCGAGCGATCGGGCCCTGGTAGAGCTTCGACTGGTTTCCGCCCGCGGCCGAGTCGGTGTCGATGCCTGCGAGGATGGCGAAGTCACGGGCCGCGCTGGCGTTCGTGATGAACTCCAGGTAGCCGGCCTCGTCCGCCCCGGCGAGCGTCGCGCCCGTCCAGGTTGCACCCGCCACGGTCGTCGTGGTGGTGATGGCGTTGCCTGCCGTCCCGGCGGACTTCGCGGTTGCCCGCATCGTGTCGCCCGCACCCGCTGCCGCCGTGACGGTGGGGTGAAGGGTCGTCGATGTCGCGTAGGTGGTGCCAGCACCGGCGCCGAGCGTGATCGCCGCGATCAGGTTGTCGAGCGTGTTGGTTGCCGCCGCCCCGATCAGGACGTTGCCGTCCACGTCGGTCAGCACGGTCTGGAAGGTGTAGACCTTCCCACCGATCGTGGCCGTCGTGGCGTTGAGCGGGTTCGACACGAAGGTCAGGACGCTGCTTGCGCGCTCCGTCATGAGCGAGAAGCGCAGCCGACCCGACGAGAGCGCCGAGCAGGTCACTTCACCGCCGAGACCACCGACCGGGCCGTTGATCGTCGAGAGCTGCGTGTTGATCTGCGTGACGAGCGAACCGACCGAGGCGTAGGTTCCCGGAGCGATCGTGATCGCCTGGTTGCCCGAGGCACCCCCGGTCGAACCGGTGTAGTGCATCGTGAGCTGGTCGTACTCGTTCACCGCGATGGTGATGCCGGTGAAGACACCCGCCGCGTCGTAGCGGGGCTCGTTGCCCGCTTCCATCGCCTCTGCGTTGATCGCTGCGACGAAGGTCGCGGCCGTTGCGCTGGACACGGTGCCGGTCGAAGCCGAGAGCGGCACGCCGTCCACCACGAAGTTGACGGTGTCGTCCACACCCGAGGTGAGGTCGAACGTCGTCTGGCCCGAGTCCGCCTCGTACGCGATCTCTTCACCGAGAAGGTGAGCGAAGGCACCTGCGCGCGTCGCACCCGTCGGGGACGAGAGATCGACACCACCTGCGACGCCGGTCTGCGAAGCCGACGCATCGAACGTCACCCGGAGGCGGTCCGACGTGTTGTCGATCGTGTAGTACGGAGCCGGCCCGAGGTTCACGAACCGCGCGGGGGTCGCATCCGACGTTGCGAACTCGACCGTGACGGTCTCCTCGACCGCCTCACCGCCCTCGATGCGCGCGTCGGGGAAGAACTCCGAACCGCTCGGGAAGACCACGTCCACCGTCGCGAGGTCCGAGCCCTTGCCGGTGAGCGAGACCCCGTAGAGCGAGTTGCCCTCGCCGTCCGCGATCTGGAAGGTGCCCATGCCACCGGGGCCAGCGAGCAGCGAGGAGATCTCGTAGCCCGAGCTGGACCCGACGTTCGCCTGATCGACGAGCGTGTTGTAGTAGAAGGTCGCGAAGACCTCGGCGCCATCCGGAACGCTCGATGCGAGCGTGATCCGCGACGTGTCGCTGTCCACCTTGAGGACCGTCACCGGGCCGCGGGTGAGTGCATCCTGGACGCCGAAGCCCCAGTACGCCGTGATCAGGTCCGGGCGGGTGGTCGGAAGGTCCATCCGACCGTTCGAGATCGTCAGGTAGTCCGACCCGAGCGGGTTGCCACGGCCGTTGCCGGTCGTCGGCTGGAACGGGAGCTGGAAGACCGTCCGGCTCTCGATCGAGACCGAGCCACTGGTGTCAGTCGTGCTGGAGCACGGCGCGAGGAAGGCCTGGTTGTCCACCAGCATCGCCGAGATCTGGGAAGTCCCGAAGATCTCCCCGCCCTCGGTGTGGGTGCCGGCCGAGACGAGCGCCGACGTTCCCCAGACGATCGCGTCGTCCTTCAGGACGTACGAGACGCCCTGGATGAACGTGCCGGCCGTCGAGCCCTCGGGAGTGAGCGCGGTGCGCGTGATGCGCGTCACGCCGATGTTCGCGAGGTAGTCGAACGTGTCCTGCCACGAGTTGTGGGAGTAGCGGACCGTGACCTTCGAGCCCATCGCCGGGGCGTAGGGGAGCGTCACCGACCGGTTCGACCCGTTGACCGAGGTCGGGATGACCTGGACGTTGTCCACGAGGACGACGACATCCGACGGGTTGGTGGTCGTGACACCACCCCCCGATCCGTCCACGATCGGACCGTTGAACGTGTAGAACACGCGGTTGCGCGAGGTCTGCGCGTTCGGCACGAACCCGAGGGTCGTGTTCGCCGTGCCGGTGCCGATGCGGATCGACTTGTCGGCAGTCAGGCGAAGGCACACCAGCCCGAGGTTGTTCACGTACGTCGAGGCGACGAGCGACCCGATGCCCGCCGCTCCACTCAGCGTCGCCGCGACGATCGCAGCCGAGACCGTAGGGGAGGACGAGGGGAGAACGATCGCGACCTCTGCGAGGCCGTCCACCGCGATGCGGAACACGTCGTTCACACCCGCGGTGAACGAGAAGCTCTGACCCGCGAGGCCGTTGAGGACCGCTGCCTCTGCCGTGACCTGATCAGACAGGTCGTCGGTGGCGATGGTGTCGGTGCGGTCGAAGAAGTACGTGCATCGCACGACGTCGCTCGCCGACGGTGCCTGAGCGATCTCGACGATGCCCTTGGTGGCATCGAGACCGAGCACGACGACCGGGAGGCCGTTGATGCGAACCGAGACCGCGCTGGCGTCGGTTGCGACCGTGCCAGTGCCCGCCCCCGAGACGATCGGGAAGTTGCGGACCTGGAAGCGAGTGAGGGTGCCCTCGAACTCGCCGAGCGTCACCAGCCCACTGCCGGACACACTCACGACGGCGCGACCCGCCTCGTCTTCATCCACGACCTGCTGGTCGATGGTCGAGGAAGAACCTCGAACGAGCGGGAGGTTCGATCGAGAGAGGATCTCGACACCCGTGCCAACGAACACGGGAATACGGGGCGGTACCGGCGTCGGGGACGGCGGGACGCCGAAAGAGGTCTGGGTGTAGACGCCCGGCGGGGCGTACCCTCCACGGAGAAGACTCGGCATGTTTCGCGCGCTCCTGAGAACGGGGTAATTCCAAACCTCTCCGAGCTATCGGAGAGGAAACGAAAAGCGCGGGAGATGCGTGCGTATGTCTGTCGGTCTTGACCACGGTTCGCCCTAGGCGAGCCGGGAGAGAAACAGGTTGTTAGGCCTGTTTCTGCGGAGTTTTGCGGGGCCCGTAGAGGACCTCTGCCGGAACTACCTGTTCAAGACGGTCTTGCATCTTGAAGTGGAAGTTGCGGGACCGTTCGGATGCAGCCCGTTCCTCAGGCTTCATCACTCGGTAGGAACCATCCGGATTCCGAGAGAGATCGAAGCCAGTGGCTCCGCTCTCTTCGATCATCCGAACCTTGTCCTTCTGGCGGGCGGCGATCTGATCCCACTTCGTCTGGGCATCAGATCCAACAATCCGGTCAATCTCGTAGTCGTGCCCCGACAGCCCCGTGGCGGGAGCCGAGATCCCGTCTCCAGCCACCTTGGTGCTCACGGAGAATGAACGGGGGAGATCTCTCTCCACCGTTTCACCACAGCCGCACTTCACCGAACTCGTGGCCGAAGCGACCCGAGCCGAGAAGTTCAGCCCGCATGACGAGCACTGGTAGCGAAAGACCGGAATAGGAGCCTCTGCCCCTAGCCCGGTCATATAGAGGGTCTAGCGATCAACCCTGTTCGCTATTCGGCTTCGTAGGGCTCGGTCACTTCACCATCTCGAAAGAGGTGAGTTTGCCGGCGCTGAAGTAAGGGTCCTGGAAGGGGGCCAAGGACGACGCGTCGCTCAGGTTCTTGATCGTCTCCTGGTACGCCAGGAGACGCGGAAGAATCGGGGTCGCGAGGAACCAGTCGGTCTGGACCGTCATGGAGAGGGAGGCGTTGTAGTAGTAATCGTCTCCGGTCTCGTCGTAGATCTCTTCCGACTCACCGGTCATCGACACGTCCTGGATGTCGATCCCCTCGTCCACGAGACTCGAACGGAGGCTCGCCCACAGGTACATCGCCGTCTGATCGGCAATCTCCATCTGTGCCTCAGGGTCTCTCGAAATGATGTCGAGATCGAGACCAAGCTCCCACTTTCCTCCGTAGAGGAGGTAGGCCGGCTCACGCGTCGGGTTGATGATGACCGCCCATTTGTCCCCCAGGCGGTACCTACGACCGAACACCATCACCACACCAGGGATGGGCTTGTTGAGTCCAGACTGCGGGAGGACCTTCCAAGGTCCCGTTGTCTCCCCGGCGTACCGATAGTCCGCCGAAATCGACGTTCCAGGCAGCACGTCTGCGGCGAGGTGGATCGTCACCCCGTCAGACCCCACGGTGTAGTCGGTCTCAGGCCTCAGGAGACGGCCGCTCGGGATCTCGAACAGTCGGAGGCTCCCACCAACAGGAACCTGCTGGAGCGTGCCCTCGGTGCTGGTGGTGAGCGTGAGCCTCTCGTCGTGGACGTCGAGCAGCGGGTCAACGTGGAATTCGTCTTCCGCCGTCATCTCGCAGTAGTACACGCCCGCAGGGGACGGGAACCCACCGTTGTTCCGGATGGCGATAGAGTCCTCTCGGACCCATTCGACCGACAAACCAGGGGATCCCGGGATCTTGGCCAAAGCTGCGTAGCTGAAGCCAGTCCCCAGGAAATTGTCGGCCGAGAACTGGACCCGGGACGCCGACCCCGCCTTGACGATGATCCCGTACTGAGGTCTCTCTGAGAAGCCGTACTTCCCCTGGATGTTGTCAATCAAGTCCTGGTACCGAGGATTCAGCGACCAGAACTTGCGAAGCTCCAGGATGAAGCGGTTTTTTACCGCGCTCGTCAGAAAGAAGTACATCTCAACCTGAGAATCGATAGGTGGATCAGGAGGCCTAGACCTCCCACCCATCAGTCGTCGGTGTACTCCTGAAGCGCCTGAACGAGCAGTCCGTTCGCCACTGCGTTGAGCGGGTCGCTGGCTGCGCGGATCTCACTCACGTCGATCGGGAACTTCTTCCGCTTCTTCTCGAAGACCGAGGTGAAGAACTCGGTGAACCCACCCGCCTTCGAGGTGCCACCCGAGATGATGATCGGGATGGCCTTGGGCAGAGCGAACTTGCCCTCGATGGACTTGAACTGCGCCGCGATCTGGTCGAGCACGTACTCGATGAGGTTCTTGTAGTAGAAGGCGAGCGCCTCCTGGTCACGACCCACCGGGGCGTTCAGGTCGATGCCCTTCTCCTTGATCGAGCAGATGCGTGCCTGAGTGGACCCGAGGGACTTCGCCGCCCCTGAGTCGATCCAGTCACCCCCACGGCCGACCGAGAACGTCAGGCCCTCGATCGTGTTCACGGCGAGCGCGACGTTGCTCATGCCCGAACCGAACGAGATCGCGATGCCGGAGAAGTTGTCCTTCGCCGCCTCCGAGTAGATGATCGCCATCGCCTCGTTGCTGGAAGTCGGGGTGTACCCGCACTCCGACACGATGCGCTCGAAGATACCTCGGTGGTAGACCACGTCCCGACCCACGAGATCGATCGGGGCTGCCGGCACCGAGAAGTAGCAGTGCTCCCCCTTCTCCTTGGGCTCCCCGAGCACGTTGCGGATGAGGAGGCCCAGCACCTCCAACGAATCCACCTCGGACGAGGAGACGAGACCACCCGAGAGCGGTCGGCGTGCCTCGCGACCGAAGATGTTCGCGGTGTCGAGAGCCGCGTCTCCGAGGATGAGGATCTCATCCCCCCGATCGATGTAGCTGACGCCCGAGAGCTTCAGCATCTTCTTCGACTCGGGGGGAAGATCAAGGAACGCATCCCGCATCCGACGCGTCTCGACACCCTTCGGGGTGCGGCGTGCCGACACCAGATTCATCGTCCCAACGTCGAGTCCCACACCCATCTTCTCGTCGGTGCGCTTCTCGTCGGTGCTGTCGCTCTTCGCCATGTCGAGGTTACCCGGCCTTCTTCTTCGCATCTTTCGCACCTCGTCGAACCTGCTTCAGAAGCGCCTCAGCCTCATCGAGGCCCGAGTTCTCCGAAGAAGAATCTTGAGTTGCGATCTCAGATTTGAGGTTTCCTGAGACGATACCGCTCGGGATGAACCGCTCCTCCCGGCTCAGGTCACCTGCCTCAACTTCGTGGCGGGTCTCCACCCGTCGCCCCGAGTCCACCCCGGGACGGTTGAGGGCACTCTGGATTGCCGAGACCATGGGCCCGAGGTCGATCTCCGGACGTGCCTCCTGAACAGGTCGCGCCTTGAGGTCTGCTCGCAGACCCTTGATCTCCTCCAAGATCCCCCTCAGAAGATGGGCCGTTTCATCCGGGACGGTCGGAGCCATCGGCCGCGTAGCAGGGAGGGGGGGCGGGGGGTTCTTGGGGGAAGGGATTTGAGCGACCGGGGCGTCCCGACGGATCGCCTGAGCCTTCAACTCTGTCACCGCCACCACCCCGAGACGCTTCAGCTCGGCAAGATCACGAGACCCACTCACCATCGTGAGCGTGGCCGCGACCTTCGCCCCTCGCCTCAACTTCAGCCCGAGGTCCGGAATGTGGGCCGAATCTCCCAGGCAAACGATCTCTACCTCTTTCATCCGAGCGCACCATCCAAGATCTGTCCGAGGTTCTTGAGGAGGAACCGCTCCACACAGGACTTCTGAGCGCGCTTGAACGCACGCTGAATGAAGGTGTGCCGAGCGATCCCGGGATGGATCCACGCCTTGTCTGTGGTGAGCGGGGCCGTCCGGAAGACGACCTCCCCGAACTTCCCACGTAGAGGAACGACGTTGACCCCCTCTTGGCGGGTCAGCCACTTCATGCGGAACGGACCGTTCGTGCCCTCCGTGTATACGCGGATCCACGGCCAGCTCGACATGACTTCGATCCCATTCCCCTTCACTCGAAAGGAGAACGACTTGTAGAACTCAGGGGCCGTCGGGAGCTGGCCCATCTTCGCGGCGTCCTTCTCGGCTTCCTCCCGTACGAACTTGATGAGGCACCGGCCGAAGAATTGGAGATCCCTCCGGTCAAGCTGAACCTGAGTTCGCTTCACCAGCGGGGATACGTACCGACGCTTCAGGGTCTGCTTCACCTAGACCTCAGTAGTTCGAGTTCTCGCCAGCACCTGTGCGCGAGCGAATCTGGACCGGACCCGGGACGTTGTCCTTGTCGGTCGCCATCGGCAGAGCCGCATCGGGATCGGTAGGCCAGGGAGCGTCCGTCCGAGCATCGTAGGTCTCCCGGAGAGGGCGGTAGGTGTACCGGGTCTGAGGCCACGGCAGGTTCGGAGACGCGATCGTCCCGTCAATCGGAACCGAGTAGCGGATGTCCCCGTAGTCGAGGTACCCGATCTGGAAGTGCTGCTGGAGCACGTTCCCTCGGTTCGTCGGGCGCCGAACAGGTCCGATCGAGTAGCGATCGTTGTTCTGCTTGATGACGAAGTCCCGCTGAGAGACGATCGGGGTGAAGCTCATCCACACGTCGTAGGTGTGTTCCTTCCGCCGCCCGGTTGCCGTCTGCGTGACCCTCTTGTCCCCGTCGTCCGGGGCCATGATGACGTCGTAAGGGCCCTCGTACCCACCCACGAAACCTGTCCCGTAACAGGTGTGACAGCGGTTCGAGGGCTGCTTGTTGAACTCCCTGGACCGCGGGTCGATTTCCGTGGGGCACGCACATCGGATCCCAGAGACCTTCTGGACGAAGAGCTTCACACGCTCACCGCCCTGCTCCAGGATCCACAGGTTTCGACGGACCGCCTCGCGCCAGATGTAGTCGAGCTGCTCGATGGCCATGTCGGACGCAGGAATCGTCACATTCATGGGCGTCTCGACCAGGTCGGGGGGCGTGGGACCGTTGTCTGAAACGGCCTCTGCCACCGTCGTGACCCGGTAGAACGACTTCTTGTCCACGCCCGGATGGACGAGGTTCCGGAGCGTGTAGTACGTAACGACGACCACATCACTCGGACCTGTAGGAAGCGGGGCGAATGCGAACCTGTCGTCCCTCGGATCGATCTCCGGAGCATCGCCGAGAGTGATCTCGTTCGAGGACCCGAAAACCATGTCGATCCGCGCCGGGACCCCGTTGATCGTGACGATCACGTCCTCCGGAGAGTTCGCGAAGACCCCCTGAGTCCTCGGCTTGTGGATCGCGTACCTGGTTCGGAGCGTCCACCGACGCACATTCGGGGCATCACCACGGGACTGCCACCCCGTTTCCCAGGGGATGACCTCCTGGGAAACGAGGGAGACGTCCGTGAAGTCCCGGAAGAACGTCCCACTCACCGGGAATGAGTTGAGCCTCCGAAACGGGCCCCGATCCGAAGCATCGGACCGGTAGACATTCACCCCGAGGACGTTGTACGCCGAGTTCCCCCCGAGCAGAGAAGGGTCATCCCACCGGATGTCCAGCATCCCACTCAAAAAAGGGGACACGACCATCACGTTCTGCGGGGGCAGGGGGTACGTCTGGGGGACCCACGGGGGCATGGCACCTCACGAGACCCGAGGAGGATCCTCGGGTCTATCTCTGGGGGCTTGACTCGATAATCACCGAGCCATCCGGTCCGGCCTGCCAGCGCGTGCCTTCCGGAATCCCGAGGCGCTTCCCGATCTCACCCATCATGCGCATGCCGCGCTCCTCGATCTCACCGAGTCCCGACAGCAGTCGGGCCTTGCGGATCTCGGACTGCCCGATCTGGACCGTGACCTGCTGAGCCTCCTGATGGATGCGGAGCATCTGCCCCAGCTCCTCCGGGGAAAGCTTGAGGGCGTTCTCGGTCGTGTCAGCGGCGGTCGTACCCGTGTTCATCTGGTCGGTCATTCAGTCTTCTCCACCCTGAGGGTGAGCGACTCTACCGGCCACGAAACACTACTTCGTCCGCTTTCCTCGCTGTTCCATCTCCGAGATGGCCCACATGACACCAAGGAGAACTGCTAGGCAGAAGATCTCCATCCAGCTTAGGTCGTCGTACATAATGGGGGGTTCGGATAGAACATCCATACCGAAAGTTTGCCCTACGAACGCACAGGACGGAGTTTGCGCCGGGCCTGGGCAGCTTCTTTCCGGCGCGTTGCCCGGTTCTTCCCCACCGGACGGGGGTACGCCCTAGAAATCTCGTACTCGGCCATAGCGGAAACGAGCAGCGACTTTCCCCAACGCCGACCGACGCTCATCAGCGTCGTCGCGGACATCCTGTTCAGATCCGTGATCGCGGTGAGGTTCCCGGAGTTGCCGTCATCCATTGGCGCCTAGACCCGCTTCAGAATCGCCTGGAGGGCGCGGTACCTCGCTCTGGAGAGATCCCTGAGGGCCTCCAGATCGTAACGCGGCTTGATCGGGAGTTCGACCCATTCCGAGAGGGGGATGGAGCGATCTACTCCCTGGGACTCCTCACCGAGCCAGACGAAGTGAGGATCTACAGAGGCCAGCTCCCTCAGCAGAGTTCGGTTGTGGGTGACGACGTACATCCCTCGAACGTGCTTGGGGGCGCTCTCCGCGTACTCGCGGATGCGAACCCCAACCCCAGCGCACCAGGAGTCGCTCAACCCGATGTCAGGCTCGTCCCAGAAGATCGCCGTGTCCTTGTCGCGGGAATTGGCAGTGCTCATCGCCCCAAGAACCGTGTTGATGCTGTTCTCGCCCGTGCTTCGGCACCCCTCGTCACCGTAGACCATCGCAGCCATGGGGCTCTTCCGGCCCTCCATGGAGAGGTGGATCAGCTCCGTTTTCAGGTGGCCGTGGACCGCCTGGACGACACGACGGAAGAACGACTTCCCGCACGCGTTCTCCCCAGCGATGACACACAGGCGCTGATCTTCTGCCCCTCGGTGCCACCGGTGAGGGATGGCCACGGGATCCCCACCGTCATCGTAGAAGTAGTCGAGCTGGAAGGTCTCTTCGAGGATCTTCAAGGGGCTCAGACCTGCCGGGGTGGGCTTCTTGCGAGGCTTGCGAGGCATATCAGCCCTGTTCCTTGACGAATGCCGCCCAGTCTTCCGGGGTGACACCCTCGATCGCCCCAGTGTGGACGAGGATCGTGGCGAGTGCGAACGCACTCCCGGTGATGAAGTCGTGGGAGACGCGACGCTTGATTGCCCCGTTCTCGATCATCATCGTCTCAACCACGTGCATCGCCTCATGGACGAGGGTGATGAGCTTCCCCATCGCGGGCTGGTTCTTCTCGATGACGATCGTTCGAGTGGACTCGTCCCAGAACCCTAGCCCCTGTCCCTGAAGATCCTGCTCTTCCACGGTGATGGGGGCCCCAAGAGCGTGGAACGTCGTCGGAAGCTTCATGCAGCCTCTTACGCCCAAACACGAAAGGCCGACAGGTTTCCCTGCCGGCCTTCCACCTGAGATCTAAGGATCAGGTCACGCCTGGGTGACCGTGAAGTGCTCGCCCTTCACGTAGACCGTCACGACCAGACCGTTCGGGAGCACGAAGAACGTGCCCTCCTCCTTCTCCGCCTTCGCGAGCTTGGCGCTCGGGTGGGCTGCGAGGAACTGGTCCGCCGTCATCGCCGCCGCGTTCAGGGAGTCCGGCACGAGACCGGTCGCACCGACGTAGAAGGCGAGCGGGCGAACGCGGTCGTAGAACGACTCGATGGTCTTCTCGATGCACGAGAGGGCCTCCGAAGCCGCCACCACGACATCGTCCGCCTCTCCGGTCCGGATGGTCTTGAAGAAGTCCGCCGGATCGTCGTGCCCCGCGAGGGTCAGGAGCCGGGTCACTTCCTCCGTGCCCGAGGTCCCGAAGAAGCTCTCGTACACAGGCATCGAGAGCGCATCCACCTCGTCGAGGGTGGTACGGGCGCTGAGCGTCTTCAGACCGATCTTCGCACCAGGGAACGCGGCATCACGAAGCGTCGGCTTCTCGACTTCCTTGTCGAGCGTCTTGACCGTGAACCGACGCTGAAGGTACTCGTTGCCCGACTTGAGCTTCGAGACCGAGGTCAGAGCCGGGTACCCGATGTCGATCTTGTACGACAGGCGGGTGTCGATCTTGCCCTGCGCGATGGCCTCGTCGAGGTTCGCGTACTCCGTGGTGGTCGGGGGCGAGAAGTTGAGCGCGGGGGTGAGGTAGATCTTCTTCAGCTCGGAGATCTGCTCCCCGGTGAGAGAAGCGCTCTCCCCCTTCGTCATCCCCGAGAGGATCTTCGACAGCACCGTGAGACGTGCGACTTCCTTGATCTCATCGGGGGAGATCGCATCGAAGGTCACGTCGTAGTCCACGAGCGGGAGGTTCGAGAACCCGAGCGCGAACGGCTCGTTGGGCTTGTACTCCCCCTCGACGAGTCCGAGGTCCTTCAGCTCCTTCCAGCAGCGCTTGTCCGAGGTCCGGACCATGAGCTGCTGGACGTTCAGCGAACCATCGCCCACGAGCGTGTAGTTGTTGAACGACCGGAGGCCATCGAGACTGACCCCGGCCACCTGCTCGATCTTCTCCGTCCCACCGATCAGGAAGAGATCGATCGGCTGGCTCACGAGCATGTTGATCGTCGCCGTGTTCCGGTTGATCTCGAACCCGTTGACCGAGACCCACTCGTCCTGGTTGCGGTAGCGAGACTCGGCCACGGGGATCTCGATCGTGCCATCCTCCTTGCGGGCCCCGGGGACGCGCTTCACCCCCCGGCGCTTGTAGCCCGCGAGCAGGAACGGGAGGTTCACCGCGAGGCTCTTCGCGTGCTTGTCGAGGACCGACAGGACACGCAGGACGGACGGGCCGGTTGCCGGCAGGCCGAAGCTCGGGGTCGTCTTGTACAGCGGGGTTGCGTCGATCTCGCTGTCGTAGGGGATGAAGAGCTGATCTTCGACGGCCCGAGCGAAAGCGGCGACATCCGACGAGACAAGCGCTCGCGCGTGGACGCTCAGGAGTTCCTCATGGCGCGTCGCAACGAGGGCGTACTTCGCCGCGTTGATCCGTCCCTCGGCGAGCTGGGTCCGACAGTACGCGAAGACCGCACGGCTGTTGAGGACTTCCTCGCCGGGGATCTTCTCGTACTCCTCCTCGGTGACGTCGTAGTAGCGGAAGAGGGCGCGATCGTCCGTTGCTGCGAGGCCGCGGATGACGATGTTGTCACCCGTTCCGAGCACCTTCTTCGCCGACTTCGACACGAAGGTCATGTACGAGGCGCCGCCGGGGCTCGCCTCCAGGGCGGGTGTCATCGTTCCCGACAGGAGCTTCATCCCGTCGTAGAAGGCGTTGTAGACCTGGCGTGTGTCCGTTGCCTGGATGCAGACGCCCGAGAGCTGGTTCGAGATCGACGACATCAGCCCGAAGTCACACCAGCCACGATGTGCGACCGTGTTCACGAACACAGCCGGGTGCGTCTTGAGCTTCGCGATGACGGACTGGATGTCCCGCGCCTCGGCCGTCGGGGACGAGTCGTTCGCGAATCCGTCCGTGTGGAGCGTGATGCAGGTCGTCTCCTTGTCGTCCACGAGCGTCTCAGCGAGAGCGAGACCCTGCGAGATGCAGGTGAGGGCGGTCGCTCGGATCGCTCGGATCGACTTCAGGTGGGGGCTTCCCCCCTTCATCACGTCGCCGACCGTGACGTGAGAGAAGTGGAGCGTGACGTCTCCCTTCGACGAGTAGGAGACGAGCGACACGCGCATCGTCGGGTCGTTGAACTCTTCGAGCGTGAAGATCTTCTCGGCCGTGGTCTTGATGTCCTCCATCTCCCCGTACATCGAACCGGAGCGGTCGATGACGACGATGTGGTGGGTGGGGTTCTTGACCGGAGTCGGCGCCTGGGACGTGAGGTCATCCCGCTCGACACGGAAGAATCGGACCGGCTTACCTGCGAAGTTGCGGAGGGCGAATTTGGTGGTTTGGGTCATCTCTACCTTCAGGGTGTGGGTCGTTACACCCACCCAAGGCAGAGAGGACCCAGCTCAGAACGATCCAGAGACCTCCAACCCGAACATGACCCCGGTCCCTGCCGCGAGCGCGCCGCTCACCCCGAACATCGCGTTGGCAGCCACCCCGAGAGAATCGACCTCTTGGATCTGACCAGCCGAGCACCCCTCAGGGGAACGACCACACGTCTCCGCGAGGGTCTCGTAGCGTTCCTGAGCCACGACCCCCAGGATGATCGCCGTGATGAGAGAGACCCCTGTGAGGGCAGCTCCAGTCACCGTGCCTGAGAACCCGAACTCGGCCGAAGTCGGGGCCTCCACCGCGAACACCTCGGGGGAGGTCTCGACCCGAGTCTCTTCGGCGAGCGGGGCTTCGACCTGCGGCTCTTCCACCACCACGACCGGGACAACCGTCTGTCGTTCGATGGGGAGCACCGAGGCCCGGATCTCTGCCACCCTGGCTCGGATCCGCGCAACCTCCGCCTCGACCTCAGCGCGCTCGCTCGGCTCCATCGTCACCGGCTCACGGAGGTACCGGGCGTACGCCAAGATAGCCCGCTGAAGCGAATCGATCTCACCGGTGGCCCCGCCCTCTCGCGCGTGGCAGCGACCGATGTTGAACAGCAGCTCAGGCGCGAACACCAGGGTGAAGCTCCGCTCGAAGAAGTCGGCACACCGTGCCCACTCCTGCCGCTCGTAGGAGATCACACCCAGCTCGTAGAGATGCTGGGCCTCGGCCACCGGCCTCTCCTGAGCGAAGGCCTGAACGGGAACCAGGGCGACGAGCGCCGCGAGTAGAAACGATCTGATCATGTTGAACCCCTCCGAAGTAGGAACGAGCGGAGAGGTTCTTTTTACCCCCCTCAGGGGGATTTTCTCTAGCCCCCGGTGCGGTCGGCTCTTCTCTCGAACAGATCGACCGCCGCCTCCAACTGAGACTTCCCCCAGCCCTGGTCTCGATCGTACTTCGCGATGATCAGGGTCCCATGGGGGGTTCGGTCCACCATCTCCCGAACCTCGAAGGTGAGGTACTTCCACTCGACGCCCGCGACGGTGGGCGTGAGCGTGAGCGCCTGAGGGGCTTGCCGACTCTCCGAGACCCCGATAGCAAGCAGCCCCCCTCGGTCGATCCCGTACGCCTGGCAGGCATGCTGGATCATCCCACGGATGGCCCCCCGCATCACGTAGCGGGTTCTCTCATCGTTCCTCTGGTTCAGGTACTTCCCCTCGATGTGCGAGAGGATGGCCGTGAACAGATCGTCCGGATCCTCAGGCACAACGAACGAGGGGCTGGGTGACGAAAGATCCACCTGGGAAAGTGAAATGTGTCTCACAGGGGACCTTACACGCGGCGTAAGAGAAGCATGCCCATCGAAAATGAAGAGATCGAGAGCCGGTTCGACTTCGACGCGTTCCTACGCGATGCGAGGATCGGGTACGCAGCCCTTTCCGAGATGCGAACGCATCTCACCAAGGAGCGGGAACGGATCGAAGCAGAGCTGAAGAAGGTGGAGATGGATACGGACCGTCTCGCTGCCATCCTCAAGTCGGTCGGCCTCGACCCGCAGGAGAGCCTCACCCGCGGCCGTCAGATGAACGTGGCTGCCATCACCCACGAGGTCGTGGAAGAGATCTTCAGCAACCCCTCCGTCATCACCGTGGAGGAAGGCGACATCATGGCGCGTGTCATCGTGAAGGACTCCTTCACGCGGCCGAAGTCCATCCAGAGCGCCCTGTACCGCATGACGCAGAGCGGCAAGATCTCCCGTCGTGGCAAGCGGGGCTCCTACGTCTACTCCCGGCACGACTTCGACTCGCTCATCGACGACATGTCCCCCTCGGGGTCGCAGGCGTAAGGTCGCGCATGACCAAGAAGCTCTTCCTCATCGCCTCGACCCTGACCCTCCTCACGGCCTGCACGCTCCCGGTGTCTGAAGACACAGCGCGCGAAGCCCTGGAGGACGAGGGGTTCCACAACGTTCAGGTCACGGGCGTCGCGTTCTTCGGGTGCTCCGAAGGCGACACGTTCGGATCCAACTGGACGGCCAGTCGCACCATCGTCAACCCCGATGGATCCACCTCGATCCGCGAGGTGGAAGGCGTGATCTGTTGCGGATGGCTAAAGGACTGCACGATCAGACACTGATCGTGAGGGGGGAGTGCAATGGCGACCAGAGAAGAACAACGAAGGGCCCGCGCTCAACGCTTGGCCGACAAGTTCAACACCAAGAACCCGATCGGCACCCCGGTGCGATACTGGACCTTCCTCCGCGAGGGGGAGGGCAAGCTCAGCAAGACCCGGAGTGGGGCGCAGGAGATGGGTCACTCCGCTGTTGTGTGGGTGGAGGGGGAAGCTTCCTGCATCGCCCTGACCCACATCCAGCCGATTCGGGAGCCCAAGGCGAAGAAGAGCAAGGCAGTGAAGCCACGCTTGTTCTATGCCGCCATCGAAGCGACCAAGGAGTCGCTCACACAGAACACGCTCTTCCCGAAAGCGCAGAGAGCGGCGACCCAGTCGGCGAATGAGGGCATCCCTGCCCTCGTCCTGGAACGGGACTGGGAGACAGGTCTGAGCACCGTGCTGGAACGCTGGTCCATCCCTGATGGGGAGACTTCAGCTCAGGTTTCGGTACAGACCCCTGGCTGATCACCTTGAGAAGGACGGGTGGCATCGAAGGCCACCCGTCCTCTCCAGATCAGGCCTTCGGGGCGTGCTCGTTGCCGACCCAGACATGCTTGTACTGCTCGTACATCATGTCGGGGCGCTCCGCGTAGCAGTCACGCAGGGAGTCAGACGCGAGGTCTGCCGCTCCGGGGAAGATACGGGTGACAACGTGGCACCAGAAGGTGCTTCGCAGGCAGTCGATGAACGTGTGGCAGTAGACCTGCCGGAACGGGACCTTGTACATAGGGGGACCTCCGAGAGGACCCTACGCTCGGAGCGCTTCCTCGAACTGCTCGCGAAGCCTGGGGGTGAGCTTCTGGTCGAGGGCGTAGAACGAGAAGCATTCGGAGAAGAACTCGTCGATGCTGGTCGCTGCGTACCGCGACGGGAACCGGGACTCCATCGAGATCTCTTGCAGGATCTTGTGGACCTGGGAGACCTTCGCGGCCCCACCCGTCGAGAGGGTGTAGTACAGCCCGTTGTACCCAGTGATGATCGGGCGCTCTTTCTGGCCCTTGACCGGGATAGGAAGCGGGTCCCCGACCTTCGGGTACACCACCTTCTCCGCCCCACCCACGTACTTCAACGTGGTGTAGATCGTCCCGATCGCCTTCTTGGCCGTCGGGGTCATGACCTTGTGCCAGTACCGATGCCCGAACTCATGGATGAGGTTCTGGACGTCGTCTTCACCCTTCTTCGCCATCGACCGAAGGTAGACATCGTCGTCATTGACGTTGTACCAGGCGACCGTCGTGGCCTGCTTGAGCTGCCCGACGACGTACACGTCCCCGTAGAGGACCTTCTTGTAGTCCAGCGTCGAGGTCATGATTCGGACTGTGCTCTCGACGAGCTTCTGGATGTCCGAGAACTGCTTTTCGGTCGCCCCGGTCGTGTTGTGGACCTTGAGGGGACCGACAGTGATGATCTCACCCTCCGCAGACCGCTCCGGCCAGGTCGCTGCTTCCAGAAGGAAGTCGAGCCTCGCGCCGTTCTTGTCGGTCCAGGCGATGATGTCGGGGGGCGACTTCCGGATCGCACCAAGCGTCCGTGCCGCCATCTCCATCGACTTCGCCTTCGCGGTCGGGATCGCACGCGTCTGAACGATCCACTCCACCAGCTCTCGCCCTGCCTTCACCGCGGGGGTGAGCTTGTAGGCGAGAAGCAGGTTGTTCGGACTTCCGTCAGTACGGGTGCGCTGTTCTTCAACATGGGCCCGGAAGATTCCCAGGGCCGACCTGTAGTCCGCGATCAGCCTCTCGGTTGAACCCCAGGTCTTCGAGACCAGAAACCTAGACGCGACCCGCGCCGCACTCTGAGAATGCAGGTACTCAGAGGCGACGCGGGAAGGGGATGCCATGTTAGGTCCGTTGGGAGATCAGAGGCGGCCCAGGTACGCCGCGACGTCTTCGCGATCCTGCTCGGACATCAGGAACGCCGTGGCGTTCGGATCCCCTTGAGACTGGAACAGCGGGACGAACGCTGCGAAGCCATCCGCCACGTCGTCCACCTGTTCACGGTGCGTGAGCGCGATGTTGCTGTGATCGAAGTGGGTGCGTCTGCCGGCTCCGCGAAGCGAGGCGATGCGGAACATCGGAACGAGGACACCACCGCCCTGCGAGGGGTCGGCGGGATTCGCACTGGCGATGAGGCACTGCGACGACAGCTCCGAGCACGGGTCGCCGGTGATGCCACCACGTCCAGGATCGTGTCCCTGCATCACGCGAGTGCCCCAGCCGGGGACATCCACCCAGACGAAGGTGCGGTCGATGAACCCAGGGCGACCCGGCGGGTCCGCGTTGGGCGCCGAGATGCGATGCAGGCACATCGCCCCGATGGGCGTTGCGATGGGGCCCTCCATCGGCACCGACAGCCCACAGTTCCCAGCGACCGGCATGCTGCCGTCCTGGCAGGGGCAGATCGAACCGACCGGGGGAACCGGGGGCTGGAGGCGATGGAAGATGCCAGATCGGTTGAGAGCAGGTCCGCTGTGACACTGCGCACAGAGACCACGGTGCGCCATGTCACTCGCGAGGATGGGCTGTTCGATGAAGAACTCCCGGCCGCGGCACTCGCTCGGGGTCGTGCACGGAGGAAGGCCGGGGTCGTTCCCGGTGACCGCGTAGTACGCAGAAGCCAGGTCCGTGAAAGTGTTGCGTTCGAAGGCCGCGATGTCTTCGAGCTGCTGGAGCGTCGGCGTCTCGGTGCGCTCGAAGTGATCGTTGAACGCGCTCCCGGTCTGCGTCACCGCATCGACCTCACGTGCGTCCCACATCAGCATGCCGGGGCGGCCCGGAGCGTTCGCATCGACCTCCTGAAGGATGGTGTTCAGCGTCGTGGGCGGGCTCCGCAGAACCACGATTCGATGCTGACCGTTCGGCAGCACTTCGCAGTCCGAGCCCGGTGCGCCACAGCCGATCACCTGCACACGCGGGTGCAGCGTCATCGGGATGCGGATGAGACCCTGCTGAACCAGCTCGTAGGAGTTGCTGTTGCCCCCATCGGAATCGATCGTGCGGAACAACCCATCGTTCGGGTCGAGGGCGAACAGCTCGCGAGCGAACTCGGGTGCGAGGTCGAACGTGGCGAAGCGCTGCGCGAAGTCGAGACCCATGAGAGCAGCCTGCGGCTTGCTGAGCCCAAGCTGCCGACCACGCCGGTAGCCGACGTCGATCGCGCGCTCGACGGTGGTGTGGCAGGACTCACACGTGCGACCGTTGCCGCCCATCGCCTCGTGACGAAACAGCTCACGCCCCCGCGCCACAGATGCGAGGCTGGCCCCACCGAGCAGATCCTGCTCCGCCAGACTCACCTCGGCCTCTGGGCCGGAGGCCACACAACCGATCATCACGAAACACAAGAAACCCCAAACACTTGCTCTCATTGTTCTCCAGCTCCTCTCACGTGAACGCTGAACCCGGTTCATTACGCTTCTTCTGACCCGATGAACCGGGCCCTTCGGGACAAGGAACGGGTGACAGAAGGGTTTCTACCCCCCTGCTATCAGCCGACGCGGATAGAGTTGCTAGCGGACGGCTTCGGTCGCCTTCTTCCGGCACCATTCCGCAAACCGACGCCACCCCGCCGCGTCGAAGTCCATCCCCAGCCGCGCGTCCGAGCACTCCTCGACATCAGAGGCGAACTGGTTGAGGTCCTGGGCGCTGAGAACCCCCACGTGAACCTTCACAAGGTCCTGAACGTAGGACGGCATGTAGGTCATGCGCCCCATCGAGTACCTGACCGAGCAGATCAGGAGCGTGCGGAGATCTTGGTGACCTACCTGAACCGGCGTCTCGGTGGCGTTCTCGTTCATCCGAGATGTTACGCACCCAGGCGGTCAGACGACTTCGACCTTGCCCCCATCCCCCACCAGAAAACGAGACGCCACGAAGATCCCGCTTGCCACACGAGACTGGGAGGGTTCCTCAAGGAGAAGACCCTCACGATCGAGATTGTCGTAGACAGCCTTGAGGATGCGGGTCTTGTTGCGGGGATTGAGGTGCTTCTCGATCAGACCCCAAGTCGTGCTGGTCTTCAAGATCATGTCCACCAGACGGCGATTCGTCTTCGCATGTGGACGGAGCTTTCTCGCCATGCGTTCCGTCTGGTCCACGATCTCCTGCATGAAAGCGCGGACCTCGCTAGGATCGTTGACGTAAGGGCCCCATGCTGCCTCTCCCCGTTCGAGGACATCAGAAGGGCTGTACTTGAGCCCCTTCACGAAGACATCGGCGGCATGGGTGACTTCGTGGATGAGAATTGAGTACAGCCCGTACGGAAGGCACGTCTCGTAGGTGCACTCCCAGAGTGGGGCCATGCGATCTGTCTGAGGGGTCGGAACCAAGAAGTCTGAGGGGCTGAGGGCCCCGTTCATGTAGATGTCGATCTGTTCTTTCCCAGCGCTTCCACCAAGAACAGCCACGCCCTTCGCGTTCGACGGTCTCGCGTTGACGATGACCCCCACAGAATGGGACTGACGGCCGTCCGCTTCCAGGACCTCAACCCGACCCTTGGCGATGCCCCTCACCGAGCCAATCGGATCCGCCTGATTGGGACGGCGCCGAAGCCATTTCTCAATGTCAGGGACCAACTGTTGCTGGACGAACGTCTTCAACCCCTGCTTGTCCACGTAGATCGGACGAGCCGCCGTTCGTTCAGCGAGACGGATGACCGGCTTCCCGTAGAGCCCGGAGACCGACAGAGCCCTCTGCATCCGGAACTTCGCCGTCGGGGTCAGCTTCCCAGGAGCTGCCATGAAGAGCATGAAGGTCTCGGCGAAGTCCTCGTACTTGTCGCTCTTGCCGTAGTCTGTGACGATGTCCAGGGCGTCCAGCCTCGGGTCGCCCTGGGACAGGCCTTCCCACGGGTCGTCCCAAACATCCGCAGCCTCGCCCCTGATGTAGTTGCGGTGGATGTAGTGACCGAACTCGTGCAGGACGGTCTCCCCCACGAACGTGTCGATGAACCTCCCAGGAGCCCCCTTCGACAGCTCGGGGACGTTGAGCGTCAGCTCCCGCTTGCCGGAGTGGAAGAAAGCCGACGCCCCATCACTGTCGAGAAGGAGGTTGACCTTGGAGACCGCCTGCTTGAGGAGATTCGAGATCCCCCGCTTCTTGAAGAGGCCGACGAGGAAGTCCACCCCCTCCAGCGTCTTCCGACACAGCTCGTCAGAGAACCGGTCCGGGTTCGAGATGTGGAACCCTGAGTAGGTGAAGTCCTCCGGGGCCGCGCTGTCGATCACACGCTGCGTGACATCCTTGAGCCGGTCCAGCGCGGAGCGGAGGTCTTCCCCCGATGCGGCAGCATCCTTGGAGATACGGGAAACCCCCCGTCTCGCCTCCGAGTAAGGGGCATAGGCTTCCGGAGAGAGACACTTGCTCGCCCAAACAGCCACCCTCAGAAGCTTGAGGGACCCCGAAACGGCCTTCTTCAGGGTCGCCTGGTCGTGGGGCTTCCGTTCAACCTGCGCATAGAGCGCGTTGAACTTCCCGATGTCCACGACCGCGTCGTCCCAGAGTCCCATAGCACCTCACGTTTTATAGAGGTCCAAGGGGCTGAAGACCGAACTACTCGTCCACGTGACCGACGAGCTTCGGGACACCAGGCCGGGCGACAGGGTTCGGCTTGTGGCCCATCCCACCCCCCTGACCCTGGTAGATTGCGACCTGGAGCGGATCTCGGCTGACGATCTTCGAGATGTAGTAGTTGCGACCGGTCGTGTCGTGCTTCGCGAGGATCTTGACGTGGTCATCCTGGGATTGCGTCACCCGGAACGTGGGACCCTTGCCGTCGATCCGAACGAGGTCCCCGCGCCGAAGTGACGCATAGACCCGCTCTTGGGCGTTAGGGGGAGGCCCTTCCCCCTCAGGGTCCCCCAGCCAGTCGAAGTCCGACGCGTCGAACCCTGCTGCCTTCGGGGATGCCCCCTTGAGCGTCTGCTTGCCCTTGGGGGTGAGGGAGATGTGGACGTGGCCCTTTTCCCCCACTTCGGTCACCTCGAACAGGCCCGCTCCGAATTCCTGTTCCAGCCATCCTTGCGCAGCGATCTCGACGGGGTCTGCGTAGTCCTCTCGCCACCCGTCTTCGTTCCACCCGTCCTCATCGTCCCCACTGTAGTGGTCGAGGCGCAACCGGTTCGTAGGCTCCACGGTCCACTCAGTGGGGGAGTCCCGCTCGACCGAGCGGACCCGGCCACCCGGTCCAAGGCGCATCGACTTCAGCTTGTCTTCGACGGAATCGATGGGGTTCGAGGTCGCCTGAGGGACCTTCTCCATCACCCTCCCCACATTCGCAGACACGAGGCCCTCGATGGTGCTCAGGACTTTCTTGAGGCGGGCAGGGGCATCGGCTGCCGGACCCTTGGAGTACAGGCTCTCCATGACGTAGCTGCCCCCAGCCCGAACCCCAATGGTAACAGTGCCGTTGGAGTGGTCTCCGGTCACGCTGATCAGATACTTGCCGATCGTGATCTCACCCTTCTCGAAGGGTCCGTAGCCCCCTCGGGGAGGGGGGGACTCCACCGTGGCCTTGACGACACCGACCTCTCGGTACGCCTCGACCGGCACTGTAGCCGCGAACGCCTTCAGCTTCTTCCCAGCACTCGCCACCATCTTCACCACGAGAGACTTCAGGTCCTTCGAGGCCACCCGAGAATCAAGGATGGGGAGGAGAACCCCACGGAACTCGGGCTTCTTGTGTGCGAGGCGGATCAGCTTGGATCGTAGGTCGCGGTCGGTCATGAACCCTTGCCCCAATCACCCGGATAATGAGGACCTTCGGATTCTGGCCTCACGCCGATCCTTCAGGCGCTTCGCCCAGTCCTTCAACTGGGCCGCAGCGGCGAGATGAGTCTGGCTGATGCCAGGACCGTCCCCATGAACGATCGCGGTCCCGATCTTCCTCGCGTCCCCCTCCAGAGAGGAGAGGATGCCCTCCCGGACGTCGATTCGCAGACCCTCGCTGTACGCCAGCAAGGCGAGACCGGACATCTCAATCGGACGCAGGCGGTTCATCATCCCCCACGAAGGGCTTGAAGTCGTCTTCGATATTGGTGCGATTCGCTTCGTTGTGCTTGCGCCAACCTTCGCTGTCGAGAAGGTTCACCCTCGCGGCCTCTTCCTCAGAGACACGTCGAAGCTTGAGCTGACCGATCTTCTCCCGACACCACACACGTCGGCACCTCTTGCACCGCAAGTAGACCGTGTGAGCGAACCAGGTCTCCCCAGCCCCTGTCGGCTTCCCGATGAAACGCCAAGCCTCGGTCCGCAACTTGAACCGCCCCCGGAAGAACCACCACAGAGGGTACGGGAGCTGGCACCCGCACAGAAGATGCAGGGGTCGCACTTCGGCGGGGGGAGGGGGATCGGGGATTCGATCCGGTTCGCGGTAGGCCACGTACCTACTCCCCGCCGAGGTCGAACGTCATGTTGATCCAGCGGAACGGGTAGGGGAACGTCAACGAGACGTTGATGTGCGCGACCTCCCCCTCGTCCACCGTCACCTCCGACTCGCCCAGATGGAGGCCATGTCGAGGGATCCAGCCAACGTCGGGGATCGTGTCGGGGATGGGGATCCCCCGCGCACGAAGTTCCCCCGCTGTGACGCACGTATCCGGGTCGTACTCGTCCACGGGGGCCATCACGAGACGACCTCCCCGAGGTCAACGGCCACCTCAGCGTCAGGGTTCTTCCGACGCCGCTCCCGGCGACGAACCCGAGCGGGCTTCTCGTGCGTCATCTCTTCGGGGAACCCGATCGCCCTCTTGATCTTGTTCCCCCCGATCGCCGCCTGAGCGCAATCCTCTTCCGTCTCCCCGTACGTGATGACGTGGGTCGCCTCCCCGTCCCAAGCGACCAGGATGACCTGCCGTAGTCCGAGCTTCTCGGCAACTTCCTTCGCTGCCTTGATCGGGATCCTCTTGGGCTTCTGGGTGGTCATGCGGACGGTCCTTGGTCGTTCTTGGTGATCCCCCGCAGCTCCAGAAGCTCCGAGAGGATACGGTTGAGGCGCCGGTGCTCTCTCCGCACTGCCCAAGCGTGAAGCCTGGGGGAGATTCGGAAGAGGTACGTCATGAAGTGGGTGTACATGGGTGTTACGCCTTGCCGCTGCGGATCACGTCGCGGGCCACCCGAAGCATGTCCATCGCGACTGCCCTGCCGTTCTCGTAGTGCCTCTGCGTGCTCACCGAGAGCATCAGGGAGAACTGGTCGGGATTCGAGAGGGCAGCCCGTTGGACTTCCTCGCGCTCAACCGGGTTGAGGTGCTCCGAGATCAGCTCGGAGATCTTCTTGGGGGTCAGCGTCTCCAACGTTTCCATGGGAACCCTTACGCCGCCTCGTACTGCCTGGGGTCGATCCCCTTCGACCTCAGAACCGACTCAGCGAGCCGACGGATCCCGTCATGAGACGCCTCCACGATCTCCGTCAGGGCCGCGTTCGGATCTCTGACGCCCTCGATCTGCGCCTTCTTGAGGCCGAGCACATCCGCGATGACCGGGTCCGACCCCTCATCCGACACGAGGAAGTACGCGATGACCGGGTCGGGCTGCCCATCACGGTAGGCGCGTCCGATGCACTGCTCGTGGACGCCGGGAGACCAGTCCAGCTCACCGAACACGACGGTCCGACAGGCGTGCTGGATCCCATCGAGGCCGGCACCAGCACGCAGGCTCATGATGAGGACCTGGGCATCCCCCTCGATGAAATCGAGGCGAGCCTTCTCCTTCTGGGCCGGGGTCTCCTCCCCGGTGTAGAGGACGCACTTCACGTGGCCCTTGAAGCGCTTCTTCCAGATGTCGTAGACGGCATGGTGCCATCCGTAGAGGACGATCTTCTCGCCCGAATCCACGAGCATCCGCACGAACTCTGCGACGAACGGCGCCTTGGCGATGCCCGTCGCCTGGCGCATCTTGTAGTCGATCTCGCCCCCGGCCTTCATCCGGTCGAGAGTCGTCCCCTGCCGCGCAAGGATGAGCTTCGCCAGCTCGGTCACGGAGTCTCGGGCCTTGTCCAGCTCCCTGAGATCTGCATCGACGTGATGGGGGACCTTCGTCAGCGCCGGAAGCTCCCTGCCCACGTCCGAGCGGGTACGTCGGATCATGATCCCGGAATCCCTCACGAAAGCCCCGAAGGCCTTCGGATCAGAGATCTTCCCCCGCCCTGACTGATCCAGGTTTCCCTTACACCATTCGCGAATGAACTCCATCTTCGTCCCAAGCGCATCCGGTCGGATGACGTTGAGAACGTGGTAGAATTCGCTCCCGTAGTTGTAGATGGGGGTCGCGCTCAGGCCGACGCAGTACACAGCCCCTGCACGGATGTGCATGGCTGCGTTGTACTTGGCGCTGCCATCGTGACGAAGCTCCTGGATCTCGTCGAAGACGACCATCTTCATGACGCCAGAGAACGTCTCGGCCCAGCCTGCGAGCTTGTGGTAGTTGATGATGACGACATCGGGGAAGCGGGCCTCTCCCGTGCTCTTCTTCATCGCCGCCAAAAGGTCGTAGGGCGTCCCCTTCTTGATGATGTGGGTGGTGAGGTTTGGCGCGAACTTCTGAATCTCCCGCGCCCACTGATCCGTGAGGTGCGTGAGGGTCACGACGACGGTCGGACGCGTAGACGGGTCCGTGAGAGCGCAGATCGCCGCGCAGGTCTTCCCGATGCCGAGGTCGTCGGCGATGAGCAGCCCCTTCATCCGAAGGGCGAGATCTGCTGCGACCCTCTGGTAGTCCCGGGCAGGAACGGCGAGATCGAAGGGACGGGCATCGAGCTTCCCTGAGAGAACCGAAGCGAAGGCCTCCGAACGCTCGTCGAACGTGCTCGCACGCCCTCGCATGTGGGTCAGGTGTTCCCCGACGACCTCCAGCGGGTACCGCTCCAAGATCCAGGCGAGGTCCTTCGAGACCTCATCTGTGTCTCGGATCGAGAGGACCCCCATCTGCGTGCTCACGCGAGGGAAGAGCCTCTTCAGGCGGATCATGACGTGAGGCTCAGCCTCGATTTGCCAGTGCCCGTCCTTGAGTTCGATGGAGCCGTAGGTACGCATCACTTCCCTACAGGCTCATCCCACGACATCCGGACGGTCGGGAACAAGCTCCGGGACTTCGGCGACACCCACTCGTTCCGGGTTCCGTTGCCGACCTCGTTGATCTCAACCCCAGCGTCCTCAGGGATTTGCCCGGTCTTGGTGAGGTGAGCCTTCACGATCTCGCAGACTTCCTCGCGGCTGAGGATCTTCTCGACTCGCACAGAGCCTCCCTTGGCATTCACTCGATACATGGTCAGAAGGCGCTGGAGAACAGGTACACCACGGAAATCCTCTTCCCCTCCATCTCGGAGGGGAGATCCCGGTGAGAAGCTCGGGTCGAGACGACGACGATCTCCTTCACCTGCTCGTGGGCAAGGTACCGGAGGACCTGCCGGCCGAGTTCATCGACGCTACCGTCGATCTTCACCTCGATGCCGATCCCCGGATCAACGAGGAAGTCGATCCGGCAGCGGGGGTTCAGGCGGACTTCCCTCTGGAACACGAACCCACGTTCTTTCAGGAGTCCGTCGATCCCGAGCTGAAGGTCGTCCTCCGACGAGTACCGGAACCGAACGGACCTCAGCGCTTCGAGAAGGTCAGGCAGGAGACTCACTTGTTACACTACGCCCGAGGTTGAGTGCGATGGACGTGTGCATCCAGCAATCGAAGTCGAGCGTTCGTCCTGTGGTACGCACTCCAGAGTGAACGTGTGCGCTCGTTGGCCAGGTACTTCTGGGTATCCCCATCACCCATTCCGAGAACCGGCTCCGTTGCGGGATCGATCCCGTGAACTACGGAGAAATCGTCCGCGAGTTTTCGAAACGTGAGAGGAGGGACATGGTCCACGTGACTCGACTCTCTCAGAACTTCTTCACCGGAGATGTCGCAGATCGCCGTAGCGAAACGCCCAAACCTGGATGCCTTGTATGCCTCGACCTGATCTCTGACCGCACAACGGCAAGCAGCGTAGAAATCGGCCCCAAGAGGCGGGGGTCGAAGACAGACCATGAAAGACCAGTCAGTGCTCGAACCGTCGTGTCTAACCAGCTCGAAACACTGCCCGCCATGACCATCAGATCGAACGTGCATCGACCGGACCCCCACCCCGATCTTCTCGCCCACATTGGGGTGTCTACCAAGAAGATCGACGAGGAACTCCTGGTGCTCTTGGCTGACAGCATCCGTCGTATTGTACGTGTACAGAATCGACTGGATGTGAGCCAGAAGAGCCTTCTTCGTCGCGAAGGTGAGACCACCTACGCTATGACTCTGCCTCTTGGTCACTTCTCTACCGTCCAGATCGCGACCTTGCGCTTATGGGACCCCTTCGCCTCCTGCCCGACCTGAGTCCACCCAGACCTGAAGACCGCCCCGATCCAACGAGGATCGACCTCCTTGAGGCGCTGGGCGTAACGGGGGTCCTTCTCCATCTCAGCCAGGACCTCCACCGAAGTCACGCGTCCCGTCGTCGCGCAGATCAGGTGAGCGATCTTGGTCGCAGCGGAGATAAGCTCGGCCCTGGCCGCCTTGAGTAGGTCGAGGGCCGCATCCCGCTTCACACCTTCCGTGTGAAGGTTCCTGCGGGTCGCTACCGGGGGAGGGGCCTGATCCTCTTCCTCGAAGAACCAGTCCTTGCGTATGTTCATTCGCCCCTTACGCCTTCAACGCAGAACGAAACCTCCCGGACAGCTCGGGGGACAGCTTCCGGTTGAGGACGAAGAACGCGAAGCACTCCGCGAAGAACTCCGTGATGTCCTTCATCGAGTAGAGGGAGGGGAACCTTCCTCTCACCAGGTTCCGCTTCACCACCTCGTCAGCAGACCGACGTGAGACCAGGCCACCGGTGGACAGCCGGTAGTTCATCGCATCGACTCCAACGACATGAGGTCGAACCCGATGCCCTTGTACTGGGATCGGGAACGGGTCTCCGACTCGGATCGGAGGGACCACGACCTTCGACCCGCTCCTTAGGTCGAACCAGATCTGAGAGATCGCCTCACGTCGCGTCTTGTCCATGACGCGGTACCAGTACCGGTGCCCCAGCTCATGGAGAAGACTCTCCAGGTCATCGAGACCCTTCCTCTCCAAGGGCCGGACGTAGACCTTGTCCTCCTTCAGGGAGTACCAGGCAACCGCTGAAGCCTTCTGGAGCTGGCCCACGAAGTAGACGTCCCCGTACAACGTCTTGGAGAAGTCGAGGGTCTCCGAGAGAACGCGATTCGCCTCTCCAACGAGAGCAAGGATCTCAGAGAACCTCTGAGCGTCAGCCCCGATCGTGTTGTGGACCCGGAGCGGACCCACGGCCTCGACCTGCGAGGTCCCGATGACTCTCTCCGGCCAACCCGCCACCTTGAGGAGGTACTCCGCCCACCCACGATGACGCTCGAACCACACGAGTGGATCCGTAGGCATCTTTCGGATCGTGAGGAACGTCCTGGCCGCGATCTCGAAGAACTTCTCTTCCCCGCGAGGGATGTCACGCGTATCGACCCCCCACGTCGCCAACTTCCTCCCCGTCGCGATCAGCGAGGTGAAGGTGACGTAGAGGGCACGCCGGAGCTTCTTCTCTTCCAGAGCGGAGAGCCGGTTCTCCCGAGATCGGGACCTCTCCTGCTTCTCCATGGCGACGATCGCGGAGAACTGGTCGAAGGCCTTCTGGAAGTTGGCTGCGGAGGACACCAGGGTGTTACGCCTCGCGCCCCAGTGCCTGCCTGAGCTGGGCCGTCCTCTGACGCGGATCGACGCCTCCCCTCACGAGCAAGAAGAGGTAAACGGCATCCCCAGCCGCCTTGCTCTCACTCGTGGGGCGGTCCAGGAACTGGCGGGTATCCACTGAGACGACCCCCCCATCGGCACCCCGCCCCGTCGCTCGGGCCCAGAACATCCCAGGATAGTCTCGGCTCTCGAAGAGTGAGATGTCGATGTTCGTGGCGCGGTTGGTCGGAAGGTCGCTCAGGGTGGGATCCCCCGCCCACCAGATCAGGTACGGGCCCTGCCCGGAGGATTGAAGGACGACCCAACCGAACTTCTCATCGTGAGAGATGCCGGTGGGCACGCCCTGCTTGGACTCCCGCTCGGCGATGAGACGGGCTTCTTCCGGGGCCTCACCCCAGTCCTTCACGGCGATGAGGTTGAGTTCGAATCGGCGGAGATCTTCAGGGGTAGGTGCTTCCACCAGGCCTATTACGCCCTCACCCCCACTGCACCTTAGATTTCCCGAAGACCAACCGAGAACCATGGTCCTGGGGATAGGATACCCCTTCCTATATCCGGTCCGAATCTCTCAGACGATGCTCGATGCCTGGGTCAACACCTCGAAAACACTGAAGAAAAAGCCCCAGGCCAAGAAATTCCGGGGCGAGAGGACGCCCCGACCCACGTTCGGACCGAAGGCGCTGCGGATGCCGATGCCGTACTTCGGCTGCTGGAGGCCTCGGATGAACTTCACGGTCCGGGCCTTCGCCTCGGTCGCCTTGTCGAACTGAGACTCCGCGTTGCTCTTGAGGGACTCGTACTTCGACGACTTCTCGATCGAGAGCGAGATCCCCCCGATGCTGTAGTCGAACTCGTCCGCGACCCAGTTGATCGCGAGCGCGAAGCACGCGTGGGTGATGGCCGACCAGAGGATGGCCGTCCTCCATGCCGGCTTCTCCCTCACTAGTCTCTCGATCGTGTTGAGGGACTCGGTCGCGGGGGGGAACATGTTCCACCAGTCGAGCCCGCGCTCGATGTACTCGTACAGCTCCGCATCTTCCCAGATCTGACCGAAGACCTGGTTGTAGGACCCGATGTTCCCCTCCGCCTCCGGCGGTCGGAAGTGGTAGAACTTGTCCGGGTTCTGATCGCGCAGAAGCATCCTCAGCTTGCCGATCATCTGCTGAGCTTCGGTCGAGTAGGTCGCAGGACCCGTGACCGTCCCGGCAACCACCACCGCCCACTCCTGTACGACCTGCTGGACAGGGGACCCGGCGAACTGCTTGAAGCTCCACCGGATTCGGTACGTCCCCGGCGACGCGTTCGACGGCACCTGGAGCGATGCGTAGTATTCCCCGACGTTGGGATTGATCGGGATGCGGGTCAGAGATCCGATGAGCACCTCCGTCTCCGGAGGGGTCGGATCGACGTAGTAGATCGCGTACGTGATCTCGAACGCGTTCGAGGGGTTCCCGTCCGAATTCGTCAGGAAGATGTCCAGGTCGCCCTGGCCGAGGGTCGTCCCCGGTAGAAATGCTACAGCCATCGTGTCAACTCCCCGAAATACGTGAGGTTATCGAACGGAAAAGGGACGAGCTACCGAACCGTGCTCGCGCCCATCCCCCCGCCCGTGTTCCCCCCGGTCCGCATGAACTTCACGATCATCGGACCGGTGGAAACCGTGATCGTAGCGACCCCGAAGGCCTCCGCGCTCTGGATCCCATTCTCCATGTAGGGGATCCCGAACGTCTCCTCAGACTCGATCCCCAGTACACTCACCGTACGATCGCGATCGAGGTCCGGAACGGTTCGAGCGTGAGGGTAGAAGGTCGGGTCTTCGACCATCCGAACCCCAGACACCCTCGGCCGAGCAGTAGGACCTGCTTGGCCTACGAAAGGCCCGATCGGGTACTTGTCGAGCTGAGGTGCCCCGAACGCCTCCCCCGAAGGGATGCTGTCGAGGAAGATGCCGCTTCCGAAGACCGGGACCGGGAAAGCTTCCCCAGATGCAATCCCTGTGGTCGCGACCCAAAGGTCAACCTGAGGTCCCCCGAAGCTCTCTGCCGAAGAGATGCCCGTCGGGTAGAACGGACGTCCGACCGACACCGTTCCGAAGGCTTCGTCGGAAGGGATGCCGATCGAGTAGGTCGTCTGGTCGAGCGTGGACGAACCGAAGACCTCTTCCGAGACGATGCCCGTCGGCCCGACGACCTTCTGGACCGAGAGGGCTCCAAAGGCCTCGGTGGAAGAGATCCCCGTCGGGACCACCTCTCCCCCAAGAGCAGGTGAACCGAAGGCCTCCGCCGAACTGATCGACCCCGGGATGACCAGGAGTTCAACGTCGAACGTCGTGGACCCGAAGGCCTCCGTGGAGACGATCCCCGCCGGGTACACCGCCTGCCCGACCGACGGGGCACCAAGAGCTTCGGCCGATGCGATTCCCGTCAGCGCGATCGACCTGGAGATCTCGACGGACCCGAACGCTTCCGCAGAAGCGATCGAAGGCACCTGAACCGCCCCGCTCAGCGCAGGGGTCCCGAACGCCTCGGTGGACGGGATGCCCGTCGGGTACACAGGGCGCCCGATCCCCGGAGTCCCGAAGATCTCCGCGCTCGGGATCGAGGGGAGACTGACCCTCGTGGCCACCGTCGTGGACCCGAAGACCTCAGCCGAAGCGACCCCCAGCGGTCGAACAAGGGGGACAACCGCGGGTGCCCCGAGGGCCTCAGCCGAGGCGATCCCCGTCACCTGAACCGACTGAAGAACCGACGTGACGCCGAAGGTCTCCGCGCTCGGGATCGAGGGGAGACTGATCGAACGAGGCAGCGAGGGCGTACCGAACGCTTCGGCCGAAGAGATCCCCGTTGCGTAGATCGGTCTCCCCACCGACGGGGTCCCGAAGGCCTCTGCGGAGGAAAGACCGGTGAAGTACACCGTCTGGTTGAGCGTCAGGGCACCGAACGCTTCGGCGGAAGCGATCCCCGGCGTGACCACCCCGGCTCCGACGACCGGGATACCGACCAACTCACCCGACGCGATCCCCGATCCGAACACCGTCGCGTTGAGCTGGGGGGACCCGAAAGCCTCCGCGCTCACCACCCCGATGGGGGCGAGGGTCCGAAGAAGCGACGGGGCTCCGAAGGCTTCCGAGGTCGAGATCCCCGCAGGGAGTAGGAGCGACTCCTGGAGGAGGGTCGCGGAGCCGAAGGCCTCCTGAGACGAGACCCCCGCCGGGTAGATCGGGAACTCGACCGTGGGCGTGCCGAACGCTTCCGAAGAAGCCAGCCCGGTGAAGTACACCGTGGCATCGAGCTGGGCGACCCCGAAGGCCTCTCCGGACGCGATCCCCGTCGGGAGAAGCGCCCCTCCGATCGACGGAGCCCCGAAAGCCTCAGCCGAGACGACCCCGGTGAAGTACACCGTCGCGTTGAGGGTCGGGGACCCGAAGGACTCCGCCGAAGCGATCCCCGCAGGTACGACCGCCCCGCCAACCGAAGGTGAACCGAACGCCTCCTGGGAGAGGACCCCAGACCCGTAGACGATCTGGTTGAGGCTCGGGGCCCCGAACACCTCCCCGCTCGGAACACTGGCCGGCTGGAGAAGGAGGGCAAGGACCGGGGTCCCGAACGCCTCCAACGAGGGGATGCTGGTCGGCAGGATATCCAGTCGGAGGTCGGCCGACCCGAACACCTCGCTCGAAGCGATCCCCGTTGTTGCAACACTCTGTCTGAGGGAGGTGGACCCGAACGCTTCCGCGCTCGCAACACCAAGAGGCAGGATCGGCAACGTCAGAGCGCCGAACGCTTCCGCGCTCGGGATGCCTACGGTCACCACCTCCTGGATGGTGGTGAAGACGCCGAAGGCTTCCGCCGACACGATCCCCGTCGGGAGAAGAGCGCCCCCAATCGAAGGTGCCCCAAAGGCCTCCGCCGAGACCACCCCCGCCGGGGCGATGACGGAGTCCACGTCGAACGACGCCGTCCCGAAGGTCTCCCCCGAGGCAATGCCAGTCGTCTCGATGGACTGTCGAAGGGAAGCGGACCCGAAAGCCTCCGCGCTCGCGACCCCGGTCGGTTCGAGGACCAGTAGGAGAGTAGGAGACCCGAACGCTTCCTGGGAGATGATCCCAGAAGGCTCGACCCCCTGCGCCAACGACGCGCCCCCGAACGCTTCAGCCGACGCGATGCCGGTAGCCGAGAGGGTCTGTCGAAGAGAGGACGTGCCGAACGCTTCGGCCGAAGAGATCCCCGTCGTAGATACGAGCTGGAGGAGAGACGGCGACCCGAAGGCCTCCGAAGTCACGATCCCGATCGCACTCAGCGTGCGATTGAGCTGCGCCGTCCCGAAGGCTTCACCAGACGCAATCCCCGTCGGGAGAAGGAGAGCCTCCAGAAGGACCGTGAGGGAGCCGAACGATTCCCCCGAAACGACCCCAGTCGGGGCAACCACCTGCGCCAACTGCGCGGTGCCGAACACCTCCGCGGAAGCGATCCCCGTCGCCTGGACGGAGTTCCCCAGAGACGCAGTGCCGAAGGCCTCGGTGGAGACGATCCCCGTCAGGAAGATCGTCCCGGCAAGCGCCGGGGTTCCGAAGGCTTCCGCGCTCAGAACCCCCGTCGGAGCAACGGTCCTCAGAAGAGCTGCGGTCCCAAAGACCTCAACCGAAGCGATTCCGGTCGGGGAGACCGTCCGAGAAAACGACGCAGTGCCGAAGGCCTCAGCACTCAGGGCCCCCGTCGGCGCGATGGTCCTCGAAAGTGCCGGAGCCCCAAAAGCCTCAGCCGAAGCGATTCCGGTCGGGGAGATCGCCAGGGCAACAGAACCGAAGGCTTCCGCCGAGACGATCCCAGTCGGAGCAACGGTCCGAGACAACGCAGCGGTACCGAACGCCTCCCCACTCAACACCCCCGTCGGGGCGACCGTCCGAGAGAGAGATGCCGTACCGAAGACCTCTGCGGACGCGATTCCGGTCGGGGCGACCGTCCTTAGAAGCGCAGGGGAACCGAAGGCCTCCGCAGAAGCGACCCCTGCCGTGACGGTCACGGTCTGAGTCGTGGACGTGTGGGAGACAGCCGCTGTCCCGAACGCCTCCGCGGAAGCGATCCCGCCCCCAACCGCCACAACGCCATCATCAAGAGCGAGTTCGTTCAGGGCGAACGTGTTGAGCGCCCCCTGAGAAACCCCACCGAGGTCGATGACCTGAGTCGGCAGCGAAGCCGCGGAAACGACCGGGGACCCAAAGGCTTCCGCAGAAGCGATCGAGGCCACAGTGAGAGAGTGGTCCTGAACAAACCCCGCTGTCCCGAACGCCTCAGCAGAGGCAATCGCGGACACCGTGATCGTTTGACCGAGACTCAACGAGGGACTGCCGAAGGCCTCAGCCGACGCGATCCCTCCCCCCTGATTTACCTCCTCCCCACCCGCAAAAGTGAGGGTGTTGAGGGCAGAACCCGCGAGTGTGCCATCAGCATCGACACTCCCGTCGAGGCTGATGACAAGATCGTCGCCTTCCTCGGCGAAGAACTCGAAGAGGATCCTGCTCACGAGGACCCTCCCTTATGCGTTGATCAGGATGAAACGGACTCCGGTCGCAGGTGCTGCCGTGAAGCCAGGGGTGACCGTAACGAACTTGGTCGTTCCGTTGTACCCGGTGACTTTCTTCACCTGTCCCGCCAGAGCACCCGTTACGAAGACCAGCAGCGCGTCCTTCCAATGATCGTCGGTGGACTCCGTCAGATTGGTCTCGAACGTGGTCGCCGAGTTTGACCCGTCGGCCACCACTGCCCCACGCGGGATGCTAAGGGCGACCTCGAACGAAGCGAGCACCGCCTTGCTAGTCACACCCCCAACAATCACGGTGACAAAAGCCGTGTAGGTCTGTCCTTCCTCGAAGCCGTTACCGACAGTCACAGCAAGAGGCACCCGATAGTGACCAGGGACACCAGCGTCACGCAGCGCTACCGTAGGTGCGATGAACACCGTATCAGACGAGTCGTAGACCTCGCAGGTGGGGAGCGAGTCGGCGTTCGTCATTGCCCCCGTGGTCGGGTCCGTGACCATGAAGTCCCGAACGATCGTGGTGCCTAGCTCAACGGTCACAGCACCCTCACGATTCGGTTGTTCCCGATGACGGGGTAAGTCGCCGCAGGTCTATGGACGAACACCACTCGCATGTCGAAGTAGTTGAACTGCGAGTTGTCCAGGATCCCGGCTCTCCCACCAACCAGTGCCAAGCCCTGACCGTTGCGGAGAACGATGCCGCGGCCGACCTTCGCCTTGAACATCTCGAACCCGTTGTCCGGAGTTGTTACCGCGTCGGTGATCCGGTTGGGTCGCGGGGTGCGCACGATCTGCCTCACCACTCCCGCACGCTGCTCCTTCGCGATGTTGGCCACCGAGTGATCAGAGGTGTCCCCTGTGTACACGGCACCGCTCCAGAACCCAGGCAGAGCCGTACGGAACGCTCCAGTGAGCAGCTTTACCCCCGGGGGCATCGCAGCCTGGAGAGGGTCGTGCGAGATCGACTCCTCCTCGTGTGGGATCAAGCCCTCCGTCGGGATGTACCCCTCCGTGCGGATCAGCCGAAGGGTGGGCGGCTGGGGGATGGTGGAAGCGAGGCCAATGTCCCCGTCTTCCCCCATCTGGATCCCGCAAACCTCAAGGATTTCCCCCGAACCCACACCATTCATCAGCGTCCACAGCGCCCGATCGGTGACCATGGTCCCGATGTCCCGCGACCGGAACATGTACGTGGCCCCCGTGCTCTGAACGCACACGGTGAGATTCACGTACATCGAGTGCGGCAGGACTCCGTTGCGCTGAATGAACGCCAGGCCCTGCCCCTCGCGCAGCACGAGGTGCTCGTTGCTGGTGAACGTGACGTTGCTATCCCAGATGCTGTCTGCCCTAGGTGCCGTAGGGACCCCCATCCTCAGGTAGGAACGTGTGGCTCTCATCGCGTTGGCCGGGATGCTGTTGAACTGGGGGCAGTCCGACAGCCGACGCAACGTGATTGTCTCCGTGATGTTGAGGGGGGAAGTTGCGAATTCGATCTCCGCAGGCAGGTCGGCCGAATCCGTGTCGAATTTCACCGCCGAGGCAAGAGCGCCCCCCGAAGAAGCGCTGATCGTCTCCAGCTCGTGAGCACCTGCACCGAAAAGGCCACCGGTCAGCGCGGTCTCCGAAGGTTCAGTGATCCGAACCTCGATGACCTCGATCTCCCCGCCAGCCGATTCGTTGAACACCATGGCGATGCCGTCGATCAGCGGACTGCTGTCAACGCGAGGCACCCTCCACGTGTACGTGTTCGCCACAGAGGTTCCTCAGGAGTCGGTGAACTCGATCTCGAAGTCGTTCGTTCCGACCGCCGAGGTACCTGACTGCTGAATCTCCACTCCGTTGACCGCACGACACGTCAGCGGCTCGACAGCCGAGTCGCCATAGCCCGCGTTCCACACCTCAGCGAACGGAACCAGAAGCTCCCACTCGTCGAGTGTGGCACCCGACACAGCCGGCTCATCGTTCGACCAGAGATACTGGCGGAAGACGTCCGTACGCGTGATTGTGCGACCCGTCCCACAGGTCGTCTGCGCAGCGAGCGCAGAGCTGTTGGTGTCATGCTTGACGGGTGTAACCGTGGTACCCGCGGAGGCCGCGGTAGTTCGGTTCACACGCATGGTCGTCAGCACGCCGGTCACAGCCGACACACCGTTGTTGAACTGGTACATCCGATACACCCGGATGACGCGCGTCGATGCCGTCGCGTTGAACACGTCGATCATCGACTTGCCGCTCGCGAACGCGACTGCTTGGGACGTTGCCCTCCATGTAGCTGCCACTTCTTACCGTCCCTTCGAAGCACTGTGCAGGATGATGTCGCCCTTGCCGTCGCCACGAACGCCAACGACATTCTGTCTGACCTCAAGCCTCTGGAGGCTGACGAGGGCCTCTTTCAGCTCGGTCTTCTTCTCTCCGGGCGGGAGAGAACGCCACCGGTCGAGCTGTCGAGGCAGGGCCACACGGGCCACCTGCCGCAGCATCTCCTCAGGCATCGCCCACGGCACATCGACGATCCAACCGTGGTCGGCATCCCAGTGCAGTCGCAGGTTCTTGGGCGGGGCCATGATCATAGCCAACGCGCCCGCTCTTCTCGAAACACGAGCGATCCAGTGAGGTCCACGTCCACGTTGCCAAGGATGTCTGGCATGGACGAAGGGACCGAGTCCCCGTGCTTGTACCCCAACTGTTTGAAGGAGAAGACGGCATCCCACGCAAGGGCCCCCTCCACCACGTCGTTCGCCTCCATCACCTCCCGCTGCCAGGTGATGACCTCATCGTCGGTGAAGTCAACGCTGTCGCAGTATGCGACCCCCGCAAGACCACCACCCGTGAACGGAGTGCTGAGGTCTACGTTGACCCCCATGAACATGCCGTTGGACCCAGGCGCCGCGCCGCCTGATCCAGGACTCGTCTGACGGAACAGAAGCCCGTTGATGAAAAGGGACAACAAGGTCCCATCCCACCGAAGGGACATAACGGCCGTCTTCCAATCCACGAACCCCGACGTCGAAGGAGTCGTACCCACGCCGGGCCAGTTCGGATCAGCGCCACCGCTGGAGAATTTGGAAAACGAACCGTCTGCGTACTCCACGAAAGGGCGGTTTCCGGAGACCGTCATCAAGTACCCCTGGGTGAACAGGGACCCGCTCGAAACGATCGCCTTGTTCGTAACGATCCCCGCAACTGTAGGGAGACGGACCAGTGCGCTGATCGTCGTCGTCGCACTCCCATTCAACCCTGCCGCATTGAGGTAATCCGAGCCGGTGAACCCGGAAACCATCACCAGCTTCGATTCCCGCTGTAGATTCTCGAACGAACCCGCAGTCGGACGCAACTCCAGGCGAGCAGCGGAAGTGAAGGTGGTTCCGGTGGTCCCCTGTTGACCTCGGCGAATCGTGAACGTGTCGCTGCTTCGAGCGACGACCAGCACGATCTCCAGTGAGGACCCCTCACTCAGTGTTGCGAAGAAGAAATTCCCTGTCCCCGAACCGATGATAGGGAAGAGGGCCCCCTCACCAGTGGTACACGTGAGCGACGTCGCGCTGTTCGTGATCCCCGAGGCAAGGAGGCTCTTGGCGTTGTTCGTCCACAGCTCCTGTGCCATGGGGTTCCCCGATCAGAGCTTGAAGATCTTGTTCGCCCCGTTGTCCCAAACGACCGTGATGTCGCCTCCGCTCGGGGTCACCGGGAGACCGGTCGCCGTGTCGATGTAGGCGATCAACTGGCTCGTCGCGCCGGAGCCGGTGTCCTTGTAGATCACCAGAGCTTCACAGCTTGCCCCGGTCACCGCCGTGAAGGTGATGTCCGCCGCATCCGCCACCCCAGCCGCGCTGGTCTTGGACGCGAAGTTGCCCGAGGTGGCGATGATCGCGCCTCCGGCGATGTCCGCGAGGAAATCGTCCGTCGCGAGGTTCACCGTGTAGCTCGCCGTATCGACGAGACACGCCTTGATGTTGTCCGCCGTCCAATCGACGTCACCGTTCAAGAACGCGGCGCGACCGGTGTCGTAGAGTGCGTTTGCCATAGTCTTCCTCTCCCTATGGGAGAAAGACGTATTCGATCCCTACCGCGGGACGACCTACGAGGTTCCGTGGATCAGCGCCTTCATGTTCCGAATCTCGTCTGCGTAGTTGAGGGCGCAGATCTTGGATGTTCGGTTGAAGTATTCGCGCTTCAGTTCCCGGATCGCCTCTGTGTTCTCGAAGATGAACGAGACCCGCCCCCCGCTTCGGTCAGAATCGATGAACACCACCCCGGCTACCCGAAGGTATGCCGCGTAGTAGAGATCTGACGTGCGGTAGGTCTTCTCTTCTGACACGGAAATCAACCCCTTCTCGCGTAGCCTTGAACTCTACCGCGCGAAGGGGTTGTCCCGATCAGACAGCGATCAGAGAACGAGCCCCTCGTTGTCGTACACGACGAGGGCCGAACCGGTCACCCCGAGGTACGTGAACGCCGAAGACGTGAACCCGGCGAGCTGACCCTCTGCGAGAGAGATGTAGAACGCCCCGTCCGAGTCGAGGATGTCCTTCACCCCGTCGCCGAACCCAGCCGTGTTGAACGCCTCGGGATCTGCCTGGGGGTTGAAGGTCGAGACGACGACCTGAACGATCGTGCCGGCCGGCACGGTGTAGGTGACCCCCGAGAGGATCCTCAGGACGTCGAGGACCGTGGCCGTCGAATCCCCACCCGTCAGGCTCACGTCCACGCCGCCGGTCAAGGTCACCGCGCCCCAGACCCCGGACCCGAGCGTCTCGGTCGTGGCGATGGCGTTGCCCGCCGTCCCGGCGGTCTTCGCCGTGGCATCCATCGTGTCGCCAGCACCCGCTGCTGCCGTGACGGTCGGATGAAGCGTCATCGCCGCTGCGTAAGTGGTGCCCGCACCTGCCCCGAGGGTGATCGCCGCGACCAGGTTGTCGATCGAAGCGCTCGCGCTCCCACCGATCAGCACGTTGCCATCCACGTTCGTGAGGGCCGTCTGGAAGGTGTAGACCTTCGATCCGATCGTCACCGTGTTGGTGTTCGCCGCGTTCCCAGAGAGCGTCAGGACGCCCGTTGCCGCCACGCTTGCATCAGCCGCGACGATGGCGTTCAAGGCGTCGGTGTCCAGGTCTTCACCCGCCCGCATCGCCTCGATGATGGAAGCCGCGATCGTGTCCGCCTGAGCCGGCGTGAGAGCTGCCCCGGAGACGCCCTCGACGTTGGCGATCAGGTACGCCGCGAGACCCGACTGGGCCGTCGCGAAGTAGCGCTGCGTGGCCCCCGTGCTGGACAGGGTGACCGTCGAGGTCGAAGGCGCGCTCAGGTACCGAGGCCCCTGGGCGCGAGGCCCGAGCGTCGGATTGTACTTGGAACGGTTCGGCCACAGGTCGCCCACCTGAAGCGACCCGTTCGGGATGTCAGAACGACTCAAACAGATGAACGGCATCTCACTCTCCTACAGGAACATGGGAAATACGAAGAAGGCGCCAAACCCCCCGGGTTATCAGGGGTTTTGACGCCTTCACCTAGAAGCGGTCAGGGTTCAGAGAACGGCGCCAGCGTCGTCGTAGACGACCAGAGCCGCGCCAGTCGTCCCGACGTACGAGAACGTCGAGGACGTGAATCCGTTGAGCTGGCCCTCTGCGAGCGAGATGTAGAACGATCCGTCGGCGACGAGGATGTCCTTGTACTTCGTGTAGTCGAAGTTCGCCGCGTTCCACGCCGCCGGACCTGCCTGGGCGACGAAGTCACCCGAGCCGTCCTGCACGATCGTCGCTGCCGGCACGGTGTAGACCGCACCCGCGAGGATGCGAAGCACGTCCGCGACGGTTCCGGTCGAGGTGTTCGCCGTCAGGTTCGCGCCCGTCGCCGCAGCGGTGAGGATCGCGTTGATCTGAGTGGCGCCCGATGCAGTCCCGGCGCGCATCGCCGCGATCAGCGCGGCGGCGGCCGTGTTGGCCTCCGTCGGAGTGAGCGCGGGGCCGGCTGCGCCGACCTGCACGTTGGCGATCAGGTACGCCGCGAGACCGCTCTGAGCGGCTGCGAAGTAGCGCTGAGTGCCACCGGTGCTGGCGAGCGTGACCGTCGAGGTCGAGGGCGCGCTGACGTACCGCGGGCCCTGAGGCTGCGGGTCGATCGAGGGGTTCGCCTGGCTCTTGTTCGGCCAGAAGTCGGTGACCTGAAGGGTCGAGTTGGGGATGTCCGAGCGACGGAGGCAGATGAACGGCATGTCGTTTTCTCCCTAAGAGGGGCCCGCCGCACTGACGGGAGCTGAGTTCTGTGGAACGGGATGTTCCCTTCCGTTAGCGTTCGGGCATAGAAGCCCTAACGCCTTCATGTTCACGCGCTGTTGACTACAGCCATACGAATGGAGAACCAGGCGTTCCCATTCGGGCTCCCGATGAAGAATTCGGGAATGCCTGCACCCGTCAGACTGATGTCATCTCCGGGCATGAGCACGGTCGGGGGCGTCCCAGGATGGAACGAGACGAACAGAGGCTGCCCGGCTGCCGCTTCGAGGTTCTTGATCGAGACGGTCGTTGAGTACGCCGGCAGGAGGAAGTTCAAGGACTCCGCAGGCATTGCGTCCGGGATGTTCGGGGGGAACGCCCCCACAGCGAGGTTCGGAGCCTGCCCCGTCACCGTGAGCGTCGGCTCCTTCGTCGTGAAGAAGTCGTACGAGGGCACGATCATGATCGGGCCTTCCGGGAGGAAGGTGTTCGAGGCCTGGTCGTGCGCTGCGACACGCAGGAACAAGACCTGGTCGTCTCCCGGAAGATAGGTCGTCCCAGACACCTGGACGGGGGTCGCGAAGTCGTCCGGATCGAACACCATGCGGGTCAGCCCGCGGCTCGACTCCTCGATGGCAGGGAGCCGACGCATGCGGATCCCCTTCGATCGGAAGTCCCCACCGTTCGTGATCTGGAACATCGGGAGGGCCCCACCTCCAGTGAGGCCGGCGACGGTCCCATACGCATCGACGAGTCTGGCTGCCCCTCGAATCTCGAACCTGTCGATCCCGGGTCGAACCGGGAGGGTCATGTTGATCTGATTCGGGGTGCGGTACTGAATGGAGGGGATGTCACGCTGACGGGTCATAGGCTCTCCCCCTCTCTAGCGTTATCGTGTGTTCACCGATCCCGCTAGTCCTTCTTCGCCTCTTGGCGGACCTTCGGATCGTAGGAAGCCGTGTTCAAGCCCTTCGACTCGGCGAGCTTCTTCGCATCGGACCAGGAGTCCACGCGTTCCCCGTTGACGTTCGGGGCGAGCGTCATGCCGGGTCGATCCCGCTTCTGCTCCGCCTGCTTCTTGTCGAGCCGCTTGTTCTTCGCGGCCATCTGGTTCTTGATCTTGTTGGCCTTCCCAGGCCAGGCGTCCCCCGCAAGAACGAAGGAGACCGTCGAGATCACCTTCTTCGCAGTGGCCCCGCACTTCTCGCAGGTTTGCGGGGCGTTGTACTCCGCCATGGGCAGGTACCTCTCGAACGCCGTTTCACAAGCTTCGCACTCGTAGTCGTAGGTCGGCATCGGTTCTTGGGGGAACCCTACCGACCCTCAGGCCTACTTCGTGGGGGTAGCGGCGGCGAGTTCCCAGTTCCGAATGGATTCGAGACAGGCCGCGACATGCTTGCAGACACGGTGATGGTTCTTCGGGTCCTTGACGACCGGCTGAGATGCCGTCCCCCGGGCCTTCCCGTAGAGGTAATTCCCGACCTTCGCCCAGTGCTCAGGCCCCTGCCACTGCCAGAACGGGCACGAGCAGGAGACGAGAAGGTCCATCTTCGAGACCTTCGTCGCGTTCCCCTTCCGAAGAATCTTCGCCTGCACCACGTAGGTCTGGGCCGAGGTCTGCCCTGGCACCGAGAACGTGAACATCGACGTCTTCGGGTTGAACCTCCGCCCCTTCGGCTTGAGCCCCTTAGACCGCTTCTTGACCTCTCCAGAGGTCTCGTCGAGCAGCTCCGCGAGACGCTTGGCGACTCGGATCGCCGAAGGCCCTGAAGCCTCCTTGTTCACGAATCCATGGCCCGAAGGGATCACCTTCGCAGACCCGGGGTTGTTCGTGGTCGGGCTGATGTCGAGCTTGTGCGAGGTCGGACGATCCTCATGCTCGTCATCGGGAAGCCGGAGAGAGTCGTTGACGTTGTTGGGTCCCGGGGCCCCAAGGTCCTGCGCACCAGGGCCCGCATCCATGTTGTGGCCGGGGGTGAACGTCTCTCGGTAGAACGTCCCTGCCTCGACCTCGCGATACGCCGCTGCGACCCAACGAGGATCGGGGACTCCGTACGCTTCCTCGATCGCGTTGAAGAACGCCTCGGTGTCCTCGTCGCCATCGAACACGACCCCGAGCATGAAGGTCGGGAGCGGGACGACTGCGCACTCTTCACTCTCTCCGTCGAGGTGAAGGACGACACCATCGTCCGCGAAGTCCACGACGTCGCCCCACCCGTACGTCATGTGGAAGAAGCCGATCGACATGGATGCCGTCCGGTCGCTCAGGTCACTCCGACCACCGTTCGGGATCCGGCGGAACCGGCTCATGTACCGCGGGTCGCGGCGGATCTTCTGCCGTCGCTTGTACGTCGGGTTGCGGCGGATGCGCTTGTAGCGACGCTTCGCCCGCATCTTGATCTTGTTGCGGTGACGCCGGTAATACTTCTGGTAGTACCGCTTCGCCTTGCCCCGCTGCTTGCGCTGACGCTGGGAGTACGTCGGGACGAGGCCTGCCTCGACCTCGCGCTCCTCGTCCCCTTCATCGTCATCCGATGCCGTGGTTCGACGGGGGGCGATGTCGTTCTTGAACGGGTGGCCGTACTCCTCTCCCGGCTTCCCCGGGGTACGGACCTTCATCGGCTTCCCCTCTGCACCCGGACCCGAGGAAGGTCCCGGGGTGTTGAACACCGGGGGCCCTGGTCGGTGCTCTTCGAGGTTCTCCTTCGTGCTCGGGCGCTGCGGGAGCGCGCGGTCACGATCCGATCGAGGAGACTCGCCGGGCGACAGCTTGTCGGGCTGGTTCGTGTCGTTCAGAATCCCCTTCGAGGGCTTCTCGCCTCTGAAGGTACTGATCCCGAACAGGTCCGCGTCGTTCGCAACCCTCTTGGTGCAACCCCCAGACGGGGCCGGCGGGTTGACCCGGTTCTTCCAGTAGGTTGTGATGATCGCGGGAGCCCCGCCATTCCGACCGAGGCCGAACACGAAGAACAGACCCGACTTCTGATCGAGCCACTCCACCTTCTGCGTGTTCGAGAGTAGGCGCTCGTATCGCGGATCTCGACGCTTCTTCCATTCCCCGATCTCCTTGACGAACCTCTGAAGGGCGTCTCGGAGGTCGTTCACCCGGATGTTCCGGAGATCCATCCGGTACTGGGCGTGAGGGGTGAGAACGAAGCGGTCGAAGGGAGAGGGACCGAACTCGGTGATCGAGTCGTAGACCTTCGACGCCTGAGCGTTCGAGAGGTCCCCGTCGCTCTCCACGATCTGAACCATCTCTTCCGTCTGAGACGGGGGGAGACGTTCGCGGAGGATGCGCTCCACCACACGGCAGGCCCCGCCCCCGCTTCCAAGCGGAGGAGAGGCATCAGCGCGCTTCATCACGATCGCAGTTCGTGATGTGAAGGTGCTGTCGCAGAGCACGTAGACGGGATCGCCCATCTCAGTATTTCAGGTCGAGACCGAGCCTGGGATCCTCGGTGGTCGGTGCCTTCGAGCAGACCCCAACCACGAGCACCTCCGTGCCACCAGTCGCCAGAAGGAGGTCCGCATCGGAATCCTGACAGAGGATCCCGTTCTCGCTGACCTTCAGCGGAAGGTTGACGTTGTAGGTGGCCGGGCCGCCGGTGCGAGCCCCCGCACCATCGAGCGCGATCGTCTCGTACAGGCGGAAGAGGAACCGACCACCACCCGCGACGATCGTGGAGACACCTGCACCTGAGGCCGTGGCCCCAGGTCCCCCGAGCATCTGGTACGAAGTGTAGTTCCGGTACGTGGACTGACGCGGGTTCGAGTAGTCCTCTGACCCGAAGAGGAGGAAGCCCGTGGCGTAGATGCCGTTCGACTTCTCGACCGTGAACTCTGCAACCGACGGGACCTGCGTCGTTGCGTACATGACCCACTGCCCGGCCCGCCATCCGGAGGCACGAAGTTCGGGTCCGGGGGTGACGTTGAACTTGTCGCCCTGACGATGGACGTCGAGGTCGTCGTTCGTGAGATTCAGAAGATTGGACACGATTACCTCGCCTGGGGCTTCGCCTTCGGAAGCTCGCTACGACCCTGAGGTACGCGGCCAGCCCGGGGCTGCTCCGTCTCGACGACGTAGCGGTTGAGGGTAGAGAACTGCTTCCCTCCCGGCTTCTTCTCGATCTTCTCCGGGTCCGGAGGAGCGCTCTTCGCCTCGGCACGAGCCTCAGCCACCGTCCGGTCCGGACCGTCTGAATCCTTCACGGACTTGATGGCGACCGAGGGGAGATTCGAGAGAGCGCCTGAGTCCGCGAACTCCAGGACCTCACGCTTCTCCGGGTTGTCGAAGAAGTGATGCTCGCTGGTGTTGGCTGCGTACCGAAGGGCGACGCGAACGGCGAGGGCTCGGGATGCCACACGTGCCGCGTTCGGCCGGGACTCCTTCGCGCGCTGTGTGGAGAAGGGGGCGGACTTCACGGCTTCATCTACCTCGTGCCGATCATCGAACGGGATCCGGCCTCGGAGGAAGTCGTCCCCCATGACAACCAGGGCGTACGACGTTCGGTCCAGCGATCGTTCGATGTCAGAGAGACGTGAGGGAACCGCCTCGATCAGGTCCCCAGCCACCTGGTAGATGTGATCCTTCGCCTCCGACTGGTCCACGATCGCCAGAGCGCGATCGACCATGAGTCGGAGGCGATGGGTATCGACCCGAGCCTGGGTCACCCCCTCAGTGAGGAGGGACCAGGCGACTTGGCTGGATGCCTTCTTGTCTCGACCGTTCATGTCCCTACGGGGGCTTGCGCCTCAACCGGGGATCAATATCCGCGAGAAACCGAGCGGCGAATCACGCCTTCGCGAGAGCCACGAGGCGCTCGTTGATGAGCGCGTTGACCGCCGGGCTCTCCACCGCACGGATGGCGGCGAGCACCTCTGCGTTCGACCCGTACTTCTCGGACGCGATCTTCGCGCGCGAGCGCCAGTGGATCGTGAGGTCCCACTTGATGCCCACGGGGAGATCGATCTCGTCACCTCGAACGATGACCTCTTCGACCGTCGTCGGCGCGGACCGAGCACGCGGCTTCGCCGCCACCTTCGGCTTGGCTGCCGGAGCCGGGGTCGCGACTGCCTTGGCCACCGGGGCCGACGCCTTCGATCCCGCCAGCTTCTGCTTGCGCTGCTCCGCCATCATCTTCGCACGACCCTCGGGTTCGAGGGCGTCGATGATGTCTTCGACCTTCTCCGCCTCCGCGGCATGAAGATCACGCGCGCCCTTGGCCGGGATGACCGCAGCAGCGGCCCGACGCGGCGGACCGTCGTCGAGGTTCTTCGCTGCGCGCGCAGCCGCGGCTGCATCAGAGATGACGGTCTTCTGGACCGCGGGAGTCGCGATGCGGCCGATCGGCTTCGCATCCTGCGCCTCGGTCGTGTCGGAGACCACACGCATGGAAGAACCGATCTTCCCGATCGTGCGGGGGTTCTGGGATTCCACACCCCCCGAGGAGACGGGGGTCGCCGCGGTCTTCTCCACGCCTGTGATGCGGCCCACGGCCGACCCGACATCGCGTTCGACGTCGTCCTGAACGCGGATCTCCCGCGAGAAGGTCTCCTTCTTCTCCGCCGTGTCCTTGGCGTTCTTCCGAACGGCCGGACCGACATCACGCTCGTCGTCCTGCACCGTCGCCAGGCTCGTCTTCGCGCCCTTCTTGTCCTGGGCGGACCGCACCCGGACGTCTGCGGGCTTCGCCTTGTACGCCGCCGGCATGACCTCGACGGGAACGATCCATCCGACCTTGACGCCTGCGCGCAGCTCGGGGATCGTGTATTCCGTGCCCTTCATCCGCAGGGTCTGACCATCGAACTCGACGGTCTCCCCCTCGGGCACATCGATCGACAGCTTCCCGAGATGGAACTTCGTCGCTGCCTTGAACTGTCGGAACTGCCCCGGGATCAACTCGTCCATTGACATCCTCCACTCACCCTGAGGTGGTGGGGACTCTACCGAGGTGGATCAGGCAGCTCGGAAGATCTCCCGGAGGGGCGTCTTCAACGGATGCCGTGAAGAGAGGATCCGATCGTACAGCTCGTAGTCCACCCCAGGCTCGGATCCCCATGAGTCCCCCCAAGACTCTTCCCAGCAGTCGCACAAATGCGGCCCCATCCCGCAGCACCCATCCAGGTACTCCACGAGACCCTCATAGGGATCGGGGGCGCGTCGTACGACAGGATGGGTCTGGCGCTTCATCGGGAAGACTTGTCCTCTTTCAGGAGAGGGAGGAGATGTGCACGAAGCTCGGGCTTCTGATGGGCGAGGCGAACGAGTTCGGTACGGAGCTTGGTCGCGGGGCTGACCTTGGACGAAGCGAAGATCGGGCGGGAGTTCGACTGACTCCAGGGTCGGAACGACTTCATGGCCTGGTCGAGGGCGTTTCGAATCCCCTCGTTGACCCGCCCCTCAGGCTCCTGCGGGAACGAGTCGAAGATGACCTGCTTCCCGCGTCTCGCAACGACTGCAACGACGTCGAAGCTCTCCGAGCTGTCGAAGATGACTACGGCCCCGTTCTGTGCCTTCGCCCCGAAGTTCGAGGTCCATCGGTTCCGACGAAGCATCGCCGCCATCTCGGCCGCCAGCTCCTGTGCCGGAGGCACGCGGATGAGACCCTCCGAATCGCGGACATCACTGTCCCACGAGATGAAGTCGGTCTTCTTCATGGGAAGAGAGTCGTGGTCGAGGTCGGCTTGCTTTGAGGTCATCGTACCCTTGCGGGTGAGATAGATCTCGTACCGAGACCCCGGAAATAGAGAAGGCGGGGAAGGGTTGCAGCCCCTCCCCGCCTCATCCATGGAGATGCCGGGAATCGAACCCGGGTCCAGAAGACCTTCTACTGTGCGTCTACGTGCGTAGCTCCATCTCGAAGTCCGCTTGCGCGGTTTACGGCCCTTCATGCCTGAAGCGGGCTGCCGTTAGGGGCACCGGAGTACCCTCCACCAGCTCTCAGTTTTGTTTGGCCCACACCGCTGAGCGCACCAGCGTGAGTTACACCGACTTGAATGACGTCAGAGTAGATGAATCGGACCATCTACCCCAACGGCTCAGGCCGCGATGGCCTGGGCGTAGCTGTTATCGTTCGCAGCTATGTGTGGTCGGCTTGTTGTAGGGGCCCACCGACCAACCCCTGCACGCAACACAGTAGATCGTATCCCCTGTCGATACCTTTACATCCCCGTATGTCGCCCCGGAACCAGTGCAGCTCCGAGGTGACAGGTATCTTACGCCGCGGATCGGATTCAGACCCGGAAAAAGATCACAGCGCCTTCTGAACCTCGGTCCAGGCTTCGAGCGACTTCTGATTTCGCTCCATATCCTTGGAATCGGCCGGGATCCGCTCCCCGTTCATCGAGAACCCCGTGAACCCCTCCTCGTTCACCTGGAGGAGCTTCATGTAGAACTTCACCTTCGCGGGGGCCCACTTCCGGAGGAACCCGGTGTCAGCGCGGGGGAACATCTTGAGGAAGCTCAGGACCTCGGGGGCATCCGTGTACTCGTTGACGCCCATCCACGAGACGTGGCCCTTGGAGTCGAGGAACATCGCGCCGGCCAGGCGGGAGAACGTGCTCGCCTTGGGCTTGTTCCAAACCCCGGGACGCTTCGGGTCCATCGTCTGAGACAGGAAGCGGAACCCCTTCGAGGGGTTGTGCTCCAGCCAGAAGCGAGCCTGGGTCCGCGCCTTGAACCCGTACGGGTAGTCCTCGACGACGTACGCCGTCTCGGGGCTCGTGTGCCCGTACAGAGGCGTCTGCCCCGCCGCCTGCTTGAGCAGGGGGATGAGGTGGGCTCGAAGCTCCGGCTTGGAGTGAGCGAGCCGGATGAGCTTGGAGCGGAGCTGGTTGTTCATGGGTTGAGCTGGCCTCGAACCAGATAACCCATAGAGAACGAAGTGAACCGGAGTGATCCCAGCAGGATTCGAACCCGCAACGCACCGGGTTAGGCGCCCAGCCGCTCTGCCATTGGAGCTATAGGATCAGAGGAAGGCCCCAGAAGGCCTCCCTGTATGTTACGCCCTCAGGGCCAGAGGGAGACCACGGACGAGCCGCTTCCCCTTCGGCCCCACGGCGATTGCAGTCAGAGCATCGGCGAGGTCGGGTTCTCGGAAGACCGCGACGGGCACCCCGCTCAACCTCGCCTTGTCCGCGAGATCGGAGAGAGCATGCTCGTCCTTCCCTTCCAACAACACCAGGGTGTTGCTGCGCCGGAACCAGTCCCGATCGACCTCCGGGTGATCTTCTCCGAACTGGCGGAGCGCGTGACAGAGCTGAGCGGCCCGAGCGCCAGGGGGGAGATCCTGACGCGTGACCAGGTAGAGCTTCACGGCTCCCCCTTCAGCGAATTCCGCGCGAGGAACGCGAGAGCCTCCGCGAAGAACTCGTTGAAGTCCTCCGGCGTCTTCAGCTCTCGCGCAGAGCAGTCCCCGTTCCCGCGATCGGAGATCATCCCGCACACAGCCGGATAGTCTTCCGGACCATCCGAAGAGAGGTCCGAATTGAGACTGACGTACCCCTTCTGATTCTCGGGGAAGAGATAGAGGACATGCCCACCCTCTCGGGCGAACAGCCTGGCTCGGCAGTCCCTCATGATCTCGCCCCCAGGAGGGAGATCGAATGGTTGAAGGCCTCGTCGATCCCTGCGATCGAACGCTCGAACCACAGCGTCCCTGCGGCCTTCCCATCCCGGTAGACCACCAGCTTCACCGGTGCGATGTTTCGGCCCCACTCCAGGTCGAGCGTGACCTTGGACCCTTCCGGGGTCATGCGACTGGACACGAGTCGGCGGCAGATCCTGGAGTCCACCCCCTTGAACTCCGGGCACCACCCCTCGTAACACTGCCCCGTCGAGAAGTACGACGCGTCGTCGAACTTCTCGGACGTGACGCGTGCGAGGACGTGGAGGTAGAGGGGGTCGGTCTGCTTGTAGACCTCCCATGCGTCCTCCCATCGCTTCCGAGCTGCCTCCGACTCGGCGCGACGCTTTCGCTCTGCCTCATCGACCCAGGCAGAGACGAGTTCGAGCTTCAGCTCGTTGCGGCGGAACGTCTTGGTTGCCACCACAGTCTTCGGCAGCTCACCGTCCTCGTTCTCCTCGCCGTCTTCCTGCTCCCGCATCTCGTAGCAGGTGATCGTCCCATCGGGGTTGAACGTCGGGGGCTTGTCGTCCGACTCGATGCAGTCCCCATCGAGCACGATCTCCGGCCACCCCTGGCCCATCGGATCGGAGAAGTCGTACAACCGATACTCGTAGGGGCAGGCCCAGATGCACCCATCTACCACGAGGACCTGGGCGTCTGCCTCGTAGGTGTAGGCCACCCAACAGAACCCATGACCCTGCGTTGCAGCCTCCGGAAGGAAGTCGCTCCGACGCCCCGTGTCCAGCTCGATGACGGTCTGGCCCTGGTAGTTCTCACCACAGACGAGGTAGTCGTGCCCGTTCGCATGACCCTCGACGAAGAGGAACGGGAAAGAGGCGTAGTTGCGCTTGACCTCGACGATCGTCTCTTCGCCGCGGGTCACGACCCCAGTCGTGTAGTTCCAGCACCCAGGCTTCGTCTCGATCGACGTCACCGTGAGCGTGTACTTGCCGCTGGGGCTGGTGCGGGTGTGAATCTTCGGGTTCATGCTGCTCTCCCACACTGCGCTGCGCGCTTCGCGAGACCGTACGAAGCCTTCGCCGCACGAGCCTTCGCCTTCGCGGCATCGAGGTGTACCTGGTACGCCGCGGCCTCTTCCTCCGAGGGCTTCTCGGTGAGCCAGTCGGAGATCTCCGCCTCCGTCGCCCCCGTCAGCCGGACGATCTCATCCGTGTTCGGGAAGTTGTCCTCGGCCCTGGAACGCTCGCACTCCCAGTACCGACGTCCGCGCAGGTACCCGAGCGCGAGCTGGTGGGACCGGATCTCCTTCTTCAGGTCGGCACCCTCCCACCAGAACTGGAGGATGACCCGGTACCGAGAGCGGTAGGCCACTGCCTCGGGCTCTTCCATGAAGGGACGCCCAGCGGCTTCCCAAGCCTCCACGATCGGATGCGTCTTGCTCTTGTAGAGCAGACGGACCTTCCGCTTCAAGGTCTTCTCGGCGACGCGGTTCTTCAGCTCGTTCTTGATCTCGTTCTTGAGCATGGTTCTCTCCTCATCGATTCGGGTTCGGTCCAAAAGGGAACGACCCGCGATGGGGGACCACGCGGACGAGAGCTAAGGCCGGCGCATCTACAAGAAGGTCATGGGTGCCAGGAGATTCATGGTGGGAGACAGGATAGTACCTGAGCCGAGGAAGTCTAGCGGGTGAAGGTTCGAATCCCCCTACTTGGGGTTCTTCTCCCCGGAGAAGGTCTCACGAATGACCTCCCCGGAGATGGTCTCACGCAGGATCGGGCGGAGCACCGAGTTCCCGTGCTGATCGTGGTGTCGAACGAGGATTCCTCGGTCGAGTCGCATCACGGGCCGACCCGAGAGGAGACAGGTCTGCCCGACCGGCGTCTCTTCGCGGGGCGAGAGCGTGCAGATCGCCGCTTCCCACTCCGGACCGAACCACCGCACCGTGTTCGGATCCACCTTCGGGCTGAGCCGGGAGATCTTGCTGTAGAGCGAGCGGATCCGGTCTGAGTCGATCCACCCGATCACGTTCGGGTCGATGGCATCGAGAATCGCCTCGGCTTCCTTGAAGCGACCCTCATCGAGGGATGCCTTCGCCTTGTCGCAGATGTCGTCGATCTCCTCTTGAAGAGCCCGCATCGCCGTGATCAGAGGGTCGGAGTCTGCCGGAGGATCCTGGGCCTCCTCCGGAACCTGGTAGTCAACCCAAGCATCGAACAGGTCCCGGTTGTAGTCCGAAAACGTGTTCGCCTCATCGAGGAGGGTCCTCCACGGGGCCCACTTCACATCGATCCCGGGCTCCTGGCCGAGAGGCTCTCCTTCGTAGTCTGCCGTGAAGGTGAACGAGTCGTAGTCCACCTCCCCAGGGCAGACCTTCTGGAAGACGAGCCGAAGATTCGAGATCTTGATCCCGGTCTCCTCGAACGTCTCCCGGATGCACGCTTCCTCCAGCGTCTCCCCCGGATCGACCTTCCCACCCGGAAGGCCTAGGTCATCCGGCTTGCCCCGTCGGGAAACCGAGAGGACCTCTCCCACTTCGTTCTGGATGAGAACACAGACAGCTTGCTTCACGAGGTTCTTACGCCTTCGGGCCGCGCCCACTTCGGAGCTTTCTCCGGAAGCCAGAAAATCCTCACGCGACGGTTCGACCCGCAGCGCGTCGTCCCGGCCACCAGACCCCCAGGTTGCTTCGACAACGCGTCGAGAACCCGGCTGTGAAGATGAGGGATGCCCCCCATCCACTTCGTCCCGTCTCGCTCAAGACCAGCCCGAACGGCGATCATGTCGAGGAGACCGCAGTCCCCCCACATCACCGCAGGGTTGTCGGTCTCCCGGAGAATGGCCTCGGCCGCGTCACAGATTCGGGGGTGTACTCTCACCTTGATGACCCTCAGTCTCGATCCGCGAGCCCATCTCGGACCGCCTCGCGGTCTTGGGCCCGTCTCCAGGCGCGGATCTCCCTCTTCGCTGAGGGGCGGTTCGACTGGCCTCTGAACCCGCAGCACGTGAACCCGCACCACGTGTTGAAGTAGGCACCCAAGAAGATTCCCGTACGCTTGGGATCGCGCTTCTGATAGGACTTGAACGACCGCGACATGATGAGAACCTCCTTGGTTCAAATCATGGCGGCCTCCTGCTTCGTCGAATCGAGCGTCATACCAGGCCTCAGAGAAGAGGGAGATGACCGGTGATGGGGTCGATCTCGTCAGCCCAAGCGGGGCCGACCGCGACCACCGTGTAGGTGGGGACGCCGCCGAACTCAGTGAGTCCGGAGTCTTGGATCAGGGATGCGGGGGCGACCAGCTTCGCCTTCTCGTAGACCTCCAGCAGCTCGGCCTCGGAGTTCACGGACACGCAGATCTTCGTGTACTTCCCCTCCAGCCAAGATGCCCAGGCGCTCGGACGGGCGTAGCTGAAGAGGAACTCACGCACCGTGGCTGCGTCGTTGTCGGTGTCCGGCCGGACGATCATCCGGTCGAGGATCACCTTCATGACCGCATGTCCGCACTGCGCCGCGATCTTCCCCTTCCTCATGTTCAGGTCCTTGCGGACCACGAGGACTTGCTTCACCTGGGATGCGAGCTTCCTGGGGTTGGCGATGACCACCGCCTCGAACCTCAGCTCGCCCCTCTTCAAGGCCTCCATCTGCTCGGGGGAGAGCATCCTCGGATCGTCGTCGTTGTCTTGATCCATCTACCGACTCTTACGCCCGGGAGGAAGGTTCATCTGCGACGGTCTGCCAGTCCACCACTTCGGCATGCCGGCTTTCGCCCAGCACCCGATGTCCAAGGAGATCGTCTCCTTGTCATCCGTGCCAGCGACGTAGATGGTCACGGTGGAACGACCCAACGAGCCGAGGCACGCCGGGCAAAGCTCGTTCGTTGCGGGAGGGACCCGCTCCTCGTCGTCCATCTGAGATCTTACGCCTGTGGGCCGACCACCAGGGAGACGCATCGGCCCCAGATCCATGTCGGAACCCATGTGGGGCGCAGACGAGCGAGATCTTCCCGGTCCTGCTGAAGCATCAGAGCCACCCCTTCACTCGGGGTGAGCTGGTGCTCTGCGACACGCCGGAAGATCTCGCTGTTGGTCACGGCTTCACCTCGCTCCAGTCAGTGGCGAGCAGATCAGTGTCGCGAAGGTTGGCCTTCTTGTGGGTGAGGATGAACCCCAACCCCACCTCGGCGAGCGGGCGTTCTATGGCCGACAGGTCGGCCCACACGATCTCCCCATCACTGTCGAGACGGACTGTCGAGGCCCACCCCTTTCGACGCACATTCCCTCCTTCGCGCATGCGAATTAGCGCTTCGGAGAACGGGAACTCCGCGTCATGCTCCAGATCGGTCACCACTTCCCCTTGTACGGCTTCGCGGCTTCAGTGAGCATGTTGAGAATTTCTCCGTCGATCTTCTCGCAAATGCTCTTGGCGCTGAAGGCGACGGCGTCAGGATGAGCGCCGGCATCCGGATGAGGGACTGCCCACACGCCCGCGACCCCGACGCCAGACATGAAGACCGAGCGGAAATGCTCCCCCCACCCCTCACCGAGGGCCGTCACGGCGTCCGAGAACGAGAGGAAGAGCGTGGGCTCGGACACCTCTGGGCACACGACCACGGGGCGTAGCTGGCGCGGCGGGGTCACCATGAGAACGTGATCTGGGAAAGGTTGGTGTTGACGTGGAAGCTGCTCTGGATGGTGAACCCCTCATGCTCCAGAAGGTCCTTCATCAAGCCTCGCGCCTTGTCGGAAAGCTGCTGAACCATTTCGTGTTTGATGTTCGGGTTCGGGACATCGACCCGAAGGAACCCCCTGTACTCCCGTCGAAAGAGCGAGCCTTGATCTGCCTTCGCCGCATCCATCCACGTGTTGAAGTGGTTTCTCACCACATCGGGAAGCTGCTTCGTCAGACGAACCATCGTCTCGATCTGCGAGACGAGGTCCTGCGCTTCCTCTGCCTCCACGCTTGCCAGCACCCCCGCTGAGAGTTCGCAGAGCTGCACGACGTGGCACGTTCGGTCAGGGGCAGGGGCGGCGGGGGCCTCCTCCTCCTCCTCCTCCGCCTCAGCGTCATCCTTCAGGTGAAGGTACTTGGAGATCTTCTGGACGACGTTCTGTTCGACGTCCGCCAACCTCTCATTGCCCTCGGAGTCCTCGTCAACGAGATCCTCGTCGGAATCACCTTCCCCAGATCTGCGGCGACCATCCCCCTCCACGAGCTTGATGGTCCATGCCAGAACCCCAGCCTGTTCTGACATCCCTGCCTTGAGCCAACCAAGACGACGGACGTTCAACTCCCCCGACACGTCATACAGGGTCTTGAAGACTACGTCCCTCGCATACGCGCACAGGTGACGGGCCTTCAAACCATCAGAATCCGGGGACGCATCGCAGACACCCGGGCTGTAACGAGAGCCGTCGAGGGTGGACTGGATCAGATCGACATCCACCTCCAGGTTCTTGGCCTTCGCCTCCACGATCTTGATCGCACCTGCAAGCACGCCCGCGTGCTCGGTCATCCCAGACTTGAGCCACCGGAGACGGCCCTCGTTCAGCTTCTCCGAAATCTCGTACAGGGCACCCCGAGCGAGCTGGTGGATCGCATCAAGGATGTGGCTGGTCTTCACGTCCGTGAAGTTGCTGACATCCTTCTCGACACTCGGGGAGTAGAACGATCCGTCCACGATCTTGCGGATCTTCTCGTAGTGGTTCTTGCTCATGGTCAACGTCTCCTGGGGGGTTGCCCAGGACGTTACTCACCAAGAACCCCCAGATGACCTAGGAGTCGATCGAGTCGCGCGGGTACATCGCCCGCTCCCGGTCCCGCTCCAACTCCTTCACGAGCTTCTGGAGGCGCACGATTTCTGCTTCAGCCTCCCCCAGAAGAGGGGCTAGAGCCTTCCTCACCATCTCTCGGAGAAGGTCTGAGTTGGCATCCCCGAGCATGCCCCTCATCGAGTAAACCGTGGGGTTTGTGGTCACCCAGAACCCATCCCGCACATCTGACAGGTAGATGAATTTGGCCTTTAGAGCTGCCAGTACCCCCTGCTTCTTGTGGTAATCGACCCAAGAAAGTGTCTGGCGGCGTCCGGTTCGCTTCAGCGTCAACCACTCCACATGCAAGCGATCGATGGTGGGGTTGAGGATCTCCTCTACGAGAGACAGGTACATCTTGTATCTACTCCCCCATGACGCTGGGGCGACCCCGCTTCCTTGCGTGCTCGATCCCGAATTTCTTCAGGTAGGTGTCCACGGTTGTGGCCCCAACGCCCAGCTCTCTGGCGATCTTCTGGATCGGGACCTGACGCGCCGCGTAGTCCCGGAGCGAAGCCTCCGTCAGGCTCCCTCGGACGTGGTAGTGGGGCCCCTGGAACCCGAACCCAGAGAGCTTGTAGCTCATGCACTCGGGGACGTGGGGGGTGATGAGGTCGAGGAACCGGTGAGCCGTGTCCTCCCTCTCCATGTAGAACTCCCCCGTGGCACCTCGCTTCGGCCCCCACCTCACTTGAAGGCCGAACTTCTCGAAGATGGCCCCGGCGATCTTCCAGCTCCCCTCATCCATCCCGAAGGTGATGGTGGGCCACCACGAAGAGCACCCATCATCCAGGTACCAGATCGCGAGCGCGAACTCGTCCACGAGGTCCACGATGCTCGGGACGAGTCTCTTCCAGCCCTTCTCCCGACTCGGGTAGAACATGTCCCTCCACGGAACCAGGGCACCATGGGCAACCGTGTTCATCCGGACCTGCTCGTAGCCACGATTGTCCGGAACGTTGAAAATCGGGCGTGCCCACGACCCCCAGAGGTCCGCCTTCCACTCCAGGTAGGACCGCTGCGCGCCGCTGTGGCTCTCGCTGTAGTGGGCTGCATTCGTGCGGTGGACGATGCGTCCATCTCCAAGCATCGACCCGACGAGGAGAGAATGGAGCTTCCCCTCGATCGGGGGGACTTCGTTCCGAGCCCATCTCGGGTGCGTCTCGATCCCATACCGCTCGCGCCATGACCGAACACGCTTCGCTGTCCCATCTGGGAGTCGAGTCGCGATCTGTTCGTCTGTGAGCTTCTCGTCCCACACGAGGACCCGAAGCTCTTCCTGGGAGACAGGGCAAGGGATGGCTTTCATTCAGGGTACAGTACCCGAAATATCACCGAAAGCCACCGCAAAAAGCATCGAGCCCGAGGCCTTTTCAGGCTCCGGGCTCGATGTTGTTGGGCGCTGATTACTCAGCGATCTCAGCTAGTTCAGCGGGTGACCGTGAGGCGGGTGAGGCCTCGCGGGTTGTACGCGCCGATGCCGAGATTTTCGAACACGCTGAAGCCGATGGTCCGGGCCTTCGGGTCGTCGGCCGAGAGGACCGTCAGCTCGGTGCGGACCGGGATCCGACCGAACATCTCGGGCTCGCAGCAGATGTACACCGTGCCGACCGGGACGAGACGGCTCGTGATGACCTGGGCGCCCCAGAGGGTTGCCTGGAGGCCGGTCTTGAGCAGCGTCGCCTGCGACTCGATGTCGAGGATGTCGCGACCGAACTTGCGGATGTCCGCGTAGTCCCGCGCGTTCATGTACACGCGCGCGACGCGCAGGTCATGACGCTCGATCATCGCGAAGGCATCCGCGAGGACTGCGCCGTTGATGGGCGCGATCACCGGGATGTCTGCGTTGGTGCCACCGGGGATCGAGTCGAACCCGTTCACGGCGATGGCGTCGAGGACTGCGAAGACGCGCTCGTCCTCGGCGGCCTGGATCATGGCTCGCGCGAGATCCTGGGCGCGCTCGATGAGGTCGAAGCGGCGCTCCTTGATCTGCGTGAGGGGGATCTCCGGGTTCGAGGCGATCTCGAACAGCGGGAAGATCACACGACGCGGCTTGGTGATGGCGAGGATGTTCTCGCCCTCCTCGCCGACCACGTACGCCGTGACGTCCGGGTCCTTGTCGTAGATCGGGAGTGCGCCGTCGGGGAGCTGCTCGACCAGGAAGGTCTTGCGGCCCACGGACATGTAGTCCCGGCGCGTGCGGAGCGGCTGCGTCATCGACGCTGCGAGCTTGTTACGGCCCGAAGCGGTCTTGAGGTAGTCGCTGATGATCTTCTGCTTGATCGCGTTGCTGACGTTCGACATGGCTTTCCTCTTTCCTTCAGCGACGCGCTCAGACGCGCTGGTCGTAGACCAGCTCGGTCTGGACCGAGTCCGGAACCATCTTGAGGATGCCCATGAGCGTGCTCGACGCGCGCCCGTTCGTGACTTCGAGGGACGCACCCGTGATGTCGATCGACACCGAGGCACCCGCGTTGTCGAGTTCACGAGGCATGAGGTAGCCGTTCACCGAAGCGACCAGCTCCATGCCCGCCATGAACGTCATCGACGCACCCTGAGCGAACGGTGCGGCAGCCGCGAGCAGCTCCGTCTCGTAGAGACGGTTGCCGTAGGTGCCCTGCGCCGAAACGTACGGACCCTTGTTCGAGGCGACCCCCGGAAGGTTCTCGTACGCGTTGCCCATCGCGTTGTTGATGAAGCAGCCGACCGGACGCGTGCGAAGCGCCTGGGCTGCCGTCACGCCGCTCGCAGCGACGGTGACGGGGCCTCCGATGAAGTTCGATCCGCCATCGGGGCGGGCGAACGCGACGGAGCCCGAGAGCACGCCGTGAACCTCGGTGAGGAGGCCGGGTGCGGTGGAGATCGTTCCTGCGGTCGTCACGATCGGGGGGTTGGACTGCGTGAAGCTGTCGTCCGTGAGAACTCCGACGGTGTTGCGCACACCGACGTGGAGAAGTCTCAGGGCCGAGCTGCTCTCAGTCCACCCACCGCTCGCCTGTCCAAGCAAAGGCATAGCCTAGGCTCCTATCTCTGCTCCCTGTCAGGGGAGTGGGGTTACTTCGAGGGGGGACCCATTCCCACCATGGAAACGGGGTGGGTCAGTTGACCCGTCAACCCTAAGCGGCCCCTATTAGTCAGAAAACGAAATCCAGTGAAAGTTTTTTTAGGGGGGGATAGATACGAGTCGCGTTGTGCAGTGACTGAAACGCAGAAGGCCTGAGTCGGTTGTCCGACTCAGGCCTTCCTCTTCGTTCAGATCAGGTGATGATCAGCCGAAGATCTTCGAGACGTCGGGGGCCGACTCCCAGAGCTTCGACAGCTCCGAGATCTCGGTTCCACCGCTCGCCGCCGAAGCGGTCTTGCTCACCGCACCGAGGGTGCGGACGCCGGTCGAGGCGCGACGGGGCTGCGGGCGGACGGCGGCGGCCTTCTTGACCCCCTCCTCTTCCTCCTTGGGCTCGTCACCCTCGTCACCCTCGTCCTCGGACTTCTTCGAGGCGAAGTGCGAGCCGTAGAGCATCTCCATCTCGTCGTCGCCCATGCCCGGGACGTCGTCCATCGACGCCATCGGGTCGAGGTCGTCGCCGAACTCGGCCATCAGACCGTCCTCTTCGCCGCACGCCTTCTTCGAGGCCTCGACGTCGTCGTCCGCGTCCGCTGCCTCGTCCTGGCCCTCGTCCTCGGACTTCTTGGCGGCTTCCTTCTTCGCCTCCTCGTCCTCGGCCTCGTCTTCCGACTTCTTGGCGGCTTCCTTCTTCGCCTCGTCCTCGTCGGTCTCGTCTTCCGACTTCTTCGACGCAGACTTCTTCTTCTCCTCTTCCTCCAGCATCTCTGCGAGAAGAGCCTCGGTGTCCTCGTCGTCCTCGGACTTCTTGGCGGCGGACTTCTTCGCCTCCTCCTCTTCCATCTCGGCGAGAAGGTCTTCCTCTTCCTCGTCCTCGGACTTCTTCGAGGCCGACTTGCTGGCGATCGAGCCGTAGTGCGCGGCGAGACGGGCGTAGTGAGCCGCCTTCTTCGCTGCGTCCTTCTCCTCCTCGACCTCGACCTCCTCCAGCTCGTCCTCGTCCGCCTTCTTGGCCGAACGCGACGATGCCGAAGCGACGTCCTCCTCATCGACGAGGAGATCGTCAGCGATCAGGTCGTCTGCCTCACGGAGGCTCGACGCCGAGCGCTCGTCCGCGATGCGGCTGAGGGTCGCCGCGATCTGACGGTCGGGAAGGCTCATCAGCTCCAGGGCCTGGTCCTCGATGGACTCGACCGAAGCCTTGCGGCCGAGCATCGACTGAGCGATGCGGATGCAGCGCGCAGCCTTCTGCTCCATGGCCGCGCGCACTTCGCGCGAAGCCGACTTCGAAGCCGGGTGTCCGCCTGCCTCGGTGGGGAGGGCGGGAGCTTCGCCGTTCGGGTAGGGACCGCTCGTCGGGTCCTCCGCCCACGACGACGGATCGCCGTTCATGTAGGCGTTCTCGTCGGGGTCCGGGTAGGACGCCGGGTGTCCCCCTGCCTCGGTGGGGAGGGCGGGTGCAGCGGATGCCTGGCGGTGCTGAGTCAGTCGGCGGCGCGTCATGAGTGTTCTCCTTCAGGAACGGTTTCGGCGTGACGCCGAGTGGTTCGATCGTTCTTCCAGCAGATACGCGAGGCGCGCGAGCGTCCGCGTTTCGCTGTGGGAAGGCGTATGTCCGAGGGCTTCCCCGGCTGCCTTGAGGAATTGCTGAGGGCCTGCGTATCGGGAGTAGGCCCCGACCTTTAGCGCAGCCCTATAGACAGAAACCGGAACCTGAATTCCGATTTCGGCATTCAGGGTCGCAATTCCGTTCATGAGGGCGGCGTCATTCGAGGCGGTCGAGACGAGGGTTCGGAGCGAAGCGACGTACACGCGCTTCATCCCAGCCCTGACGAAACGATGCTTCGCCTGCTTGACGACGCTGTCGTTCGGGGCGTCCGACTTCGGGATCACCTGGTCTTCGACATCCTTCTTGGACATCTCGTCCTCCAGCTCCTGGAGGACGTCGTCGAGCAGGTGCTGCTTGACCTTCCCACGAAGGTCGTCGAGGGGAGACTTGACGGGTTCCGAGGGGGGAGGAGTCTCTCCCCCCTCTTCCTCATCGAACATCCCAGCGACGTACGAGAGGTCTGCCTGCCGGTCGAGACCAAGGTCCGAAGCAGCCCGCTGCATCGATCCCAGGTCCGGCGAGAACGGCTCCGAACCCTCGAAGACACGCTGGATCTGCTGCGCAGTCTTCTTCTTCCCGCTCTCGGAGTTCACGGTGATGATGTTCCGGGCGACTGCCCCCGTGAACGCCGGGATCTCGACCCACGACGCCTCGATGAACTTCACCCCTCCGCTGGGGTCGAGGGACTCATCTCCACACAGCTCGGCGACCCGGTACTTCTGACCGTTGTCGTCGTAGAAGATGTTGCCCTTCTCGTACTTGATGTGGTCGCAGAACTCGGTCTCGTCCGCCGCCCAGTGACCACACTTCGTGCAGGTCGAACCATCGATCGAGCAACCCATCGACAGCGTCGAAAGCTTGCCGGACTCGATGTCCTTGATCAGCTCTGCGTGCTTGCGGTCGTTCGCAACGAGGATGTCCACGTAGATCGAGTCGCCGATGTCCCGACCCACCGCATCGATGATGCGGCCCTTGGACAGGTTCTCGATCTGTACGTGCTCGACGAACGAGTGCGCCCCGACGAACGTCGGGTACGACTTGAGCAGAACAGGCCTCGCCCAGCAGTCGAGGTTGTTGTTGATGAACTTGTCGCAGGAGGCCTTGACCCGGTAGTTCGCCGTCTTGCGGACGATCTTCCGGCCTTCCTCCGTGACCTTCCCGAGCTTCGTGCTCGGGCCAGGGACGGTGTCCACCGAAGCGACGATCGTCGCGTGGGTCAGGAGGTACTTCGAGGGGTCGAAATCATCCTGGAGGATCTTGGAGGCCTGATCGACGAGGTTCCGGTCCGCCCGGCGCACGCCAGACGCAACCCGAACGTTGTCCCATAGCTGACCCTGGACCTGAGGGCGCGTGACCTGTGCCCGTGCGTACCGGAGAAAGGCCATCGCTCACACCTCTCCGAATCCGATGATGTCGTCTCGGCGGATCATGAACAGGCAGTCGGGGCACGCGTACAAGCGCTCGTTCCGAGCGTCCTCACGCTTGTAGATGGTCTTGCGCAGCTCGACCCCAGGACACCTGGGGCACGAGGGGCACATCGAACCCATCTCCGACCGGGTCATCCGGTACTTCCTACCGGGGGAATCCCAGTAGATCGCCTTCTTGATGAAGGCCTCGATGACGCGACCCGAGGAGGCCTTGCGAGACATGCTCGCCTCTCGGAAGAGGTCTTCCTCGACATCCTCGTCCCGAACGTCCTTGAGGAGAACGTTCGGGCCGCCGGGCACCGAGACGGTCGGGGTGCCACCAGGCACAGAGTCCGACATCACATCGACGAGGTTCTCGACGGACGAGTCTCTGTCGATGACCAGCTCCTCGACTGCGTAACGGGTCGCACCATGGGGGAACTGAACGTCCACCATGCCGATCGCGGGCCACACCGCGACCACCGTCCCACCCGTCGCGGGATTGCCGCCAACGATGGGGTACACGTGGTCGCCAACCCTGAAGGCAGCCCCACGAGCCTGGTAATCAACGTAGTGACCCTTGCGAACCGGCACGGGACTGCTCACTTCGCGGAGTAGAGACCGAACATCGAGGCGCTCTTCTTCGCCGCCTCGGCGTCTGCCTCACCCTTCTCGTCCTCGTCCTCTTCGGCCTTCTTGGCCTCCTTCTTGGACTCGTCCTTCGCGTCGTCGTCCTTCGCGTCGTCGTCCTTCGAGCCGAAGGGGGCGGCTGCGCCGGGGAAGGGCTTGCCCTTCGCGATGATCTCGTGCGCGATGCGAGTCGCCTCACGCGCGATGAGCGATGCGAGCTTGTCGCCCTGGGCGAGCGTGCCGCTCTCCTGCTTCTGCGAGAGCTGCTCGTTCTCCTCCTGCGTGAACTCGCCCTTCATGAAGGCGTTGTTCGAGTCCATCTCCACGGGACCCGGAACGACCTTGCCGATCGACGCGGCATCGAAGCCTGCCGTCTTCTCGATGGCGTCCGAGAGGAGGTCACAGCGGAAGGCGAAGTCCATCGCCACCTTCTTCGGGACGCCGAGCGCCTCCGCGTGGTTCTGGAACAGGTTCGCGAGGTTGTCGAGATTCGCGGTCACGCGACGAGCGCCCGCTGCGGTTGCCTTCTTGACGGTCATCGGGGGAATCCTCCAGTGAAGGCCCGCAATTGGTTGGAGCCTATGAATGTGCCGCAAGGGCACCCTACCTATGTGAGGTCTTGAAATAATGAACTAAACGGGAATCGGGGTCGGCCAGGTCGGGTACGACCCAGTCTTTCCCGACTCCGGGGAATCCACAGGGATATCGAGCTTCACGAGGTCCTCGATCGCCGTGCTGAACGGCGACTCATAGGTCGTCTCCTCGTCCTCATCCCCACCACGTTCCTCGAAGTCGCTGGGTTCCGACTTCGTCTTGGACTTCGTCTTGGGGGCGCCCTTCGGGGCGGAAGGGGTGAAGGTCTGATCGGTTGACAGGTCCTCAACCGCGACCCCGGTCAGCAGGTCCACGAAGATCTTGTGGGCGTTCTCGATCTTCTCGCGTCTCGACCCTTCGTCGAGCTTGCTGAGCCCAGAGAACGGCCACCGATACTTCGGGTCCTCGTCGTCCGCCTCTTGGAGCTTCTTCCAGACATCCGCGAGCTTCGGATCGAGCGCACGGAGGGTCTCCTCCATCTGCTCCGGGTCCATCTTCCGGACCAGGTGGGAGATCGCCTCGACCTCCGGCTCCGAGCCAGGGACGCCCAGCCCTGCCTCCATCATCTCCGAGATCATGACCCCGCTGCCCTTGAGCGCCTTGAGCATGGCTCGGGTCCCCTTCGGGATCCCCTCCCCAGCGTCACGGTCCCCTTCGAACACGGCCGAGATCTCCAGGGCGCGGCGGTCTGCCGCCACGTACTCCAGGAGGTTCTTCGCGTCCTCCAGCTCACGGGTGAGAGCGGCTCGATCCTGGGAGACGTCGTCCCCTGACCGGAGGGTCTCCTCCAGCTCCTCGATCCGCCCCAGGGTCTTCTCCTCCACGTCTCCGAGTGCCTCAGCAGACTGCTCCCGGCCCCTCTCATCCAGGTCGCGATAACGACTGACCGTCCCCTCGATTCGGGTGCCGACGTTCTTCTTGTCGAGGGGGGTGGACGCGTCGTCCTTCAGCCATGTCATCGGGTTGATGAGCGCCGCGGAGACGGCCTCCCGGGTGTAGAATTTCGAGAAGCCGTTCTGGAGCTTCTCGCGGGCCGCGGAGAGTTCTTCGGCAAGCGGCTTGAGCTGCTCCTCGAACTTCTTCCGTTGGTCGTCGTCCTCCGCCCCATCCCGTTCGGACTCGATCTCGGACACCTTCTTCGAGAGGTTCCGGTAGTCCGTCCGAAGCTCTGCGAGCTGGTTCTCGTTGGGAGCCGGCGGGACACCCGAGAGGTTCTTGGTGCGCACCACCGCTGAGATCCCCGCATCGCGGGAAGAGACGATCGCCGCTACGAATTCCGAGGCCTCTTCCACCGACATGGAATCGAGGAGGCCATCCAGAGTGTCATCCACCACCTTCTGGGTTCGACCCGAGAAGGCAGGGGAATCCCCCAGAGACCTGGCCTTGCCGCGCAGCTCATCCTTGAGCTTCTTCGCGTTCTCCGCGGCTTCGGCTTCAGCGTTCTCCGGAGTCTTGCCCTCAGTCTCCTTCGGGGACTTCTTCGGAGACTTCTTCGGAACGTTCGGGCCACTCTTCTTGGCCCACTCCTTCCGAATTCGATCCTGCTCTTCCATGGGGAGAGAGGGGAACTTGACCTGGTTCTTGGTCTTCGGGTGCGGGAACGACTTGCCTGATACGAACTCCTCGAACTCCATCTCGGCGTCCGCGATCCTCATCGCCATAGCGACACGGTGGGAGTCAATGAGAGGGCGAACCAGGACTCGGTGACCCCGGCTGTCGAGCAGCGGGATCTCCGGATCCATGAGGCGGTTCGGGTGAATCGCGTACAGGAGGACAGGCCGGTTCCCGGCCAGCAGCTTCACGCGGACTTCACGCTCCCCCTGAAGCTGATAGACATCGGCGACGGTGAGCTTCTCGCGAGCCTTGATCCCAACCCCAGGAGCGCCCTTCACCACCTCGACCCGGTCTCGGGGGCGCACCTTGAAATTGCCACGGACCTTCTTCGGGTCTTCGTCCGCCACGAAGTTCTGATCGTACTTCCGGCGCTGAGCCAAGATGGCCCCATCCATCTGGACCGGGCGAGACGGGTTCATCCGAATCGCCATCTTCGCCAGCTCGATGGCGTCATCCTTCGTCGCAGCGTTCGTTGCGATCTGGCGGTCGTCATTGAGGTATGCCCCCCACCGACCCCCCTTGTCCCAGATGCGCACGTCCACCCCAAGGATGGAGCCCTGGTAGAGCTGGGAATTGACCGCTCGGAGATCCACCTCCAACTTCGATCGGAGCCCCACGTACGACTGCGCCTCCATGGGGGAGATCGCATCCACACGACCATCCAGTTGGACCTTGAACAGGCCCACGTTCTGGATGGAGACGTCCGCCACCGAGGCCCCGAGACCAAGGTTGATGCGGCTCGCATCCATGCTGCGGATCTGCTCCGCGGCACCCGTCGGATCGATCGGGTCGATCTCAGGGTTGAGATGCAGGAAGCGCTTCCGAGCTGCATTCAGCCGTGCGACGAAGAGGTCTTCCCCCAGACGCTTCCCACGCTGAGAGTTGCCCCACCGGACGATTTCCGACAGGTTGGTGCCCCATGAGGCCCCGACCTCTCGTTCGGCCTTCACAGCGTAGGTCCCGCCCGTGATCTTCCCTGCCTTGAGGGCACGGGAAAGCTCTTCCCCGTCGAAGATGCGATAGAGGATCACGGGACCTGTGAACGTCGCGGAGACCGCCTCGGGGTGAGAGGGGTGCTTCCGGCGCACCTCGATGGTCGAGGCCACGTCCACCAGGATCGGGATCCTCCCGGCGAAGCGCGAAGCGACACGGACTGACATCGCGATCCGCGATGCAACCCTCTTGTAGTTGAGAGAGAGGTCAGGGTCCTTGCCCCCGACGTCCGAATCATCGACTTCGATCCTCCGCTTGCGGAGATCGTCCCGAGGGGGCTTCTTCTTCGGGCTGGGTTTGATGAGCGCCTGCGTGGCCTCATCCTCTCGCTCACCCTCGGTCTTGGTGGCCGACTTGAAGGACGAGACGACTGTCCCATCCTTCATGAAGGTGTCTTCCAGCCCGGGGACGAGATAGTCCGACCTCAACGTCGCAGGCTCGTGACCGACAATGTCGGCGACCTCCTCCAACGTCTTCTGGAACTCCTTCTTCAGGATCCCATCGCGCTTCTTGCGGTCCTTCGGAAGCTTCGACCCGTTGCTCCGGGTCCGCTTCAGGGCCTCGCACATCTCCTGATTGGCTCGGAGGCCACGGATGTCCTTCGCGGTGATGTCGAAGTGCTTCAGGTACTCGTTGACCAACTCGGGCTTCGCCTCGACGCCGTCCTTTTCGAGCAGCCGATCATTCTTCCCCTTCCCACGCGCCAGCTCACGAAGGAGCTTCACGACCGGGGCCTTCGTGACTTCCTTCTCCTGATCGACGCCAGACTTGCCGACGTACTTGAAGATCGCCTTGTTGCCTCGGAAGGTGAGGTGCTTCTTGCACCACCCCGTGACCCCGAAGTGACCCTCGGAAGCGCTGCCATCGTTCCCGACGCGCTCGATGGTCTCATCCATGAGGGCCACAGCGAGAGCCGCGAGACTCGTCTTCGGGTCCTCCACCTTCAGGTCCGAGAGGACCTTCTTGCGGAGGTCGTTCAGGTTCTTCCTGAGCTTCTCGACGCGCTCAGCCTTCTCGTTGTGCCGGTTCTTGACCTGGCGCTCGCTGTACTCGTAGTGGACGTTGCCGTCTTCGTCCTTCTTCTTCGACTTGTAGCGAGCTGCGACACGCACCGCCGAGCAGTCGGCTTCCTTCCGGGGGACTGTCACCAGATGAGGGAAGCAAGCTCGGCCTCGTGCCTCGATCGCATCGGCAAACACACGCAGGTGGTCATCACGATCTTCCCAGATCGAGACCCCTCGGATGCCCGCGTTGTTGTCGAGGAGCTTCCAGATCACGTCCATCTTGAAGCGATCGGTCGTGACCTTCCCGGGGGACAGGTACACCTCAGCGAAGTGCAGGCCCGCCTGGCTCAGGAGGTCCTTCACCCGAAGCATGAACTTCTCTTCCCGACCCGAGACGAGCACTGCGATCCCGTCACTGTCCTGGATCGCCGCCTTCGCAGCATCGACGACAGACTGGTTCCACCAGTCCCGCGACGGCCGCTCAGGGACGCACGGGGGCGACAGAGAAGGCGACCGAGACCACCAGTCCTCATGTGCCGTACCCGGAGGGGGGTCAGGGCTGAGAAAGAGGGTGCCGTCGAAGTCGAAGACGTGGAGCTTAGTGGCCCCCATCTCAGCCTCCCGTGTGCGCTACCCGGCGTCCCAGGAAGACGTCAGCCACTTGGGAGGCGAGTGAAGCCAGGCGAGATTCTTCAGTCATCTCACGGAGATCGAAGCAGATGGGTGCGAATTCCTTGCGCATCGCTCTCAGTTCCTGGGCGACGTCCAGCTCGTCTTCCCCGTCGAGCCATCGTTCCTGAAGGAGCCGGACATCATCCGCCTTCCCATCCAGGTGCTCGAACCACTTCTGCTCACTGTCGAGCGATAGAGCCTCTTCGAACAGAGCCTCGATCGTCAGGAAGTGCTTCCTGATGCAGTCCTCGCAGCGCTTGCGCTTGTTGTTGAGGTGGTCCTCCAACAACGCGGACTGCTTGCAGATTTCCCTCAGGTTGTAGAGGGGGTGCATGATCGGGAGAAGGTCCGCCACGGGTACTACCTCCCGACCCGCATAAGCCTAGAAACGACCCCCCTCTTCGCTCTTCTTCTCGAATTTGAGGTGGAGGTACTTGGCGAGCTTCTCGATGACATCGGAGTTCTCGACCAGCGCCTGGCCCGCGGACCCGTAGATGCCCCCGAGCATGTCGTTGAACTTCGCGTCGTTGACGGTGAAGAGGTCTCGGATGAGCTTCTCGCGCGTCGTGTTCGGGTCGATGTTCAGCAGCTCCAGGATGACATCGATGTCCAACGAGCCCTTCTGGTAGAGGTTGAACAGGGCATCGAATGTATCTGCGTTGTCGCGCAGAGCGAGCCGCGTGAACGAGAGGCTCGGGACGATGACTTCCTCGTTGCCTTCCGCGTCGGTCTCGACGAAGCCCATCCTCTGGCACATCGGCCGGAAGAGGTTGTTCTCCACGAAGTCCTGGAGGATCTCTCGGAGGAGCATGTACCTGGTGTTGATGACCTCCAGGTTGATCCGGTCGCCTGAGTAGCTCGACTCACCCGACAGGAGGCTCTCGGTGACCCCGAGGCCGGCGTACATCTGCCGATCCGTCATCTCGTACTCACCGGAGAGTTCGAGAAGACGGCCGTTGCTGCCCATCTCCTCCCAGTTCACCTGGAAGTTCGTGACGATGGAGTAGTCCGGATCCATGAGAGCCAGCTCGACCTGCTCACGGAGCGCATCCACGCTCGGGGCATCCGCATCCTCTGCCCACACAACCCGGATCGGGGTCATGTGCCGGGAAGCGATGGAGGTCTGGGCCTGACGAAGCTTGTCGCGGTAGACAAGGATCCGGAGACAGCGCTCCAAGATCGAGTGCCCACGCGGCTCGTACTGCGACTTCTTTCGGGCGAGGTAGCTGACGAAGCTTCCCGCCTCCGGGTCCGTGTTCAGGGGGATGTTGTTCCCTTCACGGATGGATTCGACGACGTCCTTGGGCATCGTCTTGACGATCTTGGCCGCCCGGACATCCCCCCCCTCGGCCCTTGCGATCAGGTCCTTGGTCTTGGAGTCGGGGATCAGCTCGATCATCTTCTCGTCGGTGAACGGGAAGCTCTCAACCTGAATCTGCTCGGGCGGAAGAACTCGGATGGCCGTCCACCCCGTGTAGTTCTTCTTCAGCCAGGCTTCGGCACGTTCCGCCCAATCAGGGCGCTTCTTCTTGGCCTCGACTGCGTTCCCGTCCGAGTCGATCTCCCGCTCGTAGTCGTACATCACCTCCTCGGGCATGTCGGGGGAGGTGTCCTCGGCGAACACGAAAACCTCACCGAGGAGGTTGTAATCGTGGACGATCGAGAGGAGGTGCTGAAGTAGGCCGATCTTCTTCGACCACCGAGAGCAGAAATCGAGCGACCGCTTCGCGAGCGCTGTGCTCTTCGCGTCCGGCATCCCGAGACGGACCTTCGACAGCGGAAGCTCCGTGTGCAGGTCCACGGCCTGACCTACGAAGGGGTCAGTCTCGTAGAAGAACCGGAAGTAATTCCGCTTCTCATCGGCGGACTGAGGCAGTTCGAGGAAGTCGGTCGAAAGCTCCGGCGAGTAGAAGTTGCCGCCGCTTGCCGACGAGGTCGCACCCACCGAGGGGAACGCGACCTTCGAGCGCATCGCGCTCGTCAGAATGCGGGTCGGCTTCCCCACCTCGACGTTCGCGCGCTTGTTGACGCGCTTGACCTCCACGCCGCCCTGACCCTCGGATTCCGAGCGCTGCCCCGCATAAGGCGCGGGGCGAGCGGTCTTGTCGCCCTGGCCCGCACGCTTCATGCGTCCGACCTCACGCCCCTGGGGGTCGTCCTGACGACTCGTCTTCATGCGCGTTCACTCATCACGTAGTCGGGGGTGTTTCCGGCCCAACCGGCGGGGTTTTGGGGGCGGGAGGCGTCTTGGGATCCACGTCATCCTCAACGCCATAGAGGGAACGAACCGAACGGACCCTAGAAATCGCGGAGAGGACACCCTGGAGGTCTCGGAAAACCCGCTTCGATCGGGTCACTTCCAACGGGTCTTTCACCGTCTTCAGGTGCTGTTGGACGTCCCTCAAAGCCGCGACGGTTGCCCGCTCGGCATCAATCATCCGAGCCCCGACCTGACGGTCGATCTCGGTGGTGGACAAGCGCGAACGGAGACGACCTCTCACCCGGCACTGTACCGGTGGATCACTTCCACTCAGGGGAACGGGTGAGGTGACCGTTCTTGAACGCGACCCGCAGCGTCATCTTCAGCAAGCGGATGTCGTCGATCGACCCGCCGAACAGGCGTTCCCACGACCCCCCAGCCCGAGAGAAGACGGCGATCACGCGGTCGTACTCCTCAGGGATGTGGGAGACCTTCCCGCTGTAGGTCGATTCGAGGATCTTCCGGATGATCCGGTAGTCGGCCCTCGACGGCTTGAGCGGGTCGCCCTTTGCTTCGATCCTGCGCATGGTGTCGCTACCTCCCGCGCAGAGGTCTTCCACCGAGCGGGGATCTCCCGCGTCCCGCCCCGCCCCTCATCCCAGGTCCTCTCGGAACCATCCGGGACTCGTGGCTACCGCTCTGAAGAAGTCGCCTTCGAGCCGAGGGCGGGATCCCTGTCCCCCCGATCGTCAACCCTGATGCGACACCAGACCCCGCAAGGTGCGGTTGCTTCATGAGACGATTCGAGGCGACCCAGACCATGCGGACGATCGCGTCGGAGAGATCGTCGTGCTTCCCTTCGATGTTCGGGGCTTCTACGGTCGTGATGTACTTCGACTGGAAACGAGCCTGAAGTTCGAGCAACTCCGTGATGTGGGCGCTGTGCTGCTCGTTCTGCAAGATCGGGTAGTCATACAGGACAAGCTTCTTGTCCCACATCATGTCCTTGAAGTTCTGGAACATCTGAGAGGTCAGATTCTTGGTCATCTGAACCGCCTTCATCTGTGCCAGACCCCTCTTCGCGAGGGCCTGCTCCAAGGGGATGCCGGCCCACTGATCGAAGATGCCTTCCACGATGTAGAAGCGATTGCAGACCTCTTTGATCCAGTCCGCGACATCGTCGAAGTCGAGGCGCTCCTTGTCCTTGTGCTTCCCCTCCCCCGCCTTGATCTGGTCGATGTAGTCGGTCTGAATCAGGCCGCCTTCCTCGATGTGGCCTACGGCAATGGCCGTCCCGTCGCCCACGAGACCAAGGTCGAGCCCGAGGAAGTGGGGCTTGCGCGGGATCCCTCGAACCAACGGTCGGAGGTCCTTGTTGATGCAGGCGACGAGGTCTTCCTCCCGCTCGATCCAACCACGCGTTCGATCCGTGAACTCACCGCCGTACTCCGTGAAGAAGACGGCAGGGTCCTTGAGGTAGTTCTTCTCGAACTCGCTCGCGGGAACCGTAGGGTTCACCTCCCAGGTCGGGGCCTGGATGCAGAGCATGTTCTTGCCGACGGACCCACCGCTCATGCCCATCGTGAAGAGCTTGTAGAACAAGCCCTGACGTCCGAGCGGGGACGAGATCAGAATCACCCGGGCTTCAACCTGTCCCGTCGGGACCCGGCGATCGTTCGGGTCCTTCGGGGAGTAGGCGGAGGTCGAAGGAACGACAGCGTTGTAGACCGAGTCGGCCGACGACTGCCCAGCGTCAGTGAAGTGGGCGACCTCGTCGAGGATGACGACGATGTTGCCGGCGCCTCGAAGACCCTTCGCCACGCACGAGCGGAACGTGACCTTGATGGTCGCCTTCGCGCTCGGGTCGTCGATGTATGCCCCGTACTTCTCGACGTCCTTGGGCGTCTGGAAGCGGGCGTAGGACATCGTGTTGTTCGCGGTGTAGGGGGCGAAGAAGCTGCAATTCCGGAAGTGTCCGCTGACTTCCTGGTACAGGAGTCCAGCCTGATCCTTGTCGGTAGCGACCGAGATCAACTGGATCATGTTCGACTGCGGGAGGCCGTAGTACGCCTGGGGGTCTCCCTTGGAGATGAGCTTGTACGTCTCGTACGCTGCGACGCAGGCAGAGAGCGTGGTCTTGCCGGAACGACGACCGATCGAGAGGATCATCTCTCGCCGCTCGTGGTCGATCTCCTTGATGTTCGAGCGGCCCTCGTTGTAGAGGTATTCCAGGTACTCCCGCTCTGTGAATTCGAGGGTCTTGTCCCGCTGCCAGTTGGAGATCTTGAACTTGTCCTTGTCGTCAAGCTCAAGCCCATAGTGGCACTTCAGGATGACCCTCTGGACCGGGAAGAGCTTCATCCCGAGGCCCCAGGGCTCCTCCACGAACTCGACAGCGCTCGCGACGGGCTTGTTCGTCTTCTCGGAAGAGACCGCCCGTGCGCCGGAGAGGACGAAGTTCCCGAGGCTCACTTAGCCATCCGTGACTTCGCTTCGTTCTTCCACGTGTCATCGAGCTGACGCGTGAACTTCGCGAAGACCGTGTCCATCATCTCCTGGCGGACGCCCGCCTCGACCATGGACCGTGCGAACGTCTCCGAGATGAGCTTGAGCAGCTCCCCGAAGACAGGGCTTTCGAGGTCGATCTCGCGACTCTGGATCTGCTCCTTGCGCTTGATCCAAGCGTCACCGATCGCCTTCAGGGCAGCGACACGTCGCACCGAGAAAGGAGAGGTGTCGTTTCCATTGCGCTCTGCTTCGAGCCTCTCGAACCTGAGAGAGGCAGCTTCTTCCGAGAGCGCGATGAGGACCTGGTTCAAGACCTCCGGAGACTCCGGGGTCGATTCCGCCGCGAGGATGACCGGGTCCGAGCGCATGAGCGCCTGTCGAGCCCGAATCAGGTCCCCAATCACCGCGGTGGCAGGAGGGACGATCTCATGGAGCTGTTGAGTCTTCGGACGCCCAACCTGGTTGTACATCCACTGGGGATGACCCTTCCCCGTCAGGTCGATCGTGTCTGTGGGGAGGACTGCATCGAGTCTTCTCCAGCACGCCTTCCCCTTCTCGTCCGTGACCCTGACCCTCTGGGCCCCATCGGGGATGGGGTATCCTTGGATCATGCGGGTCGAGGAAGGTACCACCTCGACCACAAGGGCCGGGTCATTCGAGAGGTCGAGGGCCTGATCGATTGCCTTGGTGGCGTCGAAAGGATCGTTCGAATCAGTCATGAGCCAAGAATCCCTTGGCCTACGGTACCGCCCTGAATCAGGGCAGGGCTTCCGGAGGGGACTGCGTCTTCACCGAATTCGAGACGTAGAACGTCTGCCGAAGAGCCGGAGAGACCGTGAGAGTGACGCCCCCTGCCGTGATCTCGAACGGTGCGTCTCCGAGGGTCTCGGACTCATCGCCCGTTGCCTTGATCGGAAGGAAGGGTTCGAGACCGAGGTACGTGATGTAGACCGTATCCACACCGTCCGAGACGGCATCGATGTCCGGATACACGTTGAGCGATACGGCGATCCCGTCCGCGATTTCGTCGAGCGGTGCGACCCCACCGCCAGCCACGGAGAAGTTCTGACCCGCGACGATATACCGATCGAACAGAGCGATCTCTTCGGTCAGTAGGAACGGGGCCACACCGTCGGAATTGGCGAAGTCGTTCGAGGTGACGACGATCGCAGCGGTGTGGTTCAACGGGCCTGTCGCAGCACGAGCCACGATCGGGCCCCCCACGCGACCCACGCCACTCTGCGTGATGACCTGTTGGAGGGTGAACCCCGTCCTCGCGATCGTGGGGTTGATCCCGCGGCTAGGATCGGACGGCGAAGTGATCGCCGCGACCAGGACCTTGAACTTCGGGGGGGTCGCAGGATGGAACATGATCACTCCTCGTCGTTGTCGAGGATCAGTCCCTCGAAGAGCACCTCGCCGAGCACCTCGGTCGAGGGAGCGTCCGCGTAGTCGAAGTTGTCGAGGGAGTCGTTCTGGAGATCGAACTCACCCTCGTCGTACGAGGGGGCGAAGTACGATGCCGTCTGCTCAGCATCGTTGCCGTTCGCGAGCCGGATCATGTCCCGCTGGTACTTCTCGGCATTCCGAACGGGCGCTGAGGCCACGATCGACTTGTTGTACTTCTGGCAGTGGTCATCGACGTTCGACGCGCACGACCCGCAGCGATCCATCCCGAGCACCGCCTTGAGCGCGTTTGCCCGGTGGACGAGAGCGCCCTTCTCACAGCCTGCCGTCCCGGAAGGGCTCGCGTAGGCGCTTGCATCCACGTACAGGTGGCCTGCGAGACCCTCGTGCTTCTTCCGAAGCTGGACGAGGGGCTCCGAAGCCTGCTTCATCAGAACGCCAGAGAAGCGTGCTCCGAGCAGGTAGTCGAGGTCCTTGCCTGCCGCGCCCTCGTTCATCTGAAGCGAGGCCCACCGGAGGAGCTTGCGAACCTCCAGAGAGTTCGACCATCCGAGCATCTCGGGGGTCTCGGCCGCCTTCTTCGTCGGCTGGTTCGCCACGAAGGCGCTGCCTGCGTACTCCTTCTGGCTCGCGGTCCGCTGCGAAACCAGCTCTGCCCCCGCCTTGACGAGAGCGTGAGGATCTGCGTGCTTCTTGGCGAGCGCCTTCGCTTCATCGAGGCTGATGAGGGTGGCCTTGACCCAGCGTCCGAGCTGGATGCGCGCCTTCTTCGTCGCCAGGACGTGCGCCTCTGCGTCCTTCCGGACGACCTGACGCTCCGGAGCCGGGGCGCTCGCGAAGATCGCCCACGCTGCGTCCGATGCCACCGTCTCCCCCATCGGCTGAACCGGGAGGGACGACTCCTTCTTGGCACTGGGGGCCTGCGCACGGAGAGCCGCGAGAAGCGCACGCTTCGGGTCGCCTTCCGAGGCAACCTTCTTCCCCGAAGCTTCGAGCCTCGGGCGGTAGTGCGCCAGCGCTTCACGCCACGGGATCTCCGTGACGACCTGCATGCCGAGGTACCGGTCATACGCCGCGAGCTTCGACCCGGGGGTCGTCAGCCAGTAGCGGGCCGAGGCGCACCGACGCTTGATCGCCGCATCCCACTTCCCAGTCAGCAGACCAGGGAACGCAGAATCACGAACGTAGACCTGACCGACGACCCCATGCTCCGCACGGACCGTCCTCATGCCAGCAGCGAACTTCCGTCCGGCAGCCGTCGCGTTGATGTGGTTGAGCCCCTCACCGAGGAAGGTCGAGACATCCCGAACCACGTTGTCGAGCGACTCCCCGAAGGCAGACTTCCGCATCGCATGGGCGAGGATGGTTCGGAGCTGATCTCCGGGAAGCATCGACTCGGGTCCACGGGGTGCAGGCTCGTACTCGACGTTCGGAACGATGGTCTGCCCGTTCGTACGGGAATCCACCCCCCAGGCCTGCTCCAGCTCCGAACGCATTCCGGTATCCGGAACGTCCGAGACGGTCGTCTGGTACAGGTCATTGAGGTCGTACTCGACCGGGTTGACGGCCTCCGGAAGGCGGTCAGGGTCCTGCTCTGCCCCTTCGAGCCACGAGAGGTCCATGAGAGGGGCGGCCTGCCGGACCATCTCCCCCAGGTTGCCAAGACCACGCTCGTCTCCGCCCTCGACCATCGAGAAGTCGAACTCTTCCCCAGACGCCTCGACCCCCATGAACCCGTCGGGGAGCGTGGAGAGGCCAGCCTGAGAACGCGGGAGATCCGGGTCGGGGTCCTTCCGGGCCTCGTCCACGCCTTCACCGTAGGGGGAGTCGAACTCGAACCCGTCGAGCATGTAGTTGGAGCCGAGCTGCGGGTTGTATCCGCCGTCGGGCATCTGGGACTTCGACATCAGCGACCCCTCTGGATGCGGAGCACGAGCGCCGCGGTCTTCATGGAGAGGTCGTTCTCCTCGTCCATCTGCTCTTCCTGTTCCTCAGCCCAGCCTTCGGGGTCCTTCTTGATTTCGAGGGCATCCTCGACAATCTGTTCGACCTCCTGCCGGTCCTCAGGGTCTTCCTGACGAGAGATTGCAGCCCAGTGCGGGGCCCGAATCTCGTCGTACATCGTGTCCGACAGCGCCGAGAGCGCCTCGATCACGTTCATGTACGCTCGCCGCATCTCAGTGATCTTCTGGATGTAGCCCTTGCCGCCGAGCGAGCCGTCCGGAGAGATCTCCGCCGACCGAACCTTCGTGAAGATCGTGTAAGCCGACATCGCATGCCCAAGGGACGCGTTCGTCGCTCTCAGCACGCGAGCCAGCGGCTTCGTCTTCTTCGGGTCGAACGCGAACTCGGGGGTGATGTGGCGCTCCTGCGGACCGGAGTCGTTCCACGCCCACTGACTCGCGTCACCGGACTTGTCCTTGATGAACCGGACTTCACCAGCGGTACGCGTCATCCGACGCTCCGAGGCCTGGCGAACCATTGCTCGCCGTGCCACGCGAATCGGATCCGGTCGGTCGATCTTGCTGGTCATACCTTCAACGGGCTTCCCGTCTCGTCGAAGAGACGCTCGATGACGTACTCGCCGTCCACGAGAGTCACGTTCCACAGGTCCTTGGTGGCCTTGTGGATCAGTTCGTCCTTGGCCGACTTCAGGAAGTCGCTCAGGTCGTGAAGCGAAGCGACTCTCATCGCGTAGGTCGGGGGGACCAGCTTCATCTTCTCGCGTCCCAGCATCCGAACGATGCTCTGGAAAACGTGAAGCCCTGACTCACTGGGACGCGTGGGCTCCCACCCATCCCCAGTGGCAACAGGCCGCTGCTTCTCCCACCCCGACTTGCCGGGGGCGACCCTCCGCCAGGCCATGTGACCATCCGCTGTCACGAGAAGGGTGCCGACCTGGGAGGCATTCACCTCAGCGAGGTCCGCGGCAGTCTTCTTGGACCCCTGAGACGCTGCGAGTCGCAGGTGTTCGCGGTGCGCCGGAAGGAAGCGGCCGTCATCCCACTTCACGAACACGAGCCCATCGAGATGCGTGACGTCCCCGGAAGCCGTCCGAACGGTCACCACGGTCCCCTCAGACCCTCCCACCGGAGGCTCGGGATAGCTGAGCACCGCGCCGAGGTTGTCCGCGAAGGCGACCCTGGAGCCGGCCATGGCCGGGACCTCAAGGGCGTTGAGGTCCCTCATCCTGTCGGTCAGCAACTGTACGGAAGCATTGGACAAACGGGCGCCAAGATGATCGTCGATAGACGACGCCTCCTTGTACATCCCGCTTGCGATCTCGTCCCAGTCTTCCATCTCGTCCTTGAGCCTCGCCGCCGGATTACGCCGACGCCAGAATGGACCAGCTCACCGTAGTGGTCTGAATAGAGCCGAATTCGATGGTGAAGCCGGCGGCCGACTTCCCGGTCACCCCTGCGAAGGCCACGACCCCAGGGTCCAGCACCACCGTGTAGGTGGCGTTCGAGCGCGGGACCGTGAAGGCCACCGCCTCCGACAGGGACCCGACGAAGTCCACTGTCCCCGAGGTGATCGTCTCATCGATCGTCCCGGACCCAGCCACGGTCCCCCGCTTCGACTGCCGGATGACGAGTGCGGTTGTACCGCCTGCCGTGACATTGCCGACCGTGGAGAACTGAACCAGACCGGTTCGATTGCCGTTCTGGGTGATGTTCCCTGTCACGCAGTTCTGAACCGTGAGGGACCCCGCCCCCGTCAGGGTTGACAGGAGGTTCCCGACCGACCGGCAACTGTTGATCAGGTACGTCGATCCGGACACCGACGGGATCACCCCGACCGTGCTGTAGTCCATCTGCATGAGGCGATGGGTGCCCCCTGAAACCGTCGCCTTCGCGCACTGGGACACGCGAAGAGATGCCGTGACCGCGCTCTCATCCGAGATGCAGTCCAGCAGCGTGACGTTGTTGACGGCGTCAGCTCGAACCGTGTACCCGCCCACGCCCGTGGCAGCGAACTCGCACTGCCGAAAGACGATCCCCGCCGATCCCACCGTGGAGGAAGCCCCCCCAGTGACCAGGGCGCATTCGATGCCATCGTTGGCATTCACGAACCGGATCCCGTGGAAGAGAATCGACTGAGGGACGGTCGCAACCGACTCCTGAACCGTCACCGTTGCGGAGGCCGCGGAGGCCACCACACTCACCGCCCCTAGAGCGACGACCGAGACCCCGTCCTTCTCGACGAGAAGGTTTTCGGTGTACACGCCCGGCATCACCAGGATCACGGTCGGAGCCGACGCGCTCGATGTCGGGGGAACTGCGTTGAGAGCGGACTGAAGGGTCGTGTACTTCGCCCCGGTCCCCGCCCTCCCAACAACCAGAACCCCCGTGATCGTCGAGAAGTTCGCGAGGTCAGAAAGATTGATCCCCGAAGGGACGACAGTGTCCACAAACCGAAGCGAACCGGTCGGGACATCACGAAGAATCGTGAGTGTCTGACCAGAACCCGGTTCGATCTGAAGACCGTCTGCCTTGAAGGGGCCGCTCATCGCTGTCTCCTCACACGAACACGTCGTAGCCGACGGTTCCCGTGTAGGTCACCCCGACCTCAACGGTGAATCCGGTCGTCGTCTTGGTGATGACGCGGGCCGGGATGAAGTCGGCGAGAGAGAGCTGGACGCGGTAGTTCGTCCCCGCCATCGGGGTGTCGAACACAACGCTCATGCTCTCCTGGGCGACGAAGCTCAGGTTTCCGTTCACAGCACTCGTCTGGGCCACGAAGTTCTCCACCTGCTCGATGGCGTCCTGGAGGTCGTTGGTGACCCACTGCGGGAGACCCGTCTGGGAATCAATGATCCGTCCAGTCGGCGTCTGGATGTTCTTGACGGTGATCCGCCCGCCCGAATCCTGGGATACGGTGAAGTAGTACGACGACCCACCCTGCGTGGATCGGTACGAGAAATCGAAGACTGTGCGTTCGAGGGCCATGGGTTGGTCACCAGATGAAGTTGGTGTCGAACCCCCTCGACTCCATCCAGGAGGCGAGCTTGCGGAGCGTGTCGCACTCCGAGGACCAGACCTCGATCGTGTTGGTACCTACGATCTCCCGAACCCCGAGGTCCGGAATCGATGCGAGAGACGCGATCCGCGCCTTCCCATCGCGCCAGTTCCGAAGAAACCCAGCGAGAAGACGCATGTCCGCCTCGGACTTCCCGTGGCTCGAAAGCACCGCGAAGCGGTACTCACTGCGGGAGACGTCACAGAGCCACCTGTCTGCCAGGTGGCGTGCCATCGCGATGCGTACCTCAGACTTCAACAGGGTTGCCCTCACCGGCGGTGGAGGATAAAGGCCCTATTGGCTCGGCCCGGACGCTTCCCGGCCATCCGGTCAGTCGATCACGCAGTCGATCCGAGACGTTGCACTGCTCCGCCGGACCTCCCGCATGATGTTGAGGTTCGCCGCGATCATCGAGAAGATCTCCGAGTAGAACTGCATCGACTCGATCTTCTGCATCTTCTTGATCGAACGGATGAAGCGGTGCCGCACCAGCCCCTGGGAAACCCCGAGCCGCTTCGCGCTCTCGCTCTGGCAGGTGGTCTCGTACATGTACATCATGATGTCGATGTCCATGGGATCCGACATGAACCTGCTCAGGTCCTTCCGCATCTGCTCCACATCCACCTTGGGCAAAGCCAGAAGGAACTTGATGCGGTCGATGGCCCGGTAGAGCCGGTAGCACACGGTCGGCTGGCTCACCCCGAAGATCGAGGCGATGTCCGTCTGCTTGATGTGCTTGAAGAAGTACATCTCGACGAAGTCGGCCTCCACCGGAGGCAGCATGTCGAGCATCGTCCGGACCTTCTCCATCATCTTCTGGTCGTCGTCGTCCGGCTCCGTGAAGACGGAACCGAAGAACGAGATGGAATCCTCGGTCGAGAAGATCGAGTCAGGGTCGATGGAGAAAGAGGATCCGGAGAACCCTCGGGAAGGCTTGGTCATACACACCTCACGAAGGGGCTACTTCTCAGGGAGATATTCGGAACCGACTGCGACATCCAGAGGGTCCAGCTCGGACCCGACTTCGACGGCAGGGTTCGTAACGGAATCCAGGAAGACCTTCGGGAGGAAGGCCACAACATCCAGGGATCGCATCGTGATCCGGACGGCAGCCCGATCCCCTTGCAGATCCACGATCTCGCCGTCGAGATGCGTGTAGTTTCCACCGATGACTTTGACGTGCGCCCCGATCTCCAGGTCTGAGGAGACCTGGGTACGAAGCTGCGCCATCATGTCGTGGATCTTCGCCTCCGGGATGGTCTGAAGGACCCTCATCCCATGAGCCCCCCTGGAAGACATGACCCGCTCGACCAGCGAGCCACGTTCCAGAGCGAAGTATCTCGTCTCAGCCAAACCAGAGCCCACGAAGGCATAGCCCTCGATGAGCTTGATTGAGACCCGGCGACCACCCTTCAAGTAGGTGGCATAAGGCACGAAAAGGGGATGACTTTCGGTCACCCCCATCTCCGATCGCAGGGAGGCCGCTAGCCCGCCCTCAACAGCGCGCGCCTCACCCGCCTTGGTCAGCTCCAACGCGACCCATGTCGGTTTGTCCCTCGCGTCCAACACCCGAATGCTCCAGCTCTCCAGCTCGAATCCTTACGAGACGGAAGAACTCAAGAGGTTGAAGCTCGAAGGGAGGGGGGGTAGAGGACGGAGCCGGAGACACACCATCCTGAGGTGCCTTGACGGCTCTCGGATGTACGTACACGTCGTCCACCATCCGGGGCTTCGTGTCGCCCTCTACCTTACCAACGATCTCAACCTTCTTCACGACGGGCGGGGGAGGCGGGTGAGCAGGGGTGGAAATAGAAGAAAGTTCGACCCCATGGGCCAGGGAAGCCACGTCGCAGAGCAACATTGCGTCGGTCGGACGCCCCGGACGACTCGCAAATCGGCTCGCATACGCCAGGAGTCGGGTCCCGAGCCGGGTCCCGACATCCTGGATGAGGCTGGCGTCCATGTAGGACGGGATGTGTACGGGTCCGATCCCAGCCCGGAACGAAAGCATCGCCACATCGGCCAGCTTCCCGTAGACCGTGGCAGCACTCGTTCGAGAGAGGAGTTCGGAGGCCTTCGTCATCGCCTCCGAAGGGTTGTCGGAGATGGCAGCGAGGATCTCGACCACGAGGTTCGCGGCATCGAGGTGGAGGTACTTGGCGACGTTCTCCCTGTTGACCGCCCCGAGCATCGAAACACCCTCGACCGCCTTCAAAGCATCGCGGATGTGGCACTCGACCAGCTCTCCGATGAGAGTCAGGGCTTCCAGGTCGTACGGGATCCCCTCTTGGTCCGCGACCCAGGCCAGACGCTTCCCGATCTTCTCGGGGCCCACAGGCTTGATCACGAACGCCGGAGCACACCGGGACAAGATCGTGGCCCTCATCCGCTCGGGCTCGGTCGTGCAGAAGATGCAGATGAGAGACTTGTCCTGTGTGCCGGGGACGGTGTCCTCCATCGGCTTCAGGAGCGCGTCCAGAGCGTCGGTCGAGAGCCGGTGGCTCTCGTCGAAGAGGTAGATCTTCCGCTTCCCGGAGAAGCTCGCGTACTGAAGCTCCTCAACGATCTTCCTGATCGAGTCCTTGCCGCTGTTCGTTGCGGCATCGATCTCGAAGAAGTTCTCGCTCGATCCCCCGATCAGGATCGACTTGCACGAGATGCAGGCGTCGCACGCCGCCCCTTCAACCGGCGCGGCGCAGAGCAGCGACCTGGCAAGGATCCTCCCCAAGGTGGTCTTGCCAGACCCGTACGGACCCGCGAACAAGTAGGACTGATGGAACCCGGCTCCGTTCTGCACGAACCTGCGCAGGACCTCAACGGAACCCTCTTGCCCAAGAACGTCGGCGTAGACCTGCGGTCGGTAACGAGTGTCGAGTGCCACGTCCTACAGCTCCTTGGGATGCGATGACGAGCTTCAGGCTACCTCGGGTGTACGCTGACCGTTCGACCAACGTACACCCCCCGTGTCCGGGGTGAGATAGCCATCAGGAGCGCATCGAATGCGCTCCGAGAGCGATCAGTCCTCGGCTGCCTCTTCGTCCGCGTCCACGGTCGCGCCCGCGGTGGTGGCCGACGCTCCGCGAAGCATCCCCTCGACATCCATGCTCGCGCCCTCTTCCTGCTGCGGGCGGGGGCGCCAGTCGCCGTTGCGCTCCAGCTCACCCCAGTAGAACTGGACGTCCGGGGGGGCGATGGAATACTTGATGTCCCCGCTCTCCGGATCCTCTTCGACCTTGCAGGCGCAGAGGAGGTGGTCGATGAGCGCGCCCTGCTGCGAGTTCGACAGCGTCTGCCACTCGTCCGCGGCGATCTCCAGGACGAACTTGTACTTGCCCTTCCCGAGGACATCGAGGATCGACGGGGCCTTCTTGCTCGTCCCCAGGATGGCCTGGCCACCCCGCTTCGATGCCTTGCCCCGGAAGATGACGGCGATCTCGTCATCCACCAGCGCGAGGCTCGGGTGGTAGTTCTTGATGTAGTGATGGATGATGTCCATCACGTCCTTGCCCGCTTCCCAGCTATCACTCATCTGTCTTCTCTCCTAGAAAAACCCGTCTCAGATTACGAATCCCGCCCCTAGACCAGACCTCCCCAGGATCTTTGCTGGGGTATCTGAAATCATCCGCCTGAAGGCCGGCTCGGGTCAGGAGTTCCAGGGCCCCAAGCCTTGGCTTCCCCGTCGCCGTGTCGATCCACCCGAGCGTCATCTTCCGGCCGGTCTCATCGTTGTCGTAGACCATGTGGACTCGACCCCGACAGAATCGCGCGAAGAACTCCACGTGAGCCCTCGACAATCCAGCTCGGAGCGTAGAGATGACCGCGTCTTCAGCAGGCACCACTAGCTCCAAGGCGAGCTGATCAAATACGCCTTCACAGATCCAACCAGACCCCCCCGCCCACAATTTCTGTGCTGCTTCGGGGGCTCCCACCATGACCGGGTTCCACCCCGCCTCCGGAGTCCGAAATTCCGAGATGCGCTTCTCGGTCATCGACCGCGCCTCGAATCCGATGAGAGACCCAGCCGGGGACCGCAACGGGTAAGCGAGCATCCCGCTCAGCTTCTCGCCCCGATCTCCGTACCGAGCCCGAAACGAACTGCTCGGCGCCTGTGTCGAAGCCGTGTCCCACACAACGAACCCCAGCCGTTCGATCGCCTCAGCGGTCGCAGCCCTACCGTAGAGGTAGCCCTCGGCTTCCTCCGAAAGACAGAGCGAGGAGAAGTGGTCGGAGAGCCAGGCGGAGATGGTGGAGGAGGTCACCAGCCTCCGATCAGCGCCATCCCTCGACTCGGGTTGTGCACCACGACGGCATACCTCTCACCCCCGATGGCGCCCAAGATTCCGAGGAACGACCGATCCGCAGGGACCGCCACGGCCTTCTTTGCAGGCAACCACGGAGCTTCCACGAAAGAAACCCCCTTCGGGGCCTTCAGGCGGCACCCCACCGGTACGAGAACCTCAACGTCCGCACCGAAGCCGTAGAACCGAAGGTATTCGACCGCAGCCAAAATGCCCTTGGCGTTGAACGAGGAGATGTTCCCCCACTTCCGCAGGGCACTCTCCTGGGCGACCACTTTCGCGATACTCAGGTTCAGATCTTCAGGGACCGAACCATCTCGGAAAGCCGCGCGAAGGACTCCCTTCTTCGACTCCGAGATCCAGACCCATTTCCCCAGCGTTCCGGACACCAAGAACGGGGCGGACTCCGGGTGAACCGGGATCTCAACCATCAGAGGGAGACCCCGCTTCGTGAGAGGGACACGTTGTAGTAGATCAGACACGACGAGGCTTCCGCTTTCGGGACTTCTTCTTGGGGGCAGGCCCTGCGGAGGCAGGACCCGATTCAGGCTCAGCCTCCGGGAGAAGAACATCGCTCGGCACGATGTAGGAGCTGTCCTGCGCGGGATCCTGCGCGGCCCCCAGAGCCCTCTCAGAGATCGGGGTGTACTCCGGAGAGAGGATGTCCTCGTCCCCAAGATCGACGATCTCTTCGGGGCGATCGAGATCGAGCACCCACAGCAACGCCGCCATGTCCGGATAGCGCTCAGCGATGAGCGCCCGCTCCGCACTCCCAAGGAACGCGTTGAAGTCGTCCTCGATCTGGTTTCTGGACCGACAGCGCTCGAACAAGGGGCACTGTGCCGCCCGGTCCGAGACCGATTCGTCGCAGACCCCCCCGTTCCAGTTGCCACTCTCTGCCCCCTTGAGGCAGACCCCGACCTCTCCGACCCCAGGCATCTCGACGGCACCGTTGTGCACGCAGTTGAGAGACCTTCGGGACAGGCCGTTCCGAATCTCCCGCTTCAGGTGTCTGAATCGCACCTGCGCGAGCTTGTGCTTGACCTGTCCCTCGGGCTTCATCTACCGGATCTTCTGGAACGTCGCGTGACCGTTTTCGCGACGAATCCTGTACGCCCGGTCGGCAGCTTCGACGAGCGCGGGGTTGTGGGTGACGAGAAGGATGTCCACGCCCATCTTCGAGCACAGAGACTTGAGGAAGGCGGCCATGTTCAGAACGTATCTCTCGTCGAACGCCGGCAGGCTCTCATCGAGCATGAGGATGGGTCGGAGACCCCGGCGGAAGATGAGGGCGAGCCGAAGTAGGATCGACTGTACGGTCGAGACCGCACCTCCGAACCCTTCAAGACTTACGCCTTCGATCACGTCCCCGTTCTCTTTCTTCTGAGAAGTGACGAGAGAAACGTTGACCTTGCCTCGGGAGACTTCCACCTCGGCTCGGACGTTGATGTCCTGGTCGTCGAAGACGGCCCTCACACCCTCGCTCTGAAGAGCCTCGATGGCCTTCACGCCCTCGGTGATTTCGGAGTCGATCAGCGTCCGGAGCAGCGCGGCGACGAGATCGAGGAGATCTACCCGACCCTCCAGAACACGGACGGCGGCGAGGGATCCCTTCAGGGAGTCCTTCGCCGCCTCTCGGCGTCCGACGATCTTCGCGGACTGCTCCGCGAGAGACCTCAGGCGATCTTCAACCACGAGACCGTCGTGAGGTACGTGTCCTCGCCCCGCGTGTCCTTCACGCGAACCCATCCGCCCTTGCCCTTCTTGGAGAAGCCGAGCTGGATGACGTCCTGGGAGAAGTGGTTCAGGAGACTCAGGATGTAGTCGTTCCGAACCGGGAAACCACCCTCGGGAAGATCGACCGCGGCACCGTTCTGGGTGACCTTCGCCGGGACCTCCAGCGAGATCGGCTTGCCGTTCGCCGAACTCATCGAGAACTTGATCGCCGCCTCCAGGACCTCGACCTTGATGGCGTTGTCCTCCCAGCGCGCGCCCGACGCGAGGAACTTCACCGCGCTCGCCACCTCGGTCTTGCGGACCTCGACGATGTGGTCGTCCTCCAGCGTCCAGTCCACGGAGAGGTCCGGGAAGCGCGAACCGTACTTGGACTCCCCGAAGACCGCCCCATCGTTCCGCTTGAGGAACATCGCGCGATCGTGCTCGTACAGCTCGACGATGGCCGAGGGGTCATCCGCCTTGCCGCTGTCCTTGAACGAAGACAGGAACGAGATGACCGCCCCGATGTCCTTGTTGAAGATGCGGAGGGCGCTCTTCTCCATGCCCTCCACCTTCACGATGGACACAGCCATCTGGTCGGTCGAGTAGAGACAGCCGTTGCGGAACTCGGCCACGCAGAGGTGGGAGGCCTTCGCCTCCTGGTCGTACGTGAACGCCTTCGCGTGCGAGAGAGCGCCACTGAGACGCTTCGCCGGGAGCGTTGCCGTCAGCTCCGCCGACTTGAGCAGCTCGTCCCAGTACGGGAAGAGGTCCGGGTCGAGTCCAGCGAAGACGTTCTTGCCACGCGAGGTCACGACGGTCTCCGACCCGGTCGCTGCGAACCTCAGGGCAACGTCATCCTCGACGGCATCGAGAAGGAGGTTCATCCGCTTCGCTTCGATGGTGAAGGCCTTCCCCTCCTCCTCGATGCGAGCGGCGTTCACCGGGCATGACGAGAAGATCCGCCCGTTGAAGGAGAGGACCTCCAGACCCGCCCCCGACTGCCGGAACACGTAGTGGGCGGAGATGTCGCTTCCCCCCGAGGCCACGGTGTGGGAGACGACCTTGAGCGCGTCTTGGAGATCACGCTTCGAAACAGTGATGAGCATCTACGGAACCCTCTTCTTCACGGCTGGATGTACGGCTTGATGGCCTGCTCGGCCTCAGAGATCTGCGACTCGTAGTCAGCGAGCGACGTGGCAAGAGCCTGTTCGAGCTTCTTGATCGTCTCCTCCAACGTGTCCGGATCGACGTTCTTCGCCCGGCACTCGTCACGGAGCGCTTCCAGGTTCTTCTCCGATTCCTCCAGCCTCCCGAGGACGCGTTCGGTCTGGGAGCGGAGGTCGTCGCGGCGCTTCACCACCGCCTCGATGCGAGTCTTGATGTCGGTCATTACGGCTTCGGGTCCTTCAACGGGTCTGAGAAAAGAGCACTCAGGTCCACGAACCCATTCGATTCCGCCAACACCTTCTCGACTTCGCCCTTGGGCTTGCGGATGTTGGCCAGCTTCGCCTCGATTCGGACCGGGCACACGTTCTGGTAGTCACAGAACCGACATGCCTTCGTAGAAGGCGTCGGGTCGAACATCTCTTTCATGATGACGCGGCGCGTCTCGACAGCTCTGTGGGCCATGAGCTTGATGTCGTGCTTGTCGAACGGGACATCTACGAGTCCGGTCCATTCCTCCGGGGGGATCGGAGGCTTGTTCTCCTCCGGTTCCGGAGGCTGTCCCTCGGGGTACCTGAAGTAGACGAACGCGAGCCGGTCAGGCATCGCGTGGTACGCCAGGTAGAAACAGAGCGCGTACCACTTGAGCTGGTCCGGATTTGTGTACTTCCCGACGCTCTTGGAGTTCTTCCCGTCGAGAATCATCAGTCCTGTGTCATCCCTGCGGATGACGATGTCGGGACGGCCTCCGATCGGGGTGTACTTGTTGACGTAGGTGGTGAGGTCCACCTCCGACCGCGCGTAGGCCCCGAGCAGCTTGTTCTTCTTCATCGTGCGGAGGTAGCCGAGCACCCCGTCCTTGCACGTCTGAAGCAGCTCCCCCCGAGGAGGCGACTCGTCCCACTTCGGCTTCGTGGGGGTCGGGCTCCACTTCACGTAGCGCTTGCCCATCTCGACGGTGAACTCGCGTTCGACGATCGTCATCAGGCGGCCGACCAGACCCTTCGGGTCCTTCCACAGCTCGTCGTTGTACAGCCGCTCGATCGCGTACGAGAGCACCGAACCCATGATGGCGTGGTGCTCCGACTTGCGTTCCAGGACCGGTTTCGGCCGACCAGGGCCGTTGCCCAGATTGATCATGCCGAACCCGCGCGACCACAGGAACTTCTGTGGGCACTCTTCGTAGTTCTCGATGTTCGACCAGAACAGTCGAAAGTCTCGGGCCGCCATGGTAACGCTACCCCCCCGCCTTTTCGATGTAGAGGAGCGCCTGTTCCCGGACCTCATCCGGGATGTCCGGCATGTCCCTCAGGGCGTCGCGAACGGACCGCCCAGAACTGCCTGCGAGGATCGTCTGGATGTGGCCGACGAACTCCTCGATCATGTTCTCACGCATCTCGACGTGATCACGCTTCTCCAGGTCGAAGACCTCTTCCGGGGGGGCGTGGGTCACCGAGATCTTGGTGGCCGAAACGGACTCGGCCGTGAAGCTGAGGTGAACGACAGAGGGGATGCGTGCGCGATCGTCCTGTGAGAGCGACCCTCTCGTGAGAGATCCGACGTTGACGATCGTCTTGCCGCCCGGCGTCTGAACGATGCCCTGGTCCTTGTGCCAGTGCCCGAAGCAGAAGACATCCCCCTCGAACGCATCGAGATCCGAGTAGCGGATGACATCCTCTGACTCGAAGAGAGTCCCCCCGCTTGGGGAGGCGAGGACGTGTGCGATCACCACGAGGTGCGTCTCATCCCCCCGCTTGATCCTGGAGAACCGGGTGAGGTCGTACTTCACCCCATGGTACGGAACTCCGACGACCCGGACCTTCACCCCATCCCGCTCGAACACTGCCTCGTACTCGTCGTAGCAGCGCTCGATCGCGCCGGACGCGTACAGAACCCCTAGCGGTTGCTGAGGGAGGAACGAGTAGTCCCCGTAGACGCAATCGTGGTTCCCTACGTTCCCGTAGGTCGGGCACGGATAGGCCCGGTGCACCTCGATCGCTCTTCGGACGAGCGCATGGGAGTTCCGAGTCGGAGACTTGATGTCGAACAGGTCCCCACCGTCCAGAACGGCAGACGCACCGAGTTCGCGAGCAATCTCCCCGACTCGAACCAGTTTCCCCAGGACCGTGTCGGTCCACTCATCCTTCCGAGACCTAGGAGTGTGGTCCGAAAGGTGGACATCCGTCCGCCAAACCAGAGAGATCGCCATCCTGCGACGTTACTCTCGGTCTGGTATCGGGTGACCTACTAGAACGTCCCCTTGAGCTGGGGGTACTTCGAGTCCAGGAACTTGATCGACTCCCGGGCCGCTCGCGTCATCACGATGCCGGACTTGAGGGAAGCCATGTGCGACCGAAGGATGTCGGTTGCGAGGTCAGCATCCTCTGGACGGACGTGGTACGCCCCGACGAGCCCAGCGACGATCGACTCGATTGCATCCGTGGGGAGACGGCCAGTGAGCCACTGATCGATCGCGATCCCTGCGGCGTACGCATCCGCCTCGTACCGCACCCGCGCCTCAGGCTCGTTCAGGTACAGCCAGGAGAACTCCACGGCTGACTCCTTGAACTGGAGGACGTGCTGGATCTCGTGGACGAGCACGCTGATGAATCGGAGCGGGTTGTTCCGGGTCGCGGCGGGCATGTACACGCGCGTGCCCAACGTCGTCGTGAAGCGAGTCATGAACTCCTCGCTCTTGGCGAGGCCCGCCCCGAACTGGCGTCCGATGTCCATGCCGAACGCGACGATCTTCATCTCGACCGCGTTCTCCTTCTCGACGACTTCAGCACCGAAGTTCGAACGAGCGAAGGCCGCGAAGTCACGGGCGACTACTGAGAGATCCGTCATCACTCACTCCATGCAGAAGGGCTGGGTCACACAGGCGTGGACGCCGTCTGCCGTCATGCAGCAGACCCCACCCACCGACTGACAGGTCGCGTCCCCAACGGGAGTCCAGCGCCCGGTTCCGGAGCAGATGAACGGACGGTCATCCATGCACGTCGAGGCGCGGATCGCACATCCAGATACCGGCGGCAGGGAAGGGCACCCGGCCATCAGGAACGTGGCGACCAGGATTCCGCAGCTAACAAGCGCTCTTTTCATGGTCCGCTCCACAAAACGGGCATTCGCCCGCTTCACCCAGGAGGGACCGAACCCCACGTTCGGCGCTCTCGTAATCTTCCCGGGTGCTACCCAGGCGCACCCTTAGGGTATCTACCGAGACCCTCGCGATCTGGACGGCGTGGCAGGTGCGGATCAGGGTCGCGAGCTGTTCCTGGATCGTCTCGACACCCGAGAGATCAGGGAGTGAAAGGCCTCGAAGGTCCTTCTCCGCCTGACGGGCGGTGGCGCACTCGGCCTTCGCGCGCTTGATCTTCGCCTCCATCGCACCCGCCCAGCTCAATGCCGCATCGATCTTCTTGACGCGTGCGTCGATGGCATCCCCGACCACAGGGATGGTTCGCGCAGGTGCGAGACGCTCGTGCGTGACGGTCAGGTCCCGGAGACGTCTCGACATCGAACGGAGCTGATCCAGCTTCACGTGCGTGTTCGAGAGCTTCGAACCCATCCCCTCCGCCACGACCGGCAGCCCTCGAACCGGAGACAGCTTCTCGTGAATCCCGACCGCATCTGCGAGACGCCCTCGAAGAGAGCGGAGCTGAACGAGCCTGGATTCAGCAACCAAGAGCTTCGGCCCCAGCGTCTCGTTGACCTTCGGGAGGTCCCTCACCGGAGCGATGGATTTCACGAGGTTCATCGCCGCTGACACTCTCGTGTGGAGAGCACGGAGCTGCTCTAGCCGGGATCGGTCCGCCGTGATCCGTTGAGCGACTTCCTTCGCCCTCTCAACCTTGAGGAGGGCCTCGTCCAGACCATCGAACTTCCGAACCGCCTCTTCGTGTTTCGCCGCGTCATCTTTGCGGACCTTCAGCTCGGATGCCGCGGACCTCCGATCCGACTGCGAAAGGCGCAGGGACTCGTTGAGCACCCCGACCTTGTTCACGTCCGCGACCGCCTCAGCGAGGACTGAACCGGGCTGGTCGATCAGGAAGACCTGACCCACGAACTGCTGGGCGATCTGAGGCCACAGCTCTCGCCCCGCCGCCTCGACCGAGCACATGCCGAGGGCTTGGATCTCAGGGGGGGCGCCCTGGCCGACCTTTTCCAAGGCCTTCCCATCCACCACGTAACGGTTGACCTTGGCCCCCTTCTCCCAAACGAGGCTGTGCCCGTCAGAGAAGTCGATCTCAACCGTTGAGTGAGCTTCCCCGTTGCGCACGAAGCTGTGCCCACGAGGGTTGGTGAACGCCCCTGCGACCGCCCGAACAAGAGCGGTCTTCCCCGAGTTGTTGGGGCCCGTGATGACGGTGAACCCGTCAACCTCGACCGTCGCGTCTTTGATCGACTGGAAGTTGACTACACGTACCTTGAACATCACACGCCTCCACCAAAACGAAAACGGGGGGCTCTCGCCCCCCGTTCAGCAGCCGCCGTGTGTCAGGCGTTCTCTTCTTCGTCCTCGACGACCACGTCGGAGAGGTCCGGCTCTTCCTCGCCGTCCTGCTTCTTCGCCGGACCGCTGGAGGGCACCATCCCCTCGAACAGATCATCTGCCCCGTCCTCGTCCTCGTCTGCGAACTGGGCCTCCGCCACCGCTTCGGCACCGGGGGCCCCGAGCTTCGGGACCACCTGTGCGAACAGGTTCCTCAGAGCCGACGGGTGGCCGCCGATCATCTTGAGGAGACCGTCCTTGCCCTGAGCCTTCATCAGCCCGTCAGGGGCACCGGGCCACTCCAGCCACGAGCCGTTCTTCATCACGATCTTGTAGCTGATGGCGAGATCGACGACCGAGCGGGCGTTGTCGATGCCACTGCCCGAAGCCAGGTAGAACTTCTGCTCGTGGTGAACCGAGTCCGAGACCTTGCACTTGTCGAGCTTGGCGATGACGATCGTGCCGGAGACCTGCTCCTCGATCTTGCCGGTCATCGCGTTGAAGCTCTTGCCCTTCTCCTTCTGGAAGACGCGCAGCATCATGCGGACGGCGCTGTAGAACTTCCAGGCCTCGCCTCCCTGGACATCGGTGTCCGGGCCGTGGCCACCACCGCCGGTCGCGATCTTCTTCCGAAGCTGCGAGATGCCGATCACGGCCGTCCCGCTCTTCGAGATGAGCGTCTTGAACTTCGGGAGGAACTGGGACCACTTCTGCGCGACCAGACCGATGCGGCTCTGGTTGCCTTCCTCCTCGATCGCACGGTTGTACAGGTCCTCGGGGACACCTGCCGCGACCGAGTCCACGACGATGAGGTCCACGCCCTCCGTCGCCATCTGGACCATGATCTTCATGCCCTGTTCCAGGGTCTCGGGCTGCATGAGGATGAACCTCGACGCATCGTGAATCGGTACACCGAGCGCTGCGGCGTACCGGGGATCCACCTCGTTCTCCCAGTCGATGTACACGCAGGTCCCACCGTTGGCACAGGTGGTTGCTGCGGCGGTGAGTGCGAGGGTCGTCTTGCCCGCACCCGCGTTGCCGTAGACGTTCGTGATGCGACCGCGAGGGATGCCCGGACACGGGGCGATACCGAACTTGTTCGGCCGACCCCCGATGAGGTAGTCCACGACGATCGAGCCCGTCGGCAGGTGGTCCATCGACTTGCGAAGTACGCTGTCCGTCAGCGGGACCGTCGGATCCTCCTTGAGGACGCCCTTCAGGGCAGCTCTCGCTCGTGCGAGGGGGCTGAGCCCCTTCGTGGATGCAGCAGCGGCTGCCTTCGTCGTCTTCGATCCGGTCGCAGGAGCGGGCTTCTTCGCGGGGGGCATGTAGGGGCTCTCTTTGGGGGTGGGTGGTGCTAGGGCACGCGATTTACGCGGTGCCAGGCTCTGAGGAGGTCTCGGACCAACGGAAGAAACGGTCGTCTTCTCGAAAGACGAGACCGCGCCTCACCGTTTTCCCGGCGCGAACGCCTCGGGTGTAGGTGTGGACCTCAGTGAATTGCTTTCGCTCTACAGGGCTGAGCTGGGACTCGGTCACAAGACCGTCCGAGTACCCCCAGAAGCGACCCGCCAGGCGGGCAATCAGATACGCGTCCGCTTCGTTGTGGTTCCAGGTCCCACCCCCCGTGTCCGCACGGGCTGCCGCGACCATGTCGCCCTTGAGCATCTTCCACCCCTTCGGACGGACCAGAGACTCACGTGCGTGAGCCTTGCCCTGACCGGGGGAGAAGTAGACGACGTCCTTCCGTTCGAGCTTGAGGGCCTCGTTCGAGTACAGGAACAGGCCGTACATGCCCTCGGAGAAGAGATCGTTGAAGATGGGGGACTCGATCCCGACCTTGTCAGGTCGGGTTTCCTGGAGGAGTTTCCGCAAGGACTCCCTCATGGAAACGTAGCGATCTACGAAAATATCGTGAGAAGAGGTTGAGAACAGGCCTCGGGCGACACATCTAGCCTTCTTGGACGCCTCCGTGTCATGGAGGGCCCAACCGAACGCGCGAAGTGAAGGGTCGAGTCCGAGGACGAGCATTTTGAATGAGGAACGGAACACTGGCCTGAACCACCTGGTTCGAAGCCAGCGTAGAAAAGTTGGACGGTTGCGTGGGGGGGAACGCTTTCTTGGTCGGGTTTCCACCTGACCAAGGCCGACGCCGTCCGCGCCGGTTGGGGGGAGGCGAGCGGTTGCAGGGGGGGCCTGCTTCCTCACTCCAAGGAAGTGAGATGGCGCCGCTCACGCCATGGGGGTCGATCAGCTCAGGATGTCGTCGAGCATGTTGTCGAAGTCGCCGGAACCGCCCGCTGCGGTCCCACCACCTCCGCCACCACCACCGCCACGCGGCCCGCCGCCACCTGCGCCGCCCCGACCGAGCCGCTCACGGATCTGGTCGAGCGTGAGATCCTGCGCCAGCTCGGGCTGGACCGTCGGGATCGCGTCCTTCATCGCCGCGATGATCTTGCCCGCGAGACCGCCGGGGTCCTTCTCGAACAGCTTCCGGAAGAGGTTCTCGCGACAGGGCGAGATCGTGATCTTCTGGAACTGCGTGTCCGTGCAGGTCAGCGACAGGTCATGCTGACCGAGCGGGAACTCGCGGTGGTTCTGCTCGATGTTCCGGTACTTGTCCGCAGACATGATCCACGGCATGACCTCGAACTGACCGTCCTGGAACTTCGCCTTGTCGAGGGCTCCGTTCGAATCGGTCGGCCACTTGATGATCAAGGTGGCGACCTGCATCTTCGACTGCGCGCCCGCGAGCTTCACGTACTCGGGACCCTTGTCGAGGAAGTACCCGACGCCAGCGAGGTACAGGCGCTTGCACCCGGTGAACTTCGGCGTGGGCGCGTCGAAGTTGGGCTTGTTCTCCTCGATGCCGGGGAGCCAAGGGAAGGACACACGGTACTTCTCACCCTCCTTGGCCTTGAACCGCTTGGACTTGGAACCGAGGTTCTCGTCGCCCTCTCCGAAACCGAACTCCTGGAAACCGCTCATGTGACTCTCTACTCCTGCGAGGCTTGTCGTTCAGTGGGGGTAGTGATGGACGCCTCGCACATGGCACCTTACGCAAGCGGCCGGGCGAAGAGACCTACTGAAAAAGATCCTCCAGGCTCTTATCGAAATCGAAATCCTTCTCGACGGAAGACGTGAGGATCCGGGCCTCACGCTGTTCCGGCTGGTCCGAGATCCCCTCCAGAAGGGAATCGAGCGCCTCTTCCGAGGTCTCAGGCGGATTCTGAGGGGTGAGAGTCATGGGGGAATCGGAATCCGTCGCGATTGCGAGGTCCTCCTCGCCGTCTCCGACGACGTCCCCCGTCACATCCGCCGCCTCTTCCTCTTCCTCATCGTCGCCCATCTTGGCGATGGCCTCATCCACCAGGAGATCGACGCTGTTCCCCGACTTGTCGGAGATCTCACCCGTCGATCCAGGGCGCGGGGCGCGGCCCCATCGGCCGCCCAGGCCGATCTCTTCCTGACAGATCTTGAGCTGGTCTCGGAGACGGCTGGACACGTCCTTGAGGTCGGCCCGCTTCGTCTTCACGATGATGAGTACCGCTTCGAGGTCCTCCATCGCGAATGCGTAGGAATCTAGGACCTGCTGCTCCGCTCGGAGCTTCGTGTGGGCCATCGCCTCTCGATCAGCGACGTTCCGTCCGGCCCGAACTTCCGGGTCGTTCGCGAGCATCTCCTTGACCTGCATCTTGAAGTCAGCATCCGCACGCCTGTGCTCGCGCTTGTACCAGTGAAGGTCCTGGGAGACCTGGAGGAAGACCCTCTCCACCTCGGACATCATCGCCCTGACTTCGGCGATCTTGGAGTTCAGACGCTTCGGCCCAAGGGCAAGCGGGTCTGCATCGAGGGCCGGGTGCATCTCCGAGAGCTGCGTGTAGAACTCGGTGATGCGTTCGGGGGTGACCGAAGGTGCATGGACCCCCCCGTTCTGGTTCGAGTCCGTCATTCCTTCACCTCAGCCGACAGAGATCCCAGCTCATCCATAAGAATCTTCGAGTAATTCGCCTTGATGGCCGAGATCGCGTCGTTGCAGTATTCGACGGAGATGTTCCCGCCAGCCATCGCGTTCCGGTGCGCTGCGATGTCCGCCTCCCTCGCCAGAAGACAGGTCGCCACGATCGCCTCAGCGAGGCTCATTGCACCGGCGCTTCGGGTCGGATCGTCATCCTCAGAGACGTTGAGAAGGTCCTGACCCCCGTCCTCCTGGACGGTGTTGTAGGCAGCGGAAAACCCCACGAAGGAGTCCCCTGCCCGACCCTTCACGGAGCGGGTGCAGACCACTTTCGTGATCCGAAGGCCCGCCTTCACCTTCTTGACGAGTTCACGAATTTCCTCGTTGGACATACCGCTCCAGGATCGCGTTACGCTTCCGCTGCCGGAGGAGGACCCGCGGCAAGGAGCCTCTGCTTGAACAACGTGTTCCGCGCGCTCTCGCGCTCGTTCCCTACCGCCCGAATCAGGGCGGCTCGGGTTCCGATCATGAGAACCCTCTTTCGAGCACGCGTCACCGCCGTGTACAGGAGGTTCCGCTGAAGCTGGTGCGAAAACGACGTCACCACCGGCATCAGGATGATGTCGTACTCCTGTCCCTGCGACTTGTGGACGGTAACGGCGTACGCCAATCGAAGGAGAGACGGGACCTTCGAGAAGGGAACCTGGATCTGGATGACCGGCGGTCCGTGGATCTTGATCTGGACCTCCTGGTTCTTCCGATCGATCGAGGAGACCTTGCCCACGTCCCCGTTGAAGACGTTGAGCTTGTAGTCGTTGCGGACGACCATGATGCGGTCGTCCTCCCGAAGGATTTCCGAACCGATCCGCATCTCGTTCAATGCGGGCTGTTTCGGGTTCAGCAGCTCCCGAAGTCTGGTGTTCAGCGTCGTCACCCCTACCGGTCCGGAGTGACGGGGCGAGAGCACCTGGAAGTTACGCCGCAACCCGAAGAGCTTCTCAGCCGACTTCACGATGAGGTCGGCGACCTTGCTGTCGTCCGCCACCTCGATGAGCGCGAAGTCGCTCCCAATCGGGGCCTCGGGCACGTCCCCGCGATGGATCGCGTGAGCAGCGAAGACGATGGGGGACGTATCGGCCTGCCGGAAGATGTCCGTCAAGGCGACCGTCGGGAACAGGCAGGATGCAATCAGGTCCCGCAGGACGTTCCCAGGACCCACGCTCGGGAGCTGAGCTGCATCCCCGACGAACACGAGGCGAGCGTCCTTCCGCGTGCAGGTGAGGATCCGGTAGACGAGGTGCTGATCCACCATGGACGACTCGTCCACGATGACAACCTCGGCCGGGTGGGGGTTGTCCGGGGAGAAGCCCCAGGTCTCCGCCGACCCATCGGCTCCCGTCATCCCATCCGAGTCACCGACGATTCCCGCGTACGTGCTCTCCCGCGAGTTGTCGTTGTCCCCCTGAGACCCGAAGGCTCGGTGGATGGTGGAGGCCGGGGCTCCCGTCACCGATGCGGCTCGTTTCGCCGCGATCCCAGTCGGGGCCACGATGAGGAACGGGATCCCCGCCTCCTGAAGAATCGTGACGGCAACCCGAAGGCTCGTCGTCTTACCCGTCCCAGGGAGACCAGAGATGATCGAGACGGGCTCGGTGATCGCATGAACGACACCTCGCGCCTGGTCATCGGAGAGAGAGGTGGCCCCCGAGGAGCTGAGTCTCTTCAGAGAGAGGAGAACCGCATCCTTCAGGTTCCTCGCCGTCTCCCCCTCGCCCAGCAAGGCGCTCACGTAGGCGGCTTCCACATCAGGGGGGATCGTCGCGGTCTTCACCCGCTCGATCAGGAGTTCCGCCGAGGTCTGCTCGATGCGTTGTGACCAGGGGTCGTAGATCGCGACCACCCCAGGTTGAACCGTCCGGTCAACAACGAGGAGCTTCCGGTCCGAGAGCGACTTCACGGCCTGGGCGACGTCTCGATCCGAGAACTCCGGGTCGATGTCCCGGACCACGTAGAGCATGTCCCCGCTCGAAGAGAAGAGGTGACCGAAGCCTCGACCCGAACGACAGGCATGGAGGACCGCCCCCTCGACCCGAGCAGGGTTCTTCGCCGAGGTGTCGAGCCTCAGCCGGGCGGCCACAGCGTCCGCATCACGGAACGTGACCCCGTCGATCTGCACCAGCGCCCACGGGTTCACCGAGAGGATTTCCTGCGCCTCGTCTCCGAACGTCGCCCAGATCTGTCGAACACGACCCTGAGGAAGCCCGAGGTCGTTCAGGAACTCCAGCGCCAGGAAGTGCGCCCTCGCTGCCTTCCACCGGTGAAGGACGTGGAGCGCGGTGAACTTCGTCATCCCCGGGACCTCCTCGATCTTCTCCGGATCGAGGAGCGCCTGAGCCATGGTCTCGCCGAAGTGAGCCTTGAGCTTCGCGGCGATGGCCGGGCCGACGTTCTGGGAGATGAGGATCTTCTCGCAGGTGTCGGCGTCCCAGTCCTTCTTCATGACCGGAGCACGCACGATCCTGATCTGACGTCCGTACTGGGGGTGGTCATCCCACTTCCCATCGAAGCCGAACCAGGTCCCTGTCTCGATCGGAAGTCCAGGAACATCACCACGAACCGTGACGAGCCCACCAGACACTGCGGTGTCCGGGTTCTCCGCCACGATCTCGTCGTCGAGGACGAGACGAAGGATGTAGAACGCCTTCGCCTCGTTCTTGAACACTACGGAATGGACACGTCCGGAGAAGTAGTTCATCGCGCTCTCTTGAGCCTACCCAGAGCCTCGGAGAGAGCGGAGATCTGCGCCTCCACGTCATCCGAAGACACGTTCACGTCGAAGGTCTTCGGGCAGAAGATGACCTTGCACCGGTGCCCGATGAGATGGGCAGAGGGAGGCAACTCTACGCCCCCCACCGTCCACCAGACCCCGCTGCGAACGACGGTGCCGTTCGCTTTCCAGACCAGCAGGCGGTGGGGGGTCTCGTGGTGACCGAAGGGGCAGACCCCAACCGGACGGAGGTGGCACGACCCAAGCCCCCATTCCCCAGGGAGAGGGCGTACAGGAACGTGGGAAACCACGGCAAGAACGTCCCTCCCTTCGAATTCCTCGAAGGGGAGACGCTCTGCCAGTCCGTCGTTCTCTACCCAGAGCGCTGAAGCCTCGGAAAAGACGAGTCCTTCCGAGACGATGACGGGGAAAACCATGCAGTGTCCTTACACCTCTCGGTGCCAGGACACGCCCCCCTCATGAAGCTCTCAGATCAGAGCGCGCCACCAGAGAGAAGGCGCTGCTTGATCACGTCGGTTGCGGTTGCGTCCAGGACCGGGTCATGGTCGTCTTCCCGGACCCAGATCGGCGTGGACTGACACACGCCGCGGCGCGAGTCGATCAGGGTGAACGCCTGCTGGGGAGGCTCGAACGTCGCCTTGACGCGCTGAGAGAACGGCCCGTACCCGATGAGCGAACCGTTCACGATGAGCCCGCGAGCCGACATGTACTGGTGCCAGTGGCCCATGCACGTGAGGTCGGCTCGGCGGACCGTGTTCCACCCCGCCAACGCCTTGTTGATCGGGATGGTGATCCCCCCGATCCCGCCGCCGTACTTCACCGCGTCTCCGTGCGTGAAGCGAACCGTGAGGTCGTAGATGCTGAGGTACAGGATCTCGCCGCGGGAGACGACGAACTGAACCCTCGGTTCATCCCGAAAGTCATCAGCGAGCTGATGGTAGAGGGCGACCTCGTAGGAGTTCGACGCGCCCGTCGAGATCCTCGGCTTCGGGGTGGTCCGACCGTGGTTGCCGTAGCTGCACGGGATGATGATCCGTTCGAGGTTCGTCTCCGCGAGGAGCATCCGGATGCCCTTCACGAACAGCTCGCGCGCGAACCGCGTGGCGACCAACGGGGAGAGCAGGTTCGACTCCAGCAGCTCCTCGTGGATCGTGTTGGAGATGATGTCTCCACCGATCCAGAGAACGAGGTCGCGGATGGAGAAGGCCTGGCTGTGGGATTCGAGGAGCCACACGAGGCCCTCGAAGTAGCGACGGGCGCTGTGCTCTGCGACCGAGAGGTCGAACGCGTTGACCCCGCCGACCGTCTCCGGGTCCACCAGCTCTTCGATGTGCCAGTCGCTCGCGAGCGCAACGGCCGTCGCCTCACGCAGGCCGAAGACACCTTCACGGCGCTGAACGCCGATCGGAGTCCCGTCCGCCGAGAGCGCGCTCACATGGTCTCGGTAACGCTCGGCAGCGTCAAGACGCCCGAGCAGCTCCTTCTCCCTGCGCTTCGAATCGTCCAGCGCGGACCGCATTCGGTGCATCTCCAGCGCATCCGGGGGGACGACCGGGGGAGCCTCTACCGCCGTGATCGGCGCCGATGAAGCCACGGGGGCCGGCATCGGAGTCGGAAGGGGTGTCGGATCGACCACCACAACCGGAGCCGGGGGGAGAGGAGTAGGGGGGCGCACCTCCGCCCGCACGGGCGTAGGCTCGTAAACCGCACCCTCGTGGATCACAGCATCAGCACCACGAGCTACTAGGTCTGCACGTAGCTTCCGATACCCACCGAAGACAGACCAGTCTTCCCAGTGAGGCCAACGAATCTCGCCGTCCGGACGGGAGTTCTCGATCTGATCTCGGGTAATGGCGGAGATCGTGGTTCCACGTCGATTTGCGGCGTCGATGACGCACGACACCACCCAATGGCGATGCTCGATGGAACCGATCTTGTACTTGGGGGCGACCGGCATCAAGACTCCTTCCGGAAGTAGATCACTTCGCCTCCGGCCCAGAGAGACTTCGGCATGTATGCCGAAAACCTCTCCCTCCAGAGGTTGTTGGCGCTCCAAGGGTTGAGCGCGTACACGTACGTGAACGGGGTCAGGTTGTATCGGGTGGCGATCTCCACCCTACGTCTGATCAACCGTCTCTGAAGGCCCAGACCCCGCCATTTCGGTAGGACTCCGGCCCGACACAGGAAAGCTCCTGTCTCCCCACAGAATTCTTCGCGATCTTCTGCCTTTGTGACCACTCGAAGTCCGGCGTAGGCGACAGGCTCACCGAGCGCTGTGGCGATCAACCATACGCGGTCTCGATCGACTCGGGTCGGAGGAGAACCATCAGTGAAACTCAGAGCATCGAGTCGGAGAATCTCATCAGTGTCATCGGTTTCCCGGATGATGATTCGACCCGTCATCGGCGCCCCTCCAGCCTAAAAGCAGGGTTTTTGAGAGGTGGGGGCCGCAAACTCGGCTCCATCTTCTCGCAGTGTGAGTGCGATAGTCGGAAACGCGAAAACCCCGCTACACCAATCGATGTAGCGGGGTCGTCTCCTCACAGAGCTAGTGTGAGTCGGTCAGATCTCGCAGTGTCCACCCACGCAAGCGGCTTCCTGGGATCCGAACCCCTCGTCCATCGTCTCGTAGAACGACAGCTCCCGGAAGTTGACGTCGGGCATCTCCTTCATGGCCTGAAGGTACTCGGCCTCCGTGATCTCGACGTACGGGGCGAGCTGGTAGACGCCGCCATCGTACGGGAGGAACGAGAGACCGGTGACCTCGTCGAAGTTCTCGTACAGCCAGTCCCCGACCGGACCCCACTCCTCTTCGCGCACGTAGATCGTGGCCGACTGGTTGTGGCCCTTGGCTGCGCACCACGACCGCATGATCTTCATGTAGCGGTGGCACTGTTCGAGCGCGGTCTCGTCGTCTCTGGTCAGAGCGCCTTCCGGAGCACGCACCGGGAACCGTGCGACCCAGACATCCACCTCGTTGTCGGGGAGGTGTGCCTGACCGTTCTCCTTGAACACCGGAACCCCGAAGTCCTTGATGAGACGGAACAGGGGATCCTTCGCCGAGATCCGCACGTGGCGGAAGTAGAACGGCGCGTGGCGCTTGTGGAAACCCGAGGCGCAGTCCACGAACTGAGACGAGTTGCCAGAGGGCTTGCCGCAGGTGACGGCCGCGGGACGTGCGATCCCAAGAGCATCCGCCGCGATGATCGCGGTCGATCGCGCCACCGCGTTGAGGTAGCTCATCGCCTCTTCATCTCCCGACAGAGCGATGTTGTCGCACTGTCCGGTGATGTCCACGCCGAGGAGCCTGTCCTCGTTGCACAGCTCTGCCCACGTCGGACGCAGGTAGGGGAAGTGCGTGTAGCTGGACTGCACCGCGCCCAGCCAGGCCGCGATCCTGACCTTCTCCGCCATCGTCTCCAGCGTGTCTTCCGCACGCATCACGGCTGCCGTGAGGTTGCAGAACTGCCCTCCGCCACCCTCTCCGGTCCACGGATCGAGCGCACGCTTGAAGCGAAGCAGGATCTCTCCGCACGGATTCGAGCGGAACTCCCCCCCACGCTTCTCGATCTTCCCCTTCGAGACGACGTAGAAGCCACGCTCACCCGAGCCAGACTCGGCGAGAGCCGTCCACTCACGGTCGAACTTCTCCCGCGAGGGCTTCTCGGTGTAGACCGCCGAGTTGTTCGCCATGTAGCGAATCTCAGGGAAGCTGCCCTTCTTGAAGTCCTTCGCGTGGCGCATCTCCACGTCGTCCGGATCGGAGAACGAGATCAGAGACGCGCGGCGGAACCCGCCAACCATCACGATCTCAGCGATCATGCACATGATGTCGTGTGCTTCGATCGGCTTGAGATGCCGCCCCGCCGCGTTCGCGATCGTCTCGGCTGCGAAGTCGAGGACCCGCTTGAGCGGCTCGTGACCCGACGCGCGGCCACCCTTCAGCTTCAGGCGTGCGCCCTTCGGCCGGATCTTGTCGTAGTGGAACTTGACCTTGTCACCCCGGTGGAACGCGCACATGCCGAAGTAGACGGCGTCCGCCCACCCCTCGGTCGAGTCCCCGATCATGTAGTCCACCTCGGAACCAGTCGGCTCCGCGATGACCGGGAGGTTGTTCACGAACGTCCTCTCCACCGAGAAGCCGACGCCCGTCCCCTGCATGAGGATGTAGAGGGCCTCCGAGAACGCACGGAGGTTGTCGATCGGGAGGAACGAGCAGTTGTACCCGCACGTGTTGTCTCGCTCCATGGCGGGACCCGCACACCAGAGCGACCGCATCGAGGGCATCACGCCGAAGCTCAGGATGGCGTTGTACACCTCGTCCCGGAACCCGTCCGGAACGTTCTTCCCGACGAACATGTTGTCCACGTAGCGGGTGACCGTCTCCGGCCAGGTCTCCCTCCTCTTCTCCTCCTCCAACCATCGGCTGTAGGTGCGGGTGTAGACGAACTCGCTGAGGAGATTCGGGAAAGCGAAACCCTTTTCGATCATGGGGACTCCCACTCGTTGTGTCTTGGGGCGAAGAGATTTAGAAAACACGAGCCGCTCCTCTGTCGCCCAGAGGGAGCGGCTCGCTTCTGCTTTGGTGGCTCAGACCCGAGCCGATAAAGCAAGAAATCGAAGCCGTTTTACCCGGTCTGGACCAGCTCGAAAACAGAGGATTCCAGATACGACCAGGGTGAAACGGCACCCTGGAAGACGAGGGTCTGAGCGCGCGCCATGGCTCGGATCAGCGCGGCGCACCCTCCCACTCTCCACCGTACCGCGTACGGCAGGACCTTGTGCTCCCAGTACCAGGGATTCGCTCCGACTGCGCCCGCACCTGCCCCAGCCGACATTCCGGACTGGTGCATGTGGGCGGCCTGGAGCCAGCGGGTGACCGCGGGGGTGATGATCCGCCCACACAGCTCGATCGTCGGATCGCCGCCGCGCGTCTCCCGGTACTTCGCCATCTCCAGCATGAGCCGCTTCAGGTTCTTCGATCCGAGAGCTTCGAGGACGGCCGTGCCATCCGCCTCCATCAGAGGCGCCATCACCTCACGGAGGTGCTCGGCCGTGATCGTACCCGGGCCCGCATACGTCGCTGCCTTCAAGATCTCGAACGAGAGCACCCCGAGATCAGCCCCGACCTTCTTGACGAGAGCGCCTGCGAGCGTGGGGTCGAGAACGCACCCCCTCGCCTTCGCCTCGGCGACCGCGAAGTTCGTCGCGTACTCCTCGCGCTTGTAGAAGGGAGGGAGAGTGAAGATCTTCACCGACTCCTTCGGGACCGATTCGAACACTGCGGCCGAGGGCTTGTCGCTCTCAGTGACGAGGACGACCGTCACGTTCGGATCGGGGTCCGTGACCTGACTTCGGATCACCCCAGGATCGACCTTCTCCGCGTTCTCTACGATGCAGAGCGTCGGGGTACCGAACATCATCGACGTTGCGAACACCGCGTCGAGCGCCCCCTTCTCCTTGCCGTCCACTGCCAGGACGTTCCACCCCTCGGAACGACGGGCCGTCGTGATCTTGGAGATCAGGCGACGACGCAGGAAATCGTCCGAGCCCCCAACGATGAGCACGGAGGCGCTCACGTCGCACGCTCCAGGAACACCGAGAGGACTCGGGCCGGGGTCAACGGGGCCTCACGGGTGGAGAACAGCTCGCGGATCCCACCCCATAGGAGGAAGAGGTCCGCCTGAAGGTTGACGTCCGAGAGCCGCTCCTGAATCGCCTCGACGATGGCGAGCAGGACGAACTCCTCGTCCCCCTTGGACTCCTTCAACTCCGAGACGATCGCCGACCAGTCCTTCTGGATGTACGAGGAGAGGAGCTTGTCGGCTTCCGATCGCCGCATCACCACTCGCTCATCCACCCCAACGCAGAATTGCTGGAGGCATCTCGATCGGATCGTGGGGATGACGCTGCCGAGGTCCCTCGCCCACAGGAACGGGCGAACCCCCTCCGGGTCGAACTCCTCCAGCGTCTTCAGCAGAACGTCGGCGGTCTCGGCGCGAACCTCGTCGAGAGGTCCGATCACCACGCACCACTTCTGCGTTCCGAGGGGCGTCTGGGTCAGCAGCGAGACCAGCTCCCGGGCCTCATCCTTCTTGAGGATGCTGCCAGGGTCCCCGAACGGGATGACGCGCCCGAACTTCTTCGCGGCGTCGTGGACTACAGCCTCTGAGCCGGGCCCGTGGAACAGGATTGCGGAACCCATCCACCACGTTACTCAGCCACCGGAAGGGGTGGACCCCCGCGAAGAATGGGTCCGGGACCTTACTTGGAGAGTCTAGGTCCGTACCAGACGGTCCCAAGAACCCTCGGAACGAGGTTGGGGGAGACCGGAGGAATCCCGAAAAAAGTGAAATCGCCCTTCAGACGAAGAAGCTCCACCTCATCGAGTACGGACCAAACCTCAAGACCCCCAAGAGGGCGTCCGAGATATTCCGTCAAGGCGGTTTTCGCGTCCTGTAGAGATGCGGCCGACATCCAGTAGGCCACATTCTCGGATTCCACGTAGTACCTGAGCAAGTTTCCCAAGAGGACCTCCAACAGAGGTTACGCCCTCGAAGACCCCGAGATTCGGGGAGAGGGATTCGAACCCCCGTCTTCACGGTCCAAGGCCGTGCGTCCTTCCACTAGACGATCCCCGATGACCCCTCGGGGACTCGAACCCCGTTGTGCGACTTGAAAGGCCGCAATCCTAACCCGTAGATGAAGGGGCCGAACAGAGCCCTCGACCGGAACCGACCCGGCAACCTCCGACGTACGAAATCGGCGCTCTTCCAACTGAGCTACGAGGGCGAAACGAACCTGGAACCAGGGCCCCAAGTCGGGCTCGAACCGACGACCCCCTGCTTACAAAACAGGTGCTCTTCCACTGAGCTATCAGGGCAAGGAATCACAACCGAAAAGGATTCCTCCGAGAGCGGGTAGAGGGGTTCGAACCCTCGGCCTCCTGGATGGCAACCAGGCGCTCTTCCACTGAGCTACACCCGCAAGTTCACTCTCTGATGATGACGTCAAGGAAGAAGTTTCGGACCTTCTCACCCTTCCCGCCACCCTTCGGCTGCCGGCTCCCCCATTCCCATCTGGGAAACAGGAGACCAACCTCCCCCTGGGTCTTGAGGAGATCCTCGGGGGCCGATCCCGTCGGCTCCGCCTCTACGACCTCCTCCCCGTACTTCTCCCTCACGAATTGACGGATTGCCTCTTCGACTTCTTCGTGGGACAGCGCTCGCATCTTCATGGGAAGACCATACCATTGAGCAAATCGCGGATCGCGACTGTCTGTAGCGTCCGACAGTCGCCTCGGAACGTCGGATCCACGATGGAGAGCAGAGGATTCGAACCCCGCGCCCTTTCGGGTCGCCCCAGGTTAGCAACCCAGGTGTACTTGCCAATGTACGTACTCTCCGAGGAACGGAAGAAGAGGGAGTCGAACCCCCAAGACCCTTTCAGGTTCGCTCCGTTTCGAACGGAGTGCCGTCGCCAATCGGCTGGTTCTTCCAGGAACAGAACGGGAACTACCGCTTCAGAAGCGGCAGAAGATGGGGTCGGAGTTCCGGCTTCGCGTGAGCCAAGCGGATGACCTCTCTCCGAAGCGACCCGAGACGGATCTCCGGGAGGATCGACCTCACGAAGCCTGCGACCTCAGGGAGGACGGTCTTCGGGCCGTACCCGACTAGAAGCCCGATGACCTCGCAGAACGCCTCTTCAGGGTTCTTCTGCGCGTACCCGGTGATCGGCCTCCGGCTGACGTAGACGATCGGGTCCTTGTTCTCGGCCAGGTACTCCCGGACACCCCGAAGGTTGAACAGGTCCTGGTCCTTGTACCGCCGATCTTCCTGCAAGCCCTCGAACTGAAGGGCGAGGATCGGATCCTGCGCCCGGAGCTTGTCGTCGATGACCGTGGGGTTGTCGCCGTACTTCGCGAGAGCCTTCGCGAGGTCCCTCAGGTCGAGCGGGATCTCCCCACCCTTGATGAAGGTGGTCCACGCCTTCTCGGACTCTCCGGAGATGTAGGTCTTGTAGATGTGGTGACCCATCTCGTGGGCCATCACGTGGGCGAAGCCGCGGAGGTCCTTGGTGGCATGCCCCCAGGGGCTCAGCGAGATGTGGTCTCGCTCGTAGGTTGCTGCGGCATCCCCACCGTTGCTGCCCCAGTCGGCGTTGACCACCAACGGGAGCTGCTTCGAGATCAGCAGCGGCAGGACCTTCTTCGCACGCTCCCGGTAGAAGCGGAGACCCTCTGCCAGGCGGGGCATGAACTCCCCGCTCACGTCCCCGTCCTCGAACCCGTTGAGCCGGACGCGGAACCCCTCGACCGTGAGGTTCTGGGTCTCCTTGACCTTCACCTTGATGGCGTCGTCGCCCCATCGGGTCGCCCAGTCCGCGGCGTACTCCAGCGCCTTCCAGGCGGTGGGCGCCTTCTTCCGGATCCGCGTGTCCCAGGCTCCAACCTCCTTCGCGTACTCAGCGAAGAGCTTGGACTTCGGGTGCCACTGCTCCATCTCCGGGTCGTAGACCCGAAGGGGGAACCTCATCAGCTCGGTGGAGAGTTCCCACGCCGGCTTGATCCCCGCGAGCATCGTGTCGATCTCGTGCTCCGGGAGCGCTGCCTTGCCAGGGGTCTCTCGCTTGCGGCTCTCGATGTCCGATCGGATCTGCTTGAGCCAGTCGTCGAACACGTCACGCCACGAGCGGATCCCGTCCCTCAGCTTCAACGCGTCGTCGTAGTTCTTCACTCGCTTGACGTTCCCGACCAGGGTCAGGAAGTCGTTGCGGAAGTCCTTCACCGTCGCCGGAGAAAGGGCAATGATCCTTGCGTGTCGCGTGCTCATCCTACGTCTCCGTTTGATAGAGCCGACATCGCACCCACGAACGGAAGGAGCGGGGGTCGAACCCGCAAGGCCCTTTCAGGCTCGCTTCGTTTCCAACGAAGTGCCGTCACCAATCGGCTAGCCCTTCCAGTGAACTCTCCCTAGACCCTCGGCAGAACCTCCTGCCAACGCTGCTCTACCTGGTCGAGACGACCAGACTCGATCAGCAGTTGGTTCTTGTAGGCCCCGTACTCTTCCCAGGACCTGATCTCCCAGCCCGGCTCGCTTGAGAGCAGGAACTGGAATCCGTAGCGCTGGCCCCAAAGACAAGTCAGACGTTGAGCGAGATACTCTTGGATCTCACACTCCTCATCATCTACGACGCGCACCGTGAACGTCTCCCCGAACACAGCGAACGGATTGCCGAGCCCGTACTCCGGCAGGTCTCGCTGCTCAGGCGCTGCTACGACATGGTGGGCGATGTCATGTGCGATGTCGTGGTCCGAAAGTGGCAGCACCTGCTTCCGATTTCGGTTGTACCACCACAACGCGATGCCCTTGCCGTCGTAGATCTGCTTCCGCCACGTCAACTGATTCCGGAGGCTGACGCCATGGCGTGCCGCGAGATCTCGAACCGAATCCGACATGGGATGCCATGCCATGTCGCCCTCCTTCTTGAACCCAGTCACCCGGGGGGTGGTCCACCCAACCAGCGAACCGACGCCGGCATCGGGGGGCCCCCCGGGCTGTTACACGCGCGGTTACACCTCTAGGGTAGGAGGTGACGCGGTGCTGGAGCTTGTGCGGAGCTACCGCTTTCCTTCCAGCACGAACTTGTTGTACGGGACGTCGAGCTTCCCACTCGCGCCCCCACGTACGTGCTCTGCGGCTAGCACGCAGCGCCGTGGGGTTCCGGATGTAGTCCGGCGACGGCTGTTCCCCGTCAGGGCGTCCCGCAGCTCACTCTACTCATCGTCGAGACGCTCGATGCGCCAAGCCTCTCGCGCTTCCTTCTTCCTGGCCGACTTCACGAACTCCCGGAGCTGCCGACCCGGAGAGGGTCCAGCGTACGGCCAGTCGTACCAGATCGAAGTCGAGAGGTGCTTCGTCGGCATGCGCTTGGGGGAGCGACGTCCAAGGCGACTCTCGATCGCCTTGACCCAGCGGGGACTCACCATGAGTCCCACCCCTCCGTCCCCTTGAACGGGATCGGGAAGGCCTCCCAGTCGTGGTTGCGGGCCGCCTGGCGGCAGCGCGCCTTCCAGCGTCGGATCGAGATCCGTCGGAAGGACGTATCCTCTTTCAGATACGGCCTGCGCTTCGGTCGGAACTTCGTACGGGCCATGTGTCTCCTGGCCCGGGGAGTGAGTCCCCGGGAACCTAGAAGACGGCCCCCTTCCTCGACGTGGTGTTCATGTGTTCAGGCCTCGTTCGAGGGGAAGGTGATCTTCACCTTCCCGTGTTTGCGCTCGGAGAAGACGGCGCCGCCTGAGGTCTTCTTGACCTCGACCCAGTTCTCCTCGTCATCGACCTCCGAAACGCGGCTCATGAGCTTCCCGTTCAGGAAGACCTCAGCCCGGTTCATCGACTTGCCTTCGAGGAGCAACTTCTCTCGGTCTCGCGGGAGCCTCATACATCTCGACCTTGGAGAGACTTTCTAACGGAGAGATCCCAGGCGATCCCCCTTCCGACCGGAGCCCGCCCACTCAGCGTTGACGCACTCAGGATTGCGACACCGCTGACAGAAGGTCGCCATGAAGTCCTTCGGAGCGACCCCTTGGTCGTTGCAATCACGAAGGAGGTCGAGTTTCCTAACCGGCTTGTTGCTCATACGCACTCTACGGAGAGCGAGGGACTCGAACCCCCAAGGGCTGTTACACCCACGCCGGTGTTCAAAGCCGGTGCCTTGCCATTAGGCTAGCCCTCCACGAATCGGGGTGACAGGGTTCGAACCTGCGATCCCTCGGCCCCCAGCCGAGTGCGATACCACTTCGCCACACCCCGAGAATCTGCGTTCGAGACGTCCCCCCGAGCGCCGAGTAGGGCGACACGGCAGCTCGGGGGGAAGACCTCAGGAGCCCTCTTCGAGAGCCCCGTTCCAGTAGATCCAAGACGCCCAGGCATCCGGGATCGATCCGGTGTTGAACCGGAACGTGACGACCGGCAGGTGAGCCGGCTTGACGGGCTGCTTGCGCAGCTTCATCCCCGCCTGCTCAGGCGTCCGGTTCGACTTCGTCTCGTTGCACCCGTAGCAAGCCATCACGATGTTCTCCCACACCGTCCGCCCGCCCTTGGAGCGCGGAACAACGTGGTCGTACGTGAGCTTCGAGAGCGGGAGCGAGTCCCCGCAATACTGGCACCGGAAGTCATCGCGGGTCGCGACGTTCAGACGGCTGAACTTCACGGCCTGACGACGACCACGAACGCGGTGGAGCAAGCGGACGACCGCGGGCATCTTGATCGTCATCGAGACCGACCGGATGTCCTCGTCGTACTCCGAGACGACCTCGACCTTGCCGTCCCACCACATCATGACAGCCCGTTGCCAAGACACGACCCTGTGGGGTTGGTACCCCTGGTCCAAGACGAGAGTGTTCTGCATGGTGCCCTATTTTCTGCTGTGTGCGGGACGGGGGAGTCGAACCCCCATGATCGAAATCGCCGGGGTTTGAAGCCGGTGTGTCTGCCAGTTCCACCAGTCCCGCAGGTGCCTCAGTCTCTACTATCCTTCCCTGATTGAGAAGTCCTCGGGGAGGTCCCGAGAAGTGCCGGAGGGGGGAGTCGAACCCCCATGACCACGAAGGGCCGCTGATTTCTGAAACCAGTGTGTCTGCCAATTCCACCACCCCGGCAATGGGGTCTCGAACTCGAACAGTGGGGACGGTGGGAGTCGAACCCACACGCTGTTACGCACCAGATCCTTAGTCTGGCGTGGCTGCCATTACACCACGTCCCCGTTTGTCCAGAACCGAAGGCGACTCTCGGGGTCCTCCCCCGAAAGAGTTGCGCCTCCGCGCTGGACGCCCCCTGGGGTTCTCCCCCCGAGGGCGTTGTGCACGAAGAGGGGATCGAACCCCCGACCGGCGATGTGTAAAACCGCTGCTCTGCCGCTGAGCTATTCGTGCAAGAAGTCGGGGTAACAGGGATCGAACCTGTGATCTCTCGGTCCCGAACCGAGCGCGATACCACTTCGCTACACCCCGATGTCATCGTACTACTCGGTCGGTCTTTCACCGACATCCACACAGGTCCGGGCTCCCCGCCCGTCTACGCCGTCTTGTACGGCTCCCCCCTGACTTGTCGTCAGCGGCCTGAGTACGATTGCACCTCCTCGTCCCGAGCTTCGCGGCGGCCTGCCCACGAACCCCTGGTGCGATTCAGCTATCCCTCCGGTCGGAATCGAACCGACGAAGTCACCCGTATGAAGGATGCCGCCAGAACACACTGGGCGGAGGGTTGTTGGAAAGTGCGCTCTCTGCGACTCGCTCCGGAGCTACTCGCAGAGACCCTTCTACGTGGCGCGCACCAGACCACGGGGACCCGACGGCAACCTTTGGGGGTCGTTATCCGTCCGGCTTCCGTCCTTGCGGAGACAGGATTTGAACCTGCGATCTCCGGGTTATGAGCCCAGCGGGGACGACCTTGCTCCCCCACTCCGCGTCATTTCGTAACAGCGTCCCCGGCAGGAATCGAACCTGCGACACCTGGCTTCGGAAACCAGTGCTCTTCCTCTGAGCTACGAGGACCAACCAACTTCGGTTGGCTTGCACGCCCGTTCCAGGTCACACCCATCTGATGCGCCAAGGACTCAGGATCGTGCTCGTGTTCGCCATCATCTTCACGCTCTACGGGAGATGCAGCGACACGAAGTGAAGCGTCCGCGGAGGGAGTCGAACCCGCCAACCTCCCGGTCCGTAGCCGGGCGCTCATCCAGTTGAGCTTCGCGGACAAGTAGCTGGGTCCGCCCCCCCGAGGGCGAACGAACCCGTAACGGTTCCTACACGTGGCAGGTCCGCATCAGTCTTCGGGGATCGGGGTGACCGTGAAGATGGACCGCCCAACCGCCGCGTACCCGAACAGGGACCGGATCGGTCCCGTCATGAACTTGATGAGCCGTTGGCGTTGAGCCCGACGCTCTTCCCGCCTTCTCCACCGCTTCGCTCGAAGCGCTGCTCGATGCTGACCCACCAGAACCTCCAACGTCCCCGGGTGGGATCGAACCACCGACATCCTGCTTAGAAGGCAAGCGCTCTATCCGACTGAGCTACAGGGACAGGAACGAGAGGCGCGAGAGGGATTCGAACCCAATCCTTCGCCGGGTTGCAATCGGCGTCCTTCCCAAGAAGACCGCGCCGTATGGAGACCTTGGGAATTGAACCCAAACCACGCCCTACACGGGCGTTATGTCTTGCCGACCTGGATGAACTCGGGCAGCTACCCCTCCGTCCCTTCCCTGCCGCTTCCGACACCCACCGGGTGCAAACCGGCAGAAGCACTTCCTGATATGCTAGGTCCCCGAAGAACTGAACTGTGAGAGCGGGTGATCGGGATCGAACCGACGACTTTCTGCTTGGGAAGCAGATGCTCTGCCGCTGAGCTACACCCGCGGAGGTACATCGTACAGGGGGTTCCCCCCGACGATTCGCTGTCTGTACTCCCGATCGTCCGAGAGAGGACGACCGAGCTGAGCCTCGAACCGAGAGGCAATCGCCTCACACACCCCTTGCGTCTCCACCCCCTGCTTGTCCCCAGAGGCAGCAGAGGCATCGGCCCCCCTCAGGGCCCAGTACAGAAGAACTCGGAGTTCGAGGGAGTTGGTCTCGATCGAGACGTTGTCCTGATCGAGACTCGGGTTGGCCTTCAACCCACACGATGAGCAAGGCCCCTCGGACAAGAGGGGCGAAGAGCAACCCAAGCAGCTCATCTTGGTGAACGTTCGGAAGGGGTCCATCCCCAATCTTACGCCCGAGAGCGACCAGCGGGGTTCGAACCCGCGTTGTTCCTGGTTGGAAGCCAGGTGCCATTCCACTAGGCGATGGTCGCAGCTACCCAAGGGAAGGCGTCCCGTAGGCACACACCCCCTACCGAGGGCTCGGTCCTGCGACCGATCTCACCACGCCCGGTGAGGTAGATGATGCGCTCGCAGCCCACGCCTAACACCCCGGTTTCCCGAGGGGTTTGCGTTGCCGGGACTTATCCCGACCTTCGTGCCGAAGCAGAGAGTGGAGCCACGAACAAGAGCCCTCAGCCGGGGTTGAACCGGCGACCTCGCACATACCAAGCGCGCGCTCTTCCAACTGAGCTATGGGGGCGTGAACTAGAAGTGGATCCTGTCGGGATCGAACCGACGACCTACGGCTTGCAAAGCCGCCGCTCTCCCAAACTGAGCTAAGGACCCGAGATTCACCGCATTCATGGGATCGTCCCCCCCGTTCATCGCCTCCTATCCTGTTGTCGGCGAACGGTGAGAACCCGGTAGGGAAACGACGTGCGGTGACCCGCCCCTACCGCAGGATTGTTGGTTGCCGTCAGTGAGTGGCCTAGCCCACCACGAAGGTGGGGGTCTCTATACTCCGATCCCTCCCTGACGGCACGGAGGGGAAGATGTCAGGCCTTTCGGCCACTGGATCCGGTCGGACTCGAACCGACTACCTCCTGCATGCCATGCAGGCGCTCTCCCAGGTGAGCTACGGACCCTCGTTCTCGAACAGGTCAGGTCGCACTCCCGCCAGAGGCGCGAGGGCACGGAACACGAAGAGAGGCATCGGGCGGGTGAGAAGGAAGAATCTCAGCACGGCCCGAGGTTGGGTGAGGAGGACGTGCAGCTTTCGCATCCCCTACCTTACGCCTTCTCGCGTCCCTTCAGGATGAAGCTCTTCGCGGCCCCACGAGACGGGAACTCCTCGACCAGCTTCGGGGTCTTCACCTTCTGGGCGTGCGAGCCCTTGGGGACCTCCCAGATGATCAGCTCTCCCTTGAGATCCCGAACCTGGTAGACGGTCTCGTCCGCCGTCTTCGAGACGAGGGGGAGAATGTCCTTCCGGAACTCGGGGTTTGCGTGGGCGAGGCGGATGAGCTTGGAGCGGAGGTTTTCCATCTACCCGATGGCCCTATAACAGGGGAAACGAAGCTGAATCGAAGTCGTCCCGGTGGGTTTCGAACCCACGGCCTCCGGCGTGTCGAGCCGGCGCTCTTCCCCTGAGCTACGAGACGATGTTCGTGAGAGCCGTCTGCCTCTGGGTGTTGCACCATCACGTCCGCAGAACGTGTCCGGGCGGCGATCCCGGTGTCTCCCCCGCAGCGCGGGGGCATGCTCAGAGGTCTGCGGCCCCGTTCGCCAAACAGACGGTCTCACGATGGGGCGGGTGGGTTTCGAACCCACCGCAGCTCGCGTATCAGGCGTGCTAGAACAACCAAGTCACTTCCGCCCCGTTCAGGTATCCGATCTCTTCTTCTCCAGCGCTTTCGTGATCGCAGCGAGGAACTTCCTCAACTTCGACCATTCGAGGAGGACCGCTGCCTCATCCTCGCGAGCACTCTCACCGCCCCATGAAACGGAGCGGGTCTTCACCCAGAAGCCGCGGTCTCGTCCGTCCTTCAGGACCTGGATGTCAGAATCGAAGCCCACGTCGCACCTGATGCGGACGACCGAGTTCGAGTCCCTCGTCTTGTAGAGCTTCCTCTTCCGACGAGGTGCCCCGCAGACCGCGCACATCTTGGTGAAGTGCGTGATCCCCTCATCTGGGCCAGGAATGGCATCTCCGTTCACGTGCCCATGGACGCAGGTCCAGTTGAGGTACTTGAAGGTGTCAACGATCTTGCGGTACGCCTCGTCATCGTACTTGTCCATCCGACCGTTACGCCCCGCATGAAGCTTCATCGAACGAGGGTGACCGACCAGGCTCGAACTGGCGCTACGGGAGCCACAATCCCGCGTGCTTCCACTACACTACGGCCACCACACGCCCTCGGCTGGACTCGAACCAGCGACATCCCGTTTAGGAAACGAGCGCTCTATCCACTGAGCTACGAGGGCACCGCGTCCGACCGGCACGAGCCCGGTGTTCGGCGGTCGGAGCGAGAGAGAACAAGAAAAGAAGCGTCCCCGCGGGGATTCGAACCCCGGTTTGCGACGTGAGAGGCCGCCGTCCTGGGCCAGCTAGACGACGAGGACATGGTGACGAGAAGAGTGGATCTGAGGGGAGTCGAACCCCTGACCTTCCGATTGCGAACCGGACGCTCTCCCAACTGAGCTACAGACCCGTTGGTGGGTTGCGGACGGAGACGACGCGCCGGCTCCGCCCAGGTCGGATTCCCCGCCAGCGCGGGATTACCGACTCTCAACCCTCTCGGCAGCGCGACCGCCGAGTTCAGCCTTTGTGCCCTCGGAGCGACCGAGGGGAGGGCCTATGCCGCGAACTGGATTTGAACCAGTGGCCTCCCGCTTTTCAAACGAGCGCTCTACCGACTGAGCTATCGCGGCGTGCGAACAGGAACAGCGCCCCCAGCGGGATTTGAACCCGCGATCTCCTGGTTGACAACCAGGCGTCCACTCCAGACTGGACCGTGAAGGCAATCAGACCTGGATGTCTCCAGGCCCTTTCGATCCGACGCTTGGCAGGGGTGCTTCCGAGGACATCTCCCCGGCGCTTGCCCCCACTGCTTTCAGATCTACACGTCGTGGGGGAATCGAACCCAACCCAGAGCTGGTTTTGGAGGCCTGCCTGTGCCCATGCACCCGACGTATACGCGAACCGAACCGAACGTTGGCGAGTTGAGGCAGTAGAGCGCGTGATTTCGCCTGATCCTTCCAGGTCACCCCTGGCGATCCACAGCTACAACTCTCCGCGCTTCTCTACAGCCCCCACTCTAGCTCCAGGAGCAGGGATCGAACCTGCGACATCTCGGTTAACAGCCGAGCGCTCTACCGCTGAGCTATCCTGGAATGTAGGTCGAGCCCCTGAACCACCCGTCCGGTTTCCCGGTACGCCAGCTCAGATCTCGACCAGCAGCCCTTTGGAGAGCTGCCTTGAAGGAATCCTATTCAGTTGTCAGGGAACCTGAAACCGGGGAGCCCCTGGGGGTGCTCACCGAAGTTCGGGGTCAGGGATTCGAACCCCGATAGACGGTTCCAGAGACCGTCGTCTTGCCGTTAGACGAACCCCGATGCCGAGTGAGGGGATCGAACCCTCGACCGTCGGGTTAAGAACCCGCTGCTCTTCCGCTGAGCTAACTCGGCGCACGTACTCAAGAAAGTGGGGTCGGAGGGGATCGAACCCTCGACCGTGGAGTTAAAAGCTCCCTGCTCTGCCGCTGAGCTACGACCCCAAAGAGGAGCCGCAGGGTTTCTGGTGTGGATGCAACTGCTTACGCCCTGTAGTATTCGATTTTCGTATAGGTCTAGTCGATTTCGAGATGGAGCCGGTGGGACTCGAACCCACCATGCCCGAAGGCGCCTGATTTACAGTCAGGAGGGGACACCCGTCCCACGTCAAGCTCCGTTCGCGGTCAGAATCAGAAGGGCCTAGAACGACGAAAGGCCACCCGGGTTTCCCTGGGTGGCCTGAGTCACATCCGAAGATGGGAAGGTCAGGTCACCCGGTGGTACGCTCCTGCTTGGGGCTCGCGAAGAGACCGATCACGAGCGTGCCGACGGACCAATCCGTATTCGGCGCTTCGGCCGTATACGAGATTGCCATCGGGCAGGTGTGATGCAGGGGACGCATGGTGGTGTTCTTGGTTCTATGAACCTGGAGTGGGTTATCTAATGGACGTCGATCTTTGCGTCAAACAGAAAACGACAAGGAGGCGATCTTTTTTTCGACTCGGTCCAGGATCCCTCAGAAACCAAGGGTTTCAGTAGTCGATCTTGTTCGCCCAGGCCGACTCAGAGAGGGCAGACCTGAGAGCAGCGTCTACCAGGTCCTTCGAGACCGGGTTGTCCCAACCTCCAGCGTAGGGGGGAGGGCTCTGATTCAGAGCAAAGAGGGTCGGAGCCACCACTCTCTCCCAGAGGTCGTACGCGTATCCCTGATCAAACTTCGGGAACACGTACATCACCCGAGAGGGTGCTGCCCTACTCCCATGAGGGAAGCACGGATACCTCCGGTCTCGGAGGATGTCCCAGGCATCCTCGACAAGACGAGGAAAGCTCACGTTCATCCGGTACGGGCTTCCCACAGAGGGCTCTCTCTTCCCTCTCCCAACCCATACGTGGACCAGGAGATCTCGCTCCCAAACAGGCCGTATAGACCTGATAGGTACACGAATCCCTTACGAGTCCCCCGACTCGTTGATCCTAGGGGAAATCGTCTTCCCCTGTCTGACCTTCCCTGCCTTTCGGACTGGAGGAGGCTCTTGCTACCCTAACTTCAGCGTCTACGTCGTCGTCTACAGCGTCTACAGCAGCTCTAACTCGTTCGTCTTCGACTCACTCGGCAGGTATTTCAGTGTCTTCAGCAGTAGTATTTGTTGATGACACAATCAGCTACCAACCTTCTTCTTCCCTTTCTACGAAAGGAAGAGATCTTCATCTCTTCCCCTCCTAGGTGATCCGCCCTTGCAGGTCGGGTCTGTTCCCTCTGGCCTTTGTCCCCTCTCGACTGGCGAGAAGGAGGTCCACCCAACGGGAACGGGAGGTTGGTATCTACAGGGGTCCGTTCTTACGTAACCACCCCCGAGGGCCTCATTGCGTAGGCCGACTTGTGACGGGTCCTTGGATCCGACCTCCGAAGAGGATGCGGAAGTTCGTTCGGTAGCGCCCGCTGGCCTCAGCCTCTACGACCCTTTCGGGTCTGGACCCCGTGAGACCCCTTGTTGGCGGGGGGCCTCTCTGACCCCGGTCCATTGGTTCACGAGCCCGAAGGCTACGAGAAGGTCCAGACCGGGAGGGAATCCACGTCTCCTCGATGAGGAGAGAACAAACCGCGCCGAGTCTACTGAGTCCGAATCCGTTCGGCTACCAATTTTTTCCGACCACCTGCCACCGAAACGCGAAAGACCCGGTTTTTAGGCCGGGTCTTCACGGGAGGCTCCAGGATGCCCAGGAGCCTCTTTGGGCTGTGCAGGGAGACGCCGGACCCTCTTTGGGTCTCTCAGGGCCTCCTGGAGGGCCTAGCTGCGGAGGATGCCCTTCTCTCGGGCGAAGGACACGAGCTGGTCGTCCGTCATGTCCTCCAGGGCCTTGGTGGTGTTCCTGGGGACGACGGCCGAGCCGGCCGCGTCGAAGACGAGGTGCTTGCCGCCGGTGATGCGACCGTCACCCATCGACTTGTACTTCTTCCAGACCGCCGCGAAGATCTTCTTCCGGTTCTCGGGGGTCATGGTCACCGAGGCCGAGCGGTACGAACGAAGGGCAGCGAGGACCATGAACCTCGAAGCGACCTTGCGGGCGACTCGATCCTGGTTGCTGGCCTCGGCCCAGCCCTTCTTGGTGATCGAGATGCGACCTCCGAAGACCTGGGAGTCCCCGGTCGTGTCGTAGGAAATGAACCGACCCTTCGCCAGCTCCATGAGCGGGGCCCCGTTCGAGTTGTGCTTCTTGAGCACGTCCCCGATGCTCTTGCGGGAGACGACCTTCTCGGTCTTGAAGATCGGGTGACCAGCGAGAGCTTCGAGGAGAGCCTTTGCCTTCGGGCTGAGGCTCGCAGCGAGGCGGACGCGACCCCGGAACAGATCCCTCATGAGGGTCGTGTCCTCGAACAGCCCCTGGAGGAACGCTCGCGCGGACGGGTTCGCCTCGATGTACGAGACGACGTTGGTCTCGAAGGTCTTCTTGAAGTCGTAGAGCTTCATGGGCGTGATGCCCAAGATCTCAGCCGCGCGCGTATCGACGCCACGGCCTCCCTTCAGCTCGCCTGAGCCGAGGAGCTGGAAGTACCCGCCCATGACCTCCGAGGCCTTCGGGCCGCGCATGACCTGCGGGAGGACGTTCTGGATCCAGCCGAAGAACTTCTTCGACAGCGGGTGGTTCGGCTCCGAGAGAAGCACCTGGACGATCGAGTCCCACTCCCCACCGTCGTCATCCGACGAGTCCGAGACGGTCTCCTCCATGATCTCGTCGGCGTTCTCGCGGGTCTTCCGGGCCCGGAGAGCCTCGGAGCGAAGGACGTCGAGGGCACGCCTGTGGGCGAGCTTCACGCTGAGCCCGGAGGCATCGTCGGGGACCAGATCCCCTTCCTGCATCCGCTTCGCGTAGGCGCCGGTGCTGGCGTACTTGCCGGCGAGCCAGAAGGGCGACTTGCCGCCGACCTCCAGCGTCTCGCCCGTCTCCTCGTCCTCCCAGCCCGCCAGACCCATCATCGTCTGGAGCAGGTCAGCGCCCTCCATGGCGCGCTCCCCGGGGGCGGAGCGGATGGCACGGCTCACCGCCATCAGCACGCTCCGGTAGAGGCCCGTGTCGCTCTTGGAAAGCCAGGCGGGATTGACCGCCCCGATCTCGCTCGCCATGAGCGAGATCCTCTTGAGGAGGGCGAACTTCCCGTTTGCCCCGCGGATCGCGGAGAACGGACGGTAGCCAAGGAAGCCTTCCATGAACTGGGCGCGAGCAAGCACGTCCATCTCATCGAACATGCCCGCGATTTTCTCCAGCATCTGCATTTCTCCCGGACTCCGTTGGGATCTCTCTCCCCGGAGTCAGGCATCGCCTGAATACCGACCAGTTCCAGACCGGGTCGAATTCTCTCGACGAGGTCTCTCACGTCAGGTATACCGGCCGAACCTCGAACAAGACCTCCCCAGGTCTTCTACGGGTACCCCCAAACCTAGCCCGAAAGTCTTTGACTTCAGGGCCTCTGACCGGAGCCTCCCCAATGCCCCAGACCGCGATTTCGTCGCTTTCCGTCGATCTGTGTCTCGAACGTGCCGCCAATGTTCTCGGGGGAGAACGGCAGCAGACCCTCCTCGCCCTCGCTGAGGAATCACAGCTCGATCTCGACACCTTCGAGATCGCGCAAGACGCCCTCCAGTCCCTTGGAGGAGATGTCGCAGCCGCCCCCGTGGCAGCGACCCTCATGGCTCTCGCGGCCGAACTCTCCGAGTCCACGCCTCCGGCGAAGGCCTCTGGTCCCAACCTCACGTCGCAGTGGCTCGCCCGCAACGGCCGGAAGGTGTTCAGCGAACTCGTCAAGCACCTCACCCATCGTCTGCCGACCTCGCGTCGGATCGGGGTGATCGAAGATCACGTCCAGACATTCCTCACCCGTCTCATCGAGAAGGACACGCTCGCGTCGTTCATCTTGGAGGGAGGGGAGCCGAAGCTCAGCGTGCTGCGCGCATGGGTGCACCAGTCCGCGTGCACCGAGATGCGTGGCTGGGGCGTGGACGCGTCGCTCCGGGCATCCCGTGGCGCGAAGACCAACCGCGATCGTCAGGCGGACCTCGGGCGGATGCCCTTGGTCGTCGTCAACTCCGAGGAGCCGGTCGTCGAGCGGCGCTACGAAGTCGAGGGCGGAGAGGTCACCGACTACTACGATCCGAGCAGCCGGTCCGCCGAGGACATCATGATCTCGGAAGAGATCATCGAGGCGGCGAAGTTCATCGTCCGCTACCGCATCCCGGGCGGTGCCGATCGCTACGGCGCGCTGTTCGAGTCGATGCTCGACGGCGTGAAGCGCTGCGACCTGGCCGATGACGCGGGCGTGTCCCGCAACCGCATGGCCTCCATGGTCGCGCAGATTCGCGACGTGCTGCGTCGCGAGGTGGCCCGCTCCTGACGTCTCCCGCGACATCCACGGCCTTGGTACCGTCTCGCATGAGCAAGACTCAACAGACGAAGATCAAGGCCGGGGACGTCGTGGTCCTCAAGTCCGGAAGCGACAAGATGACCGTCGGGTCCGTCAAGGACGGCGTCGCATTCTGCAAGTGGATGGTCGAGGGGACGATCCAGACGGAGGGTGTCTCCGTGTTGGCCCTCACCCCGGCCATCTGAGCTTCCTCGAAGCCACCAACGACGAAGCCCCTCGCGCATCTGTGCGGGGGGCTTCGTTGCGTTCAGAAGTGGCCAACCTTCGTCGTCCCGTCCGACATGTGCACGAGGTACATGCGGCCCTGAAGGGTGTCGTTGGTCTCGATCAGGACCCCCTCGTACACCGAGGAACCGCCATGACTCACAGCGCACCGCTTCCTGAGCTTTTCGAGCATCCCCGTGGATGTCTCGATGCGGATCGCAAAGGGTTCGATCACAGAGATCTCTCGGGCAACCTGCTCCAGGTCAGACAGGATCGACATCATCTCTGTACCTCCGGGAGGGGTAGAGAGTACATCACCATGAAGACCCCGATCGCCCCCGAAGAAGCCCGGTTCAGACTCTCTCGCCGTCGGGAACGACTCGTCAGGCTCCTCGATCTGAACGCACCTGATCAGATCATCGAGAAGGAGCGAGAGCTGATCTCCGACGCCCTGTACGAGCTGGAGACCGGCTTCTGTCGCTCCCGTGAGTACGACGAAGAGACGGCCTGATCAGCGCTTCACGAGCGGGAGCAGGTGAGGCCGAAGAGCCGGGTTCTCGTGCGCGAGACGGATGGTCCGCGAGCGCAGATCTGAGCTGGCCTCCTTGCCCCCCGAGTGGACGAACTGGAGGTCGTGCATCCCGATCATCCACGCCGCGATCTTCTTCGGGTCGGCCGGGAGGACCTTCTTCTGGTCCTCGTGGTTCCGGACGGTGACCTTGCGCTTGTCGTAGTTCAGGTCAGCCACGGTCCAGGAGCGCTTCTTCCCACTTCCGATTTCGAGGTTCAAGGTCGAGCCACGGCGCTCGATCTTGCCCTTCCCCTGAAGAAGCTTCTCCACCTCGGAGAGCAGCGCCTCGCCCCATGCGAAGCGCTCTGCCTTCTCTTCCTTGGAGATGTTCTTCGGGTGGAGCACGGTCAGTGGCCTCCGCCGCTGGTCACGTACTTGGGCTTGCCGTCCCACAGGTACGCGGTCCGACTCTCGTCGATCTTGACCCCGTACTTCCCGGGGATCCTCTTCAGGGCCGGGCCGATGAACTTCCCAGGGACGGCCTCGACCTTGTTCGAATCCATCCCCTGGCTGACGGTCCGGCCAGCGATCTCGCGGACCAGAACCGTCTTCGGGGTCGGGAGGGCCGTGACCTCGAAGAACTCCACCTGCGTCTGGTCGTAGCCCCAGCTCGTGTAGAGGACGTCCCCCACCTTGAGTTCGTGCTGGAAGTTCTTCCGCTCGTTCATCCGCTGCGCCTTCATGGCCGCGACGGCGCTGTAGTTCGTGATGGCCTCCGAGATGGCCTTGTCACGCGACGCATCGCTGCGGAACGCGTGGTACCACACCGGCTTCTGAGACTTCCCCGAGAACACGATCGCGTAGGGGATCGTGACGACCGGGCTCGTCTTCCCAGTGGATTCCCATGCCCAGATCTCCATGCCCTCGGGGGACTCGACACGACGGACGGTCGGGTTGTCCTTGGGGATGTAGGAGTTCCGGGGGATCACCCACCCGCGAGCGGCTTCCTTCGGCTCCGAGGCCTCGCGTGCCGAGTCCTTCAGGATGGGCAGGAGGTGGGGGCGGAGGGCCGGGTTCTCGTGGGCGACTCGAATGAGCTTGGCGCGAAGGTTCATGACGACTCCTGATCAGCCCAGGTACGCGACGGCTTCGACGCCTGAATCGAACGTATCCCAGTGAAACGAGAGGGTGGTGTTGCGGATCTGAACGGGGGAGAAGGCGTCGTCGGTCTTCGATGCGAGTTCGATCGAGATCCGGCCCTTCGCCTGACGCAGAGAGGAATCGGAAAGGGCCTCGCCCCACTCGACCCCGTTGTCGTCGAGCACCCCAGCGATGGCCGACAGAGCTGCCCCCGCTGAGCGGAAGCGCTTGTTCCCGTCGAGGCCCGCGCGGATCAACGCCATGTTGATCTTCTGGCGCTGGGACCCTGAGAGGACAGATCCCTCGTTCGCCGCGGTGATGGAGCGAAGCGCGACACGACGCGCAAGCCTCGTCATCGCCGACTTGTCGTCCTGCATTCTCACGTCGTTCTTCCTCTCGTCCAAGGCCGACACCCCCGCAAGGTATGCACGCGTGATCAGTCTAGCCGACTTCCCGGGGAAGTATTCGGAAGGCTTCTTCGTGCAGTGCGGAGATCCAGGCTGCTTGTACTTGCAGTACCGGCTCCAAGCCACGGCCCAGGCTGCCCCTTCATCGAGGCCCTGGGCCTTGCCCTCCTCGACGTACCGCTCGACGGACGACGGGAGGTTCTCGGCTCTGCGTTGCGTGGACATACGGATACGGGGGTCAGACGTATCCGTGTCCCTATAGACGCAATCGCTGGGGATCCAGGCAGAACTACATCGCCGGGACGACGGGGCCCTTGTAGGGGACCCATGCCCCCGCCTTGCTGCGCTGGAAGTCTCCGTCCTGTTCCCGATCGGGCCCGCGCATCTTGGAGAACACCGCGTGCTGCGCGACGTTCTCCGACTCGGGGTCGAAGTCCCCAGACTCCGCGAGGAACTTCTTCGCTTCGTCGTACGACGGGAACCGGCGCTGAACGATGGAGCGACCCGTGGGGTCGAAGCAAGCCACGGCCACAGCCCCACCCTTCGTGGCTTCGTACTGGAGCGCCTCGATGACGTGCCGGTTGACCGCCTCGCTGATCCCGCCCTTGAGCTGGCCCTTGATGTACCGGTAGAGGTGGGAGTACCCGTCCTCCTTCGTCGGGTCCAGCGTGAGAGCGCGGTCGCGGAGGATCTTCTCTAGGAGAGCCTTGCGCTCTTCGAGTGGAGCGTCACCGCTGATGAACGCCGCCGACTCGCTCATCTTCTTCGTGTTCTTCTCGAAGTTCTCCTGCTCCTTCTTCTTCCGGGAGATCTTCCTGTACGCGACCGAGCGAAGCTCGTCGGGATCGAACCCGGCCGATCTCACGATCGCATCGATGTATCCGTGGAACGACCGGGCGCTGCTCTTGCCGAACATCGCGTAGCTCCACGACTGCGACCCGAAGAAGGGCTCTCCCCGCGGCTCCTCCCCCTTTTCGATCCAACCCTCGGATCGACCCGCCGAGACGATCGCCTTGTACACCTTCTCGTGCACGTCCTCTGGCGTCCAGGTGAGCAGGTCGATCAGATCCTGACGCAGGGCCGTCCCGCATGTGTGTCGGACGGTCTCCCCGCAGTCGGGGCACATCACTCGAATTCCACGCATGATCTTCTCCTCGGTCCGTTCGTCAGATGGTGGTGCGCTTCTCCAGAAGCTTCAGGAGCACGTGCCCGAGCTTCTCGATGTCCCTCGACTCGATGTCGCCGCTCGCGTCTTCGAGCGCCTGAGAAAGCGCCGGGGCCACCTCCGACGAGATGACCTCGTCGTAGCCCTCACGGGCCTGGTCCTTCTCGTATCCGCGGTTCTGGGCGATGCACGCGCGGGCTGCCGCCGCTTCATCGAGAGCCGTCTTGAGCTTCTGGTAGGAGTCGCGCATTGGTTGCACCTGAGTAACGGATCGCGGACCCGGTTTTACTGGTCGTCTTCCCCGACGACGGCCAGGATGTGACGGGCGAAGTCTCGGGCTTCCTCTCGGGGCACCTGCGAGAGCCGACGGACGATCCCGGGCTTGCCGGAAGGGCACATGAACATGACCTCCCCCGAGCGCTCATCGATGTGCGCACCGAGAACGCGACCGTGCTCGTCCGTGAGGACGACGCCCATCGTGGCCCGCGAGATCATCGCGCCCTCCCATGGTTGAGGACGAACGCCTCGACCGGCTTCTCCCCCGGACTCGCGTTGCGCTCGTCGTACCACTCCACGTACGTCGCCCGCCCGCGTTCCTCGTACTTCCCGACCGTTCCGACGGGGGTGTTCGACGCTTCGAGCCGGAAGTAGCTGTGATCGGGCCCCCCGGAAAGGAGGACCTCCATGTCGTCCGGCGCTTCGGCCAGGAGACGCTTGAGTTCTGCGACCTTCATCCGTTCTTCTCCTCTCGGTGGATCAGTTTCTCGATCGGGACTGCGCCAGGGCGCGCAGCGGCGACACCCTCGACGACGTGGAACGCGATCTCCCCGCACTTCAGCGAGGTTGCCTCGCGGGGAAGCAGCCGGAACGTGCGGAACCGGCGGACCGGAAGGTCGAGGTGTTCCTGGAGGAACTCCTTGGTGACGACACATGCGCCGCGCTTCGACGGGATCTTGTCCCCGTTCGGGCTGCGCTCCACGACCCGGCTGGAGATGATGACCCCCTCCAGGTAGATCGTCCCGGGAACGGGCGCCTTCGGGTCGTTTGGATCACCGAGCCCGCGGTACACCTTGCAGCCGAGGACCAGCTCTTCGTCCACGACGAGGGGCTCGTAGACGTGGGCGGAGAGACTGTCGGAGTTCACTCCCTCGGCCGTCTCGCGGAGACCGATGAGGAGCCCCTTGCGCCCAGGGTAGATGCCGAAGACCGCGTCGATGACGTCGCTTTCGGTGATGGGGGCCTTCGTCTTCTCGTCCGTGACCCCACGGCGCGCGAGGAGGCTGACGAGATCGGGGATGAACGTCTCGGACTGAAGCTCGCGGTCGAGAATCTCGATCGACCGCGTGACCATGTTCAGGTAGCTCGCCCCGGTCAGCAGGACGTACTCCATGACGTGGTCACCACGACGCAGCCCCGCGCGGACTTCCCCTGCGAGGCGCGTGGAGAACCGAGCGAACCGCGGCGACCCCTTCGTCTCTTCAGCGAGGTCGGAGAGGTACGCCGCAACCTTGGTGCTTTGCGCGTTGGTCGTCATGTTGGTCTTTTACGCCTTGGTAACGCCGGGGGTGAAGGTTCTTACCCCCCGAAGTGTAAAAGACATGG